ACCACGGTATTCATTAGGTTTATAATCTAATACTTGATCTATAATTTGTTCATATGATAGACCTTTAGATTTATATAAACCAACATAACTAGCACCCTTACCAAGTTTTATAGATAAATCTTTATCATTTTTCCACGTAATGTTTCTATATGAATATTCTTTTTTAGGTTTACCATCTAATACTTGATCTATAATTTCCTCATATGATAAGCCTTTAGATTTATATACGCACACATGTCCTTTACCCTTGCCAAGTTTTATAGATAATTCTTTATCAGATTCCCATATAATACCACGGTATTCATTAGGTTTATAATCTAATACTTGATCTATAATTTGTTCATATGATAGACCTTTCCTTCTACGTGACATAGATACATAACCATTATTTCTATTAAGTTTTCTAGACAAATCAGAATCACTTATCCATATAATACCTCTATATGAATATTCATTAGGTTTATTATCTAAAACCATATCTATAATTTCTTCATATGATAAACCTTTATGTATATATCTACTAACGTAAGCTTCATTCTTACCAAGTTTTCTAGATAAATCTTGACCGCTATCCCAAGTAATACCACGGTATTCATTAGGTTTATAATCTAATACTTGATCTATAATTTGTTCATATGATAGACCTTTAGATTTATATAAACCAACATAACTAGCACCCTTACCAAGTTTTATAGATAAATCAGCATTATTTATCCATATAATACCCCTATATGAATACTCTTTTTTAGGTTTAGGATCTAATACTTTATCTATGATTTCTTCATATGATAGACCTTTCTTTATATAAGAAGTAACATAATTATCTACTTTACAAAGTTTTTTAGATAATTCTACATTAGTTTTCCATGTAATACCTCTATAAGAATATTCTTTTTTAGGTTCAGGATCTAAAACCATGTCTATAATTTCTTCATGGCTCATACCCTTTTTAGCATAAAAATATACATATCCTGAATTTTTACCAAGTTTTCTAGATAAATCTATATTATTTTCCCATATAATACCACGGTATTCATTAGGTTTATAATCTAATACTTGATCTATAATTTGTTCATATGATAGACCTTTAGATTTATATACACATACATAGGTTTTACCCTTACCAAGTTTTATAGATAATTCAGTATCATTCTCCCATGTAATACCACGGTATTCATTAGGTTTATAATCTAATACTTGATCTATAATTTGTTCATATGATAGACCTTTACGTTTAAGTATATTAACATAACTATCATGTTTATTAAGTTTTCTAGATAATTCTATATTTGTTTCCCATATAATACCACGGTATTCGTTATATGGTTTATAATCTAATATATGATCTATAATTTCCTCATATGATAAGCCTTTACGTTTAAGTATACTAACATATTGATTATATTTATTAAGTTTTCTAGACAAATCTGCATCGCTTGCCCATGTAATACCTCTATATGAATACTCACCTCTATATAACTTTTCTAATAATCTAGTGAAATTAATTAATTCATAAGAACTTGAATCCATTAATATACATCTATTAAATTTTTCAACGTACTTATATCCATATTTAAGTTTATCACCGTAGTAATCATCATCAAAAGTTATAGTATTTTGTATATGAGGAGGTGCTATATTTCTATATGATTTATATACATCAACGAATACAGGGCTAACGTCTTTATTCATGATACCAAGCCTACCAAGCATCTGCAGGAATAAGTTATATGAATGCACGTTTCTATATGATATAACACCAGATACTGTTTCAGGATGAATTCCTTCAAGCACCATACCAACAGATGCTAATATAGCTTTACCTTTATATGCTTCGAATGCACTAAGTTTGGTTGCTACATTATCCGCCATACTATGTATGACAAATACTTTATATTCGGGAAAATGCTTTTTAAAATATTCTATATTTTCTTCCAGCACTTTAATTTTTGGAAAATACAGTAGCCAATGATTTACATGCGAATATTTTTTCATTATCTCACTGATAGCGGTTTTAGTTGTATCCACATTATATCTTTTAGCTATTTTTATTTCTTCAAGCATTTCTTTATATTTTTCATTATTTTTTGCAATATCATCTATACAAATAGAATAAGTGATAGGTTGAAGCAGTCCTTCATCAATAGCATCAAGCATATCCTTACCAAATATGCTAACATCGAAAAACTCACTGCCGGCCATTTTATCATTACAAAATGGTGTAGCAGTAGTACCAAAAACATACGCATCTTTATTAATCTTAACTATATGATTCATAACAGATACTACATTGGCACCTTGAACTTTTGAAAATAGATGATGCGCTTCATCCACAAGATATATATCATATTTGAGATGACGCTCTTTTACATGATTGAAATCTGCATAGCAACACATATCTATATACAGATTAATATTTTTAAACTCTTCTTTAATTTTTAGACCATTCCAAATATGCTGTTTGGAAGTAATATACAATACCCTTTTATCTCTAAAGTATTTATTTACTAAATACATAAAGATGAATGTTTTTCCTAATCCACATGCTTGTGAAAAGAAAATCTTTCTAGCTCCTTCAGCCATAGCACATTCGATGTTATCCATCATAATTTGATTGTGCGGAAATAATTTAATTTCTTTCATAGTAATTGATTACACATTTTAATTAAAATACATTTAATATTTTTCTTATGTGTTTACCTTTCTTAGTTTTTAGATAGTAGGGTAATAACCCTACTATCTATTTTTATAATATATGATTATATTATTTATCTTTTTCATCTTTTTTATCTAAAACTTTATCTATTATTTCTTCGTATGATAGACCTTTAGATTTATAATGACATACATAATTTTCACTCTTACCAAGTTTTCTAGATAGATCTTGATCACTTATCCAAATAATTCCTCGATATGAATTATTATCTGGTTTACAATCTAAAACTTTATCTATTATTTCTTCGTATGATAGACCTTTATGTCTTTGTATGACAACATACCTATCACATTTACCAAGTTTTCTAGATAAATTATTATCAGTACTCCAAGTGACGCCTCTATAAGTTTTAAATTTATCTAATATTCGATCTATTATTTCTTCATACGATAAACCATTGCGCCTATACAAACTAACATATGTATTACTCATACCAAGTTTTCTTGATAATTCAGCGTTAGTCATCCAAGTAATGCCTCTATACGAATGACTACTTGGTTTTAGATCTAATACTTGATCTATGATTTCTTCATAAGTCATACCTCTACGTTTACAATTATTTACATAAAAATCATTTTTACTAAGTTTTATAGATAATTCTTTATCAGTATTCCAAGTAATACCACGGTATTCATTGGATTTATAATCTAACACTTTATCTATAATTTGCTCAATAGTTAATCCCATAGCTTTAAATTTACATAAATAATTACAACTTTTACCAAGTTTTTCGCACAACTCAGCTTCGGTTCTCCATGTAAATCCCCTATAGGTTTTAACATCTTGCTTATAATCTAGAACTTGATCTATTATTTCTTCGTATGATAGACCTTTATGTTTATAGTAACACACATAACCGATATGTTTACCAAGTTTTCTAGATAAATCTTCATCACATGTCCAAACAATACTACGATATACATGCTGAGGTTGTTTATATATATTTTCTAATATATCAGAAAATTTAATTAATTCATAAGTACTAGTATGAAGTAATACACATTTTCTTATTCTTTCAGAAATTTCACATTCTGAATTTTTAGATTTATCAATATGAAATTCTTCATAACCTGTCATAGTATTTCCTATTTGTGGAGGCTTTATATTGTCATAAGATTTATAGATATCTATAAATACAGGACTGATATCTCTATTCATAATGCCAAGTCTACCAATCATTTGCAGAAATAAATTGTATGAATAAGTATTTCTATATGATAAAATACCTCCAATTGTTCTTGGATGTACCCCCTCTAGTATCATAGAAACAGATGCTAGTATTGCTTTGCCTTCATAAGATTCAAATTCATCCAGAACATTTTCCATATCATCTACTTTACTGTGAAGAATAAAGATTTTGTACTCTGGAAAATATTTATTAAAATATAGTATATCATCTTCTAATTCCTGAATTCTTGGAAAATATAACAACCAATGATTTATATGTGAAAATTCATTCATTACACTACGAATAGTTGTTTTGGTTGTATCCACATTATATTTCTTTGCTATATTTTTCATTTCCTTCATATAGTGACGCACTTCTCTATTTTTAACTACGTCATCTATAGCAATAGCATAGTTAATAGGCTGAAGTAACTTTTCTTCTATAGCTTCCAAGATATTCTTACCTACTATAGATACATCAAAAAATGCATCGCCCACCATTTTTCCTTCAAAATATGGTGTAGCAGTCATACCAAAAATATATGCATTTTTATTCTTTTTAATTGTATGGTTTGTAATAGATACAATATTTTTTCCTTGAACATCGGAGAATAAATGATGCGCTTCATCTATAAAATATACATCATAATCATAATGATGCGCTTTTATTTCATTAAAATCAGCGTAGCAACATACGTCTACGCAATGCTTAATATTTGAGAATTCTTTATACATATTCATATTTTTCCAAATATGATATGTTGGGCAGATATACAACACTCTTTTATTTTTGAAATGCTTATTGATTAAATACATGAAAACAAAAGATTTACCCAAGCCAGTTGCTTCAGTAAAAAAGATTTTTCTCATGCCTTCATTCATTGCTTTTTCGATTTCGTTAACTATAATTTGATTGTGCTCAAATAATTTAATTTCTTTCATAGTACTTTAATTACACATTTTAACCAATATAGTTAATATTTTTCTTATGTGTTTTCCTTTCTCAAAATATAATATAATTTTAGATAGTAGGGTAATATCACCCTACTATCTATTTTTATAATAATATATGATTATATTATTTATCTTTTTCATCTAGAACTTTATCTATTATTTCTTCGTATGACATACCTTTAGATTTATACATGCCCACATAATGATTCGCTTTACCAAGTTTTCTAGATAAATCAGAATCAGATTCCCATGTAATACCACGGTATTCATTAGGTTTACTATCTAATATGCGATCTATGATTTGTTCATATGATAAGCCATTTCTATTTTTATGTGTATTAACATAATCTTTACACTTACCAAGTTTTATAGATAGATCTTTATCATTTTCCCATGTAATACCACGGTATTCATTAGGTTTATAATCTAATACTTGATCTATAATTTGTTCATATGATAAGCCTTTACGTTTATATTTGGATACATATGTATTTTGCTTACCAAGTTTTCTGGATAGATCATAATCAGATATCCAAGTAATACCTCTATATGAACGTTCTTCTTTAGGTTTACTATCTAATATGCGATCTATGATTTGTTCATATGATAGACCTTTAGATTTATACATACTAACATAATGATCTGCTTTACCAAGTTTTCTAGATAAATCTCTACCACTTTCCCATATAATACCACGGTATTCGTTATATGGTTTTGACTCTAATACTCGATCGATAATTTGTTCATGTAATAAACCTTTACGTTTTTGATTATACACATACGCTATACCTTTACCAAGTTTTCTAGATAAATCAGAATCAGATTCCCATGTAATTCCTCGATATGTTTTATATTTACCATCTAATATGCGATCTATAATTTGTTCATATGATAGACCCTTACGTTTATATAAAGTTATATAAGAATTACACTTACCAAGTTTTATAGATAGATCTTTATCATTTTCCCATGTAATACCACGGTATTCATTAGGTTTATAATCTAATACTTGATCTATAATTTGTTCATATGATAAGCCTTTAGATTTGTATAAACTAACATAATTTTTATGCTTACCAAGTTTTATAGATAAATCATTATCAGATTCCCATGTAATTCCTCGATATGTTTTATATTTACCATCTAATACTTGATCTATAATTTGTTCATATGATAGACCTTTTCTTTTATGCATATTTACATAAGAATCACTCTTAAAGAGTTTTCTAGATAAATCTTTACCGTTTATCCAAGTAATACCTCTATATGAACGTTCTTCTTTAGGTTTACTATCTAATATGCGATCTATGATTTGTTCATATGATAGACCTTTAGATTTACGACAAAATACATATGTATTTTTCTTACCAAGTTTTCTGGATAGATCATAATCAGATATCCAAGTAATACCACGATATGAATATTCTTGATGCGAATTATCTAATTTTTCTAATAAATTAGAAAAATTAAGTATTTCATAAACACTTGAATGTATTAACATGCATTCTGTATTTTTGACTACTTTTTCACCATTAGCAAATTTAATTTCATGACAATCATCAATTACAATAGGATTGTTTATCGGAGGACGTATATTTCTATATGATTTATATATATCTACAAATACAGGCTTTATATCGCGACTCATAACACCGAGCCTGCCAATCATTTGCATAAATAAATTATATGAATGCACATTTCTATATGATAAAACACCATGTACGGTTTTAGGATGAACGCCTTCGAGAATCATACCTACAGATGCCAATATAGCTTTACCTTCATATGCTTCAAATTCATCCAAAACATTTTCACATTCTATTTCGCTATGAAGAACAAATACTTTATAATCAGGAAAATGCTTTTTGAAGTATTCTATATTTTCTTCTAATTCTTGTATTAATGGAAAATATAATAACCAATGATTAACATATGAAAAGTCATTCATTATGTTTTCAATGGTCATTTTTGTTGTATCTATATTATAAAGTATAGCCGCATCTTCCATTTCTTGCATTTCGGGGTTTTCTCTAACAGTTTTAACCACGTCATCTATAGCAATAGCATATGTTATAGGCTGTAATAATTTTTCCTTTACAGCTTGAAATATATCTTTGCCCATTATAGATACGTCGAAAAATGCATTTCCTACCATTTTATTTTCATGATATGGTGTAGCTGTCATACCAAAAGCATATGCATCTTTATTATTCTCAATTAAAGTATTTATAACAGATGCTATATTACTTCCCTGAATATCTGAAAATAAGTGATGTGCTTCGTCTATAAAATATACATCATACTCAAAATGATGTTCTTTTATATTATTAAAGGCTGCATAGCAGCACATATCAACGCAATGCTCAATATTTTTAAATTCTTCATTCGATTTTACCTGTTTCCAAATGTAATATGTAGGACAAATATACAATACTTTTTTATCTTTAAAGTATTTATTTACTAAATACATAAAAATGAATGTTTTTCCTAACGAACATGCTTCCGAAAAGAAAATTTTTCTTATACCTTCAGCCATAACGCACTCGATGTCATCCACCATAATTTGATTGTGCGGTAACAATTTAATTTCTTTCATGGTACTTAATTACACTTTTTATCTAAAATATAATCGATAATTTCTTCGTGTGTTTTTCCTTTCTTAATATTAGCCGAAACATAATCTCGACTCATACCTAACTTTATAGATAAATCATTATTAGATTTCCATTTAATCCCTCTATAGGAATACTTTCCATCTAATGCTTCATCTATAATCTCTTCATAGGCCATACCTTTATTTAATCTGCTTAAAACAAAGTCTTTTCCTACTTTTAAATTTCTAGCGAGTTCTCTATTACTGCCCCAGATGATATTTCTATATCTTCTATATCTAAGAGCATAATCAATAATCTCATCATATGTTTTACCCATATGCAAATGATGTGCAACATAACCAGGATATTTACCAAGTTTTCTTGACAATTCTCTATCTGAACGCCATGTTATTCCTCTACATTCATTCATGGTACTGCTCCTTAGATTATTCTTCTATAACTAGAGCCATATCCTTCAGAAACAAGAAGTTCAGTCTCTGTAGTTCTAGAGTTTGTTTTCCATGGAAATACCATTGTATTTATACCAGCAGCTTCTGCTGCTTCAGAAAGCATTCTGCAAGGATTATAATCGCAATCAAGAAAAATTGTAGGGCTATCATCATTTAAAAGAGCATTAGTCAAAACCTCTTCAAACTTATCAAGCTGATCTACAGTAGGTTCATTTTTCATAGCTATAGTATCTGCCAATATACCCGATAAGATGCTTGAGAATGAATTATCTCCATTATCGTGTCTAGCACATGTTAATTGTGATCTCCACCACTGAGCTGTTGCTTTTGCTAATTCTTTGTTATTCATTTGATTTTTCTCCTTAGTTTTAATATTTTTTAGAATTAGTTATTAAGTAATTAATACTTATATTCAAAGTTATAATATATAATTAAAATATAAAAAATTTACGAAAAAATAAAATAGAAGGGATTTCTCCCTTCTATTTAATATCTGGTTGTTAACCCTAAACTCTTTGCTTTTGCTGCAATAGCAGCTTTAGATCTTCTAGGAATATAGAAAGAAACCTTAGTTCCCATATTGCAATAGTATTTAATAAGAATATCTAATTCTTCTTTAGACCATCTAGTTCTATCGTATGTTATACCAAGCTTTGAAGCTTGAGCTCTACAAGCTTTAAAAGTTCTACCTGGAAGATGATTAACAATATCTTTACCTATAGTTTGATAATACTTTTTAAGTATAGCATTTTCTTCTTCAGTCCATTTTTTTCTTTCGCTCATAATATATTTCTCCTTAACAAAATAAATATTGGTATAGACTCTCGTCTATACCAACTTTATATTATACAATTATTTAACAATTTTACACATTTCTCTATATTGAACGTGTTTAACCATTTCCACATATAGAGAACGATCATATTTCTCCAGATGTTCTAATATCAAATCATTAGGTAAAACATCTTTACAGAAATATGCAGATGCAAATGGAGTGCCTTTATTAGGAGTTACCATATTACTAGGATCATGAAAATCTATTCTCTGATCAAAAGCTAATAACTGAATACCATTTTTAAAGTATTCATATCTACTTACACCTTGAAGCGAATTCAATGGTAATAATATAGCAAATGGTTTACCAAGTTCATATAATCTTGCTATAACTTCATCTTTACAAGAAAAAGGAGGATTAGTAACAATAATATCATAATAATCAGGTTCATAATTAAAAAAATTTAAACCATTATCTTTATGACCAGCAATTACAGCATTGCCATTTTCTCTAAGCAATCTTACATAAGAACTCCATTCCTGATCAAATGGACACCATACTACTAAATTAGAAGGTATATATTTAATTATAGGATTAGAAGCATAATAAGGAGTATATGCTTCATCTTTATTTTTATTACTTGTTAAATAACCTATATTCATCATATTAAATATGCCTCCTAAATCTTAACCTAATAATGGTTTAGAACCATCTTCCCAATTCATACAGCCATAACCATTTTGCTTATTACATTCAAATCCGTCACCGCAGCAACATCCAACACAATGTTCAATGAATCTTTCTTCTTCTGTTAGATTATAGTCGTTACAATCAAAATACCCACAGCCGTCTTGATGAATACATCCATCGCATCCATTCATATGTCTATCCTTTTTATTTTACCACATTTTTTACACATAAAAACTATTGTACTACCAATGACAAAGTTACCTTCCATTTTTGTTGCATCTTTAATTTTCTCCCAATTATGCTCACATTTTGGATGTCCGATTAAAAACCATATAAGCATACCTATACATATTCCTACAAATAAGCATAATATTATAACTGCAATTAATTGTTGTGTTGTAACCATAATAATTGTTCTCCTAAAATATTTATTTCATATAATCTGAAGATGCTACATATATAGCAAAGCATATAAATAACATTCCAAAACTAAATGCTTGTAAATTAAATCCTTTTATCTCAATAGTAGCAAACATACATGCTAAACATATAAAACCTGAAATAATGCTAACTATTAGACTTATAAGCGGTAATTTATTATGCTTCAAAGTCTTCCACCTCACATCCAGTTAGCCATTTTAAAGCTAATTTTTGTAGCCAATTACGTCTTTTATAAAAAATATAATATTGAGGGTATTTTCCGCCAGTAAACTTTAATCTTGTTCGAATTACTTTTTTATTCTTTTTCATATATATTCTCCTAATTTTAAATTACTATAGAAGGAGGATTTAACCTCCTTCTATTCATATTCTTCTAAATCTGTATGTTTTGCTCTTAAATTGATCTTTTTAATTACTTCAATTTTTATAAATGGTAGTGTTAGATAATAGCAAATATTATGTAAATACCATTCTATATACATTGATAAGTAACTTCGATTAAGATAATTCTCTGCATTGACAGCATGGTGCCATGCAACTTCTTTAACTCTTTCATCAATTAGTTTCTTCATAGTTTTAGGATTCCATACTCTAAAACTATTTTTCATATGTAAATTTCGCATTTATATATCACCGTCCTTTTAAGTATTATTTACTTAAAAGTCCAGATAATTCTAAATTGGAAAGCACTAATTGTTTTAATCCTTCAGGTGTAACTTTACGTAATTTGCATGATGATGGTCTTTTACATATTGTGATATCATCCGTACGTTCAGTTAAACCACAATTTTCATAATTATTTGATTTGAAATATGGGCACTCTTTACAATTTTCAGGCATTTCAAATACAAGAAAACTATCATAAGGTAAAGTGATTTTAAAATTAATATTTAAGTTAATACTATCAGCATCATATGATTCTTTATGTTTAACTTCTGTTTTTGTGTTCATTTTTGTTCTCCTTCGCACTTAGTCATTCCATCTAAAGCATCTATATTTATTAGATTTACAACAATAGATTTGTTCTATATCATCTATTGTTTTTGTTTCTACAGATAAATCATGTATTATAAAATCTTCTATAGAAAATTGTTTTGATAAGTTATATTTAAAACACATATCTCGTTTAGGACAATTGGAACCTAAACATGGTGCATCCTCTTCAGATGTAACTATATCAAATTTATCTTTAAATTTAACATAACTAAATCCTTTATCTATATCGTAAACTATTTCACCAGGCATACATAAATCTTTAACATCAATAGCTTGATTGATATTTGCACATACTTTCATACTATATTTAACACTCATATGTTACCTCTGATTATTCTACGAGGTATAAAGTCAAGAGAAATTTTATATATTTTATTAATACCACCGTTATAAAAGATATAACCCCTATCCAAAGCTTCTTCTAAAGATACTTCTTCTAATTCATTCCAGTAATGAATTCCATCTCCAATTTTATAAATTGTTTTAGTATTGGAATAGCCTATAAGAATTTCATCTTTATAAGGAATTCTAGTAGTGATTTTCCATTCATCTAAAGAATCATTCCTGGGAATTATTCTCATGTCTTGAGCTTCAGGAAATTCTTTAACTATTATTTCTGGCTCTTTTTGTATACTTTCTTTTTCTTTTTGGTTCTCCGTCATTTTCTTTGAGTCTGGTTTTGAAATAATTTTGTGGTTTAAGAATGCCATATTTATCGTCCTCCCTTATATTGTCAAATGTAATATTACAAAAACGACATCTATAATGTGTTTTTATTGATTTGCCATTAACCATATGATATAATACTTCATAATAAGATTCACCGCATCCAGGGCATTTAATAGATTTATCTGTTTCCACCATATTAAGATATCTCCTAAAAAATAAATATTAAATTATTTAGGGATAGGAGTAAATCCTATCCCTTTTAATAATTTGTACATGAATTAATTAAATCTTATTTTTCTACGGGTGGTATAGTTTCAATCATATTGTATTTGGATATTATCATCTGCTGTATTTCTTCTGGAGTGATTCTTTTAAGTTTACATGTCGATGGTCTTTGTTTATAATCTTCATCTGTAAACGGGGCATTTCTACCACATTCTCCAGAATTCATAAAACCAACAGGACAGCTTGAACAGCTTGTTGGATATTCAAGTACGATATATGATTCATATGGTAATTCTATTTCAAATGTCAATTTAAATTTAGGACCTTTATCAGTATATTCATTTTTATAAGATAAAGTACTAAATCCTTTATCTTTTGGTTCAAAATACTTATAACCATTAGTGCCATTATCTCCGCACCATACTGTAACTTCACAAAATGGTTTACCATTTTCATCTGTTCCAGCTTTACCACTTCCGTAAGTTGAGAAGTCAACTACATCGCCATCGTTAAAATACTTTTGGCATAAATACTTTTTACTACAATTACTTCCTTGGCAATGACTCATCTTTGTTCTCCTTGAATTTGCATTTTCTACATATCATGGTATCACCATCTTTATATAATGTATCTCTTGATGTGCCACATTCTCTGCATCTTGTTATGTTATAAGTACCAACAGTAGGTTTTATCTTAATAGATGGAAAATCTAAACTAGAATATGGACCGCCAGTTATAGCAGAAATAGCTCCTAATGTAGTAGCTAATAATTTAGTTTTATCTTTACTCATTTTTTGCGTCCTTCTTTGATGCAAATAATAAGTGCTGCTATTGCAATAATAGTAGTTACTACTATCATTATTGTATATGCAATATTTTTCATATTTTCCTCCTATTAAGCTACTTCATATAACATTGGACTTCCATCTGGATTTACTAGTAACGTAAATATACCACGATTATAACTTCCAGAAGATACGGCATACATTACTTTGGTATCTCTATGATAAACTACTCTCCAATTATCTGTTATTTTTTCTATTTCTATAAACATAGAAGTCGATTCTTGCTTAACCTCAGTATCATTAACTGATTTGACTTTTGTTTCGTTACATCCTGTAAGTAGCAAAAGTAATAGAATTGCAATAACTATAACTGCAATTATACAAATAACTTTTTTCATAATAATTCACCCTCTTATTTAATCATAATTTATTGTTGTTATAATGGGTAAATCATTATATTTGTGAATACCGTCTGCAATCTTAACATGGCAGAATTGATCATCATTTGTAACACAAAGAAGATACGTATCTTTAGGATAAATAGTATCATCTATTACCCATTCATGTTCACTTTTTCTATTTTTCCACATAGCATCAGTGACTAAATGAGGTATTGAATTCTGCAATACAGCATTAATATGTGAAGGAAGAATATATTTTTCAAAAGCTTCTACAAATTTCTCTTTTGAAATAAATAATTTATATAAAGGTGCTATACCTTCATAACACTCTGATTTAGCAGGAACATAGATACCATCATCTCTTATTTCTGGTTCAAATACTACAATTTTTTAGGCATTATAGTACCTGTGCCACTTGCATAATATCCTGGCCAGTCGATAGCTTTTTCATTAAATCTAGTATTGCAATCCATGCATATGTCACAAGATGTGTAACTAGAAATATTAGTACTTCCGCAGTTAGGGCAATTTTTCATATGTTAATTTCTCCTTAAATTGGTTTAATATTGTAGAGGGAATCTTCACATAATTTATCTTTAAGAGTATCTATTGTAATAAATGGTAAATTTATTATATCTGGAACTTTATTAAACTTCCAAAATTCTTTTCCGGTAGTATGAGATGCTTTTCTTTCCAACCAAAATCCATTACCTACAATATATAGATCTGGATTAATTACAGGTGCATTATAATTACTATCATCATAGTTTACATTAGATAAGCATAAGAAATCATATTTTGATATTCTGCCTTCTGGTACTATAACTCCAATAACATCGCACCATGATTTACCATTGTCATGTAATATTGATATAGTTTCTCTTAATAAATTATTCATATAGATTCCCCCGTCGATAATTTTATTTCTTCTTCTTTTTTCTCATAATAGAGACGTATGTTTTCATCTTTACAATCAAAGAACTGCCAGCAATTACCAGTGCATTTAAACCTATCTTGCAATAGATCAAAATTATTTATTTTGTAATACTTATGATTATCATAACAGTAATAATCATATTTTGGCTGTCTGCCTTTGATTTTGCATCTAGCTAATTGTTTTATTACTTTCTTTAGAGTAATTCTTTTTTTAACCACAATAGCCATCCCCCATCAAATGGTTATTTAACATACATTTTTATTTTCTTTCGCCTCTTTAGGCATTTCCATAGGAGCATCTTCTTCTAATGGCTCCAAAGGCTCATCTGGTTCACAAGGCTCACATGTAGCTACAGCTTCTTCAACACTTACGCAATAATCTTCTGTAATGTAAGGGCTGAAATGGCATTAGCTACATCATATGCTTTCTGGAAATTCTCTTCTGAAGAAGCAATGTTGTCTTCATAATCTGCAGACATGTCAGGATATACAATAGTCCATCCTTCAGGACCTGCATCGATATGAACAATTCTCCCGTTCTCATCTTTGAATTCTTTACTGATTTCTATACATTCTACTGGCATCAATCCCATAAATCTTTTCATTTTTTATTCCTCCAATTGTTTTTTATTTTCACATTCCCCATCAAAATAGCAAAGTGAACTTTCGCTACAAAATATGCATCTGTTGATAGGATTAAGTGGGTCTTTAATTTTTTCTTCTACTGGTATTATATCCGAATTAGTACAAATACCTGTTGGTGATATTTTTGCTTCAACACCTGTAGCTATATTACGTTGCCCTTCTACTTTATGCTGAGTATAATTGCACGAATAATCTTCTGTTTCTGTAGGTGATTTATTTTTTATTTTAAATAATCTACATAAGAATTTAAACATTTTTGTCTCTCCTATATTTTAACTTTCTTTTAAGAGCTGTCAATGATAGCGGTATTGTAAAATGTTTTTTAAATATGTAACTTTCGCCATCTTTTTGAAGCCAATGAATTTTTAACCTCAATCCTTTAAGCTTAGTTTTAAATAAGTTATCACATTCCAAATCCCAACGTATAGCCCTTTTATACAATTTGATTCGACCTCTGGCTATTTGCCAATCAAATTTTCCCTTACGTTTCTTACGTCTTTCATATCTCTCATCTTGTTCTCTTTGAAGATCTTCAAGACCTTTAATATATTCCTGCTTGCTTTTATCAGCTGCTATATCTTCACCAGACCAATATTCAAATGAAGTCTTATAATTGCTACAAACAGGGCAACAAAGATTAGGCTCCCAAGACTCATCTTCTCTAGCAAAAATAACCGTACCGCATTCTTTACAACGTAAAGTTACTTGAAGTAATCCATGTAAATCATGTACAGTTTCAAAGTCACAATGCATTTTTTCACGAAGTACTTGAACTAATATATCGATATGGCATACCACTTTACCAGTTTCTTTATTAACTACCATATTGTCGTCATTAATTGTAAACCATGGATCATATTTTTTAGCGTAGTCTTTTACTATGTATCTGTTAACCATAGTATTATTTCCTTTCTTAATATAATTTCAAATCCATAATAGCTCTGCAATTAGGGCATTCTTTTGATCTTCTATTATGAAATCTTTGAGATATTCCACATACAGAACAACGTACGGCATCAACCGCACCTTCATTTTCATTGAATATCTCTTTACATAATATCCAATATCCTTGTGGTTTTACATCTTTATCAGATTCTGTTGGATCTAATGCAAATTCTTCTATAAATTTTCTTATTACATCAAGTGCTTCAAGGCATTCTTTTTTAGTATAAATTATTTCAATATATTTATAATCAATACCACATTCATTAAATCCATCCGCTGGAGGCATCCACATTCCTTTAAGTGTATTATAAGCTTTATAAACTTCTATACATCCTTCATATGTCATACCCCCTTTATAATTTTTAATAAGATTATTAATTAGCGATGATTGTAATACAGATTGTTTTATAAATATAAAAGGTAAATTGCACCATGAAGATTTACCATCTGATAATTTAATACCAATAATATCACAACCTAGAAGATCTGCTGGTATTAGATATATACCTTCTGTATATATGGTATTATCTGATAACCATTCATCACTTGTTTTATAAATTTTGGGTGCATGCTCAAAATTCTTTTTAAATTCATCAGCATCAATTTTTTTAACATCCGACATTTTTAATTTCTCCCTTAAATTATTTTATGGTTTTATGCATCTGCAAATATATCAGCATATTCAAGATATATAGGATGCAATTTACAATATGGCAGTATACCATTTGAAATTTTAAGACAAAAACTATCGCCTCTTATAATATTTTTAGGCATTAAAAATACGCCTTTGGGATATACTGTGGTATCAGATTGCCATTCTGATTCCGATTTAAAGATTTTGTCTGCATGTCCATACCTTCTTGATATGGTTCGTTTAAAGATTTTTCTAGAGTTTGACATTTTTAATTTCTCCCTTAAATTATTTTTTGTATACATTATTTATACACGTTTATAATATGCAATCCAAATAAGACAAATAGACAATGGGAGCCAATTAAGGCTCCCACTATTTTATTCGTAATAATAATCATCTAAGAAACTTTCGTCTAAAGCACCTTCGATAAGAGTTTTACGTAAATCTGTATGTTCAAGCTTTGCAGGATATCCTTCATATTCATTTACTACAGATTCAATTTCGCTAGGATAATCAAACTCTACTGTTTCTATAGGGGTAGATGTATCATAAAAATGATAAATAGATAATTTATATTTCATACTAAAACTCCTCATCGTCATAAAAATTACTTATATCAAATGCTTCAACCATAGGATGGTGTTTAAGATATTTATAAACGTTATCTTTTAAAAACTCCTGTTCAATCCATTCCCAATCCGATGGATTATTTTTATTTCTAATATGTATAGTTCCTAAATAAACAGGTTTAAGATTCTTTCCTGCAGTATATACATAAGCATCAAAAGAATTATATCTTCTAGTCTCATAAGTATCTGAAGAGTTATTAATAGCATCTTCTATAGACTTAGCATACTGTTCTTCATCCCAACTATAATATTTAGGATCTTTATTCTTTGCAGCAATCTTGGGTTCTATATGATATGCTTTAAAATCATCAAATGGTACGGGGATTACTTTTTTATTATTAGTTGGTTTAAAATATTTTTCAGTAATTACTTCGGTTTCAGATATAGGCTCTTCATTTACATAATTTTCTATAACCATAGATGCTATAGCCAAGGGCATTAATTTATCACAATAATTATGTGTAGAATTTTTAGATTCTATTTTTAAGATATCGTTATAGAAATTATCCTTATCCTGTAATTCTTTTAATCTGATTTCACCGATTTCTCTATATTCAGCAAAATCTCCTGAAGTAAATACATTGGTAGCTTCTTTTATATTTTTATTAATAGTCATATAATACATTGTATCTGATTCTTGATATACTTTAAAACCATAATCATCATAAACTTTTTTAGCAATTTCATTATTTTTATTAACGGAAAGATATTTACAATTCATAGATTTTACTGCGTAATCAAGAATCTGTTTTGATAATCCATATCCTTTATAATTTTTGGTTACTTCTAAAGAAACAATCCATTTAGTTTTATCATCGGTATATTCACAAGAGCCAACCATAGCTGCTAATTCATCATTATCAAACCATATATAACCATCACAAATATATTCTTTAGTATCTTTACATCTTACATGCTTAAGAAAAGGATATTCTTTTTTATATTTATCAATAACTGTTTCTGTAATATGAACTTTTTTAAAAGACGATAAATTCTTTTTACCTTTTGGCTCATAATTTTTATCTATGGTTGATTTGGATTCATTAATTCTAACAACTTTACCATCAAAACCTTCGATAAGAGCTTTCTTAATATCCATAAAGATTTCTAATAATTGAACAAACTGATTATCTGTAAGGCGTAAATAATGATATTCCCCTCTATCTGTAATCAGTTTTTCTTTCTCTATAGTACGCTGTCTTGAAGACTGCATACCAACAGTATTTTTATTATTAGGATTGCTTCCACCATCTTTAACTTCGATAATTAAGTTATATGGAATATATAAAAAGTCTGTTATATAGAAATGCTTTTCACCATTCATTTCATATTCTATTGTCGGTCCAGGAGCCATAATATCTTTAGATGGAATCTGCATAACTCTATCCGCAAATTCTAAGAATTTCTTTTCATAAGAACCAGTGTAAGTTACAACTCCGCCGTCAGTAAATTTATATTTACCAGAAATAGATCTGTTAGCAAGCATCTTCTTTTGCTGCTCATCAGAAGTGAGAATATTGTACGTTCCATGAACTCTAAGCATATTCTTCTGATATTCTTCCCTCATCTTTTGTTTACATCTAGGATCTAAACAAAGTACATCATATCTCTTAGCATTACTATTCCATTTAGTTGGCCTTCCACATATTCTGCATTTACCAGCGCCCTTAGTATTATTTACCAAATCATAAACAACTTGAGCCGATTCAAAACCATCAGGAATAACATCTTCATGCTCATCATCTATATGATTTATAAGATCTTTTCTTATATATCTTTCATCACAATATGGGCATTTATATTTCTTAGCCATAGTAAATACCTCCATCTTATTAATTACTAACATGTCAACCTAAAATAAAAAAATAAAAGAGAGGGATTAATCCCTCTCTTTAATCTTTATTTATAAAGTTATCACTTTGTCTCTGTTTACAAACAGATTTTCTCTTGTAAATATACATTGTTCAATTTCTTCATCTGATGAACCAAGAGCTTTATGAATTCCATTACACAGATCTGTGACTTTTTCATAATCATTAACATCAAAGTTATTAGGATCGAGATTATCAGATATTTTATTAAGTTCTTCGTAATTAATATTGCTCATTTTTAACTCCCTTATTATTTCATTCAATAGGGTAATCTGTATATTTAATAGAATTGCCATTGCTATCAAATTCTTCAATTGTTATTGTATTGCTTCCACGATCATAATCATATAAATAAAAATCATCGGGTCTTCTATAATAACAACCATACCCATGTCTAGTTGTAGTATGATAAATATCCCCACATTTTATAATTGAAGTAATATCATAATTATTTTTACTAGGAATAATATTTATAAAATTATCATCTTCAGGACTATTATAATTATAATACTCTGTATAGATACTACAATCTTTTAAATTTGTAATAACTTTAAGTTTTAAAGTTCCATTTCTATTATAAGTATAATTAGTACGTTTTTCCTTATCTTGTTTAGCTAATAGTTTTCCATTAGAGTTATATGTATATAAAACTATATTATATTCAGATTCTTTACTTACTAAACGTCCATTTTCATAAATATAATTCCATGTATTGGCGACTTTTTCTCCATTTTCAAAATATGTAAGAATTTGTTTAATCAGATTGTTCTTATCATCATATTCATATGTAAATACACCATTATCAGAATAAGATTCATGCTTATATATTAAATTATTATTAGCATCATATTTACAAGTTATTGTAAATCCATTTGAATCTTTAGTTAATACGAGATTATTATTTTCATCATATTCATACCATATCTCAAATGTAAAATGAGGATATGTTACTTTTGTATGTGTGATATTTTTATTTTTATCATATTCCCATATTTGAGTAAAAATTGAATTTTTACAAAAAACCAAATTATCATTATTGTCATATTGTTTTTCATAGTGCATTCCGTTAATATACATAGTATAAATTTTATTTGCACTTGTATCTATAGTGTAAGTTTTATTCATTTTTATTTCTCCTTTTATTTAGTGTATGGAACTTCTGGCTCTATAATTATTTTATCAAAATCATTATATCTAATAGGAAGTTCTCCATCATGTTCTTCACGATACATCTCTTCAAATAAATGACCGATAAATATTTTAAGCATATACCTATTAGATCTATTAATTGCTACATGAACATCTAAACCATCGTTTTTTGTTAAATCTATAAATTTATTTAATGCTAATTTTTTATATAAACCATCTTGTCTAATAAGGTTATTTTTAACATCTGACATTATTTTGCCAATATTATTGTTATAAGGTTTTGTAGAATCATCTATTCCTGCAAATCTTATAAATTGTGCAGCACAGTCTTTATCTTTAACGTCAAAATAAGCTAGTAACCCAGCTGCTAGATCTGGTGTGATTCCTTTAATTTGTAATAGCCATCGTCCTACCACAAATTCTTTAACATAATTTAATAATTCAATATCTATATTATGAAGAATATTAGATATTTCATTTCTTGAGTTCTTATAAATACTATCAACAAGTGTTGTATTATCTACATCATAACAACTATAATTTAGTTCTTCATGAGTATGCAATAATTCATCCCTTCTTTTTAGTAATTTTTTTACTTCTGTTTTTCTCATAATAATAAATTTCCTTTCTTGCTACGATTTAATTTTGTATATAATTATTTTTATTATTACACATTTATATTATACAAATATAAATGTAAATATTAACATGAACAACTTTAAAATAAATATTTAGAGAAGGAGGATAATGAATATATGGAAGCACATGTTCTTTCCCTAAATGAATTCAATATGCCAAAAGTATTTAATGAATCAGATAGTGCTTATGTGCATATAATACAACTTATTATGCTAGAACCTGGAAAGTATCAGTCACATCCTACGATGGGTGTTGGTATTAAAAGTAGATATCGTTATAATAATGAAGAAGGATTTCTTAATAATTTAAAAACTGATATTACTAATCAAATTAATACTTTCCTACCAGAGTTAGCAGGTGTAACTATATCGCTAACTCTTAAAGACAACATTTTGGGTATCATTATAGATACATCCACAGGTACTTACGTAGTAGCATATAATTCTATTTCTGAAACAATGGAAGCTGCTGCTACTTATGTATTAGATCAACTCTAATTATAAAATTTCACTAGGAGGACACACAATATGGCAAAAGAAATCACATTAGACGATCTTGTTAAATCAAATCAAACTAACACAACAAAGGCTAAACCTGCAGTAAGAGCAGAAGAAATTAAAGAAGAATCAGAAGTTGCGGCTAAGAAACCAGTTGTAGATTCTTCAAATATTAAAACTGCTAAGAAAATATCAACTGCTGAGCTTGGTAAAGATCTTCAGGCTAAAAATCCAGATGCTAAACCAAAGGTGGTCGAAGAGGATGCCCCTGTAGTTGCAAACGCATTTAAAGCTATGGAAGATACTCTTGCTGAGAAAAAAAGATTCTATGATGAAGAAGTTTTTCCTGTAATGAGAGAAAATGCAAGAGAAATGGCAATGGAAAAAGAAATGGGAGAAGATTCAGAAGAATCTACTGTTGATACAGAAACTAATAATGCCTTCTTAGATAATGACTTTTCTGATCTTGAAGATGATGAAGAAGTTGAATCTAAAGATGATGGTGTTTATGTAGCTCCTGATGTAAATGTAGAATCTAAAATAGAAGAAGAAGTTCATGCTATTGATGAAAAAGTAGAACCTATTGTTGAAAAAACCACTGATAAGAAAACTAAGCCTGCTAAAAAAGCAGAAGCATCTGAAGAGGAAATGGATCAAAATCTTGACGATCTTATGAAAGACCTTGGTCTTGAAGAGGAAGAAGATGATGTAATCGATACAGAAGAAGAAACAACTGAAGAGCTTCGTGAACGTTTTAAAGCTTCTCTTGAAGGCGTTAAAATTACACGTAATGAAATCGATCTTACAAAATTCCAGATTTCTAAAAATCCTATAAGCTCTACAATGGCTCTTAATGCTATTGGTACAGCTGGTAATAAGAAGAGATGTGATCATCCGCTTCTCCATAGTAAGAGAAATATGACATTTGAAGAATGTAGTGGTCCTGAACTTGATGCTCTTCGTAAAACTATTAATAACAGTAATGGTATTAATGGTGTAATTGCATCACTTCGCTTTATTTATAATCATAATATTGATGCTAATAAAAAGAGCTTTGAAGCTTGGTGTAAATCAATTCGTACAGAGGATATTGAATCACTCTACTTTGGTATGTATAAAGCTTGTTATGGTGATACAAACCTTATAGCTAGAGCAGATGCTGGTGATAAGGGTTGCGATAAGACATCTCTTGTTGATACTCCTATTAAGGACATGCTTAAGTTTAAAGATGATGAAGCTCAGAAGCTTTATGATGCTCTTATGGCACAAGATTCAACCAATCCTGGCGGTAAGATTAAATCACAAACTATGGTTGTATCTGATGATATCGTTATCTCATACAGCGATCCTACACTGTACAGCACATTTATTCAGTATGCATCTCTTGATCCTAAGACTACAGAAAAGTATTCAGATCAGCTTAACACAATGGCATACATTGATGGATTCTTCCGCATAGATTATGAGAACAATCAGCTTATTCCGATCGCTATTAAGGAATATCCTAATAATATTAATAAAACAATTAAGTCAAAACTTAAGACATATATTGATATTCTTAAGACTCTTACAAATGACCAGTATAATGTAATGACTACAAAACTGGATAATGTTATCGGCGAGTCTAAGATTTCTTATATTTATCCTGAAACAACATGTCCTGAATGTGAAAACACAATTCCTGAAGAGCCTATTGAGTCTATGCTTAACTTGCTTTTTACAAGAGCTCAGTTGGTTCAGGTCAAGAGTTTATAACCAAAATAGAATCTATTGCTACATATTATAAGGGCAGAACATCGTTCATGGAATTGATGAATATGCCCTTATCATATATAGATGCTCTTTACCGAATCGCTGAGGAACGATTGAAAACAGAAGAAGGTAAAAAACAATTAGAATCAGAAGCTTTAGAAGATGAATTGGAGGACGCTTTATAATGGATACATTAAATTTCGTAAAAGATGTACCCGCTGAGCAACTCGCATTAATCTTTAAAGATTATTTTGAACAACACATGTTTGCATATGATTTACTTAGAGGAATTCAATTCGGAGGTATTAATTCAGTAGATATAAATACCGCTTCTATAATGTATTCTATTAGGCTTCTTGATACTGAAGATAAAGATTCATTAGTAAAGCATTTGAATTCTAAAGCTGGATCATTAATAATATATGGTAAACACTATGTTCCTGAGATATTTTTCAGCGGCGATTTACTGTGCATTACAATAAAAAAATAAAAAGATAAATATTCCCCAGGGATTGCTCCCTGGGGATTTAATTTAATCTTTAATAATCTTTTAATATAATGCCACGTTTTATAAGTTTATCACATACATCTTTTAAAGATGTATTACCAAAATTTCTAATTTTAAGTAAATCCTCTTTTGATTTTTTACTTAATTCAGAAATTGTATTTATACCTACATCCGTCAAAGCATTATATGACCTAACTGATATATTTAAAGATTCTATATTATCTGGATATATCATGTTATTAGAATCTAATATAATGCCATGTTTCATAAGCTTATCACATATATCTTTTAAACCTACAGTACCAAGATTTCTAATTTTAAGTAAATCCTCTTTTGATTTTTCCTTTAATTCAGAAACTGTATTTATATATGCACGTTTTAAACATACGTATGCTCTAGTAGATAAATTTAAACATTCTATACAATCATCGATATGTATTGTTGAATTGGTGTGTTCATTATACCCAGTTTTTATATATTCTAATCTTGCTGGATGCCTTAATAAACGTAAAGCTTTATGATGTATTTGCCCTATTCTGCCAGCGCTTTTATTAAAGCGTTTAGCCATTGATACATTGGTTTCTTTGCATACACCTATACCATATTTATATTTGACAATAGTAATCATAAATTCATTAAAAATGCTAATTAAAACTTCAAGACATCTAAGCTCTTCATCATCAGAAAGAGTAACAGAATCCACATTATATACATCTGCCATAAGAAGTTCTAATCCATATTTTACACCATGTATTTTTCTGTTATCATTATTATTGGAATTTGATCTTAATACAAGACCATAGTCTTTTAAATTTTCTACAATATTATCTACGCTTCTTGCACTAATACCATTAAGTTGTAGTAAATCTAGCTTTGTCTTTGTTATAAGTTCTGAAATTTTGTTAATATTATTTTTTAAAAGAATATTATAAGTACGAGTTGTTAAATTAAGATTATATATATCATCAGTATCATTTATTTTATCTAAATATAAATTTAATTTATATTTTATACGATTATACATAGAATACGTACATCCTGTTGTAGTACCAATTGTTTCTGCAATTTTTTCAAATGTTTCATTATCTTCATATTTACTCTTTATAATAAACTTTTCTTTATCATTAAGTCTAAGATAGATTAATTCTTTTAATGTATTTTCTGTTTTTTGATCTAAAATACAATTTTCGGTTCCTTGATTTTTAGTAAGATCTGCGTATAATTTTTTAACTGCGTCATGTGTAAGTTGTTCGTTTTTCATAATAATAGTCCTTTGTTAAAATAAGATAATTAAAAAATAATTTTTATAAACTGCTACATAATATATTATTCCTCATTTAATACTATACCACGTGTCTTTAATACATCAACAATTTCTTTAATGCCTTCTTCATTCATCATTCTAACTGATCTGAGATCATCTAAAGTTTTTGTTGATAATTCTTCAATAGAATTTATTCTTGCTCTACGTAAAACATTATAAGTGCGAACAGAAAGATCAAGATTAATAATATCACTATCATTTTTCTGTTGTTTTTCTATCTGCGCATAAAATCTAAATTTTCGAAGAGCTTTTGATTCTATTTGTCTGATTCGTTCTCTTGTCACTCCAAATATTTTAGCCGTCTCTTCTAAAGTTTTCTGTTCGAAAATTCTGTATTTGATAGTATCAAGTTCTCTATCAGTAAATTTTCCCATTGTTTTTATAAAGCTTAATTCTTCTTCAGCTGTTACTTCGTGGTTAATATTTTCTTCTATTGCTCCATTGGTAGCAACATATAATGCCTTCATGCCTTCTTTGGTAATAGAATTTATTTTTGTATTTTCCATTGTTGAATTTCCTTTCTTTTTTTAATAATTTTATTTTAAATAATTCAACTTCTATTCATGATTATAATATATAATTTAATTAATAAAAAATTACATTAAAAAAATAACCCTAGGGATAATCCCCTAGGATTTTATATATTTTAAATGAATATAACGTTTTAAGAATTCTATTTTTGATATGAAAGATAGTTTATTATATTTAGAAAGTTGTAATAAAGCCTGCTTTACAAAATTAACTCCAAGTATAGATACAGCATATTCATCAGCATCATATTCCATTTTAGGCGTAAATCCAAAAGAACGCATAAATACCAATTTCTTAGTAATATCTTTAACAGTATTTAAATGCTTTAGTTTTATATGCCCAATTTCATGATACAATATGAATTGCTGTACATTATTTTCTAATTGTGAAAAATTAGTATCTGTTAGTATCAATCCTGCATTTTTTACATTACCAATAACTGGCACTGCAGCGCTAAATATAAAACCATTTTTATACATAAACTCATCGCAAAAATCTTCATAAATAAATACATTTGTATCTATATCCTGCATAAGTATTTTCCATTTACTCATATCATTTATATCCATTTTATTCCCTCTTTCATTATATATTCAATTTTATAATATACGTTTACTTATATTTACTTTTACTCGACATTTTAATAAATTGAAAAGGAGGTTAAGTATATGGACAGAAAATTTACAATAGAACAATTAGACCAAGAAAGACTTATTAAAGTAAATGATCTTCCTAAGGTTACTAACCCTGTTATATTTAATGCTAGTAGCCCTACAGGAGATGGATTACTTAGTAATGAATTATTTGGTATAACAAAAGAAGAAAGAGCTGGCATATATGGTTATCTTGATTTAGAGGGAACTTTCATAAATCCATTTTATTATAAAATATGGTTAAAAATAGATCGTAACCTCAGGTCATGTATTTATGAGACTCAGAACTTTGTAATTTCCAAAGAAGGCTATTTGGAACCAAATGAGAACGGAGAGACAGGACTTAAATTTTTAATTAAAAATATTGATAATATAAACTTTAAGAATACTAAAAAGGATAATTTTCTTAAAGCTCTTATGGAAGCTAAAAAAGAAAATAAGTTATTCACAAAGAAGTTTGTTATTATCCCACCATACTATAGAGATGTAGATCATAAGTCTGGTGGTAGAGTTTCTATAGGTGAAATAAACAAGCTTTATGTGAATCTTCTTAATAATATTAGAGCTTTAAATGAAATGCAAGATTATGGTTTATCTATAGCAGGTGGTATTAGAGGAAAAATTCAAGATAATCTGCTTGAAATATATAACTGGTTTACAGTTGGTGAATCTGTTATTGGTGGAGAACATACAGGTTCTGGTATATTTAAAAAGTTTGGCGTAATACGTAGAAGTGTTATGAGTAAAACAACAGACTATTCTGTTCGTTTAGTTTTATCAGCTGCAAATATTGATGTTGATAAAAAAGAAGACTTAATGGTAGATATGAATTATTCTGCTATACCATTATCTGCATCTTGTGTAATTGCATATCCATTTATAATTTACCAATTACGTCAATTCTTTAATAATGAATTTGGTGGCAGTATTTATTTTCAATTTATAACTAAAGATGGTAATATAGAACAAGTTGAATTGGATAATCCTCAGATTGCTTTTTCAGATGATAGATTTGATAAAGAATTAAATGAATTTATTCATGGTTATTCTAATCGTTTTAAAAGTGTTATTGTACCTAATAAAGAAAATAAAAATATACATCTTAAATTTAAGGGATACTCAATAACAGAAGAAGAATATAATAGAGGTATTAGAGAAAATGGTAATATGATTGAAAGAGATATAACATGGATTGATATCTTTTATATTGCTGCTGTTGCTGCAACAGAAGATAAAATGGCTATGATTTCAAGATATCCAATTGACTCACATTTCAATCAATTATATACAAAGATTCATGTAAATTCAACTATAGAAACAGAACCTATGGTTATAAATGGCAAATTCTATAAATGGTATCCTAAAATTCGTCAAGAAGATATTGGAAAAGATACATCTAATAAATTCGTAGATACTTGTCAGATTTCTAATCCATATTGCAAAATGATGGGTGCCGACTACGATGGTGACCAGGTTACAGTATCTATGCCATTCTCTGTGGAAGCAAATAAAGAACTTGAGAATCATTTGAATTCTACAGGTCAGTTTATAGGTCTTAATGGTGAAAATGGTCGTAAGGCTACTAATGAAGCAATACAGGCAATGTATAATCTAACATTAGTATTACCAGGCACAAAGCTTACAAATCCAGAATTTTAATAAAAAATAAAAGATAATTAAATAACCCTAGGGATTACTCCCTAGGGTTATCCATTTGCTTATAATTGATGATTTAATTTATAGTATAGATTTGATTTCATGCTGTTTATGAATTATCTTTCTACTCCAATAGTAAGATGATCCATTTATGTCACCACCAATCTAGCAAATGAAATGCTTGGAGCAAATAAATGCTCCAAGTTATTCATATTTATATTATACAATTATTAAATATAACTTATTCAACTATATCGGTTAAATCTTCAGCATCAACAGTTTCAACAATTTCTTCTGCAGGAGCTTCTACGTCTTCAACTACCGCAGTGTCTTCAGTAACAACTTCTTCTGTAGTTTCAACTGTCTCTTCCTCAACTACTGAAAGGTTGGCTACGGCTTCATCAGCAGCAGCTCTAGCAGCAGCTTTTGCAGCTTTACGCTGTTTATTTGACATTGATGAAAAATCTACATTAGCGAGTGCTTCATCATATGCAGCTTGCCATACAGCCTTATTAGCGTCTGGATTGGTTTCTACTTCTGTTTCAGCTACAACTTCTTCTTCTGTTGAAGATGTTTCAACTGCAACTGATACTTCTGTTTCTACTTCTTTCTCTTCTGCTTTTTCAATTACAGGAACTAATACTTTATTATAGTTATGTAATCCAAGTCTAACAGTTGTGCCATCTGGTAAAATTTCATCTACAATAGCTCTACGCATAAGGCATGTTCTAATATCACCAAATGTCTTATACACTCTTTTTGTAGCTACTCTAATAGGCGGATTAAAATCCGTAATAGGCATAGATGGGTAAATATTTACTAATTTCTTATTATTCATTATATTAAATCTCCTTTATTAATCTTCTGGTACTACGTAATCAACATAGCCTTCATCGTCATCATAATCTTCATCATCTTCAAGTTCATCTTCATCTTCTTCAAACGAACCCTCAGTATCATCATCAATACCAGCTATATTGTCTATATCGTTATAATCATCTTCCACAATATCTTCCATGGCATCTACGATTTTTTCTGCTTGATCATCGACAATCATATCTTCAGCTGTATCAATATAATCTACCATACTGAATACCTCCTTTAGAATATATCTAGATTATCATCATCTATATCATCAATATCTTCAATTGCGTCCCTAGATGATGTATCATCAAATAATCCTACAGTATTTGTAGGAATTATATCATCAATTGCATCTTCTGTAAAAACAAAATCTAAATCTTCTTCTACCATTTCTTTAAGAAAAAGATTTTCAACATCGGTTCTAATTTTCTCCATTAAATTATTCCTCCAATCATTCAGGTGTTTTAGCAAGCATATTTTGTATATTACTATCTAAAATAAAGATAGTGATAGGTATTAAATAATATAATTCTACATTATTCATATAATCAATATGTTTAAGAGATTCTAATTGCTCATTAGTTATATTCTCATTATTAAAAAATCCTATAAGAATATCTTTCATAACATTTCCTGTTTTTACATTATTTTTTATTTTATTACCAAAATCAGGATCATCAAAAATATCTATTATATGAAATCTACCATTGGATCTAGCGTATTCCATATAATAATAATCTTGCGGATATGCATATAATAAAGAGAGTTTTTGAGTTACAAGCAATAAATTACCAATATATAAACCAATATGCTTCTTAAGCTCCTTATGATCTATAGAAGAAAATATAGTTCTATCATAATCAACTCCAAAAGTTGCAGGTAAGAATAACTGATGATCAAGATATAGATAATTAGTAGAACCTGATAGTATATCATTTCTAATTAAAAATTCTAATAAATAAGGATCATGTACTTTAAAACCTGCACTATCTCTATAGTAGCACATTGTTTGAACTCTTGAATCATAAAACAGCTGAATATAATAATCTTTAAGCATTACAGATGCATCCTGTAATTCTGTAATAGCGGAATATGTCTCATCTTCTATAAGACAAGCATAATTAGTACCCATATTACTATATACAAACTTAAATGATTTAACTACTTTGTCTTCAATTTCTTGTATTCCATCACTTGCACAAAGGGCATAATTGGCTTTATACATAACAGAGCCAGTATCAAGAGTATTAGGATTAACATGAGTTATTTGGAATATATATTTATCCCCTAATTGATCTAAAGTAAATCTATCGCCAGGATAAGGTATTACTGTATTAGGGAGTATAATAACTTCGCCTTCAACGTTATCACCTTCAAGGCCATATTCAGTAATATCCATATTAGGTTCAATTTTACTTATACCAAAAAGATAAAATCCAGATACTTTATTAAATCTTAATGGGCTATTAGCTTCAAGTTCACCATAGTTAGATCTTGTAGCTTCATCAAGCGTAGTCATAGTTGTATTAAGATTATAATAAGTAGCAATAGAAGCAGTCTTATCATTAAATAAATAATATGGATTATTTAATATAGTTTTAACACTATTAGGTATAGTTGTTTCTGTCATTGCTTGCCTAACAGAATTTGTATTAATAAAACCTTTAGCCAAAATTAACCCTCCTTTTCAAGTATACTCAGATTTACCCAAATGTTCGCAAATAACACAATTACAAGCAAAAAATAAAAGAGCATTTGATACTCTTTTATTTTTAAACAAATCAATGAAGATTTGTTTACAATCAAAGCTACGCCATTTAGTAAATGCATTTATAAATTGTTATTGGCAATCTCTTTAGTAGTTTTACTAAATAATATTAATAATTTATCTTCATCATTATCTAAATCATAATATAATTCTTTTGCAGAAGGAGCATAATTACCATCAATAGCCATACAAGCAGCTTTACTTTTTTCATCTAAGTCAATAGCTTTTGCTCTAATTTTAAGCAATGTACTAACAATATTATCAATATTATCAATAATATTGTTAGCAGTATTTTTAGCATCTATTGCTTTTTCACGTGCTTCACATATATCCATAAAATTACCATAGAAACATAGAATATTTTATTGTTCCTTAACCTTTCTAAATAGAGTAATACTTCTAACCTCTATTCACAATTATAATATATAATTAAAAAATAAAATAATTACAGAGGTAGGGATAATCCCTACCTCTTAAACTATTTTAACCATATCGAATTGACGTTTTTGCCTTTCACATTCTTTTTTAAGAAATGGATAAGCTTCTGCTATTTTATTTAATGTACAATTTTTATATTGATCATAGTCATTATCTGTTCTATGAATTCTTTTTACTTGTTTAATCAATTCATCATAATTTGAATAATTATGACGAATATTATTTACCATAATAGCATTTATATTATTTTCATAATATTCATCTAATGATTTACCATATTCATACTGTATAGCGTCTTCAAATATTTTTCTACAATCTTCAGATTTTATAATAATTGAATCTAAAGTATTATATAGTCTTATTGTTTTTTCTAAATCAGAACACTTGTGATTCATGTATAACTCTCATATTATCTGTTATTCTATTCATAGGAACACCAAAGTCTTTCTCACCAGGATATCCATTTCTATGAATAATAATATTAGATGGAAGCAATTGAACTTTGCGTTGCACATCCATATAGAAATCATTATCTGTTACATCAGAATCTGGATAATAATGTACTTCATAATTTACAATACCAGTTTCAAGTAATATAAATTCTAATGCCTGAGCATATGATTTACCACCACATGCTATATAAATATTTTGAGTTCTATTACAATTATTCAAATTATAGAATATAGATAAAATATCAAATTGCCCTTCAGCTAAATGGATTTTCACTGGCTCTGGACTTATTAGACTAACCATAGTAGGAATAACATAGAAATTCTTTGCATCATCAGTTTTATTTACTAATACATAATTAATATAACGCTTATTAATAGTCTTATATAATTCTTTATCAGTAAGTTTTCTTAATCCGGCAAATGAATTATCATATGAAATAAATCCCATAAACCATTTATCTAAATCATCACAAGTCATTTGATGTCTTGTAAGCTCTAAATTATTAGGTTGAATTATATCGTATAAATTTAAAAATATTTTTAATCCAGGTAAATCAGATAATTTAAAATCACTACCTATACGATCATTAATATATTTTAATTTATATTTATTTAATGGATTATCTCTAATATAATTCATATTAAGTGGATAAACGTCAATCTGTTTAATAGATTTATATTTCGGTAATTTAAATACCTCAGCATTATGCTTACTTACTTCAACTAGAAGACTTGTATCTTCGCATCCAATTTTACGTAAAACATCAACATCCACGACTCCATGAGCAGGACATTTTTTACAATGATAAAAAGCAAGCTCTTCTTCATTTTGAGGTACCGAAATATACATATGAGCATGTTTTAAATCTTTAGAATCTCCGCAAAATGGGCAACGGCATACAACTTCCGATTGCCCACTTGCTATTTTAAGATTTGGATAGAATGATCTAATCCTATTTATAAAATTTTGGCCTGTTAAATTATACATACTTAACACAACCTTTCTTATAAATTAATATGTTATAAAAGCATCATATTTATTTTTATTAAATATTTTATTAGTAATGTGCAAAACACTATTAGATTTAAAAATATTATCTTGCATTTGGAATCCAGCAGCTTGTTTATGACCACCGCCACCAAGACCACTTACGCTTCCAAGTCTGCTAGCTAACGCTGCACAATTAATATCTTTAGCTGTATATAAAGAATATTTATGCTGGTCGCCAATAAATTGGTACGATATAACTATATCATAATTATATATTCTATCGCCAAACATTGTACTATCACCACGTTTATTTACAACAAAACAGTTATATTGTTTGTTCTCTGTGTGATCAACTATCATACATTCATAACCATAATAGTCGCATATTTCTTCGTTCTCAATTTCATTATATTCCATTATTGTTGTGCCTTTGGATATAGCTTCAGTAATGAATTTAGTCATATAAGATTCGACAACAGCATGATTTCCATCTTCTATAGAAAATAAATTTTCTATAAGTGCACTGTTATATTTAAATATCATACTAAATAAATTTGTAGGAGCATGCTTTATAGATTTCATTCCATGATTAAATTCTGTAGTCTTATCTAAATTATGCTTCCATGTATCCCATGAATCCACATACTTTATAAATAACGGAATATATTCAATATAATTATGCACTTTATCAATGTGTGAATTAATAATATAACCTACGTCTCTACTAAATAGCGGATCTAAACTTAAAATCGCATAAAGATATGCTAAATATGCTCCACAATATTCAGTATTAATATAATAATCTATACATGCGTTTCTGTATATTTCTCTTGATTGTATGGAAGGATCATTTACTAAATTATGTGATGTTTTATGATGATCAATCCATACTATTTTATTACCTTTATTGCCAAGCTCAAACATATAGTTTAAATTATCACTATTACTAAATGAATAGTCTACAAAATAAATTTCATCTTGTACAGGTAGATTTGATGGGAGTACTGTACGTAAATCCATAGAATAATCTATTTTATAAAATAAATACTTTGCTTTTGTATTTTCTCTTTTATTTTTAATTTTTAAATATTCATAAATTACTGCAGCTGCAGTTATACCATCCATATCAGTATGGTGGCAAATATGGTATGCTTTCATATTCATTTCCTTTCTAATACATAAAAGTTTACCAGAGTGGTCGCGGCACCACTCTGGATTCTTTGAAGGATTTTACCAAATAATTAATATACTTTACTTAAGTGTTATGACTCTTGAATGTTCTTATTATTAAAATTTATAGTAAGTTCAATTCCAAGAGCATTAGTATATTTAATTAAACTTCTTAATGTAGGTGAACTAGATTCACCGCTTTCAATATTAGATATACATGACTCTGATAATCCAGATTTTCTAGATAATTCTTTTTGAGAAAGATGTCTTGCTTTACGAGCGTTATATAATTGTATACGCAGCATTTTATCATCTATCATAGCATCAGCGTTACTATAAGCAGATGTATTTATGTATCCATCAAGTTTTTCTTTCTTTTTTCTAGCCATATAGATCCCTCCAAAAAATAAATACTGGGAGTAATCTAACTCCCAGTATTAATATATTAAATCGATGTAATAAATAACATAAGCTCTTCTTTTATTACATCGTTTATCATAGGAACATACTTGCCGTCCCATGCTGTTGGCTCTCCCTTTTCGGTATCCCAATCAATTATTTCAAACGAAGAAGACATGACAGCTCCAATAAATTCATATATTTTTTGCTCAATCTTTGGATTATTGTATTTTTGTTTTATTTGCTCATATAATTGGCTTGTCTCAATAGCAATCATATCTTTTTTACTTATAATCTTTCTTGTAGCAATTCTAAGAATACGTCCAGAAATAATATATGGAAGTATTACCATTCCTGAATTTAATAATTTTCTTTTAGCTGCAATAATAAGTTTAATATAATCTGTTTGGTTATGTATAGCTAATAAAGTAATTGGATCTCCAAAATCTTTATCATACATATAACTGATTAATTGTCTTTGGAATTCATTAATAGCTGGAGCGCCGTCTCTTGTTAGCTTCCTTCTATAATGCTCTATTTCAGCCTCATCAAATGGACCATATAAAGCTTCAATTTTGCTAACTGTTTGCTCTGCACTAACTTTATTTTGCAAAGCAAGAGCTTCATCTTTCTTATTTAAGCGAGCTTCATAGCGGTCATATTCACTATTCTGATCAGCATCACGCTTAGATGAGCTCATTTTATAAAATGGGTATTCATAACGAATATCAGTGACCTTAAATTTAAGGCATTGTCTGCCACTAAAATATATGAAGTTAATAATATTATTATCATAGCTGTATTTAGGTATAATATTCATAATGATATCAACTACAGTATCTTTAGTATGTGTAGTTGTATTAGTACCACGAATCTGATTCTTTTCCCAAAGTATTTTATCTGGATTCTTGGATTTATTAACTATAGAAACAGCTGTTTCATATAGTTTATCATAAATATATATTCCTCTTTCTTCTTCATACTTAGTTACACATAAGTCAAATAAATTAAGCATAAATTTCTGAATTTCATCAGAAAACTTAATACCATGAATATACATGTAATGAGTAGCTAAGGGGATATACATATTCATTAGTAATGAAATTTCATAAAGTACTTTTGCATGATCATTATTAAACTGAAGATTAGGTGTTTTATTATTATTTGATGATAATTTCATAAGATAATTATCATCAACAAAATGCCTAACTTTATACGTTAATTGAGAATTTCGAATTATATATCGATTGACATCATCCATAAAATGACCTATTTCATACGAACGCATATAGTCTATATTCAATTTAATTCTATAAAGTATCATTAATAGTTCTTTATCATAATCATAGAACTTTTCAAAATAATTTAGATATCTACAGATATGCTCTCTTGTCTCATCAGAATTATAGCTACGTTTTGTGTTCATAGCAAAATAATTTAAAGAGCTCTTTTCGGGATCTCCATTATAGAAAAATTCTGCAATAGGTAAAATAATTTCTCCACGAATATTTCTAAATATTCTATCTTGTTCTGTTATTGGATTGGCTTCGCTATCCCATTCATCTACAGGGATATGATTGCCTTTATCCACTATCTTACACATCTCAATCATATCTATTGTCCTCCTTATGATGTCAAAAATATAATATACAATTCAATTAATATTTACGAAGTTTTAGGCCTCTTCGCAGATATACGTTTAACCGTCTTTACATTTTTAGCAGCACTAGAGACTTTAGATACAGTTGAAACTTTAGATATAGGGCTGAGTTTGGCATGTTTACTTTGAATCTCAGTGTTTCTTTTTTCAGCTTGTTTTTCCTTAGCTTTTTCTTTATCAAGTTTTTCTTGGGCTTTTTGTCTAGCATCAATTTTATCTGAAGCATCTGTAATCTTAGTTATTAATTCTCTTTTATTATATTTAGAACTATGCTGGTTTAATATACTTCTATTAAATAGATGATACCTTTCCATAGTAAGATACGCAAAGTAAAGTGACTTTACATACCATACATTATCTTTAGGATTCCTAATAGTTGCTTCTTTTTTCAATGCAGCTTTAGTCATTTTAGGTTCTAAATCTTTAATAAACAAATTATTTTTATTAAATGCATGAGCAAATGTATACACAAATGCTGGATCGTTTGAATAAAACTGAACTGCATATTCCCTTAGACTAACATTAAGTTTCTTTTTATTTTCAGTTGTAAACAATCTTACAACTACATCATAATAGAATTTTTCTATTACTTCAGATGGGATTTTCATATAAATATAATATGAGTCTTGTCCATCTTTAGCTTGGTAAACTTTCCATTCAATGTTACCGCTTTCACGTAATAGAACCTTATCAAATTTTGATTTATACATATCCTTATACATGTTTCTATTAGTAATAACAGAAGCACCGCCAGAAGGATTATCAATATATTTATCAAAACTCATTCCATCTGCCATGGTAAAGTCCTACCTTTCTTTAATATATAATTTCTGCCATTTTCTTCTAGGGTAGCCTTATGGCTACCCTATTAATATATTATTTATTCATCTTCAGCGTACACATTATGTGCAGGTGTTTGTACAAGATACTGATTTGTTATAAACATAAGCGACAAAATCTTATTAATAGCTTCTAAGATAACTACATCTGAACGAATACTAGAAAGTACTTTCTTATCATATTCGTTAGTTCTAATATTAAGCGGGCAACCATTATTGATAGAGCCAGCAATAATATCATCTACATCATCGCTAGTATACGATTTACTATAAAGAATTCTAATAAGCATTTCATATGCATCATACAGAATATCTACTACGGCATCGCCGCAATAATTGCTATCATTTTTCATCTCCATAAGTGTAGAATATGCCATGTAGTTAGCACCGTATCCAACGCCATTTATAGCAGCACTTCTACAGTTAAGAACAGCATCCTCTACAGAAGCTTTAAGATTATTTCTATCTGATAACGTAATACCACCGATTAAGAAATCAACCATATTACCCTTAAAGCAATTATAACGTCTCTTAGCTCTTGCAGTTGCTTCAACACCAGCATCTTCAGCTTCGCATTTATCAATCTGAGTTTTAAGATAAGCAACCATAGCATTATATTCATCTGAATATGAGCCATCTTCATTAAACATTTTTGCAGGTCTAATAATTTTGGTTTTATTATCGTCAGCTTGTACAAGATCTGCACTACCACAGAAATCACAGATATTCTCTAATGTAGGAGCGAGGCCTGCTTGCTGGTCAGCTTCTTGCATTTCAAGATTAAGATATTTTTTAATGAACGGAGAACCAGTCATCTTAGCAATATCTTCATATAAATAATCCTGATGAATATCGCTTACGATAAGAAGAGGCACATCGTCATATGTATTCATAAGCTTAACTACTTTTTCGAAATATGATGCTGTATCGGATGATATGTGTTTACAGAAAATAACTGTAGGAACAGGCATTTTAACACTATTAGGCCTATAAGCATCTATAATATTTCTATCAATGATAGCTTGTACCATAGAAGTCATTTCTGGTGTGTCTATCGGGTCATTAAAACAATAAATTTTAGGACTTCTTATATAACTACAATTATCCTGTTTATTATTGATAAAGCAAATGTCTGTATAACCAGTATCAAGTGTCATACCATCATACTCTTTTACAATATTATTTACTTCTGTAGAAATGCCTACATCTATAAATACATCCATACCATATTTTTCATACATTGCCTTTAATATACCAGCAATTTCTTCATTATTATTGGTAGATATAAGTGCAATATTATAGATATCTTCTAATGTGCATTCTCTGCTTTTAGAAAGAATACGATTTGATACTTCTTTTATCACAGAATTAATACGATTAAGTGTATCTGCAGGGCTATTTTCAATAATAACATTTGCATCACATAATCTATCAAATACAGTTTTACAAAGAATTATTGCAGAAGTAGTACCGTCTCCAACTTCCTTTACAACATAACGTGTTAAATCTGTAAGAATATCCTGCACAGATCTTTCAATCGGATGAAGGAATTGAATATTACTAACTATGGTATGTCCATCTTTTGTGTGTTCAGATGCCACATTAACACCCTTAGGATCAATATTTTTTACAAATGCTGTAGATGAGCCTTTAGGTCCAAATGATTTACAAAGAGCTTCAGAAATAATATTAAGAGTTTCTTTTTGAACTTCTCTTACTTTATGCTCAGGTACAATATTAGAGTAAATCTTCATTTTCTTGATTACCTTCTTTCTTTAAATATCTATACTTTATTTTAGTATAGAGGTCTATTAAATGAACTATATTTACATCTGCATATAAAGCGCATAATCTACTAACCATATCCTTATCTTCTTCCATATTAAACTTAGCAGCTGGAATATAAATATGTTTTCCTTCTATTGTAGAATATTCTGCTAAATATGCTATATATTTAACATATAAAACACTATATTTTGCTAATACAATATCACGCCTATTTGGTATTACAATTGTATTTAAAATAGGATTAAGCTTTTTAATAAATGCTTCTTCTATTTTAGATTTACACCATACAGTAATTCCTACAGATGATGCATTATTTAAAAATGTAATCATTAATCCGAATGTATCATATGCAGTAGCATATTTTAGTAGTTCCTCATAATGATTTTCCATAATATCAAAATATAAATTAGTAGTTTCTACTTCTGGCATTATAATCTCAAGAGGATTAATATGCTTACGATTGAGTAATTTATAAACTACAACTCTCTCATCAGGCTCATTAATAAAGTCTTGATCAACATATTCTGCATTTTTATATTTATCTTTGATAAATCTATACATTGCAATATCTAAATCAATAAGAGATTCAAATTCTACTAAAAGTTCATTGTCATGCATATAATCACCTTAAATAAAAAAATTAAAGACGTTACCTAATACGGGTAACGTCTTTATATTTATATCATACTAGAAGCAATATCATCAAATGTAGATGATTCATATTCTTTAGGAATCATACTATTAGCATTATTATTAGTAGTAGAACCAGAATTATTTAAAAATGTCTTATTATTAAATTTAGCAGGATTAGAATTACCACTATTAACTTGAACTCCGCATTTCTCTGCAATTGATTTAATAAGATTGATTTCATAATCATGTCTATACATGTTAGCTTCCCATACAGATGCTGCTATTGCTGAGCTTGATGCTTTATAATATTCATCAAGAGCCATTGCAAATGTATCTAACTCAATATCATCAAACCCTACTGTATCATACTTATTATCTAAATAATTTACAGCACCAGTATGGAATCCGGCTTTAGTTTGATATACGATTTCATGTACCGAACTATCTTCTGATGCATATGAAATAGAAATACAAGGAGACGGTGAACCATATTCTGTTCCATCAGAAACCTTAATAAGACCATTCTTAAGTTCAACACATACATTATGAGTATCTGGTTCATTCTTAAGCTTTTGAATAAGCAAATATAAGATTCTTGCTTTAACATTTGATACATATACGCTCACAGCGTTATCATTATCATAGGTCGCGAAATCATTATTAGAACCACCATTGTTTCTTGCAGCAATGGCAATTTTCATAACTCTGTTGAAATAACTAATGCTAATCTTGGTCTGACCTATAGTTGACTCAGGATTAGAGAAAGAAATACCCGAATATGTTGTACAAGTCGGGGTTCTGTCATTGTTATTATATGACTTGAATGCCATAATTTTTGTCCTCCTTAAAATAAATTATTTATTTGTTAGTGCTTATGTAAATTTGCACAAATTAATGAGAGAAGCTATAAAGCTTCTCCCAATTAATTAATCATATAAAAATCTTTTACCTCCTTATATACAGAGGTATAATATATCATTTTTTAGTTGTTTAGGTCATATCAGGATAAAATACCTGAATAGCACTATCATATCTATCTCTTACAGTCTGCTCTTTTGCTGCTCTCTGTCTAATATCGTAGAGATCGTTTAAAGCATCCATTACAGATTTTCTTTCATCTTCACTAATATTCTCTGCAAGATAATCCTGAAGGATTGTTACATCTGTATTTACCTGACGAATAATATACATTAAATCTTCAGCAGATTCTGCTGTTCTAAGTCTAAGATTAAGCTCATATATATCATTTTTTATAGAGCGAATACCTTTGATTTTAAAGTCATTAAACTTCTTAGAGAATCTTGCTTTGATATCATCAATAAATCCTTCATTAAGACCAAGATCTGTTCTGCTCATTATATTTGCAGCGTATGTAAGTTCTCTCTGTTCAAGCTTAGATGCAGTAAGTTGCTTTGCTTTATTAAGAGTTCTTACAGCTGGTAATCTACGAAGAACAAATTCATTTCTTAATCTTAATACCCAAGATAATGCAATGAAACGATCATCTACACTTTTAGCCATATAAGTAGAAGATCTTACAACTTTTCTCATTGCAGATTCTAAATCAGGACCATATCCGCATGATACAACAAATGTATCTGCAATAGTTTCTGTATTGCCTACTTTAGTAAACAATGAACCCATTTTCACAATAGAGTCTTTAAGAGCATAACCGATAAGTTCTTTATATCCCTTTGAAGCATTTAAATCTACATAATCTCCGGTTCTAGCAAAATATAAATCTATCTGAGCTCGTACTTCATCTATAGTAGATGTATCATAAACAATATGACCAACCTCGTGTAATAATATAGCCGTCTTCTCTCTTTTATTTAATCCAAGCATTGGATCAAATAACTTAGAATCTAACTCTACATAATATTCTTCAAATGCTGATGTTTTCTTATCCCCTAAGATTTCCATAGCTTTATCGCCATCAAAGATAGGATAAACCCTCATGCCAAAGAAGAGCTTATCAGTATTTACTGTATAAAGAACCTCTTTACATTTTGCTTTAATAAAGAATTTATTAAGTTCATTTCTAAGTTTAGAAAGATCTGAAGAAGAATGATTATCTTCCATATTAAACATGAGTTTTTCAATCATGCCAAAGTTATAATTACTTGCTACTCTTTCCATCTATTTTACCTCCATCTATTTTATTTTCTGTAGGAACATTTTTCTTTAATTTATCATCCCAATGAGTATATACGCTATTTAAATCATGCATAGGATATGTCATTGGTTTTGAAGGAGATGTTGTATTGGTAATAACAACACCTCTTGTAGTTACAATATTATTCATATACGTCCCAACTTCCTAAAAGTTTTTATATTATTGTTCAGGAGTTTCAATAACATTAGTGAAATAAATCCAGGATGCCAATTAAGGCATCCTGAACTATTATTTATTTAATAAATTAACGACTTCACAATCATTTATTATTAGAGAGTATTCTCAGTTACTTCGTTAGCACCTGTCTCAGGATTATAGTGGCTATATACTGAGCCGAGATCATTATTTGAGTACATTGTACCGATAGGATCTACATTAGGGAGGTGCTCACGTAAACCAGAGGGATTAGCAACGAAGAGTCTGCCCTGAACTTCCTGGAATCCAAAGAACTTGTATCTCTGGAAGGCAGTGAGTGCGGGAAGGCTGGGATTCTCTGCATCTCTGATTTCATTTGAGATATACATCTGGTAGTCATAGAGACGATAGATAATTCTGTTTGTATTCTTAGGAATAAGAAGTACGATAAGATTATCATTACCAAAGAGCTTATCTGAAGAAATGAAGTTGTAAACTCTCTTATCTGAAGTAACAACAGTCTTCTTGAAGTCAAGCTCGATAGGACCTACGTTAGCAGGTGTCTGGTAAGCATACTCAACAGGTGTGATCATTCTGATAAGGCCAGGACGACCAATGATGTTGATCTGCATGTTAGGATCTCTCAGTACTGTAAGAAGACCTGTGATGAACTGATCCAATGTGTTCATGAAAGTCTCCTGGAGCCACTGGAGATGTGTGCCGTAGTAACCATCGCGGGGAGCGAAGTCTACAGTCTTAGCAAGCTTATGATCGTTATCAAGGCGAGCAAATGACTCATCAAGGTGCTCCTTAATATCATCATCCTTAACGTTCTCCATGATATCCTTAATCATGCTCATGTATTTAGTAACCTGGTTGATGCCATAGAGAGCACCGATATCCTTAACTTCCTCAGGAGTAATCGGAATGGTGATACCATCATTCTCAGGAATCTGAACGAATGTTGTTCTCTCCTGCCACTCAACACGGTTTGTCTTAAGCATTCTTGAAGAAGCATCGTAACGAGCTACCATCTTAACAGCCTTAATCTTGCCGCCAGAATTGATCTCGAACATATTCTCCTGCTGTGAAGCAAAGATTGTGTCGTGGAAGATTTCCTCAACACCGCCCTCGCCAACGATTTTAATATCTACAGGCTTAACGATGATTCTGTTGTACTCACCATAACCAGGAGTGAACTCAGCTTTCCAAGGTTTCCACATAAGAGCAACGCCAGCCTCTTCAGCGGGAGCCTCTGTGTATGTAACTCTACCAGCTTCATCCTTACCCTCTGTAAGAACCATATCACCAACTTCAGCATAAGCTTCGATAGCTACAGCACCGATGTGTGTTGCAACTGAAAGATGATGTGAAAGTCTTGATACGTTGAAGTACTCATCAAGGATGTCGATTGTATGAGCCTCGGGAAGGGGCATAACAACCTCTACCGGCTTATTTGTATCCTTCCAAGCGCCGAAGATCTCATTCTGCTGATTAGCGATATCAATCTTACGACCATCGGGAGTAACCATGTAACGAGTCTCCATTGTCTCTGTCCAAGCTGGAGCTTTAGCAACGAATCTCGGAACAGCCTGAGCAAATACACAGTTGAGCATGAGATATTTATGCATGGGGAGCGAGAGACCGATCATCGGATTCCAGCTAGCCATACCAGCTACAGCGTTCTCTCTAACGGCCTGATAGTCGTTAATAAACGCCTCTTTCATCATGTCAACCTGATCCTGATATTCCTCAGTTGTCATGTGGTTGCGGTCGCCAATAACCGCGTTCTCTACGAAAAATGACTGCAGCTGATCAACGTTACCCTTGAGTGAGAGAGCACGAGTTGGCTCTGAAGCATAATCAATACCAGATTCTCTGAGAATGTTCTGCTGTGCCTCAAGGAAAGATGCTGCATATGCGTGCATGGGATTCTTGGCAAAATTACCCATGTTAGGATTTTTTCTTTCACCTACGCTAGGCATACGTATTACCTCCAATTTTTTGAATTTTTAATTTTCTTTTAAAGAATAATTATTTATATAAATAATTAGGCTTATATTTAATCCTAAATATTTATTATATTGTTTACATTTGTTATCTTGTATTTTATCATTTTGAAGTTTTTTGAGTTAATGCTTTAAGCATTGTATTAAGTTGTGTTAAAATAACAAGTGCTTGTTTATAGTAAGTCATATTTTCTATATAAGTTCTTGTGACATATGTAGTTGTTATAATATAATTTACCATATCTTTAAGTTCTACAACTCTATCAGCAATAAATGTAATAGGACGAGTATTTGTATATGTTTTAGGAATCTTATTGATACTATCAAATATAGTATTTAAAGTTTCATAAAGCTCAATATAGTTTTTAAGTAACTCAGTATTTTTTATTGCTAATTGCTGAGGTGATAAATCTGAAAATAGATTTTTCTCCATTCCTGCTAAAGTATTTTCGGTATCATTAGTTTTATCATCTGTAGAATCTGTATTTTCACCATCAGTTTCATCGACGTTATCGCCTTCTGAATCTACTTCGCCTTCATCATTTTCATCAGTCATTTGAGTATAGTCGGTTGTATCATTACCTGTACCGGTATCTGTTTCAGTATCAGTATTATCACCTTCTGAGTCATCTCCGCCCTCAACACTACCTTCATCATCCTCAAATTCATCTTCTGTGAAGTCTTCTAAATCTCCACCCTCATCAGTATCAGAAACATCATCTGCAGTATCTTCTGTTTCAGTAGTATCTTCAGTAGCCTCATCATCAGTTTCTGTATTATCGGTATCAGAAACATCATCTGCTTCTGTATCATCATCTTCAGCAGTATCATCTACATCTTCAGTTTCATCATCATCCATTTCTTCTTCTGTATAATCAGTTGGTTCTACATAATTGGTGAAGTCATCTAAATCATCGCCTTCATCTTCAGCTACTTCATCTTCTGTATCGTTTTCTGTTTCTGTTGCTTCATCTTCAGTTTCAGGATCTTCTTCCATAGATGTATAATCTTCAGTTTCATCATCTACTTCTTCACCATTTATTTCCAACTCATTAAAATATTTAATATTAGGACCAAATATCATTCTATTTCACCTCCAAATATTAATCATTGTCAGTAGATGTATTTGGCACATTTTGTTTATGAATAACGTGCATGTTATATTTAATTCTTTGCTGTTGTCTTTGAAGGTTTCTTTGAATAATTTCTAACTGTCTTACCTTTTTAAGATCACCCTCATCCTCAGCTTGTCTAATATATCTTTCACACATTTTAAGCTCAAGATCTATATCATCTACTATTATTTGACGTTCTTTAGCTCTAAGTTTTTTGCTACATGCAAAAGCTCCAATAGCTCCTATAACTGCTACTGCTGGATTAATTGCCCATGCAACTCCTGCAGCACAAGCTAACTTAATGCATTTAGATGCTGAAGGTAATATTCTACCTTTAATAACAGCTTCTCTATTATCATTCATCATAGCAGTTTCCATGCTTTTACTTACATTATTAACAGATACATCAATAGAGTTTGATATTTGTTTGTCTTTATCTTTAAGCTTAATAGCAGTTTTCTTAAGCCTATCAACAGCAAGTTTAAGAGTATTACTAAAATTAAGTTCCATAATGTATTCTTGTGAGGCATTCATATTAACCATTTCATTTAAACAAGCAAGATAGCAGCGAATTCCTCTAAGATTATTACTTGTTGCATATACATTTGTATCGGTTTTTAATTTACGAATATTATCATTAAGGCAATCAATTCGTACACAATTTGATATATTGAAATTTTCTCTTAAAGAATCTCTATGTATTTCCATTGCTTCACATAATTTATCTTTTTCAAGAATAACAGGAACTGTAATAGAAAAATCAGCTAATGAATCTATGGAATCATTATCTAATTTATATAGATTATTGAAAACGATACCTTCTACATTATCATCTATCAATCCTTCATTAATAGATTCCATAACATCAGCTATATACACAATAGATGCAGCTTCTTCAAAATCATCATCGTCCCATTCATCATCAAAATCCCAATCATCATCAGAATTATCTACATCAGAACCATAATCTGTTGATGTATCTCTATCCCAATTTTCATCATCTGAATAAAGATTATTTTCATAATGCTTGATTTTTTCATAATCCTTTTTTAATTCGGTTAGGTATTTTTCCAAATCAGCTTTTCTATTTTTATCTGTTGTTTTTTCTAATTTAGCTTTAATTGAATCTATTTCTTTTTCATATGCCTTTATTATTTTTTCAGTCTGCTTTCTAGATAATGTCATCTGTATGATTTTATCTGTAATAAAAGCTATTAATGCTACTATTGGATGTATATTAATACTAGCTACTATAAATAATCCTCTTATGATTGAGAAAAACTTAGGTAAACCATTTACTATTTGATATGGGTTTTTAGCAAACATGCTTGTCACTAAAGATTTTAATCTTGTAATATTATTTTTATTATCAGGATCTTTAGCGCAATCCTTTCTAAATTTATTAATATCTTCTAATACTTCAGGATCTATTCTTTCATCAGGATTACCCTTTTTAGCATTTTTAATTAAATCTTTAGTCGCCTTTTTAATTTCTTTAGTTTTATCCACAATGGGTTTTAATAATTTTCCTTCCTCATGAAACGGAGAGCAATATGATTCTATTAATTCATCAGCACTGCTATATTCATCAGCATAATCAGTACCAAATATTTCATCTTCTGTTTTATCATATAAATAATAAAGAGCCTTATTAAAAGCATCCTGCTTCATTACTACAGATTTCTTCTTAACTTCATTAATTGCTGATAATTCTTCTTCTCTTATTACTGAAGAAAAAATAAAATAATCTGTAACAGCTTCAATTATTTTTTCTGACGGATAATTCATATTATGCTTATTAAGAGCATAATATGAAGTCTCTAAAGCATGAGAATATTTATTTTTAAATGGGATAGTATAAGTATCTATACATTCTGTTATTTCCATTACAGCAAAATAAATATCATCGACATTAGTTACTTCAGATACTATTTTATCTATATTAAATCTTTTGCTAATTTTACTATAATTTTCAATTATTCTATCACATTCTTGTATCTTTTGGCATTGATCAATTAAAGCATTAAAACTTTCTTCAGTAGCCTGATTTGAATTAGTGATACTTGTAGTTACAGCAACGCCTTTAGAGGAAAGGGCTTTATTTATTGCATTTATTGAATCTGAAATAGCACTATTAACTGGTTTATAGCCTGCTGTTATTTTAGCTTTAGCTTTACTTTTCTGATGACTAATACGATGCTTAAATGATCTCATAAGTTGAGAAGCATCCCTTACTTTATCAACATTTTCAACAAGAAATGCGCTGCATGTCTTAATAGTTGAAGCATTTTCATTAGCACATACTTCTTCAAAAATATCTAATGCTTTATTAAATGCCTCATTAGAATTTTCTGCTAAAGATTCCCAATTCATTATTGAATGGATGGCATTATCTGTACAAAATACATTACTCTCCGTATACAGCCTAGGAATTATTGCAGAACCGGTAATTTTATTACCTTTATTACGAATACGTTTAGAAATATCATTATATGTAATATTCATAGTTTTATACCGCCTTTCCTCAATTATTATTTAATATAAAGTTGAGTAATTTAGGGGTTAAGGGTTATTATTCTGTAACATAAAAATAAAAACATTTTTAAGGGAGGTTCTTAAAATTTATGGATAAAATTATTGCTAATATTATCCTTGAAGGAGCCGCTACTGTAGAAGATTCTATCATTACAGATGGTAACGGCAAGAGAGTTGTAGCTGAAGGAACTCTCCAGGATATGGACGTTGAAAATAGAAATAAAAGAATTTATGCTAAAGCTGATTTAATACCTGAAATAAATGGTCCTAGAATGACAGAGCTTATTAAAGCAAAACAATTCTGCGGTGAATACGGTCATCCTTTATCAGATGACTTAGTAAGACAGCAGACTATAGATCCTAAACTTGTTTGTGTTCGTTTTAACAAAGTTTGGGTTGAGGATAATCTTGTTAAAGCTAGATTCCAAGGCACTAATAATGATTATGGTGAATATTTTGATAGAGATCTCAGAGATGGTTGTAAACCAGCATTCTCACTTAGAGCTCTTGGTGCTATAGAAAATGTTAGTGGTAAAGCATATGTTAAGGGTATTAAAATTATCACTTGGGATAGCGTTATTTATCCTTCACATAGAGTTGCTTACACATCAAACATTGTAACAGAATCTACTATGGATGGTAAACCATTATTTGAGAATCAAATTGTAGTTCCTAATAATGACCCTGGTACAATTATTACATTAAGAGAATCTGATGCTAGAACGGTCATTAGCAGACTTCAGAAAGAATCAGCTAATATGGATCTTATTCTTAGCACATTTGATGGTATCTACGATAAGATTAGTCTTGTAAATGAAAATACAATTATGCTTACTAATGCTATGGGTGGAAAGATTTCAGTTAATCTTGAAAATCATGTACAAAATCTTATTATGGATTATGTAACCAAATATTAAAAAATAAAAAAATAAAATAACCCAAGGGAGAAATCCCTTGGGTGTAGTTTTATACTTTTTTACACATAAGATTTTTAACATCTGCAGTTATTTTTATAAGTAATCGTTGATTTATATAATCTATTTCATATCTACAATCATACACTCCAGTACACTGATATCTTGATATAAAATTATTATATAATTCTATTGGTATTAAATTGCCATTAAAATTAACATCTATTGATTCTTGATTAATTTGAATGGTAATTAATTCATTATTATCTATACAATCTTTTATACAATTATAAAGTCTACTGGCTATATCTTTATTAAATCTGCATAAATAATCTAAGCACATAAATATATGATCATGATAATATCTACGTTCATATTTTAAACCTGGTAAATACCAATGTTTAATAAATGTATCATATCTAGGTTTATCAAATATCACATCCAGGTTAAATACATTATTAATTTCATTTATATGACTAGATATATATAATAAAGTTTCTAACTCGCATGCATGTTCTATGTATTTATTATAATTAGAATCAGCCAAATAAAGTTGATAATTAATCAATTGATCTGTATGATATAATTCATGTATTATAGTAGATAATATGGAAATTTTTAAATCTATAATATCTTCATTATATCTACTTATTACAACAGGATTTATAGATACAATATTAGGTAATCTAGAATAACCACCTTCATTACTTGCCATTAAATTTGCCCAATTAATATCTAAAACAGCTTTATTAATAGGATTAATTCTTCCATTATAATAATTAAATACATTGATTATAAAATCGTTTATTTCTTTATCATAGTTATTAATCATTTTAATTCATCCTTTCTAATTTATTATAAATATAATATACAATCTTAGCATAATTTACCGGACAAATAATTAAAACGGAGGTGATAATATGCCAGCACATTCAATTATAAGATCTGGTAATCAAATGACTCAATTATTAAATAAAATTGAGCGTAGACTTGGTCTGTCTGTTCTTCCATTACCAGAAGCTATATCTAAAGATACTTGGCATACTGTAATAGAGGAAGATACTATTCCTACATTTAGTAGATATTTTCCATATAAGATAACTGTTGTTATAGATAATACATGTGAAAAAGATGGTTTCTTTTTCATTGATAAAGATCTTCCTGAAGGATGTAAGATTCTTGGTGTTAAAGATATAGATTGGCAGTCGTATAGATGTGATCCTAGATTTGATCGTTATGGAATAAATTTCTCTACTTATGATTTTATCAGTAGAGATTATGGTGTAGATGATGTAGCATTTTCTCAAATGTCTGCTGATTATTTAAGCTTATTTAATTTAGGAATATATATTGAATTTGAATATCCTAATAAAATTAAACTTGTATCAGTTAATGGTTCACCAGTATCTAGATATCGCCCATTCCCTCTTCAGGTATTTATAGAGCATCCTGCTAACTTGATGACTATAAGTCCTACAATGATGGAAACTTTTGAAAAATTAGCCCAAGCAGATATTGCTACTATGATATATCAGCAACTTAAATTCTATGATAATACTGAAACTGTATTTGCTAATATTGATCTTAAACTTGATGATATCAGATCATGGAGTGAGAAGAGAGATGATATCGTAAGAGAGCTTGATGAAGCACATGTATCTACAGCTAATGAGTTTGGTTCTTTAATCATGACTGTATAAAAAATAAATTCCGTAGGGAGAAATCCCTACGGAAATATTATTCTGTTTTTGCTCCTACTTTATCAAAGAATGATTGTTTGTCATATTTCTTAATACTATTATTTTCTCCAGTCATTAAATTATATGAATTAGTACCATATGCAGGTCGACCAATATAATTTAACATATTTTGAGCCATTACATACATATTACAAGTTGTAAGCATGTGGAATAATGAAAATAATGTATCTGAAGTCATAAAGAAAAATGTACCATCATTATTTAAATATACTTTCAAACCTATAGTTTCAAATCCATTAACCATATCAACAGCAGGTTCAAATTCAATATAATTATTAAATGCTAAATTAACCTTTATAGGTTCTGGATGAGTTGGTATAAATATTTTTCCATCTTTTTTAGAAAATATTGTATTAATACCATCTTCACCAATAAACCATTGCATAACTTTTTTAAGATTAAATATAAGAAAATATATATTTTCAGGACCTATAATAACTCTATCTTTAATATCTTTTGTATTATACTCTATAGAAAAATAGTAAGTGAAATCTCTTATTATTTTAACTCTATATGAAATATCATTTGGATTGGTTTTATATAAATATTCTCTATGAAAGTTTTCTTTAATTCTATCATTTGTATTATTATTTTTTCTTTGAAAATACAAATCTATATTAAAATTTAATGTAGCTCCAAATCCTAACCACATCACTTTATCACTAATTCTATCATAATCATTATGAACTAAAGTGCACATTTCAACCATCAATATACAGCCCTTCCTAAATTGATTTAAACTATTATATTTTAGTTTAAAGCAAAATAAAAAATAATATTTAGAAAATGAAATAGGGAGAGTTTATAACTCTCCCCATTCATTCCCTTTGGTCACTATATAGTAATTTTACTTACCAGCATTATTTGTAAGATGGGCTGGGATAAAATGCATATCATACTGCATAGCTCCATTCGGCAACATAATAGGATTAGGATTAAACAATATAACTATGATTTTACCTTTATCTTTACAAGGTGTTGTAAATGCTATCGGATACTTAGCTAATAATTCAGGTATATCAATATACTCATTTATATTAACCTCAGTCAACTTAATATTATTAGGTCTATCCGTAGCATTAAGACTCTTCATTTTATCCTTAAAATGTTTGCTATGGATTAAATCATATAAAGCATAAACTGAAAGGTTACTAGTACCCAATAAAGATACTAAATGCTTGGCATTATCAGCCTCCATCTCGGCATCAGATAATCCACATGTTTTATGTTTAAAGCATGAAGGAATGTTCTGCTGATTCTGAGCATTCTGCTGATTTGTTGTAGTATTTACAACCGCAGGTTCTGTTTTGGTCTTTGGCATATTAGGTCCGAGCACAATTTTACCACCAGCAATACCAGCAGCTACAGGTGTTGTTTTGCTAGGCGTGATAAAATTATTAATATTAAAACCTGTTCCTACTGTACTAGCTACTGCTGGCTGTTGAACAGTACTATGCTCTGTAGAATTCATTACAGGTGCTGATTCCACACTGGCATTTTCAATATTTTGATCTTTAGCCTTATCTACTTTTTTAGATTCTTTAACAGGTTTGTTACAATCTGGAGTATTATTAATCTCTTTACTTAATAATTCATATGCAGCTTTACGTTTTGCATTTGTAACTCCGAGTAAATCACCCCTCATCATATCTTTATTAGTGGAACCAAGTGCATTGGTTTCTTCATCAGGATCATACTCAGCAGCATATGCTATAATTTCATTTCTGCTTAAACCCTTAAGAGGTGAAGATTTATCCTCTGCTTCAGAGTCTTTTATTTCATTATTTTCTAAGCAACCAAGATCTACACTATTAGATTTAATATTAATTATAGATTTAAGTACATTATCTAAATTAACGTTAAATTCTTTATTTTTATCTTCATTCTGCATAATACCTGCTAAGATATATGCTTCATTATAGTTATGACCTAGGCAAAGATTAATATAAGAAGAGTATGCTTTTGATAATTCATCTGCATTTGATGCATTATGCATTTTAGAGATCACATCTTTAAAATCTTCATTTGGGAAGTTTTTAATTGTATGATTTTCCATCAAATGAATTACGACTCTTGCACCTTCTTTAATTTTGTTAATATTCATTTATTTGTCCTCCTCAAGACATAATTTTTATTTATATTTATAGTGACCTTTTAAGATATTCTATATCTTATTACACTATTATATTATATAATTAAAAAAACCTTTAATTACAAAAATAATACAGATAGGGATTTCTCCCTATCTGTATCATTCTTTATATACTGTAGTACACATTACATTTTTAGTATTGTATTTCTTTTCTATAGATACAGACCTATTTTCTAATTCTTCATCACTCATAAATATATCTTTACATGATTTAGAATATACTGAAAATATTGGTTTCTTTGCCTCGTAGTATTTTTTGGTAAAGAAGAATCCATTATCTACAACGTCTATATATAAAGTATTATCTTCCCTACATCTTCCAAGTGTCTGTCTAGCTAAAACTTCTGATTTAAATGGCTCTGCTAAATTAATAACACACCTAAGATCTTTTATATCACTTGCAGCTCCGCATGACTTAGTAGTACTAAGAATTATCTTATTATACAAATTGACTTCTTTGGCTCCTTTTTCAACAGCACTTGTATATATTCCTACACTGCCATTTAAAAATGGAAATTGAGAAATGATATAGTCGTAAACCGTCGTAATACCTGCATTTGTACCTATATAAATAAGTATCTTACCATTTATATTAAATACCATATCTATAAGTATAGTAACAAGCTTAAGAAAGTTAGGTCTATTTACAATATATGATACATATCTATTACGATCAAATCCATATTGATTTTTACATCTATTAATATCCATAGCTGTTGGATGGGAATTAAAATGCATCGCACAATAGTTAACATGTGGATCTGTTTCTTCATTAAATAAAGAAATAGCTGGTATATTTTTAAAATACATTTTATATATTTCATTTTCTTCTTTAGAAGATCTTGCAGGGGTTGCTGTTAAATATAAAGTCTTTTTAGTATTAGAATGAAAATCTATTTTACACATATTATCGAAATATAAATGAGCCTCATCAAATACTTTTAATGAGCATTTTAAATATTTAAATAATTCATCAACAGTATTCCATCCATATTTATCACCATATGATCTTATAGTAGCATGAGACGCTAATATGATTTGATATTGCATTGGATCTCTATTAAGTATTTTATGAATGCTTGAAGAACCTGTTAGCATATAGATTTGTTTTTCATCTAACTGAGTATATTCTAATATTCTATCTTTCCATTGATTTAACCAATCAATAGAGTTAGTTATTATAATAGCTCGTGATCCAGTATAACATACTGTGGCTACAGTTAGAAATGTTTTACCAGAACCTGTAGTTGAGTTAACACATAATTGCGATTTTGATTTTGTATAAAAATACTTGTCTTCGCCTAAAATAAATTTAAGAATTTCTAATTGCCTATCATCTTTAGGTAAATATTTTATAGGCATAGGCTCAGTATTTTCAAAAGGATCACATGATTTATCTACTACAGGCTCGCACATAAATGTATTTTTAAGATAATTTATATCAAATCCTCTTGGGATGATAAGTTTCTTATTTTCTTCATCATATTCAATCGCTTTAAAGAATGATTGATGATATGTAGGATTCCATACAGAAAATAAATATTCTAAACGTGGAGCATCTCCCATTTCATAATTATTTATTTCTATTCTAGAATGCTTTAAAATAATTTTATCCATCATTCAATATCCTTTCTTGAACTAGGTTTTAAAGTAGCATTGGTCATAGTAGCTCCACAATGCGGACAAAAAGGCAAATGACTCATATCTATAATAACGCCATTACCATCATATGATAAACACATTCTACAATTACTACAACCACATCTATCATTTACAAATATCCATTCTGCAAATATTTCTTCTTTTACTTTAGCAGGTTCCATATTATTTATTGCTTCTTTAGTTACAAACATGTCTGGCATAACCGCTAATGGCAAATACTGCCAGGAAATTTTATCAACTTCAATATATTTTTTATTCATTAATATCACCTCTTAAAAAATAATAAATCAACCGCAATATAACATTATTGTAATATATATGACTGTGGTTGGTTATATGTATTGCATATTTCTCCTAATACACATTATTATGACAGCATCCCGTAGGGTTAACGCCCTACGGGATAACTGTTCTTTTTATCTGAGTATTGTAGTTTCTAAACCATTAATAAAAGTTACTCTAATAGTATTTTGTTTGAAGTGATTTTTAAGTTCTTCAGCATGTATAAAAACATTTCGTTTCCATTCATGAATATCTATACCTTTATCATACTCGGTATAATCAGCTTCTAAAACAAATACTTCTTCTCCGCCATTAGGACATCCCCATATTTGTTTGTAAACGGTTTTAGCAGGTTTAACAAGCCAAGATATAGAACCATCATTATAATTTTCTTCAAATTCTTGAAGAAATCTACAAAAATTATCAAAAGACATTCCGGAAACTAATTCTCCAGAATGATAACCTTCAATTGTTGAAATTGTTACTATAGCTTTTGTATGATTTAATTTATATTCTTCCATTTTTATTTTCCTTCTTTTTCTACAATCTTAACCATTTCTATACCTTTATCAGGATCATTAATTTTAACATCATCGCTAAATAATCCATCTGACATATAGACCTGAGGTTGCTCACAGAAGAATAAATCAAAGAATGATGGTGCATGCTTAGAATATGACAGCGGATCATAGAGAACTTTACCAAGATTCTTATACAATAATGATACAACAATACTAGGATTATTAACAAGAGCATGGTCAAGTGTTAATAATTTATATTGTGTATATGGATTATTCCAATTAGGTTTAGCTAATACATTATCGGGTGATACTATCTGATTTGCCAATATTACTTCAAGATGAACAGCATCTACATCAAGTCCACCATCTATTACCAAATCAATAAGAGTCTGTAAGGCTTCATCTTTAGTCATCTTTTCAGTGACATCAGATTTATTAATACAGTTAATAATATCATTCATAGTCTTACTAATCTCATCATTTGATATTTTGATATAGAATAATATATCTTCGGTAAGAGCACTTAAAGGAATAGCTACCTTACCATCTACAGCAGAAGCTTTATTACGAATTTGCTTATTAAGCTCATTTGAAATATATAAAGAATCATTATCTTGAGTTCCACATTCTATCATTTCACCAGTAGGTGTTTGTATATAGAATCTGGTAACGTATTCATTATAAACTCCAGAATTTTCATCTATATCAAAAGCTATTTCATTACCATCATCATCATATGATATAGTATCTTCTTCCTCATTAACAAGAAATACATCTTCTGGATCTATAATCATAAAATATTTCTTAAGATCTATGTCATCTAAATCTGTAAGTTTAATAGCATTAGATTCTACATCAAAGAAATCTTGAAATTGCGGTAACCATTTCATGGCAACAATATGAGTTTCAAGAAGATGTTTTGCTGATAATAGAATCTGTGTTAATATTGATGATAATATTTCTGCAGCAATCTTACCTACGTTAATATTAATATTGGTGTAGAAAAGATCTCCATAACAGCATTTACAAATACCTGTACCTGAAGTTCTAGATGCACAAGTCATTGGACTTTTAAGATATATAGTTTGACCTATAAGATGCTTATCTTTTTTATAATCAACAAGATACTGCATACCATTAGGTTTAAAACGATAATATCTATTTTTAATCATATTAAGATGCTTCTCAGTTTTTACTTCATACTTCATAAAATGCTGAGACATGCATTCATAATTAAAATCTGGATTCAATATAGTGTCAATATTATTCAGTCCAAGAAGTCTTGCAAAGTCACCAGAATCACCAACGTTATTCTTAGATAGAATCTGAGCTTTTCTAGCTGTAGATGATTCTATAAAATAATCTGTTGGCGTATTAACGCCACCTGTAGTAAAGCTTCTGTCAATCTTATGATCAAATACCAATCCATCATTAGCTGGTTTTGTGCCAATATTAAGTCTTGCTTCTTTAAACTGTCTTGGGTTTATAGCTTCAGATGCTTTAAAACTATTAGCAAGCCCATGGTCATAACCCAAATATTGTCTGCTATTTTTGATTATTTCAATAGCTTTATTTGTTGCTTCCATACCAGCATCCTTAACTTGGTCAAATGGCACATCGGCTAAAGATACATGAAGCAGATCTCTATATGCAGGAACTGCCTTCATGAGTGCTATATCATCTTCATTATTAATTGTATTTGCTAAATAATAAGAAAAATGTTCTATATTACTATAGTTCCATAATCCATCGCAAATATTATTATTCAGAAATACATTACCATATTTAATCTTATTTTCTTTTGTTAACACATATTCATCGACAAAGTTCTTAATATTTTTTCTTTTGAGCTCTGGTGACCAGAATATATGCTTAGGTCTTATTTGATTATTGTTTTTAAGCACCATACTCCACATGAATAAACTAAACCAATAATCCACAATAAATAATTTGCAAGATATGTTATTCTCCCATGCAATTTCAATCATTAGATTATGTATATAATCCTCATCAATACCATCTTTTAAGATGGCTCCTATACCATCAATATGGTCTGCAATGTTCTCTGCTGTTATATCCTTAGGAACATAGATTGAAATACATGTTTCACGATTTTTTATCATATCTGCATAGATATAATAATTTTTAAAATTCACCAGATAAGTTTCTGGAATTTGTGTGGTTGTTGTTTGTGACATATATTTATTCCTCCTTATATTATTATAGATATAATATACATTTAAAAAAGATTTATATCCATATTAATAAAAAGTACTTTTAAGAATAAAATTATAAAATAAATAAACCGTATGGGTTTCCCCATACGGCTATCTATTTATACAGAGAGTGAAATATTAAATTAGAAAGTAATCTTGGGAAGTGCAGGCATTTTCTTCATATTCTTAATATGCTGAACCTGAGATTTCTTTGCAACCATTTTTGCTTTGGTTTCATATTTCTTGAAAATGCGGCTACGAAGATCGCGTTCTCTAACTCTGTTAAGAGCAAGTTTATTAAAGAGAGGATCTTTTGCATTACGAGCAAGGATTAAGCTTGCTAAGTGAGCACGACGAGTAAAGTCATCATTTTTGTTAAGACGAACAAAAGTCTTTTTACTCATCTTTCTAGCCTCAACAAGAGCCTGAACTTCTGCAGATTCTACAAATGATTTCTGAGCATTCTCACCGCCATCGAAATATGTAACGCTTTCAAGAGCTGCAGCTTGCATATTTGCATCAACTTCAGCAGCAATAGCATCCATACCCTCTTCGGTTTCAGGATCTGCAATATTAGCAGCTATATCAATATCGTTAATTGTATTAGCATCGCTTTCTAAAACTTTTCCAAATAACATGGTATATACCTCCTAAATAGTTTATTTTGTTTAGATCTAAAAAATTAAGTATATTTATAAATGCACTTAAGATTTATTAATATGTTTATGATTTTAAATATGGTTAAACTTCCAAATAAAAATATATTATATATTTGTAATATATTGAAAGGAGAAATAAAAAATGTCGCAAGATTTTATGAAGGCTATGAGCCTTAAAGCTATTCAAGAATACGAACAAGTAATGGTAGATGGATTAAAACGTTCTTTTCCATTATTAAACGAATGTGAATTAAGAGAAGCAATTCAATATTCTATTACAAATCGTCTTGAAAACAAACCAGCTTATTTGGAAAATAATTACACAAAAAATAAAATCAATGGCACAGTTTTAGATATAATAAACTATATCCAAAAACTAGAACCTATAATGACATCAAGCGGTGTTTTATTTAAGAAGCACAAAGAAGCAGATAATCCACTTGCAAAAATGATTATGGGTTTTATCGAACAACGTGGAATTTATAAGAAGGAAATGTTTAAGCATCCTAAAGGAACTGAAATGTTTGAACGATATAATCTCTTTCAGTTACTTGAAAAACTTAATGCGAATGCAACCTATGGTGTATTGGGTGCCCCTACGTCGTTGTATTACAATATCTATGTAGCTGAAGCAATTACCAGGCAAGGACGTTCATATATCAGTTGTTCTATTATGTTATTTGAATCACTATTAGCTAACAATATTAAATTTAATAACCTTAATGAAATAATAACTTTCATTAATAATGTGGAACATGAAAAACCTAATAGAAAACTTATTGATAGTTATATTTTAGATAGAAATATAACTCTTGAAGAATGTTTCTTTAAAGTAATGAATACTGTTGATATGATGATATGGGTTCCATCTGAAGATGAAATGGCAAGAGTATGGGAATACTTAAGAGGATTATCTCAAGAAGATATAAATCGTATTTATTATAAAAATAATTTATATACTTTTGTAGATTTACCAATAGTAACTGATCTTATTATTAAAATACTTTGTGAAATTGATGACCCATTTATGGATCCCAATAAACCACCAAAGAATATTAAAGAAGATCTTGATACTTTAGTATCAATGGTTAAAGAATATGTATATTACCCACATTTCTATATTGATAAATTAGATAGATTGGAATATATGCAGAGAGATATAGTTGCTATAAGTGATACTGACTCAACCATTATATCATTTGATGCATGGTATAGATTTATTCTTGATAAAGTTTATAATATAGATATGCCTGTAAAGCATCAGAAACGTGATATGGTAGAAGTAATCAAAGCAGATGAATGGGGAGATAAGCCATTAAGAGAAATGGTCACTTATGTAGAACCAAGATATGATTATAATTTCTATACTGATGAGGTTATTGAATTAGATCGACTTGTTGAACCATGCGTATTAGTCCCTCAAGATAATCTTAGATATGCTATTATAAATATTATTGCTTATATATGTAGTGATCTTGTTGTGGATTATCTTGCAGAATATACAAAACTCTCTGGTAGTTATGTCGAAGGTACTAAATGTCGCATGATTATGAAAAATGAATTCTTATTCCAACGTGTTATGCTTACTGAGAGTCGTCGAAATTATGCAGATATACAGAATCTTCAAGAGGGTAATATTATTCCTAAAGGTATTAAAAGCCAGTTAGCAATAATGGGTTTACCTATGAATAAAACTACATTATCAGACGACGTTAGAAAAAGATTACAGCAAATTTTATATGAAGATGTGTTAACTGCAGATAAGGTTGATCAAGTTAATGTAATGAAAAAGCTTATAATATTTGAAAAAGAAATTTATAATAGTATTATGAATAAAGAAACCAAGTATTATAAACCTGATAATATAGCAGCTATAAATAGTTATAATAAAGATCCATTGTCTGTAAATGGTATTCTTGCAGCTACTATTTATAATGAGATGCGCAATGAAGATATGCCTGCTATTAATCTTGAAGAACGTAATAAGATTACTAAAATTAAGATTGACGTTAATAAAAAGAATGTAGATAAAATCAAAGATACTTATCCAGAAGAACATGCTAAATTAGTTAGACTTCTAAATCATCCAATACTTGGAGCTAAAGTTACAGTTATAGGATTACCACCTGATGTCGCTGTTCCAGATTGGGTGTTGAGTTTCGTTGACTTTACTACAATTATTAACGATCAGCTTAAGAACTTCCCTCTTGATAGTATTGGGCTTAAGAGATTGAATAATGATTCGGTTAACGTATCTAATATAATTCAATTATAAAATAGAGAGGGAGAAATCCCTCTCTATAAATTTATTAAGGAGAAATTATAATGAAATTAGCAGTAAGTTATTTTTATCAAATTAGATTTTTTAAACCTTATATGATACCTATATCCACTGCAGTATGGGATCCTAAATGGTATCATGCAAATAAAGATCAAAAATATATTTTTAAAGATAAAAATGGAGTTATTAATGGCGTAAGATCCGCCATGCTAATGCCAGGAGAAACATGCAAAGATTTATGTCGTGGTCCTGGAATGTGTTTTTGTAAAACCGGAATAGTTGATCCTAATAATTGTGATTTTCTTAAAGCATATACGAATCAATTAAATAGTATAGATTTTAATATATTTATGAATAACTTAGAAGAAATGTGTAATAAAGTTAAAAATGTATTAAACTTTTATGAAGAGCCTATTGTCGTGTTCATTGTGCATGAATCATGTGATAATATATGTAGCGAAAGAATTCCAATTATAAATGTATTTAGAAATAAAGGATATGAAATTGATGAATTGAAATATCCTATAAAAGAAAATTATTAAAAGGAGAATATTAAAATGAGTATTGAAGAAATTATTGAAGCAAGGGTAGAAGAGATTATAGAAAAATATAGAAACGGATTTCAGTTAAATGGAAACGCTATGTCTGAACGAGATGAAGTATTTTTAAGAAATGGTATTGCTAATGGTATAGTTATTGCCGGATTAGCATTAACTAATACTAATTGCGATAATATATTAAATCCAAATAAAAATAAATAATTAAATTAATACCATAGGGAGAAATCCCTATGGTATTTTTATTTTTTTTAATTATATATTATAATAGTGATAGTAAATGAGGTCGATATTGCTATTAATAAAATTTATAGGAGAATAAATATTATGAACTTTAAAAACGCCGAGAATAAACGCAATGCTAAAAAAGAGGCTGAAAAATACGCCAGAGATATAGCTAACACAGTGTATTGGAATAGAATATTAAATATATTCGATGATTTTTTAATAGATGAAGAGCATATTAATTACTTATATGGATTAAATATTGATACTTTTAATAGATTAACTATGAAGTTTACATTATCCGAATATGTAATTAGAACATTTAAAAATAGTATAGACTGGCAGTGCATTTTAACATATCAAAAGTTATCTGAAGATTTCATACGAGAAATGAAAGACCACATTGATAACTGGTATTTTGTATCAAGATATCAAAAATTATCTGAAGATTTTATTAGAGAATTTCAAGATAAAGTTTGCTGGGATACAATATTTCAATTCCAAGATTTATCAGAGAAATTTATAGAAGAATTTGAAGATAAAATTGATAACTGGTATTTTGTATCAAGATATCAAAAATTATCAGATAATTTTATTGAAAAATTTCATGACAAAGTCAATTGGGATTATATACTAAAGTATCAAAATGTATCAAAAGTATTAGTTAAAAAATATAAAGAAGAATATTATTTTGATTATATTAATATGATTGGAGATATATCTAAAAATGATATAATACAATACCAAGATAAAATTAATTGGAATTTGCATTATATATATAAAAATATGTCTATAGATCTTATTAGAGAATTTAAAGATAAAATTAATTGGGATTTGGTATGCGAAAATTGTGATCTATCAATAGATTTACTTAGAGAATTTAAAGATTATCTTGATTGGACCAGCGTATTATGCAATGTAGATGTATCTTTAGATTTTATTAGAGAATTTAAAGATTATGTCGACTGGGAATATATGACTTCTGAATTTGAATTGTATGATAGTTTTATCAGAGAATTTAGAAATTATGTCGATTGGGATGATATATCTGGATGCTATACTCTTACTGAAGATTTTATTAGAGAATTTCAAGATAAGGTTAATTGGCATTTAATATCGGAATACCAAAAATTATCTGAAGATTTCATTAAAGAATTTCAAAATAAAATAGATTGGTGTTGTATATCGGAGCATCAGAAGTTATCTGAAGAATTTATAACTAAATTTAAATATAAAGTCGATTGGAAAAAAATATCTCAATATCAGGTATTATCTAAAGATTTTATTATTAAATTTAAAAGTTTTGTGTATTGGGAAAACATTCAAAAATATCAAGATGCATATAAATCCTGTAGTGGTGTTTATAAAAGATACAAAACAAAATACGAAAAACTTAAACGTCAAAAATCTTGGGATGAGGAATCTTTAGTTTATCGTAATAATGGATGTTCATGTTATAATTCCGCATATGGATTAATTGCCGAACGTGATGAAGATTTAGAATCTATTAAATACATATTAAATTCAAACCGCTATAACACATGGGAAAATATATTAAAGGAGAAATGATAAAATGCTAATAGCAAATGATACTGACAGATGGGATTTTGAAAAATCCGAAAAATTTATTAAAGATAATTTACAACAAGGTGATGAAGATGTAATATATTCACAGGCAGAATATTTAAAAGTGACAGAAGATTTTGCTAGAGAATTTAAAGATAAACTAGAAATAGAATTATTTTGTATCTGCGCCGAGTTATCAGAGGATTTCTTACGTGAATTTAAAGATGAATTCGACTGTGTGGATTGGATCAATATATCTTATTTACAAGAACTATCAGAAGATTTTATTCGTGAATTTCAAGATAAAGTTAATTGGACCGGCATAACAATGTGTCAGGATATATCTGAAGATTTCATACGTGAATTTCAGGATAAAATAGATTGGGATGCTATGCCAGTTGATAAATTATCTTATGAATTACTTGATGAATTTGAAGACAAATTTGATTTGGGTTGATTGAGGTTTTATAAATGAAAGAAATAAATATAGAAAAATTACAAAGCTTAATTGATGACACATCATATGAAATTATTAATTGGAATTATATGGTGACAAATTATTATTTACCTGAAGATTTATTAAATGCTATTATAAAAAATACTTCTAAAGGTCTGGACTTAATTAAATCAATACTACAGCATCAAAAACTATCACAAGATTTTATTAAAAAATATATTAATGATTCTAATTATAGCTATAAAATATCATTAAATAAAAATTTATCTGAAGAACTGATTACTGATCTTGATGATGCTAAAATTAATTGGGATAATTACTTTTCAACCCATAAATTATCTGAAGATTTTATTAGGAAATTTAAAGATAAAGTATCTTGGACGACCATAATAAATACCCAGGATTTATCTGAAGATTTTCTTATGGAATTTAAAGATGAAATTAAATGGCATGATATTATTACAGAAGTATATAAAAATTTACCTAAAAATATTATTGAAAATATTAAGAATAATATAAAATGGGATGATATATTTTATTATACACTTACAGAATGGGATGAAATTAAAAAGTGTATGCCAAGTAAGCATGAAGACTTTATTAGAAAATTTCAAGACATGCCATTTAATTGGAAATATATTTTTATATTAGGTAGTTATAGTGGTTTTAATCTATCTAGTAAATTTATTAAAGAATTTCATAGTAAAGTTGGTTGGGCTTTTATAATTCCAAGATATAAACTAAGAGCAAATTTTATTAGAGAATTTAAAAATGAATTTACATATAGCGATTTAAAATTACTACATCGCTATCAAAAAATGTCATCAGATCTTAAGTATGAATTGCATAAAACTATTAAACCACCTGCACCAGAAAACCCTTATGCTCCAAGACCAGCAAAACGAGCAGAAGATACTAATGCATAATTATGGATGGGCTGTAATTACAGCCCATCTAATTCCAATAAAGTATTTTATTTTTGCAAAAGGTTTGCCAGTAGGATAACCCTACTGGCAATTTCATCTTAATTATAAAATCATTTTATAATTTATTATAAAAGACAAAGAACCTTCTTATACAGTGTATAAAACTTTTTACTTTTACCTTTATTATATTGTCAGTATTTTATTCTCATCAAATTGAACTTTTAGGCCTAAAACCATAGCATGATGAGCAATTGCCATCTTTTCAGCAGGAATATTGATATTATCATAGACAGAAATATCAACTCCGTCCTTTAATCCGGCATAGATTTCATAAAGCTGATCTTTATTATAACCAGCATTTACATACTTGGTTAAATCAAAACCTTCAGCCAATGCAGTAACAGCCCAGTTGGAAATCACATAAGGAATTTCAGGATTAAAATACGGATGCAACTGTTCTGTGGTTAAACCATGGGAATAACCTGTAAGAAGAATCTGCATCTGAGTTGCATTAAGATCAGTATTAAGAAAACCAGTTGTCCAAATTTCTTGATTTTCTTTAGCAGATGTAAATACTGATACTAAAAGTTGCAACTGCTCAGTATCAAAATTGCTAAGTACTTCTTCAGGTATTGCACAATTAACTATTAGATGTGTCGCATTTTCAATCCATCCTGATGAGTATTTAGGGTTATCCAAGAGTTTCAATTGTAAATTTTTTTGTTCCATTTTTGATAGTCTCCTTTCAATAGATTTTATTATAAAGTAAAGTTTATTTTATATTTGTAATATTTTTCTTTTTATTTAATTTCCTCCATTTTGCTTAGGTTGGCGAAACATTACAATAAAATCTAACAAAAGGAGGTAAAATAAAATGGCTTATAATCAGCCACCTAATATGATGGGTGCAGGTCCAGCCTACGGTAATATAATGCCAGGTAGAGCTGTGGTAAATCCAGGTCAACCGCCCCCTCAGGCTATGCCTAGAAAAAGACCTCAACAAATAAGAACTATATATGCTCAAAAAACTACTAAAAATAAAAGTTTTTTAGATATGCATCATTATCTTAAATCTATTGGAATTAAGAATAATGAGTTCATGTTAACACTTATTGATCCAGATCTTGATGGAATAGATCCTCATGATCCTAATTTAAATTCATATTATAAACAAAAAGTATTGCGAGAATGCTTATGTAATTATTGGTATTTCATCAGAGAAGTAGTAAGAGTTCCTTCATCTGGTAAACCAAGAATGTATAAATTAACTAGAGCCAATCTTGCATTAAACTTTTGTATGTGTTTAAACCTTAATGTGTTTGAGGAAATTCCTCGTCAGCAAGGTAAGACTGTATCTGTTGCGATTAGATTATTATATATTTATAATTTTGGCACTACAAACTCTAAGATGGCTTTCTTACATAAGAACATGGACGGTGCTAAGGATAACTTACAGACTCTTAAAGATATTAGAGATACTTTACCTCCATACTTAATTATGAAAGAAAGAATGTTACCAGATGGTAAAGTAGATAAGGGTAAGAATAATACTAATGAAATAGTAAACCCATTTAATAATAATGCTATTAAAGCATATGCTTCAGCTACTAATAAAGCTAAAGCGGCATCGTTACTTAGAGGTAAGACACTTACACTCATGTGGTATGACGAGTATGGCTTCTTACCATATAATGATGTAATCTACATGAATGCAGCTCCTGCATTTAAGACAGCTTCTATGATAGCAAAACAAAATGGTGCTCCGCATGGTATTGTTATAACAACAACACCTGGCTTTATGACAACTCCTGAAGGTCAGGAAGCTTACCATACTAAAGAGATGGCTACTAAATTTAGTGAATCTTGGTATGATAAGACTTATAATGAATTAATTAGTATTATTAATGCAAATACCAAATCAGACTTTATATATATTAAATACACATATCAGCAATTAGGCTGTACTGAAGAATGGTTTAATGATGTATGTAAACTTCTTAAAAACTCATGGCCGGATATTCGAAGAGAAATCTTGCTTGAATGGGCTACTGGTGTTGAAAACTCACCATTTAAAGAAGAAGATCTTGACACAATCAGCGGTCTTTTACGACAGCCAATTAGCGAAGTTTACTTACTTGGTAAATATCGCTTTGAAACTTATCTCCAAGCAGATACTAGAACTTACCCTGCATTGATAGGTGTCGACGTATCTGGCGGTTATAAACAAGATAGCTCAACCATTACTGTAGTAGACTCATTGTCAACCAAAGTACTTGGTTGTATGAACTGTAATTATATTAGTACTCTTGATTTGGCAAGATGTATTGAGTTTATTGTTAAGAATTGGATGCCTAATGCTATCGTCAATGTAGAACGAAACGGTGGTTTCGGTGCTACTGTTATAGCTAAGCTTATGAAGATGGGTCTTAAGAGAAATCTTTATTATGAAATAAAAGATATTGTTGTTGAAGAACGACAAGATGGTGTTCATTCATATAAGCAAAAGGTTCGTACAAAAGTATATGGACTTACATCTACCAAAGCAATCAGACAACTTCTTATTGATATATTACTTGAACGTGTAGAAAATCATAAAGATAAAATCATATCTCCAATTATCTATAATGAATTATTAGGTATGGAGATTAAGCGTAATGGTAAGATAGAACACTCTGCTAGCACGCACGATGACCAGGTATTCTCAATGTTAATGGCTCTTTATATGTGGTATGAAGGCGTTAATATGGCCGAACGTTTTGGTATGAAAAAGACATCTATTAAAACTGATGATGAGATAGATGAGCAGATTGATTACTATAATGATGACACTGTAGAAATTGTAGAACACTTCAATCAACAAGATGAATTACATGAAGAAATAGAAAAAGATCTACAATCTGCAATTGCTGCAGGCGGTACTAGAATGCAAGACTTTATAGAGCAACGTAGAGCTGAAGAAAAAGCTAAATTCGAAGCTCTTGTTACTACACCTTTGGGTGAAAAAGCATATAGACAGACTTATAATATTCCAGATAGTGTTCCATTAAGTAATTATTTTAATGATGCCAATGGATTCACTGTACCTGATTCTGTATTATTAGGATTCTATGCTGATGGAAATGCTATATTTGATATGACGGAAAGAGTAAGTGTTTCTGTAGCATCTGATGATAATCTTGGAGCTTTAGAAGATGGAGAATATAGATACCAGGATCACTTTAATTTCTAATTAAAATACTTTATTAGAGGAGGATAATTCCTCCTCTATTATTTTTTGAATTTTATATAAAAAAGTACAAGTATATAAAATATAAATTTAAGGAGGTACCCTTTATATGAATATGGGAAGTGTTGAGCCATATCGTATTAATAATGAGTATAATATTAGTGAAATTTTAGCTCATTTTGGCTCTGAATATACAATGCATGCTCTTGAAGATAAGTTAGATCATATAGATTATACTTCATCACTTATCGAACCTAATTTTGTTAGTGCTTATGAAAATAATTTTAAACTTATGGAAGAAGAATATCCTGGAGATAGTTTAAATATCAGATCAGTGCGAGAAGAAGTATATAGAGATATTATTAATCTTTTATGTAAAAAATTTAATTTATCTTTTAATAGTGCAGATGATACAATTGATTTATACACAGCAGCATATTATTTGTATGATTTCTTAGTTTGTAATAGAAATAATATTATGGTTAATTTCTTTACAGCATTTATTATAAATAATAAAGATACTCTATATAATATTTTAACACAAGAGGACTTAAAAAAGAATAAAGATAGTTCTTCAGCATACGGAAAAAGAGTTTATGTTGATCCTAAATATATTGCAATTAGTGCAAACATTCCTAGAATTATAAACTATATTAGCACATTTGATATTCAGCTTAATAATATTTTCCAAAGCACATATGTAGATTTTAATATAGTGCAATTTCTTGATAATGCATTTGCTGACAATGGTAATTTCTTTAAAGATTATTATTGTAGCGTTGTAAATAATATAGAAATGGCACCAATTATTATTATAAATATAAGACTTGCATTACAACGTCTTGTTGGAGATATTAGTGCATCACATATTGATGAGCTTATAACATCAGATACAATAGAAGAAAATAAATAAATTATTTTAAGGAGAATAATTTTATGAACGAAGAAATTAAAAATGAAGAAGTAAATACAACTCTTACAGATGAACAGGTTCACCATATTTATACTGAATTATCTGATGTAGATAAAGAAAGTATGGATAATTTAGCAGCTGCTAAAAAAGAAACAGAGGAAACTGTTTATACATCAGAGGATAATACTGAAATAACTGAAGAATTTATATCTGGAGTTACTATATCTGAAGTTGAAGACATTAAAGAAAATGAAGAAGATGTAAAAGATGCTCTTAGTGGATATGATTTAGATAATGAATCTATGATGCAAATGCTAAATCTTATCAATGATTATAAAGCCGGTAAACAAACTAATTTATATTCTAAATTACCTGAATCTTTTAAGAAACTTGTTGATAATATGGTAGCAAGTGAAAATGTACCTAAAAATCAAAAAGTAGCAATGAGAAATGAAGCAGCTAAAATACTTATAGATAGCTTTATTAATGATGCTAAAATGTCAGCCACTATAGATGAATTTTCCGCAGAATTAAACACTGCCATATGTGAAATGAATTCAGAATATGATAAAATGATTTCAGATGCAATGGATGAAACATTTAGCAAAATAGAAGAAATCAGAGCAGAAGATCCAGAACAAGCTGAAAAATTGGAATCGATTAAAAATGCATTTGATAATGCTTTAACATTTGACAAACAGCTTGAATGGATTAAAATGATGCCAGCAAATGCTCTTAAAAAACTAGCAGATAAAGAGTACAGTAATTACGTTAGACAATTCAACACAAGAGTAAATAACAATACTTTTGGAGTTACAATTCCCGATGTTAGTGAACTTCTTCCTATAATTAAAGCTGCTTTTGATGGTAAATATAGTGGTAATACTATTAAAAAGTTTATATTAGCAATATGCAGAACTTCTGCTAATCCTAATGATCTTGCTGGTACTGCATATAATTATAGAATAGTTTCTAGTATTTACAGATATAAGTTTACAGCAATAGACGAGAAAGGTGAAATTATCTTTAGGAATATCTCCAAGGTTATTGAAGAAATCTAGGGAGGTAACTTAGTATATGTATAGTCATATTATAAATGGTCATTACATGTTTGGTAATACATTTATTCAACCAGAAATGTATAGATACAATAAAATTCGCCATCATTATATGGCACCTGCTAAAAGGCCTATGCCGCCATATCCTGATATGGTTAATAGACCAATTCAATGCCCTAATGCAGGTGCAGCTGGATGCTGTTTGGCATATGAGGATAATGGTACTAAAGTAGATGCACCATATACAGATTCTAATAAAGACGGTGCTAATAAATGTGCTGATTGTAAAGATTGTCCATTCTCATCAGATGGCATCATAAGAGATCCTTTATTAACAAATTTAGTTAATATAGAAACTTCTGTAGTGAAGACTCTTAAAATTACTTTATATGGAACTTCAACAGAACAGGATAAAACTATTGAGATGAAAACAGGTGGTCGTTACGCTGTTACATATATAACTGAACATGGCCTTGTAACATCTGTAGGATATCTTGAATTGATTAGCGATAGCGTTCCAGACGAATGCACTAGATATATTAATACTACTAATGCAGCAGCTGTATCTACAGCTTATATAGGAATGGATTGTTCTACTGAAGGGCATTCTGATAAAAGAAAGATTTATATATCTACTATAAGATCTATACAAGTTCTTGCTGAAGGTGAAGAGCCGGAAACTCCAGAAGTTAAATCAATGAGAGAAAGACTTCAATCATTATTAGATGCTATAGAAAAAGGCGAATTAGTATTCTGTGATGATAATTGCGGTGTTGGAACTGAAGAAATTAAACCATCAGATCCTGAAGACAATTATGATGATGGCGATGATGGTTTTGATGTTGAAATTATAGGATAAATATAACCCATAGGGATCACTCCCTATGGGTTAAAATTTCGGACTTTAAAATAAATATAAGAGGAGGTGCTATGCCATGGATTTTTTTAAAACTGTTAAAGATAAAGTTATATTTAGCGGAGATGGCGAGTTAATTTACTATGTTCCTGAGAAGTATTTTGAAATTAAAGCGGCTGAAGCTGTAGGTGAACGAATTGGCACAATAGGTATATTTACATATGCTGTATTTGATAAAAATGGTAAAAGACTATTATTAAAACCATTTAATTGCCCTACAATGATAGAATGTATTCCAAATTCTATAACTAAAGAAGCTAATTATACTTTAGAAGGTACAAAAGAACCTAAAGCATACAGATTACTTCATTTTAAAAATGGCGATGAATTAATTTGTTCCACACAAATACCTGTAGATTTTGCAGTATTGGAAAAGTTTATTAATATATTCAAACGTGGTAATTTACCAGAGAATATTCCTTATAATCAAATACAAGATTACATACTTAAAAATGCAGAATTATGTAAATTTGATTATAAAGTATCAGCTCAAATTATAGGTATGGTTATATCTGAAATATACCGTAGTGAAAGTGATCTTAGTAAGCCATTTCGTATTGCTGATACAAATGATATGCTAGCATACAAAGCAATTTCTATAGATAAGGTTCCAAAGTACACTTCTGCGTTTACTGCGGTAACCTCTGATAACGCAGATGAAGCTATTGCAGCTGCTATGACATCTAAGACTCATAAGGATTCTCCATTAGAGAAGATAGTCATGGTATAGCGGCTTTTATAAACATATCAGTAAAGCTAACGCTTTAGTTTATTTATAAATAAATTAAAAACAACTATAAGGAGGTAATACCAATATGAAGGGTTATCCTAAATCTCGTTTTGAGATTGTTAATCAGTTACAAACTCAGACTATAGATACCACAGCTTCAGGTAATAATATTGCTTTGTATATGCAGCTTTATACAAGTGATAAAGGTTCTGAAGGTTGGGAATTATTAACTGGATTTGATGGATTTACAAAAACCAAAGGTGGTATGAGTTTTGCTAAGCATGGTCAGGCACAGCTTACTGTAGCTCAGGCACTTAGAAGCGGAGCCTATGTTTTAGGTAAACGTTTAGTTAGTGACGATGCAGCTCTTGCTAATGTTACTGTTATGGCCAGAGTAGTAAAAACTAGCAAACTTGAAATTGGCGACGGTACTGCAACTAATAAAGGCGATACATCAAATGTTTATTTCTATACAACTTCTGTTGCAGGTTGTACAGATTTTGAAAAAGCTTGTGAAGATGGTGTAAAGGGTAAGAAAGATGTTAATGACATTCCGTTACTTACTATTACCGCAATGGGTCGTGGTGTAAGTGCAGCTAGCATTCGTATTGCTCCAGAATATTCTGTATCTAGAAATAGAGGCAATGCAAATTATGCTAAATATTCATTTGAAGTAATTGAAAATAATGAAACACTTGAAAACATCATCGTTTCAATGAATCCCGACATCATTACAAATGGTGCAGCTCAAGGCTTTAATCCTAAAATTAGAGCTAATTCTAATCAGGTTCGTGTTAAATTATATGATGAGGGAGTATACGCTTTAGTTTCAAAACTTGCTGAAACAGCTGTAGACGCTAATGGCGAAAGCATCCCTGTTGCAGGTTTAATCAATCTTGATTTTATTAATGGTTGTGATCTTAAGGGCAATCTTATTTCTGGTATTGCAACAGCTGGAGAAGAACATAGTGTATGGGAAAGCAATAGACCCGAAGATATCATAGATGTTTTATGTGATTTATCAGCTATTACAGGTATTCAATTAAAGAATGGTTCATATGGTGCAATGGGTAGTGTTCCTATGAACAACACTGATGAAATTGAAAAACTTATGCTTGAAGCTATCACACCACCCGCAGATCGTGAAAATTCAAAATTTGATACAATTATATATGATTTAGATGCATATAAAATTGATTGTACCTTTGACTGCGCATGGTCTAATAAAGTTAAAAACGCTATTATCGATCTCATTGATTTTAGAGGCGATATGGTATTCTTAACTGACTTGGGTAAAGAAGCAAATTCACTTTATGGTATTAAAGAAATTGTTACTGGATATAGAGAAGGAGATGAGACTTCTGGTATTAAACCCAGCAATAACTCAGTTCTTTACCACAACTATTTCAATATTATTGATCCTTTCTCAAAGAAAGAAATCACTGTAACAATGCCCTATCTTCTCATTGATAAAATGACAAATCATATTGCTAAGGGTGTAGGTCGTCCGTTTGCAGGCATTGCTAATAACATCGTATTCGATGGTATTATTGAAAATTCTGTAAACTTCTTCCCCGTATCAATTCCTGGTCTTGATGAGAAACAAGAGCTTGTAGAAATGAATGTAAACTATCTTAGTTTATATGATGGTGTTCCTGTAATGGAGACCATGTATGTAAATGATACAACATACTCACAGTTATCTTACTTGCATAATATCATGCTCGTTCAGGATGTTATTAAAACTATCCGTACTAAATGCCCTCAGACTCGTTATACATTCCTTGATGGTGACGATTTAGAGACATATATTTCTGACGTTCAGGCAATTGTTAGAGAATATAGTTCTTCGTTTAAGAGCATTTCTTGCGAATATATGGCTGACGAGAGATATGAGCAGAATAATATATTCTATGCAGTACTTAAAGTACAGTTCAAGAACTTCATTCAGGAAGAGTACTTTAAGATTATTGCTATTTCTTAAGGAGGTGAACGAATATGGCTATTAAAAGAGATTGGACAGTAACAAACCCTGCAAATGCGAATGTTATGGATCAGAATAAGAAAGTAAGTTCATTATTTGAAAATACTAAAGATTTTAAAGATGTGACTACTTATCGTCTTATGAGAGGTGTTCCGGACTTTGGCTCTCTCGTTCAGTTTAATCCTTATGAAACTGGTTATGCTGCATTCATTATTTGTCAGATTCCTAAATTCATGGAGAAATTGGCATCTAAGGATGCAAACTATAATAAGTTAGTTAATAACTGGGCTCATATTATCGAATATGAATTCAAGAGCTTTGATGGTCTTGATAACCTTTCTGCAGATACTATTACTCTTGGCGATGAGTTAAATAGCATTAACGTAATTTCTAGAATTAATGGTATGAATGCTGCAGAGTTTACTCTTGGTTATGAAGAGAAATCTGGTAGTCCTCTTACAAAGTTTGCTAAATTATATCTTACTGGTATTAAGGATCCTCGTACTCAGGTTAAAACTTACCATGGTTTAATTCACTCTGGTGAGATGGAGCCTGGTTTCGAAAACGAAGTATTTACATTCCTCTTTATCAATACAGATAACACAATGCGTAAAGTTGAAGCTGCATACCTTCTCTTAGGTTGTCAGTTAAACTCTGCTGACCTTGATATGTATAACTACACCAAGGGTGATATCGGTAAGAGAGATGTTAACGTTAAGTTTAGTGGATATCCTGTACAGTCTACTAAGATTGATAAAGCTGCTCAGGCTATGTTAGATTATCTTCTTAGCGCTGAAGCTGGAGCTCGTCAGATTATCGTTAATAGCGATGAATACAATTACACCGGTATTAATGAAATTGGCAAGACTCTTGATAGATACGCTGGTACTGGCAGAGCTAAAGATCTTGGTATCGAAGTAACTGGCACAGAGTATGATGTTGCAACATACACTGGTGTTGAAGCTATTACTGAGTAATTTACTAAAATTATATAAATTATTCCCCATGGGAGCAATCCCATGGGGATATATTTTCTTTAAGCTAGATTCTCAGGATTAGATATTGTATCTTCAGTGGCACCTTGTTTTGCTTTATTTATAATTTGTTTGATAACATCCATATTTAAGTATGATCCTAAGTGATAGATTTTAAGTTCTTTTGCAAACTTAGCTTTAATCACTTCATTAGGCTCGTCAGCCATTATAATATTAGTAACGTTTTCACAATAATCACTAGTATTAGTAATAAGCTGACCTGAGTTAATCATATTCATAAATAACGGAGGAGGTAATGTTACAGTTATCTGATCATTACAACCATATTCAATATCATAAATCTTAGTATATAACGGAGCTATTACTTTTTGGAACTCTCCTTGACGGCTATAAGTAAATCTTAAAAATTTAGAGTTAGCCATAGTAAGCTGCATTGCATAGTCTGGAGATAAACGTGCTTGGATTATTTCCATTGGCACACCAGTAACGCTAATAGCAGACTCTTCAAGAAGATTAAGCAAATCAGTTTTAATTTCAATTTGCTGACCCTGAATAACTTCAACATCAATCGGAGACTGACCATCATTGCCACGGGGGATGATATAGTCGTTAAATCTACCAGTAATATTAAGAACTGAATTAATATTTTCAATCTGTCTGATACCAAAATTGGATTTCTTAATTTCATTAATTGTTTTTAATAAAGTTTTAGAAATATTAGATTCAACAGATTGTTTTACATAATAAACACGCTTATCGTTACCGCGTGTCATAACACCTAAACAGTTAGTAATATAAATAGCAACCCATAATTTAGCAGGAATTAAACTAAGATTAAGATCACTAATACCTCTACCAGTATCTTCATCAAGGTCAAAATAAATATGATGAATATCTTCAGGTGGAATATAACTAACACGAATATTATTAGTAGAACCAGCAGCGGCATTAAATGAATCATTATATTTAAGGATATAATAAATCTCTTTTTTAAGATCCTGATTGGCATTGATAAACTTAGCATCAATTTTATCTGCCAAGTTATTGGCAATGCTTCTTAATAGTTCTTCTCTTCTTTGTATAGAATCAAATGCTTCTGATCTACCATTACTTCTTAAACCAGTAATAGTATTAACCATTCCAGTTGTTGTATGTCTTTCTTCAAATAATGCTGCTTGATCATCAAAATCAAAATAGTAATATCCTAAACAAATATCATTAAGAATTATAGGAGTTACTCTTTCACGCTTAAGAATTTTAACTATACAGCCATTCATGTCTTTAATGTTAGAATTTCCTTTATTGGAAGTATAGAGTCCGTCAGCTGTCGTATCATCCTCGTTAGGGAGCTGTAAATCATCATCGAGCACTCGATCAAATTTATGGTGTGCAGGAATTTTTGCCCCCATTTCAAGATCATGATTCATTGAATTGTCAAATGCATATGGTTTACCATCATTAGCAATTGAATCAATTCCTTCTGTAATAACATCAGAACTGCCATTAATAGCTAATTCCATTAAGTATTGCTCTGTAAGAGATTGCTCTCTTACTACTTTTCTTTGTTCTCTAGCAGACTTTTCATTTTCAACAATAGAAGAAATTATTCCATTTTCTATTTTAATATCAAAATTAAAATTATCTTCTGTTTCGTTAAGCTTATAATCATTAGAAGATGAAACCTTTACAGGTTCAAATTCAGATATACCACTTTCAATAAGTACTTCTCCAGATTCAAAATTTGTTCTAACTTTAATATTTCTATCATCTGTAGTGGAATTTTTTCTATCTATAAGTTTTCTTATAGCTTTACTATACGGAACGCAGTATACAAAAGTTTCGCCATATTTAGAAGTCTTTTCATAAATCTCACTTGTTAACTTAAGCATATTATAACGATTTTTCATATCGTTAATATTTCTTGCAAACTGTTCCTCAGATTCTCTAGTTGGTGACAATTTAGATTCTATATTAAGAAAATCTTTTGAAAAGCTATCTGATGCTAATATATTATCTCTAATTGTATCTAGAGCTTCTTGAAGTTTAGGCATATATCTTAATACCTCATCAATTTCAGTATCAACAGCCTTAATCCATCTATTGTCTAAATATGAACTTGTTAAATTATTAATAAATTCATTATCACCAAATATACGTTCAAACTCTTTTACAGTATCTGGATCTCCCTGAGAACTTAAAAGAAGTCGTTCATATAATCTAGATATATTAGGCTCGCCAATATTATCAGAGTTAACATTCATTATATCTTTAATAGATGTAGTTATATCTGTTTTTATAGCCTGTAATTGATCTTTATTATGCGGGTCTGCAAAATATGTTGTGCGGTACATATCATCCATATTACCTTGAACAAGGGTAGCTAATCTACGCAATACACCTGTACGAGGTTTCTGTTCATTTTGTTGTGAAGGCATAATAACACACTCCTTTCTTATAATTTATTCTCATGTTCGCCATTGGCTAAAATACCTAGGTTGTGGGTAATATACCCACAACCGTATTTATTGTACTTTTATAAAATTTATATAAGTTATTATATTAAATTTCTTTTTACTAATACGAAATCTTGAAATAAATGTATGAATCAAGTCAGGTTGAAATATTTGTAAGTATAATTTATCACTTTTTGTAGTTGGTAATATTGATGAGAATAAAGTCATATAATAACCTTCATAAATTACACTAGCAGCACCATCTGCTTTGCTCATACTTTGAATTTTACTTAAAATTTCAGGTATTTCAACTTCATTAATGGCTATTTGAGTTGTATTATCAATTGATATGGCATATTTATATTTATTATAAGCAAAAGATATTATTCTTTGATCAAGACCAATTAATAATTCTCCCCCACCAACTGTTCTAAGAGTTGTATCTATAGAATCAAATTCAAAATCTGATTCTATAGATATAGTTTTAATAAATGCAGATAATGAACGCTGATTAATTATAATACCATTAAAATAATTATTTATGAAATTGCTATCTAACAAGACATAAGTTACTATATATTGAATATTATCAAGTCCAATTATAGCATTATCAATAAGAACAAAATCTTTTTGTTTTAAAGCTTTAGCAGCTTCATTAATATATACTAATTCACTGGTTGTTATATTCAAATTTACTCATCCTTTCTTGCTTATAGCACATTTCTCTACCAACAGAATTATCCACAATTATACACATTTCTCTCTTATTTTTATTAGGAACTATAGTACACATAATTCTACCACCATTAATAGTATCACTTGAATATAATCCTCTCATTGGAGCTTTAATGGTTGAAAAATATTTTATTATATCATAATACATATCCAAATAGCCTGCAAGATTAAGATATCTTTGACAAAAATTAAGTCTATCATGAGATATGAAATCTTCCATAAACCATACTGTTCTATCATAATATGGATTATTAAATCTATTCTCCTTAGGATCAAGAACTTCAGGGAAGAATACTTTACCATGCTGTGTCATCGGGCTCATATTAGATTCATCAATTATAGACGGATACAGACTCTTATAGTCAAAGTCATCCAGATTATCACATAACATTGTCGGACGACCATCTATTTTAACTCTAGGTTTCTCACTTACTAAAGTCGGATCGGCTACAAATGCACCTGCAAATCCAACTTTTTCATTGCTCTTATTAGTATTGCATCCAAGAATATAACCCATATTTCTAAAATCTTTAACACCACGATTAACAAGATAAGTTGTCTGTCTATGAACTTTAGAATATCTTGTATTTGTAGTCATAGCTTTAGAATATACAAAGTCTATATCATTAACTTTATTTTCTATACATAACTGAACAATTGTATCCATAATATTATAGAAAACAAAAGTTCTATAATCTAGATAAGGAAGTTTAGATATATTAGTTGTAATATTAGAATAATCAAGTTTCTTAACACCTGCTATTAATCCACCAACATAATCAAGTTTAAATGATGCTATTGCTCTTTGACCTTTACGACGAGATGCAAATGTAACTAATTGATCTATATATACAGAATATGAAGATACTTGAGCATAATCTCCACGTTCTTCAAACTTATCAGCCCTCTTATCAACGTAATAATAACATTCTTTAACCTTGAAATCTTTATGACAAATAATTTCACATGGATCATATCCAAGATTAATAATTCTTTGAATAAGATACGGTAAGTCGAATGGCATGTTCCATGCTATTGAAAAATCTGGTTTAATTATATTGATTACATTAAATGCATCAGTTAATAATTTTATTTCTTCATCATAAAACATGATTTTATATTCAAATGGATCAAGACCTAAACGATGTTCTTGTTTCCAACCACCAACTGTATCTTGAACAAATTGCTTTATTTTTATAGGTATATCTTTTTCCGTTTTAAATAAATCAATTAATGGATTATTGTAATTATCTAAAAGTAAAGTATATACCTTTTTATTAATATCATCAACTAATGTTATGGCGTTTACAGGACATTCTCCAGGTTCAGGAAAATCTCCTCTCATATCAATAGTATCAGCCTCGATATCGAAGTACAATTTAGTGGGTTTAAACTGTTCATTTTTATATAATAAATCAAATCTATATCTATAAAAATCTTCAATATGCATATCAGCACCAAATATAGAAGGTATCTGAAATAACTTATCATTATCTCTAGCATTTCCTGTACGAAGATTATCATAAAAGAACTCAAGATTACCAGTTCTCTCAGCTATATCTTTTTTCAAATCATTATATTTACAAGTAACTTGATAAACATCTTTTTCTTCAATACATAATTTATTATAATCTACAGGTACACCTTCATTTGTCATCCAATAAGTATATTCTGGTTCGGAAATATGTTGGACTTTCTTTTCCATAGTATCCATATCTTTATAAATTATATCTATACTATCTTTTCCATATTTTCCAGTCTCAATATCTTTTTTAGGTTTATGATATATTATATTTAATAGAGATATATTAGCACCTATGGGATAACCTTTAATAAATGATTTATCCATAATTTTACCTCCTAATTTACATTATTTCATTGTACTAGACTTTGTTTAATCGTATAAACCGACGTATTTTGGCAATTAACATAACTATAATGATTAGGCATAACACCCCATAAAACCAAATCATTTTTATATATCTTCTTGCCAGATTTGTGTGTTGTGTGTAGTTTTTCGTTTTTGTAACTTTGCTCGTAAAAGGCATAGTGAAAACTCCTTTTTATCATAAATTTCCTCTTAAAATTTTAGCATATATACCGTACTCGTGCTGTGGGGTGGCACGAGTATATTTTGTGCTTTTTTATTTCACAAACAAAAAAGTAAAATCTTAAAGGAGGTTCTTTAACTATGTCTTTTAATATTAATAAATTTGTTAAAGATTCTAACGAATATTCAAATCACGATCTCAAACAAGAAGTTGCTGTAGTTGTTGAAACAGTAGACGAAACAAAAAAGAAAAAAAGCAAAAAAAGTGATTCTACAGAAATTGTTAAATCGCAATCAAACTCTACAATTGTACCTGCTACTAGTATGAGCTATATTCAAGAAAACATACCATATGCTGGTGCGTATGTTGAAACCAATCAACAGCTTGATGAAACTATAGCTCAATTAAATATGCTTGGTGCTGAAATAGTTACCGAATTGAATATGGTTCGTAGCAATAAAACTCTTCGTAACAAATATAGTATTGTTAATGAAATGACTCAAACTGCTACATCTATTTTAGGTACCAAACTTTCAGCTATTAAAGAAAAGAATTCAACAATTAATAGTATCAATAAACTTGAACTTGATAGACTTAAACAAGTTAAAGTTTCTGCATCAGAAGAAGATGATAACGCTAGAATTGCAAATCTTTATGATGCATTTATCAATACACCTATTGGCGCTGGTCCTGGAATTCTTGGTCCATCAATGCAAGATATTATGGCTGGAGGACAAACAGGTCCATCTGTTCCTATGATGTCTCTTGGTAGCGATCAGCAAATGTGGGAAGCTGGATTAAATCCTGCAGAAAATAGAATGTTACTTGAAGCAAAAGGCGCAATTGAAACTGTTGTAATGTATGATTCTACAACTGGAAATCGTTGGTTTGAAGTAGTTGATAAAATTACCCGCCAACCAGTTCCAAATGTAGAAAAACCAGATAGCTCTTATATATATGATCTTGATATTAATGTGAGAGGTGGATTTGCTAAAGACGGTAATAGATCAGTAACATATCCTCTCATCTGTATTAATGGTGGAGATACCAGTATAACAGAATATTAATTAACATATTTATAAATCACGTAGTGGTTTCATAGTTTTGTTTCCTTTCTTTATTCTAGATTCTATGAATAGACATTATCATAGAATATAGAATACAAAATCAACACAAGAAATATTTTTGTCATTTTACACTCTCCTTAAATAGACGCCCGTAGGGTTGGTCCCTACGGGTGCCTATATTGTTTTAATATCTCCAAATTACATTACCGCCATAGTTAGCTCCAGGTACATCTTTAAGCATAATAATATCTGCAAGTTCAGATATTAATTCGCTATTATGGGATATAATAAAACATTGTTCACATCTAAGAATATTCATAAGATTATCTAATAAAGTCATAAAATAAGATCTATTAGAACCATCTAATGAACCATCCATTTCATCAAGAGATATCACATTATATCTACTCTGAGATTGATATAAAATTGAATATGATAATATCATACTTATCATTGATTTCTGAGCTGTAGACATAGAACTTATATCATCATGCATTAATCCAGAACCTAAACATGGAATTCTAAATTCTTGCTCATTAATAACAAATGGTTGTAATGCAAATTCACCATCAAATAACATGGCTAATAACTCATTTGCAGTAGATAATATTTTATTCATATATAATTGCATATATAAAGTCTGAATTCCTGTAGATGAAGATGAATAATATTTAATCTTTTCTATCTTAACGAACTTATCTTGATATTCTGCTAATTCTTTTCTATAATCAACAAGCATTACCAATGAGTGTCTAATATTATCTCTTTCAGTTGTAAGTGATTTTATATCATTTATTATAGTATTATTATTAGCATTTAATTTACCAAGTTGTATTTCAAGTTCATTTAATTCAGATGTATTAGAGTCAAGTGTTGATTTTATTTTATTTAATTCTTCCTGTCTTTGTTCTGATGGCATTAGTGAATCATTAATTTTAGAATATAAATTTGATACCTTTTGTTTGGTAGATTCTAATGTTTCTAATGATTGTTCTATCTCATTGATAGAATTATTATCACTATCTAACTCATTAGCAACTTCATCTAATTTTTTAGATAAATCTTCAATATCAATTAAAATAGATTCTATAATATTATTTCTAGATTCATATAATTTATATTCTGCTTCATATTTCATCAATTGCTCTTTTGCAACTTTATATTCTTCAATCATATTTCCACAGTCTACAAATTTATATAATTCATCAATATCTTCAAATTTATCCATTTCACATACTCTATATAAAAAAGTTTGTTGAAAGTCTTTTCTTATAGGAAGTTTCTTAATAAATCCAATTTTAGAATTGAGCTCCCTTTCAATATTTGTTATATATGATAATATTTCGGAATACCTATTAAATTGCTCAATCTCATGCTCTATAAATAATATTTCTTTATTCATATCATTTATTTCATTTTCTAATCTAATCATTTCAGCTTCTGGATATTCTAGATTAGCTTTAACTGCAGATTCTATATATGGACAATTATCAATTTTACAATTCTTTGGTCTATTAACTAACTCTGATGCTAATTCTCTTTTAGAAACAAATTTTGAATACTGTTTATTTAACTCATCACATTTACTTCTAAGAGAAGTTAATTTTTCTTTATATGACGGAATAGCTCTTATATAACCAACAACATCATTTCTATTATTAATTACTTGAGATATATCAACTAAAGAATATGAGCTAGATATATTATATGCAGATTCTTTTAAGTACTTAAGAGATTCCATAGCAGAATCAAACTCTGTCTTAGTAATAATATTAATATTGCTTAATCTCATTTGTTTAAAAATTTCATCATATTCAGCAATAATTCTTCTAGCTTCTTCTGTAATTTGTTTTATATCTTCATAATTATAATCTGATTGAAGAGCATTTAATTGCTCTTTTTTAGATTGAAGACTTTTAAACTCAGATTCTCTTCTAGTTAATAATACAGGAATCTTTGTTTTTAATGCTTCCCTCTTTGTTTCTAAAGATACAATCTGTTTCTCAATATTATCAAGAAATGGTTTAATTGTATTTATATCCATAATCTTATAGAAAGTTAATTGAGAATTAATGGAAGATTTTACAATTCTTATAGAAGCATTTAAATCTTTAAGCTCGCTAACGATATCATCATAATTATTATCTCTAAGAATCTTAATATATTCAGAAATTTTTAATTTAACTGCAGCAATTGCTTCTATTGTAGTATTCTTCTCTTCTTCAAGAGTTGCTATTCTACCTTCAATATTTTGAAGCTTAGCATTAAGCTGAACTTCATTTCCTATAAAATCAATTTTATAAGTTAATGAATTAATTAATGATTTATAAGTAGAAGCTTTCTTAGTTAATATCTTATTTATATTATTATAAGTTTCAAGATTATGAATAATAGAATTGACCAATTTCTTACGTTCCGCAGGTCTAGAATCAACCAATCCTCTATTTTCTGTAGTAAGCTTAGCTAATGATAAATAGTTACTATCCATATTAAATTCATCATAAAGAATATCTTTACAAGAAGATATATTACCATTAGGATTTAATTCTACTAATTGACCATCAATTGTTTTTGATATGTATCCTTTAGTAGTACCTCTAATACCATTACTATTTACAGGATGTATATATCTAATCACATAATCAATTCCATTTTCAGTCAATACTATTGTTTTTCTAGCTTCTGAATTTGGAATAAAATAATCATTATTATCTGGATTTGGATTTATTGCATTCAGTAAAGTAGATTTACCAGAACCATTTTTTCCTTTAATAATGATCTTATTAGTTATACATTTTGTGAAGTCTATTTTTATTTGAGTTAATCCCATACCGTTATATATACCAGCATAATTATGCAATTCTATACTTTTATATCTCATAAGATTTCCTCCCATCCAAATTATCTTTTTATTTAAATGTATACGGCTTTATATTATCTTACATTTTATTATAAAAAATAATAAGAGTGAGGTAAACCCTCACTCTTTAAATTTATATCCAAATTGTTTTAATGTTTCTTTATGCCTTAACGGTCTTGCATACCCTTTAGTCCAATCAATAATAAATGTATTTTTACAAATAACACATTTTAAATATTCTACATTTCTTTCAGCAAGAAATTCTTTTAATTCGTTTGTATCTTGATTAGAATTATATAATTCCTTATAATCTATAATAGAATTATTTCTATTTCTAGTAAAAAATAACATATCATTTCCGCATATAGGGCATGTGTAAGGATGTACAATTCTACACATTTCTTTAAGTTCCATTTTCATCCCTCCAGTTACTATTTTGTTTGTGAAGGAATGAAAAAAAAATAAAACTATAAGTAGAGGCTGGCTAGGCCTCTACTGCAAATATTTTCTATTCTCAAAGAAAGGTCGAAAGAAATAAGAAAATAAATGTGAAGATTTAATTCCTACCACTTCATTAAATCTTCTTGCTTTTTGCCTAGGTAGAAGCATAACTACCAAATTTTTCACTTGCAAAATACTTACAGGAGGTCGCAACGTGCAACTGGTCGGAGTAGAGAGACTTGAACTCCCGACATCTTGTTCCCAAAACAAGCGCGCTACCAACTGCGCTATACCCCGAGGATCCCCAGTCATAAGGCAAGTGACTGGCTCTTGTTGATAATATTAAATATTTAATTTCCCCGTTATATGACTACCAGATTCCTTTTACTCAAAGGGCTTTGTAGTCTAACCATTTTATTATCAATAATAGGAAGTATCGTTTCCTATAACCCTGCAAATAATGTTTTGCCTTACATTTATTTGCTCCCAAAATATATCTCTATTCCTAACGATACTAGGGGCTGGCGACCTGGATGGGGTTCGAACCCACGACCTCTAGCGTGACAGGCTAGCGTTCTAACCAACTGAACTACCAGGCCGTTTTAAATTAATAAGGCTGTTCATCTCACTCCATTTACTACTGCTGCTGGGTTCCGTCAAGGTATCCATATTTCGCAATTAGATTCCTCCGAGCATTACCTCGTGTACTTTATTTAACTCTAATCACTACCTTCTGTCTGGCTTCGTAGCACCTTACATTTAAGTCGTATTGCTACGACTCAAGTTTGATCTACGTAGGGGATCATAGATCATTTTAAATTTATTAAGGCTGTTCATCAAACTCCATTTACTACAGCACACAGCTGAAAAGTAGTATTACTTATTTTCCACGTTTGAAACGGTCCTTGCCTCATACTATCAGCCACGTAGCACCTTATTAAATTTATTGGCTCCCCAAGTTGGACTCGAACCAACGACTCTGCGGTTAACAGCCGCATGCTCTACCGACTGAGCTATTGAGGAATGTTTAGGGATAAGTGATAGGAGGTTCACGCATGAACCTCCTAGATTATGGGCCCCACGAGCATTCATAATACGATCACTTAAGTGGCTCCCCCTGTTGGACTCGAACCAACGACTCTGCGGTTAACAGCCGCATGCTCTACCGACTGAGCTAAGGAGGAATGTTTATTTGGTCGGTGCGCACCTACTACCTGAAGCATCTGCAACCTTTTAAGCTATTATCGAGGATTTTATAAAACATAATCGCGATAGCAAACATATTATGCAACCGCAATTATATGAGCTCAACCCCGTCAGGTTTCAACCAAATGTAGGCTTTATCCACTAAAAGAAAAAGAAGCATTCTTTAGATTTGCGTTAGCCGCTGTATACGGTAAAACTCTCTGTGTGGCGAACGACATGAGTTGCAAAGCACTTGATCCTACAGCAGTCTCCCACCTTAAAGAGCTAAGCTGCAACGATGTAATAACAAGTGATGTTAAATACAAAAATCCAATAACTTTTGTTAATACATCCAAAATTATTTTAACAAGCAACCATGCGGTTCTACCTTCTAAGAATGCAAAAGGAGAAATGGTGCCGGTGACCAGACTCGAACTGGTACGGTATTGCTACCACAGGATTTTAAGTCCTGGGTGTCTGCCAATTCCACCACACCGGCATTTGTAAAATGTATATAATAAGGCCGTTCATTTCACTCCATTTACTACTGCTCCTGTAATCCTTAGAATAGTCTTTGAGCTCCAAGACGTCTATAGGCTTCGTAGCACCTTATTATATACTAAAAGAAAAGCACATATAAAAGAATTCTTATATACATACACATATATATTATATAATTAAATATACGTACTTTTACATATTCATTATTTTAAATGTTCCTTATCCCATATAATTGTATTTTTATATCTTTATTTAATATATCATTTACTTCATTAATAGGGATGTCACAAACATCGATATCATCAACAGGTTTAAAATGATTAAGTATATGAATAGCAATAATTGCCTGATTCCATCTTTGAATTGTAGCCATAGCTGTAGTTAATAATCCGCCAGGCATAGGTTCTGTTGTTAAATAAAATACTTCAACTATTTTCCTAATAGCGTCATAGTATATAGAATTTCCAATTATAATTTTTAACTTATATGGATCAGTTTCTTCTGGTTCGTTTTCAGTTAAAAAATTAAAATAATCAACAAATATTACAAGTACTTTCTTACCATTGAATATTAAGAAATCATAACACTCTGTAGCATCATTTCCAACCATACCGGTAATAAAACGTACTTCATATTCATCTACTATAATATCACTAATTTTTTGATACTGATTTGAATTTGGATCTTCTTTACATCCATTATTAAGTAGAATTAATTTAAGTATATTATCGATTTCTTCATAATCAGTATCTATATTATAATAGGTAAATCCTTTAAGTAATTCATCATAGAATATCTCTATAGGATTAAACCCGTATTTTCCTTTCATTCAATCGCCTCCATAGGATTTATTACATCATCCCAAGTTGAATCGCCTACTTCTAAAGCATGAGGTGAATAATCAAACATAATTTCTCTTAATCGTGTTAATGGAATAAATCCTTTCCACGTTGGCATCATTTTAAATACTGAATTGCAATTACAGCACATTCCTTCTGCATTATAATCCAATTCAGAATGATCTATAGTTTCTCCATCTGCATTTGTAAGAAACTTTCTAAGTTGACTTTCAAGTACGACAAATTGTTTATGCCCACATTTAGGACAAGCTCCAGAAGGAACAATATTAACCATCTCAATCATAAAAAATTACCTCCATATCAGAATTCATAGGTAGAGAGTTTTAGTACTCTCTACCGTAATATGAATTTTGTAATTTATTTTTTCTGAGGTGGTGTGTATTTAATTTTTCGAATATCGCCCTTGATAAGTACAATAGCATCAGGTTTAGAGTCATTAGGATCTCTAACAATAGATGTGTATCTTTTTGGAACACCTCTAACTGATACGGTTCCAAATGAAGTATTAGGACCGTGTACTTTTATCTGTAAAGCTTCTTCTTCGGCTGAATATACGAAATATCTAAGATACATAGATGATGCATTATTCATAGCACCAGCACCTCCGTTTTTATTAATCAAATCTTTCGTAATACATTAAACCATCACCAAAGATATCAAATCCGTCGATAAATTCTTCTTGTGAATAAGTAAATAACGAATAATCAACTAATTTCTTAGCGACTTGTATACACTCATTGAGCACCTCATTATTTTTCTGTTCATCTTTAATTGATCCTACAATTCTACACATTTCTTTTTTAGCAATCATCTTATTATAAGTATCAATTACTTTAGCAAGATCCGATTCCCATGTTGATGGTTCAGTATATTCTGAGAAATGATTATCATATAATGAAACAAGTGGACAAACTGTACCACTGATTCCAGGATCAGAGTTAGAAGAACTATCTATATCAACTCTGCCAAGATGAGATGGATGAATAGATCTATATGCATTTGATATTGCATTAGCTTTTTCACCAATACCAGATACACCTTTATATGTATATTTAAGTGCAGTAATAGCATCGAGATCATTAACACAATCTTTATAGTTAACTAACTGACATTTGCTTATAGAATTAATCAGATACATAGGAGATATTTGTAAAGCTTTCTTAATCGTAGTAAGATCTGCTTTATCACCTTTATCAGAAATTCTATAAATACCAGTTGCTAACTTGGAAGCATAATAAGAAGCTATATATTCAGCCCATCTTATTTTCTTTGTAGATATGTCAAGATTATCTTTCTGACGTAATGAGTTAAACTCATACATCATCCAACGAAGCACTCTATACACATCTGACTTATCTTCCATATCAAGTTTAAGATCATTCATTGTTATATCATCATAAATAAAATCAAGTGAATTTAAGATATTATAACCTTTTTCATGTATACTATCAAAATCTTTTGTAGTGAATTCCATACCAAGAGATTTAACCCATTCACTATTAGTAAATACATCTGAGAAAGATATATTCTTTGTTACATTATAAACTGTATATAATGTATATACAAATGACTGAACCACTTGAACAGAATCATACATTAATTTATTTACGACAATATATGCATCTTTTACAGGGAAAATATAATTATCATCAGAATTGAATTCTTTAAATGATTTGGTAAAATAAACACCTTTTATACCAAGAAATTTCATAGATTCATAAAATCCCATTTTTGCTAATATATATTTCATTAGCAATAAAGATTTCTTAAACATATTTCCTACAAAATATGTACATGGAATTGCTCGTCCATTTAAATCTTTAAGAGTATTCATATATCTATAAACTCTTATAGGCATAAAGATAGTTTTAAAAGTTATAGATTGTTTCTTAGCATTCTTTGCAGCACTATTATTATAAGTACTAGCATCTACAATCTGATACATTGCAGAATACATATTTCCATTTAGTCTAAAATAGAAACCATCAACAATCCTAGGTATAGCAATATATACTGTGATATTATCGCTTACTAAACCATTCTTCTTTTCAAAAATTTGTATAAAATAATCAACTTTTATAATTTTAAGGTCTGAATCTTTTAAATTAATAAAATTATATTGATTATCTTTTGCTTTATAAACACTTTTTCCATCTTCAGATTTTTTACCTTTGCTAAGAATATTATCTTCATATTCCCAAAGGATATGATTTACATCATCATAGTCATCAATAACCTGAAAATTAGTAATTTTAATTGTAAAGACAGAATCACGTTCGCATGAATATACTACAGCTTTAATAGCTTCAATAAGATCATCATCTGATCTTTGAAATAATTCTTTAGTGAATTTAGGTCTATGAGTATTATTAAAATTATAAATAAATTCTCTTTGATTCATAATTAGCACCCCATAATATTGCAAGAATAGTTTCTTATTGTGAAATTTAAACCATTAGGATCTTTAATAAATGATTCATCGTTTTCATCTTCACCAATAAAGGCTTTGAATTTATTCCATTCATCTTCAGTTTGATCCTTATATCTATCTCTTAAATCTCCAATAATAGTAATTACAACCCTCGTTTGAAATTCTCTAAATCCTTCGTCATCATAAATACTATGATTATGACCAGAAAGTACATTAACAAACACATCTGCAGGGCCTTCGCTACCTGTTATTTTTGGTGCTTTTTCAAGTAATTTTTCTACATGCTCTTTGATATTATCACTTTCAATATATGTGTCTACATCAAGAGATGCTGTTATATGTGTCCACCAACTCATATTAAACTCTCCCTTCTGTAAGATCTATTACTATGGTTTGATGCATAGGATTAGGAGTATTTTCATCTCTATCTCTAATAGTAAGATCGACAGAAATATCAAGAGCATTACTAATACTAATCAATTTACCAAGTGTTATAGAATTACCTTTAAGTAATCTCATATCATTCTGAAATTGATCAAATCTATCTTCGTATTGTTTTGTATCTATACGCTTAAGATTAATAGCAGTCTTTAAAGCTCTCATTTCAGGAGTATCTTTTTCGCCTATTTTAAGACATAATACATTATCACTAGTAGTCATTATTTCATCTTGTATATCGCGAATTATTTGCTGTTTTTCAAATACCTCTCCTATAGATTTAGGATTAGTAAAATCAATAATTTTATCCGGATCATATTCTGCCGTGTTATCCGGTTTTTCAACTATAGCTACCATAGCTCCATTTTGGTAATAAATACCAGGACCAGTTTCTCCAACTCTACTTTTTATAGGTAAGATACATTCTCCTGGTCTTTCAATTGCTGTAAATTTTGGAGAATATAAATCTGGATGATCAGTATAATCATCCATATCAGTTACACTGTATAGTCTTCCATCAATTTCTGCTTTTTTCATCTCAGACACCTACTTTCAAAAAATAAAATAATTTGGGGCGAGAAATTAATCTCACCCCAATAATAATTTTACTTATCAAGCGCTGTATCGTCTTTAACAACCTGTTTCAGATGACCATCAGGAGTAATAGCAAATACTTTTTCTCCATCTTCTACTGAAACTGATGCTACAAAGTATCCAGGAAGCTCAATATCAACAACTTCGTCTTCTTTAGCTTCACGATCAAGTACCTGAAGAAGTGTATCTATTACAAGACCACAAGCATCAAACATGTACTGTGTATGCTGGAACTGAATAGATGCTACATCATAAGAAACTTTATCGAAGATAGCTTTAAAAGCATCTGAGCTATACAGATATTTCTTAAGAGACTTACTCTTCTCCAAAGTATCAAGAGTTTTAGAATCAAATGTCATTGTAAAACTCCAGTTACCAGGCTCATCAGGATTATCTTTATTTTCATGATATTCAACAATACCTGCAAACTTAAAGTTGCCTGATGTGTCTACAAGAACAATAGCTACAGCTTCGTCTGCCTTCGAAACTTTAACCTTTGATAAATATGCTGCTGTTGCTGTAAAGAAAGACTTTACAATACGCTCAGGACGATCATCATCGCCAAAAGCAAAGCCAATACTATTACTATTGACTACAAATGCCTGATGCATCTCTGTTTCTTCATATGTCTTAGCCGCACCCATATTGCTGAACAAGCCAAGTGCATATGCTGAATTTTTGTACATTGCATCAAATGTTGTCTCTTTAAAATTTTTCATTTTGGTTTTCCTCCATAAAATAATAATTAATGTATATCTTTATACTCAATTATATTATACATTTATAATTAAGTTTAAAGCTATTGTAAAACTATATTATTTGCTTCTAAGAATCCAGATTTATTAAATACCGGAATTCCATACTTTTTAGCTTTCTGCACTTTTGATGAAATAGAATTGATATCATCTGCTATAAGTGCAAATGTATCTTTAGTTACAGAATATTTATCACTTGCATCAAATCCATTATTAATTAAAAGCTGGATGAATGCAGAATCTCTAAATCCTGTAATTGCTATCCTTGGACCAGTAGATAATCCTTTAGAATTAATAATATGGAAATTATCTATACAATATTGTACATCTTTATCATATAATAAAAATCCTTCCACAATAGCATCCACTGTCTTTGGACCAATGCCATTTATATTAATTAATTTTTCATGATCAGTAAAGATTTGATGCATTAATTCTTGTAATGTGTAATTTCTAAAAATTAATTTCCAAGTCTCATCTGCCATTCCATCAAAGCTGAAAGCTGACATAAGCTTATAATCCATTATTTCAGAATTTTTAAGTTGCTCTATATAAGATAGTAGATTTGAACTATTTATAGGTCCTAAAAATTGTACTTGCTCATAAGTTAAATTCATTAATTTACTAAATGAAGTTAATTTAAGAGCTCTAACTGTTTCTTCTGAGAAATCTTTAAAACCAAATCTATCAATCATATCAACCATTCTCATTATAGAACGTTCATAACATTTTACATTTGGGCATTTAGCAGATTTTCCAGAATCAGATATAATTAATTCAGTACCACAACATGGACAATGAGTGATAAATTCAACAGGTTTTTCTTTTTGATCTCTATTATGCTGTGTGTCAGGTTTCGTAATATAGGTGATTACGTCATTTACATAATCAATATCTATCTCGTCACCAACAGCAAGATTCAATTCTTTAAATCTTTTATATGAATGAATAGTCTGTTTGGTGTGAATACCTCCTATGAATTCACAGGCTTTAAAATGACACATCGGTATAATATCACCAGATTTACCAATAGAATATGAATATCCTAAGAATAAAGTTCTGGCGTTGCGAGGATTAAATTTAATTGCCATTGAATATTTATTAACTGAATTAATTCTACCAAGCCTATTAATTTTATCTTTATCGATAAATGATACTACAACTCCATCTATCATATAAGGTAAAATCTTTCTAATAGTCTCTGCAGATTCTACAAACTGTTTGACCTGAAATAATATAGATTGATAGTCTCCTTTAAGAATACAAAATCTATTATATTCTCCAGAATGATAATATTTATTTAAGAAATTAAGTTCGGGAATTCTATCCATCTCCAGAGATGTAGCTATTGGTATTAATGTAATATAATCTATGTAATTGTAAGCATCACTTGCACCACATAAACCAATTATTGCATTTCTTCCATTCTTATAACTCTTACCTCTGGCTTCTGATAAACGCTGAAGGTTATAATAAGTTATAACAGCCTCAAATTTCATGCCAAATGTAATATCTGTTGGTACATCTTTAGCATTATGAAATTTATATCCGCCAAATATTGGAGTTAAATCGGTTGCAATATTATCTCCAGTATCTCCACGAGATAGTGCGCTTATAATTGTATCTCCACATACTTCAGCCTCAACTGAAATACCATCATATTTTAATTCAGCTACCATTTCAAATTCTTCATTTGGATATATTATTCCTTGATCCAAACACTTATGAATAAAATCCCTTTCAAATATCTGAACTGATGGTTTATCATATACGTTAGCTATAACAGCATCATTGTTTAAAACAAATTTACATTTATCTAACGTACCAACCAATTCTGGATATTTATGTTCTGTATTAATAAGTCTTTTAGTAATAGGTTCTCTAACTAAAAAGCACATATTAACAGGTCTCATCTCACGCAATGGAGTATGCTGTTTCCAAATATCTCTAGTAAATAATTTATCATCCATATTATCTACAGCTACACACATTACTTTTTCAGTTTCAACTTCATTTTGAGGCTGCTCCTTGAATATTATAGGAGCAGCACCAACTTGATAGTTAGGATCATAGTTATAATACTTTACAGCCAGCTGATCATATATACCATCATCTAATGGAAGTAAAGTATTGCTTGTATTATTGTATGCAATATTACTAATTCTTAATATTAAATTAGCCATATTAATCATACCTTCATTCCAATCTTGGCAATTAATTAAATTAACTGCCATGTTGCTAAGTTCTGCACAAGTTTTAGTATCATTCAGTAGTTCTGGATTTCCTTTTTCCAACTCCGACAACATCTTTTCTAACTTGACCATATTCCTCACCAACTTTCTTACACATTACTTTACCAGCCATCATTTTTCCATTACCACGTTTATAATCATCGAGAGCCGCATTGTATTGCATTTGTAATTCATCAAACCTACCTAAAACATCACGTATATTAGTCTTAGGTTTATGAAGTCTAGGTGGTACAATTTTAGCCATGACATTAAGAACCATATCTTTTCTTTGTTTTGGTATCCTTTTAAATGTCAATCTAAGACCCATAGTTTCCATCAATGCATTAATTATTTCAGCATTTCTATTTTTAGAATTCTGATCTAATTTAATATCAATATTATATGGATCACCAACTAAAAGTTGCTCAACAAGTCTTCTACCTTGAGGTGATGACGAATAAAGCATAAGATTCATTACAACATATTGAACTCCCATATGAAGCAAGTCACCAGATTCCATAAAACCAAACATGATAGGTGTTTTGGTATACTTAGCTTCATACATCTTGTTTGCTTTAGAACGTGTATTAAGATTCTTTAAGTTTGTTGCAGAAAGTGAAGTAACTGAGAATTTTTCTTCTGCGTACTGTTTTAATCTATAATGATAGATTTTACTTACAACCATAGGTCTTAATGCTTTAACCATTCTAATATTACCATTAGAATCTTCCATAGGCATCATAATTTTATATGGTTTTATAAACTCAAATTCATCATATATTTTTTCTATAGTATCTATATTAATAGATGTAGTAAATGGTTGAGTTGTTAAAATAATAGCATCATCTTCTAAAATACTATTAATTATATTTCTACATTCAAATTCATCTTCTGGATCTATATAATAAAGCATTTCATCAGCCTGCTCTTTATCAACCATCGAGATAAATTTATATAACATTTTAACTTGTTCACCATATGTCATATGTCCTATCCTAAAATAGTCTAAAAGACGCATTCCGATAAATGATAAAGATTGCTCATGAAGCTGTCCGATATTTTCACGGTTGATACAAGTAGACTGATTTTTAATAACCTCTACTCTTTTACCATTTTCAAGCATAGGCATTAACTCATCATCAAGTATCTGAGATACAACACCTTTACCACCGTATCTATCACACATTTTATCGCCAGGTTCCATAGGAAGTTTCTGAATAACTGTAACTTCCATAATAACATGGTTAAATACTTTTTCTTTATAGAATTGCTTACCAGAAATAATATCTCTACATCTACCATAAAATTTCTTTAAGTTATATGATAAATTAGAAGTCATAGCTAATGGTCCAACAATGTCATTAACTTCTTTACAAAATCTAAGACTTTGATTATAATAATAAAATAACTGTGCATTATAATGTGAATCTCCAAGAGCTTCAGGATTATTACAATATATATTTATATCTGCTACAGTGCCTTCCATAAGGATATTTCTATCCGAAAGCATTATATCTCTAAGATTTTGCTGACTTAAAGAATACAGTATATTTTCATTTTCCATACGACGTATAGAACAAAATATACCATTTTTAACTTCTTCTCCGATATCAGGAAATGTTTTATATACATTTTCATCTCCATAAAGATTAAGAAGAATATCGTTATCATTTATTGTTATAGGCGTATTTTTAACCAAAGGTATTGCTAATTTTTCAGCACATGATTTTGATAATATTATAGAGTCTTCCATATTTTGAGCACATGATACATACAACGTGGTTAAATTAATACCATTCATTTTATTACCATACTCATCAAAACCAATAGATGTTTTAATAGGTGCACCTTTATTTATCTTATCGCCTACTCTTAAATCATCTAATTTATTATTATTCCATAAGAATCCATATGATTCAGTATTGTAATTATATGCAACTCTTTCAATAACATCATACACACCATTTATATTATCATATATTAATAAATAATAATGATGATCTTTACCTTCAATTGTTTGAAACTTATGCACAACGGTATAGTCTGATGGAGATGCTATATATGAAGTTGAATTTCTGCCGAATTCATTTTCATATCCAGTTTGAATAATAGGCACTTCTCCATTATAAAGCACTGTAAGATGCTCAGTATGTACTGAAGTCATTAGTGCTCTAGAACCAGAGTTGGCAGGTCTAAATGGTTGCATTGAAGTTCGTCCAAGCATATAATTATAATTAGGTAAATAATTAGTACTTTCTATGATTTGTTCATTAATATTAATATTTGCCATCTTGGTTTTCCTCCTTATAAATTATTAAAGAGATGGAATTGCTCCCATCTCTCTAATATATAATATACCATTATTCTATTTTTTAACAATTTCACACATTACCTTTTTACGATCATTACATTTACGATTGATGTACTCTTCTACACTCTTTTTAGGAATTTTCCATACAGTTCCAACTTTAAATGCATCAATTTCCTGATCATTTAATAACTGATATGCCGTGTTCTTTCCTATTCCAAGAATCTCACAGAGCCCATCAATTTCCATAACTAAACGCTCTTTGGGCATATTATATTCATCCTTTCATTATACTGGTTTATTAAGTTGCTGTAATATTGCCTGATAAGGTGATACCATTCCAGCTCCAAATTGTTCTTCTATATTCTTTTTAGCTTCTCTTTCAAGAATATCTTTTGTAAGAGCATCATAGCATACAGAAACAAACTGATTATAGAAATCTGGATTGGTATATAAAGTTTGTTTAAATTGTTTCTGAGAGAATTTAATATCACTTCCAGGAAGTTTAAGATAAGCTCCTGCTCCCTCAAGTATATTATTTTCTTTAAGATACATAAATAATGAAAGATCAGGGTCGTATCCATTATTTTGGTCAAATACTAATGTAGCACTCTTACCAGCTTTATTTGTTCTAGATTTAACTATATCTACGTTTACAATAGAACCATCTATACCAAAAGCTTCAGATTCTTTAAGTTTACTCTTTCCATCAAGTCTAAAGATATTATTCTGAAGATAAGTTGATGTAGTTCTACCGCCAGGTAATGATTCATTCTGTTTAAGATATGCAAGGTCTGCCTTAACTGGCATGAATGAACCAATACCATTCATGGTAATATGGTTGATAATAAGCATAATGATATTAGCTTCTCTACACAGTGGAATTAATCTTAAGAATACATCAGAATTTGTTTTTGCAGTGATTGCACCATTCATATTACTACCTTCATCATCTGATAATTTCTTAGGCATAATAGCTTTAAGTGAATCTAAGATATATACTGTAGGTTCAAACTTAATAATCGGTTTACCATATTCATCTTTAATTCCTGTATCATATGTATATTCTTCAGGATTATCTACTTTAATATCATGAATAAGTCTTACACGATCATACACACTTTCTGTTGTAATACCAGCATCACGCATAATGCATCTTTTATCAAATTCTTCTTGAGATAAACCTGATAATTGAATAGCTCTACTACGAAGAAAACCTGATTCAGCATTATCCATATATACACAAGATGTAGGGAAATTTCTAATTATATTGAAAGCCCATTGTGTACAAATAGTAGATTTACCTTCGCCTGAACGAGAAATTACGGCATTAATTGAACCATCAACAATTCCAACTTGGAAATACTTATTATTATTAATATTAAGAATAGTACCATTAAGGAAATCTATATTAAGAAATCCAGTACTATAACCAACTGAATGTTGCTGTTCATTAATCATAGATATATCTTTAGTTTTCTTTACTTGTTCTCTAAAAGCAGCACTTAATAATGACATATTTTTGCCCTCCATTAAAACATAATTTATTTTATAATTACAAAAATGTACTAGACGAAATAAATTATTACAATTTCATAAAGGTATCGTATAACAAAAAATAAAGAATTGATAGTAATTTAATACGGTAGGGAATTAACCCTACCGTACTATATTTTACTAATTATTTTCTTCAGATTCTCCTGCCCATTCAAGCAATTCTTCTTTTTGATTTGGAGATAGTTCTTCTGCTTCTTTAGAAATTAATAAATGAGCCATGCAAACATCTCCATTCACATATATAGATTTCCATTTTGTTATTAATTCAAGATTCATTTTAGACTCTTCACATCCAAAACAACCTATACAGTTTTTTCTTAATTGCTTTCTTTTTTCAATAACCAGTTCTTCATTTTCTAATACAGGTTCTTTATAATTTAAAACCTCACAACACTCTTTAATTGTGTCTAGGTCCACAGAACTATCATAAAGTCTACCAGTATAAAAACCAATTCTTGTTGCCATATTATTTCTCCTAACATCTGTTTACGGAACTATGATATTTTCATATACTCTAAGTCTATCAATCATATCATTTATTTTTTGATAATCATCAGATAATCTTCTCATACTAAATCTAACCGGCTTTCCATAATGGACTAGCTTATACGATTCTGTATAATTCAATAATACATGTCTAATATTATCACTAGTAAACTCATTAAGTATATCTAATACAGCAAGAGATAATGTTGAATCTACCTCTTGTATATCATCAGTTATCCAATGAGTTGACTCATCCGCATCATCATAATCATCTAAAACATCCATCATTATATGAGGGAATATTTTAACATAATTTCTCTGATCTCTATCAAGCTCATATAAAATCTTTAAGATTTGTACTATGGTTTCTTGAGTCATGATTGATTTATGCTGACCAATTATAATAAAATTAACTCTCTTAACACATACCTTAGGATTAAGATTAGACCATCTTGCTATAAGAAGTAAGTTAGCTACATTATTATTTAATCCAAGTCCAAGTAATCTTGGAAGATATGGTGCATTAATAATATTAGCAAGCATATACATTCTGCTTACAACAGCAGGATTTTTATTCACATGGCTAAATGTGATATAATCATAACAAATATTATTTATCTTGGCAATATTATCTCTATCAAAATAGTTACCTTGATGAATATAACGTTGTACTACATCAATAAATGCATCTAAGAATCTTACATTTGTAAAACAGTTAATATAATCTGCTGATTCTTTAGAACCAAAGAATATATTATTTAATATAGTCCTAAATGAGTTTTGAACAAACATACGAAGTTCAGTATCATTCATATTATTCATATCATATATTGATCCTAAGAGGATTGATTTATTGAACGATGGTGAATTTGCAGGTACTATTTTTACCATCTCCACTAAATGTTTTTCATCATAGTTTTTCTTATCTTCCCAGTATTTTTCAAATGCCATATTAATTACCTCCCTTAAAAGTCAATGAAGAGGATAAATTAATATTCATCCTCTTCTGTTACAACATTATTCACTGCTCTTTTTGCTGGTGTACCGCCCTGTTCTTTAGTATCAGTATTACCAAAGTTAGCTAATACATCATCAGGATTTCTCATTTGAGGAATATTGGTTTCTTCAATATCATCATCGAAATCCATATCTCCAAATATATCAGAAAATCCTTTAACTTCACTGTTAAGTTTTTCTTTAAGAGTATCATATTTTCTAACCATACTCTTAATACCATCTTCAGGATAAAGAAGACCTGCTACAACTATATCCATATATTCTTTAGAATCATCATATTGAATATGACGGAATATTTCAAGAGGTTCTCCTGTATACCTTTTAATAACTTCAAATCTATTATCGATAGCATCTTGAGTTTTCTGTGTTGCGTTAATAATAACAGCAAGACGTTTACAACCCTTATTACTATATTCCATACAACTCATTGATTCAAATGAATCAATAATTGCCTGATTTGTAAGTTCTATATTTTTAGCTCCCTCAAGATCTACATGACGAATATCCATATAACCAGATGTAGTTATAATCTTATAATGATCTGTATCATCTATATTCTGATTTGACGGAATCATTTTAGAACCAATAAGAATTTCTAATTGTTCTACAAATTCTTTATTGGCTGCAATTTCTGCTTTAGAATAATTCTTAGTAAAATCTAAGAATTTAGAATTATCTATAGTATGAAGAATAACTCCATCGGGAAGATCTTTAAAGAACTTCAAGCTGTTATTAATTCCTCTAACTTCATCTTGAAATCCTATAAATGCAAATACATGCACAGGTATATTTAATGCTGTAAAGTATTTTGCAATTACAGGGGTTGCTCCACAACCAGTACCGCCTTCAACAGATGTTACAAGAACAACTGCTTTAGTATTAGGATTAATAAGAGCACTAAAATCAATATCTCTATCTCTTATAGCCTGGAACATAGCTTTCTGACCTTTAACAGGTTCTTTACCACATCCACCAAGCATAGAGCTAAATTTAATAATCTTTTCAGGCTCTTTCTTATATTTCTCAGGAATATCTTTAACTGTTGTATTTACGAGTTTTACATTATCCTCGTTTATAATTTTTGCTTCTAATGCTGCAATAGCTGCTTTATTACCTGCAGCTCCTACACCAAATAATGCTAAATCCATCATATTATTTTCCTCCTTAAATTACTTTAATAAATAATTTACCCGTGCCGTATTATTGGCACGGGTGATTGTACTAATAATTACTTATCAGTTTCTTCTTTGCTTTCAGCAGAAGATTCGTTTACAGTTGCATTTTCTTCTTCAGATAACATTACAGGTTCCATAAATTCACCCTGTTCTCTGATAATGCCATAATTTTTATCACACATATAAAGTTCCTCCTTTTGTGCTAAATATTATTTATATTAGTGTAGAAAATATTACACTTAATTACAGTATTATATTATACAATTAAAAATAAAATTATCAAAACAAAAAGTTTTATCCGGATGGATTAACCATCCGGAGTCAACTCTTTACAAGGGGCGTGTGTCTAAGGTTAAAACCAAAATGTAACTCATAATATAATTCGGCAGAAATTATATTACTATTTAGTTATAATGATTATTATTTATTACATACAGGTTTTAATGCGCCATGTAAAGGATTTATTGTACAATGATATATTTTATTTTGGGGATTTGGGTATACACTATAATCTAAATTATTTAAAAACTCATCATAATCTTTCATATGTGGTTCTTTACAAGATTTAACAGTATTATGAATTTCATATAATGGATCATTATATGTAGCCTTAGGGCTATTAAATACATCTGCAATTGAATTATACATTGGTTTCATCCTTTCTAACTATTATACACATTTCTTTCTTAGGCATGCTATAATACGGAATATAATTATACATATATGGATTATACATTCTTGCAGCAATAGGCTGATAACCAACTACACTATCATAATAGTATGAAGCAGCATTTAAATCCAAATATACATTAATTCCAGTTTGTTTGGTAAATAGAGTTTCTTTAATATTTATTTCGCCATTTCTATATTTAGTTGTAATAATTAAGTCTTTAGGATATGTATTTAAATTTATAGGCAAATTAATATATTTACAAATATCACTTTGTTTAAATGGTTTAAGTTTAACATACCCTGGAGCATATATTCTTTGAGATGGGTGGATATGTTTTTGTATATCATATAAATCTACTATATAATGCTTATAGTAGATTTCATCTTTAGCTTCAGTATATCCTTCAATATGTCTAAGATCAGCAAGAAAGTATTCAAAACATTTCCATCTATCACATACTGTTGTACCAAGGGCACCAATATATGGGAAAGCTTGAGATTCTGGATGATAGCACTTATCTATTATATTTCTCCAGATCTTATGTTCTGATACAAAATGGTATGGATCTGCAAATCCTAAATATGAAGGATCGTAGTTTAAATCTGGTATATATTTAGCTAAAGCCCCAGATATTAATCTATCTATTGGAACTATAGAATTAGTTGCTAATAAATTTTCTTCTTTATCAAAGATATCTACCTTTACTAAAGTAATTTTATATTCTCCATATCCATCCTCATAGTTTCTTTGATTATCTGCAATTTCTTTTACTAAGGTAAAATACTTTGATTTATATGCTCTAAAGTAATCTCCTACATGCAGAATTGTGCTTTCATCAAATTTTAATACTTGTTGTTTCATTTTTGTGTATCTCTCCTTAGACATCTATGCTTTTTAATTAAGTCCCATGATTATTAATTATAATTTATCACGATATTCTCACTCGCGTTTAAACCTTCTGTAGCACGCCTTTAGCGTGCGGCGATAATTTATTTTTATTATTAATTATATTATTTATTAATTAATATTTATTTGTTGGCCGTAGGCCCACTTATTTATAAAAGTTAATATGTTTATCTGTTCGCTCTTACTCCGAGAACGTGTCTCTTTTATCATCATGTATACCCCCTATGTAAAACTTTACATTTAACAATTTTACGTTAGTATAAGTAATTTCGGACAAATAATTAATAAATTACAGAATAATCTTATAGGAGGAAATGCTATGAATCAACAAAGATTAGAATGTGAAAGACTTATCTATAAAATTATGGATACATTAGATCCATCAGGTAAGAATAGAGAATTCTGGATGGAAGAATTTTCAAATATGAGTGATGAACAATTTAAAAAATATATGTCAGGTCATTATCCATTATATTACCAAACTGGAGCTTTTAAAGAACCAAGTATGGATCAAATTAATAAAGCTCTTAAAGAAATTAATGTACCATTATTAGAATCAGTATATATGCCATATAAATATAAGAATCCCAAAACAGGTAAACCTGTAAAAAGTAAACCTTGTCTTGTAGTGTATTATCATGAAAAGAGAATGAAACAGATATTAACTAAAAAGAATAGTGCTTCTATATCTGCAGATACTAGAGATATGAAAACAGGTTTACTTACTGGTATTGATAAGAATGGTAAAGAATCTGATAGAGAATTTGAATCACTTGCAGTATCAGGATTAATGAAAACTGCAGAAGAATTAAGTAGACCTAGAGCTGACTCTATGGATGATAAAGATCTTATGAATAATATAATTAAGAATCTTGGTCAAGTAACATTATCAGAATTACCTGAAAATGTAGATGACTCTTTATCAAAAAATTTATTAAATGCTTATTTTATTGGCGCTCAGTTATACAGTAACATTGTAGAAAAAGATAGCTACATGTTACCATATACAGCAAAAGATAAAGAACTTAAAGTTCAAAGAGTTGATTAAAAAAATAATTAAAGTAATTCATATACCCAGTACGGATGTCCGTACTGGGTATAATATCTTCAATTATTTTTCAGGTTTAAAAGAATGATCATAATGACGATCTTTTGTTTTAGCAGCAATTTCCATACACGCTGTCATTTCAACATATCTACATACAAGATATACTATCCATAACATAGCTGCTGTCCAAATGCAATTCATATACCATGTAAATGCATATGCATCTGTTACTGCGATTACTGCGAATAATGCGTTTATAATTACGCATGCCAATGTGATAAGTCTTAAAATAGTCGATTTCATTTTTAAGTTCTCCTTTAAATTTAAATTATTTGTTTTCGATTATTTTGTTAAATTCTTCATTTGTAACGATTACGATAAATAAGTTATCGCCTCTATCATATGATATAAGGAAATCGCCACCATTAAAACCTTTGTCTTTCGACATGTCGATCATGCTATGAATTTCTTTTCTATCATAGCCACAATCTGTTAAGTTGATTACCAAATCTACTACTGATAATCTTGCCATGTTTACTGTGAATTCTTTTGCTGTGTTAGTTGAGTTGTCCATTGTTTTGTTCTCCTAATTATGTAAAATATTTAATTTGTAAGATTATTCTTTTGCTTCTTACACTATTATATTATATAATTAAATATACGTACTTTTACACATTCGACATTTAGATAATTGATAGAGGGAGGTACTATAAATGAAAGATACCAAAGCAATACTTACCGAAGCATATCCAGTTATAGAAGCTGGCTTAAAAAAGAATACTACTAAATATAAAAAATTCTTATCAGATTATATGAATAAAAATTCTGATATTTTATATTCTACAATACCGTCAAAACAGTTGTATTTCTCGCAAGAAGATTGTGATAATTATTTTAAATCTATTGATGTAAATCCTGGCATTGTAAAAAATGCAATAAGCCATACATATTACTATGATATTAGCAATTTCAATCCTAGATATGCTAAAGATGAAACTACAATAGCATTAATATGTACTGTAAGATACTTTATGTTACACAATATGAAAAAAGAGTTAGAATTAGCTCTTATTAATATTGCATGTAGTGGTAAATATTATCCTAGTATATGGCATGGATCATTCCAAGTTACAGCTCCAAATGAGCATATTATGGAATATGCTATAACACATCTAGCAACAAACAAATTTGAAATTGTTCGTGAAGGTTCAGTTGTAGGAGCACTTAAATCTATAGCTGCGACATGGGTGAATACATATAAAACTAAATTTAAAGAATTTCATGATGATGATGTTGTATATGTAGTACAGCAATTACATAATAGACTACGTTCCTTTATGAATAATATCGCTAGTTTATATTATGAAGCTAATAAAAATAAAGATATTTATATAACTTATGATTCGGATGATGTAGGTGAAGATAATTACCATATGGCTGATTCTGATTCGTTGCTTATAGATAGATACGTAAATGCCACAATGAATTATATTAATTCACATGGGTTAAATTATAAGATATGCAAATTAGCGTCAAATGATCTTGTTAAGTTTGATGAGCTTAAAGGTATAATAGATATGCTTACTAGAGAAAAAAATAATATTCCGATAATTAAAGAATATATTACTCTCATGATAACTAACTATTATATGGATAGTGGTAAGAAAAATATAGAAGATATTGAATTTGTTTCATATTCTATATCCCCTAAACCTAATTCTAAAAATGCTTACCATCTTAGGCAAAAAGAGCTATCTGAGAAGCTTCTTATTAACAATGCAGCTAATTTTAGTAGACGCCGCAGTAGAGGCGCTACCGAGTCCGCATATTTCCGTGCTTTTAATGCATACTTTGCTCTACTCATACAGGAAGCCAATTAAAAACAAAAAATAAATACCGGTAGGGATTATCCCTACCGGTTATATTATTTACCATAAAATATCTTTATAATGAGTATTCATATATTGCATAAACTTATCAATTTTAAATCTTGTATCAAAGCTTAAAGGTAACTTATTACCTTTAGCATTCCAATATTCAAAAGTTGAAGAATTAAAATGTTTACTCATAGCCATCCAATCACATAACATTTCGATTATATAAATATCCGGCATATCAAGTATAACAATTTCTTTATTTTCTTCAACCAACACCCAATACATTGGATGATGAGGATTACTATGAACATGATGTAGCCACGCATAATTAAATTTAGATTTAATTTTTTCTTTATCTTCTTCTATACCTAAGATTGGATAAAATTTATTTGCATAAGCTTCAAATTCATATTCACTATATTTAGATAAATCGTGATAACGTATATTATTTATTAGAGAAGTATGCTTAACATCATATGCATATACAGAAGGAAAGATTTCTTTAAAACATTTCACATATTCAAAATAACAAAATTCAACATTCTTAATATGTTCATTTATATATTCTGAATATCTATTACGCTGTTCTTCTTTATCTTTTGTATAAATTATTTTATTTGGCATAAGGATCATTCCTCCCGTCTATTTTAATTATTTTACCGCAATTATCGCATCTATATACTCGTACTGAATATAATATAGTAACTGAACGTCCATATCTATCTATAGCTTTATCACACTCTGCATAATATCCTATTTCAGTTGCTTTCTGATGAAGACAGAAAAGCCTTTTCAATAGTTGTTTAAACTTCATTAATATTTCCTTCCTTTTCCACTTTCTTAACCATAACTAAATGAGCTAAATATACTGGATCATCTCCAGGTAGAAAATCTACTTCTTCTTCATGCATGTCTTCATAATAATCAACCTCATTAACAACATAGTCTTCAAATTGATCTTTTGTCATACTGGTATTTGGATAATCTGCTTTGACTTCTTCATATGAATTATAATTATCTAAATATATAAGATTATAATCAAGACACTCATCTTTAACTAAAATACCAGAACAAATTTTATAATGTTCTTGAAAAGCCATTCCAGGTTCTTGCGACCACAATTCTATTTCTAATTGTAATCTTTTAGATTCTTTTAAAAGAGTGCTACCATAATGCTCGCCTGGATGATCATGTTCAAACTGCATGAAGTATGACCAAGGACCACCCATCATACATGAACTAACAGACCATGCACATTCAAAATCAATAGATACACATTTATATATTCCACTATTCCAATGCTCATCAAATTTATATGCTGAGAATACCCTAAAGAAATGTGGTATATGCGTAAAGTTTTTAGGATCTACACACCAACTATAATCATAATTATTTTTATCTTTATAATATGAATAGTTAGCATCTAATATTTTTAATAATTCATCAACGCAATCGGCACGACCTCTAACGTTCATGAAACCAGTACATATATTTGGCATAATAACACCTTCTTTATATTAATTACCTAATCTTTCATTGATACATTCATGTATAATACATCTTAAATCTCTTCCATCATAATATGGAGTTGAATTTATTGTATTGCCTACTAAACGTTCTCTTATTCTTTCTTTCATATCATTTGCATATCCAGTAATAGAATATTCTACTAAATCATTAGCTATCTTGTCAATACGCTCTTGATAGTCGGTTGAAGTAACTATTTCTTCTACCTTTTTAATCAATTCTTCTTTAATACGTTCATTAAATCTATTTTTAATCATCTCTCCTATAGATGGTTCTGTTACATTACCCCAAGAATTTTTCTTGCCTTCTGTGATAACTTTTATTTCTTTTGATATACCTTCAGTGTAATCATATCTAGATTGCTTTGTGAATAAATCATTTGATATAAAATCCATTAATCTTTGCATATCTTCAGATGATAACTGAGCTATATATTGTTCAGCTAACATATTGCCCATAGTTTTAGATAGGTCTATATTAATACCCATCATATTAATTTTTCCTGCGGTTTCACCTCTGGTTACTCCCATTTGTTCTAATTGTTCTTTGTCATAAATAACATTGTTCTCCATAGTTATTATTCCTTTCTATTTTTATTCATAATTATAATATACTATTGTATTACTTTTTAGTAAAAAATAAAATAAAAATTAATAGAGGTAGGGATCACTCCCTACCTCATATTTTATTTTCTAATAAGTTCTGCTTTAATTACTCCATCTTTACAGAGTTTAACACCCTGGCTTACACTTGAACCATAAGGAATACTATCAGTATCTATTTCTAATACTTCATCTGCTCTTACTACACGAATAGTACTATTACCTGCACAAGAGAATATATTTAAAATATAATCACCCTTATTAAGTTTGATAACTTTACTACCTGCTTTGTTACGAGCACTTCTTTCAAATGCAGCCTGAGATATTTTATTAAATCTACCTTTAGCTGTAACTACAACTACATCTTTTGTATCCGATGTAACAACTGAAATACCATCAATTGTTTCTGTAGTTTTCATAGCTTGATTACCAAGTGTAGATCTCTTTAAATAAGGAATCTGTTCAATTGGCATTCTTAAAGCTTTAGATTTTGTATATACAATAACATCAGATTTTTGATTTGCTATAAGAATATCACAAACCATATCATTAGCATTAAGCTTAGAATAAATAATACCAGACGGTGTAGCATTAAGCACATCATCTATATCCATTCTCTTGATTAAACCATTCTTAGTTACTGTAACTACAAAATACTTAGAACCTTTATTCTGTAAGTGTTCAAGTATCGGTAAATACATTACAGAAATGATATTACTTGTAAGCTTCTTAAGGATAAGACGAATATCCAATCCAGGACTGTTCTTATCTGTAAAAGCAATCTTATGTACAGGTAATCTAAATACTTTACCCATCTGATCGAATAATAAAATATCTTTACTATTATCAGCAATAATAATACATTTAGCATTATCGCCTTTAACAGTTTTAATAGGATCATTTATTTGAAGTTTCTTAATATAATTCTGTTCTGTTACAACTAATTTAAATTCACCTTCGGGTATATTAGATGCTTCAGATTCAGAAATAAGAATGCTCTGTCTGGGTTTACCATATTTAGCTTTAATTTCAAGAAGCTCTTGTTCAATTTCTTGATCAATAAGTTTTTCATTTGTAATTATATTTATATAATTATTTACATCTGCAAATAATCTAGCTTGTTCTTCTTTATACTTATTAAGATGACCTTTAGAAAGTCTACCAATTTCAGTATGAAGAACGAATTTGGCCTGAAGGTCTGTAATCTTAAGTTTCTTCATAAGCCAATCTACAAGATATCCTTCATCCATAGATGCCTGATTACGAATCATACGTATAATATTTTCTACGTCACCAGATTCAAGAATCTTAATATATGTATCAAGCTGATGTAATCTTGTTTCCGCTTTCTGTAATCTAAAATTATATAAACGGAATTTAACAGATCTACGAAACTCTAAGAAATATGCAATATATGCTTTATAACTAATACGACTTACATCTGTCTCATTAATTACCTGCATATTAATTCTCTTAGTATCCTGAAGAGGAGTATTCTTATAAAGAACCTGTTTTACATAATTAGGATCTGAACCTCTCTTAAGGATAATATGAATATCAAGTTGATTTTCTGTAGAATGATCTTGTATGTCTGCAATCTGAACAAGTTTCTTATCTTTAATAAGATTCTCAATCTTTTCAGCTATGCTATCATAGAAGATCAAATCAGGTGTAGATAAAATATGTAATGTATCTATTCCTGTTTTTGGATTATGCTCTATATTAATTATACCACGTTCAATATAATAACCATAACCAGTATTACTTATTTTCTTCCAGTCTGTATCAATAACTTCACATTTTTGACATGGGTCAGGAATAAGTATTACCTTAGCTTTAGGATCATGTAATACTGCAATAGTTGCATCTATAACATCATTAAGACTATGCTTAGGACTCTCTATACGGCTACCAATTGCAATACCAAAACATCCATTAACTAAAAGAAGCGGAACCTTTACAGGTAAGCACTCTGGTTCTTTAGTATGATTATCAAATGTATTCTGCCAGTCAACTACATCTCTTACTTCTTGTAAATCTCCTATAACACAATCCATAGAAAATTTAGATAAATAAGCTTCAGTATAACGCATAGCTGCCTGAGGACCACCCTGAAGTGAACCTGAGTTTGAGTCATAATTAATAAGAGGCACTTTTATTTCGAACCAGTTTGTTAATGCTTTCATACTTCCGTATACAGCATCCTGTGAATGCGGATGGTATTTAGCTATAACAAGACCTACGGTATTTGCTGATTTACGTTTTGTATTTACCGAAATGCATCCAACGTCATTCCACATAGCATACAAGGTTCTTCTTTGACCTGGTTTAAGACCATCTCTAATATCTGGCGTATATCTATCATATAAAATATATAATGAATATCTAGCCATGTTTTCCATATAAGCTTTACGCGAATCTATCTGAATAATATTATCATTAGCCATAACTTATATATCCTCCTTAATTAATACTTTTAATTATGAGTTACTTCTTATGTAACTTCTTAATTATAATATATTATTTTAATTAATTTTACATAAGAATTCCGGAGTAGTTTAAACTACTCCGGAGTAAAGGTTTAATATATTTTAATCTTCGGAGGGAATCTCTTCTACAGCTTCTTCACAAGGTGTAAGATTAAATTTAGTAATAGTTTTTAATCCGCCTTCTCTAAATGTGGTAAAAATAGGCTCGATAATAAACTCTTTATACATCTTTGTATATTCTACAAAGTTGTTATAAATAACAACAGTAAACTCTGTTGCATTAGCATCATAATCACGAATATATCCGATTGTAGATACACGTGTATCATCTGCATCTGTAGTTGTATGATCAATCAAACTTCTATAAGCAGTAAGCGAAATAGAAATTTTATTAAACAAAGTGTTAGCGAGAACATCCATAATTTCAGTATGAAGATTCTCATCCACATTTGCAGGTAAGCCAAGCTTCACTTTAAGTTCACACAGAACTTTTTTAGGTTTATTGCTGTTAAAAGGTTTTTTAGTTTTCTGATTAAAATTGCTCATATAAGAGTCCTCCATTGAAAATTAATTATAAGAATTATTTTAAATTCTAGTAATTTAATGTACGTGGTACAGTTAAATATTTACATTTTTAAATAAAAAATAAAATACCGATAGGAATTTATCCTATCGGTATATTTTTTAAACAATATCTTCTTTACGTATTTTAATGCCTCTTGAGAAGATTGCTTTATCACTTTGTAATTCTGTGAAATACTTAAGTTCTTTCTTACAATCTTCGATGGTATATTGTTTAAGAGTACGTCCCATTCCTGGTAATACTGTAGATTCTCCTAACATCTTAGGAGGCATTTCGCCGAGACCTTTATATCTAGTAAGATTCTTAGGTTCAAATTCATTAAATAAATTCATCAATCCAAGTAATGTCATTTTTTGACCATTGACCATATAGAATTTATCAGAGTTATTAATCATATCTATAAGTCTAGCACAGTCTGCAAACATACGTTGATTACAAAATACTGTTTGGAATCTAGAACCTACAAGACCTCTTAATATAATAACTCCATTTTCTTTAGAAACCTTAACAAATTTAAATTGCTTTTCTATAGCAGTTTTAAATTTAGCAGAATCAATACCAAGATCTAAATTATATAAAATGAATTCCATTAACGAATGGTCTATTGCGTATGTAGAACATACATGATTCATATATTTTATATAATCTATATTATCATAAAGAATTTTTGTAATTTGCTGCTTACTATAAGCTTTATTTTTAATATCTGCAACTACATTTTCTTTACAGAATACAGATTGTACATACTCTACATATGCTATATTATTTTCAAAGAATTTCATTTTATTCTTTCCTACAGATACGCCATATAATGGTGGATTAGCTGCATATAATTTACCCTGTTCTATAACGAAAGGTAAATATCTAAGAAACAATCCAAATACCAGACACTGGATATGAGAACCATCAGCGTCACCATCGGCAGCTATAACTACTTTAGATGGTTTAAATTGTTCTGGATCAAATTTCTTTTGATAGCCATTATAACCACAGATTTTGAAAATAGAAGCTACTTCTTCATTTTCAAAGAAACGTTTTGTAGGTGTTGTAAAAGCATTAATAATTTTACCACGTATGGGAAATACTGACTGTGTTGCTTTATCTCTATTATTTTCCATAGCTGAGGCGCAAGAATCACCTTCAACTATCCAGAACTCAAAAGGACCTTTACCATTTGGTTTCTTATATTTAGCAGGCATTCCACTAACTACAGAAGCAGTATATTTATCAGACATTTTTATTTTTTCATTATCTGATTTCATACGAATTTCACATACCTCTTTAAGGTATTTACAAATCTTCTGCAATTCATTAGGACTGCTTTGTGCCCAGTTTTCAAGCGCTTTTAAAGTTACGTTATAGATATAAGGTTTCATATCTTCTTTAGAAAAGATTTCTTTTGACTGTCCTGTGAACATCGGATTTACGTGGAATATACTTATTACAGCACGTAAACCTGTTCTTATATCCTGTGCATTTACCTGAAGTTTTTTGTTATTCACTAAATATATTTTGTTCATATAATCACGAAAATATTTAATGATAGCATCCAAAAAGCCGTCGATATGAGTACCTGCCGAAGTCGGGCACATATTCGCAAAGCCCAATATTTTTGGGTCGTCCATATTGGCAATATCATATGAAAACAAAACTTCTGCTTTCATAGTTCCATTATCTTCAGTAAAATATATTGGATTGAAAACCTTTTTCTCACATATGCTATCCATTAGTTCAAGTATGCCATTTTTATTTTCTATGACAACTTTTCTTGTTCTACCCATAGAATCAATAGCATTAAATAAAACACGTGTTCCAGGGCGACATAAATGAGTAATAAGCCATGTTAGATTTTGAATTTCATCTACCGTAACTGTTATTTGTCCCATCATATTAGATGGGCAAAATGATGTGATAAGACCATGCTTATCTTTTTTAGGTTTTATAGTTTGTAATCCTTTAGAGTTGATTCTACCCTCTTCAAATTCAACCTTACCAGCTGTACCATCAGGTCTATAAGATTCAACTACAAAGAATTTAGATAAATAGTTTGTAATAGTAGCACCCATACCATTCTTACCAGAACTGTATTCGCCGCTACCTTCTTTTTTATCATAGTTTGATGATGAATGCAATACAGAGAATACAGGCACAAGCATATTTATTTCAATACCTTGACCATTGTCTTCTATAATACATGTATGAGATCTTTCATCGAAAGATATAATGATATTTTTATCAAGAGTGTTACCCTTAATAATTTCATCAAGTGAGTTTTGTACAATCTCTCTGTACATATTTAAAAATCCAGCATTGCCGAGAGCACCAATATACACATCTGGTAATTTTCGCACCGCCTCTACTGGGTCATCTATAATTTGTATTTTCTTTTGCTGTTTAGGCATCTCAGCCATAATAACACTCCCTTTCTGAACATTGATTATTTAATCGTTTGTTTCATTATAAAAAATAATTTAGTTATACTGGCTGGGGTAGCTGGGCTCGAACCAGCGAATGTAGGAGTCAAAGTCCTATGCCTTACCGCTTGGCTATACCCCAGTATAACTAGAGCAGAGGAAATTACTCCTCTGCTCTTCATTATTTTTTATTAGGTTTATGTGTTATTGATCTTAGAGCTCAATCTTTGTCTCTGTTGTTACAGTACCATCTGCTGCAGGAGCTGATGCTGTTGCCTGCTGTACAGGTGCCTGCTGTGCAGGAGCCTGAGCCTGAGGTGCAGCATATACAGGAGCGCCATAAGGAGCTACTGTACCACCCATCATCATATTAGCCTGTGATACAAACTGCTGATTGGGAGCCATAGGATTTACTCCATATGTAGGTGCTTGCATGGGATTAACATTTGCGTTTGCAGGCATGCCGTTGGGAACATAGCCCTGGGGAGCCTGATTGTAATATCCCTGGTTAGCTGCAGGTGCCTGACCATAATAACCCTGTGCCGGAGCTGCATATCCAACTGAAGGAACGCCTGCACCAAAGAGGCTATTATACATACCGTAGATATTTGTATCTGCAGCATTGTACATACCACGTGCGCTGTAATACTTATTGAAAGTATTCATTGCATATTCGTGAATATCAGGATACTTCATAAGAAGCGGCATAAGAGTAAAGAGCTCTCTTGTGAGATCTACAGGAAGATCACCAGCCCATTTAGCATTCTGCATTTGATCGATGAGCTCAGTTACAAGAGCTTCAACTTCTTCTTTTGTCTTCATATCGGGCTTCCATCTAGCACCGCAGATAGGACAAAATACATCGCCGCTACCATCTGATACCTGCATAACTACATCGCGACCCTTATCTTTATGGGTACACATTGAGCGAAGTACGTCATTGCGATCAATCGATAACACAATGTTGCTTGTCGGACGAGCATTCTTAAGAATCTGAATTTCCTCGTCTGTCAAAGCATTCTGGTTTGCAGGAGTAGGAATCTGACTAAATCCCATTGCATTGTAACCAAACATATTAGGATCGTAGTTACCGTAATAGGGTTGTCCTGCTGCCTGCTGCTGTCCGTAGTAATAATTGTTCATGTCCATTTTTGTTACCTCCGTTTAAAATTTTATAATATAATAAAATGGATACCAATTGAGTATAGAGCACCACCTCTATACTCAACTATGATATACAATTACTTTTTTGTTTAAGCTAGTATAAATTTATACTTAAACTTTATGTAATTGTTAAATCATTAATAATAAAATTATTATTCTTCTGTATTAGATGTTTCATCTACTTCTGTTTCTGGTACAATTGTTTCTTCTACAACTGTATCTTCTACATTAGATGTTTCATCTATAAGTACTTCTTCTACATTAGATGTTTCATCTTTTATTTCATTAATATTAGATTCTTCATCTTCTGTTTTATTTTTTGCATTAACTTTTTCTACATAAGCATTATATTCTGCTTTAGCTCTAGTTTCTGCAAAATTTTGTGTGAAACGACCATTGTAATAATCGTCATTATCATTAACTGCCTTTTGACCATCAATAACGCCATGAGCTTTATTAATATCAGTAGGTCCAAGATTAACAATATTTGGATTAAGAGCAGATTTAAATCTGTCAATGATGCGCTCTTTCCATTCATCGCTAACACAACCAAGTGAATCTAACGATTCTTTAAGCTGTGGTATAGTCATTCTAGCTACTTCCATAGACTGAATATGCTCGTAAGCAACTGCGAATAATGATACAGTACCTCCAATATTTGAAGGTGATCTTTCTTTAATGGGTTCTGTTAAAGCGTAATTATAAAGAATTCCGTTTTCATCATCCCATTTAACAAACTGATATTTTGTAGACTCATCAATAAGTCTAAATGTATTATCTATATATACTATAAGTGGCCAGTTTTTACCTGCTTTAAGTATATTTCTTACTTTTATAACATCAGCTTTTTCCATTTAAATATGCCTCCTTATAATAAAATATTAATCCTGGGGGCTTACGCACCCAGGCTAAATATTTTTTAGTTTTACCAAAATGTTTAGAGATTAGAAATATCCCTAGTATCTATCATTCTGATAGGCATAAGTGTTGTTATAATATCTGCACCATATGAAATAGCTTCAAACATTTTTAAAATTGCGTACCAATGTTTTGCTCTCATATTCTGCACAACTTGTTCATTAGAAGCACGTATTCTTTCTTCAAGTATATTACTTGACGGAAAAGGTTTAATGCCTCTATTTAAACATTCATTAATATAGAAATTTAATGAATTACAAATAACTACACTTGAATTATAGTTATCCTGTGCCTCAGCTATACATGCTTGTATAATCTGAGGGCTATGAAAATAATTATAATCTTGCTCCTGAATCATATCAAAACGAATATCTTTAACAATTCGTTTTACATTCTTACGAATCTCATCAAGAGGGATACGATTAAAGAAATTCGGATCATTATTTTGACCACGTTTCTCTGCAAAATAACTTTGTCTTCCTGCCATTTCTCTTCACCTCCTTTATTCAAGATCTTGCGTATTAATATCTCCGTCCATAAAGGATTTCATATCAATACGTTCTTTGTTGTCGATTATAAGATTCATATCATTCATTCTCTTATAATCATCTTCATCCCAATCGCCTTTGATATAATCTTCTATATCAAATCCATCGGAATAGAATTCTCCGGCGTATTTCATAAATGCGTAAATAGATTTACGCTCGGCAAGAGTTACGGATTCTACTAATACGAAACTATGCTCTAAATCAATATCGTCAATAACGTTTTTAATGTATTCATAAGCTTCAGTTCGACCTGTAACAAGATCCCATGAATCTTGAACTCCAGAATCTATTTTAGCTCTAATACAAATTAAGTATTGGCGGTCTTCAGGATGTTTCTTAGTATTATCCACAATCTTGACCATTTCTTTTAATTCTGCCATAAATAAAATACCTCCTTTGTTTATTACACCTCTATAATATGCAATTTATTTAATTTTTATTAGTTCATTTTTACATATATTAATGATGTATCTGCTCTCGATGCTCCAACCAAATTCATAGGTCTCTGAATATCACCGTGCATATATTCTTCAATATATACAACCTTACTCCATTGACCACCTTGAGATAGATATGTAGTTATAGCATATGCAAATTCAAACATATTACCTTTAGAATACTTATTTTTACGTATAGAATCTCTAATTTTATAATCTGAAATCATATGCTTATAATTACATCTTGTATTGAAAAATATAGCATTTGGAGCTAACTCTGGAGCTATAGTCATTGAGAATTGTTCACCATCATATGATGATACGTCTGGTTGACTTAATACTTTACATACTAATCCATTTGTAATATTAATTTCTGTACCATTAGAAAGTTCTACGCCTTCAAGCCAGTTATTAGATCTTGCTACAACTTTCTCTCCATATTGAGGCAAATCGGATGTATAACCTTTTAATTTTCTAACACGAGCATTTATTTCATCTCTTGTTCTATTTGTGCCACAGATTATAATATCTGCCCATAGCAACATATCATCTGTTAATGCACTTCTATTTATAACTAAACTATTACCATGATATCCGCTTAATAATGGTAACCCCAATCCAGCCCTACCAGCTATAAAACTGATATCTTCTCTACCTAACTGACGCATACATTTAGTAAGATGATATATCTTACCATCGGTAAGAAATGCAGGTTCATCATTTACAGGCGGTAACTGATTTTGGTCACCACAAACTAGAATCTTTTTTCCAAATCGTTTTATGTGTTCTCCTACAGTTTTTGGCAAACAATATCCCTCATCAATTACAATAAGTTTAATGCTATCATCAAGTTTATGAACTAATCTAAACCTTGGTATCATAATAGGTACATTCAAAAGAAGGTCTTTTACAACATCTCCATTTTTATCTTTCATAGGTACTGCTTCTACATGATATATCCATGAATGTGCTGTTTTAGCATTAATAAAACCTTTCATTCTCATTACTAAAGAAGCTGTGCCTGTAAAACTCATAGGAGCTGTTTCTGTTAATATATCCAAATCAAGTTTTCGTATTATTTCCATCAATACAACAGATTTACCTGCTCCTGGAACACCATCGTATTGAAATACTGGTTCATCGCTTTTATAAAACCAATCTACAGCTTCATCTACTACAAGCTGTTGTTCTTCATTAAGTACGATCATAAATAATAACACCTTCTTTTATAAGACGCTTTTTCTCAGTTTTATTAATAATTAAAAAATCATCACCGTTTTTTAATTTATAATATTTAAGCATCTTATCGCCATTTTCTAATAAAAATTTATTATATTCATCATCAGTCATTTCAACTTTATCTAAATATAAATTTAATTTATTATTACTAGAAATATATGTTTTTGCTATTTTTTCATTTAAACAAAATCCATTTAAATTATTATTTGATGATTCATACACCATCATAACTACCATACTAGATAATCCTCACTTTTTATCTTTTTTATCTCTTTCAATAATAATATCCATATCATTAAAATCATATAAATGAGTGCGCTTAGTGATTTTACAAATCAAATTAAATACACGTACTGACTCATTCATAAATGGATCTGATTTAATGCATTCAGTTTTTCCATTTTTAATATATGACATTGCAAATACACCCTTAGTACTTCCAGGTATTATACACTGATCTAATGATAAAATGTCATTATGGATATGATCATGTAACCATGCATTAGCTAAAGTCTCACAAAGTTTTGGATTTTCTAAAAGATTAAAATCAATTTCATTAGCGTTTAATACAGGATATTCATAATCCCTGTATTTAAGGAATTTTTCATTAATAACAAGAGCATGATCTGTTTCTAAATTAAATACATGATCATTATCATCAATATCAAGACCAGTTTCACGCATAAATGCGTCATTAAATATAAGTGTGGTTCTAAATATTTTTTCTTTTTGTTTCTTTGTCATAAAAGATCCCTCCATAAAATATTTATTATTTTCTTTGACATTGTTATAATATACATTTATAGTTTTATTTATGATTATTTTTAAGTCCGGAGGTGTATAAAAATGAGCAAATTTGTAGGAAGCTTTACTAAGCAGATTAATCTTCAGACTGAAGTGGCTATATTACAAAAAAAGATATTAGCTTTCAAACCATGTTATGCTAAAGTAATAGTACCAGCTCTTATGGGGAATAATACAGATTATACAATAGATTTACCTATGCCATTACATCTATCTATTACATATGGAGATAAAGTAATTCCAGAGGGTACTAAATTAATAATTCAAACAGTAGCTGGAAATTATAATGATTTTAGAATTATAGGATTTTATGATGATCCAAAACCATTTGATTTCATTTCTTTTATAAAAAAATATATAACTGGAGAAGAAGATATATTACCAGATGATTATCGAAAATTTGATTATGATGAGATTACAGGGGGTGATATTTAATGCCTAATAGCAGTGTAATAGAATATACATACGACTATCAAAAACCAGAAAAAACATGGACACTTGATCAATTTATAGCCTGTCAATCTGATACTGTATTTTGTTATAATAATTTATCTTTTATAGATCAGATAGATAATATTAAGTATAACGTATATAATGTAGCTTCTGATTATATTGATGAGTTACGAGCTAAATACTGTATAGATGTAGAGTTAACAGATGAACAATTAACAAAATATAAATATCGTCCTAAATTATTATGCTATGATATTTATGGCAGCCAGGAATTATATTATATAATTCTTATAATAAATGATATTTGTTCTATTAAAGATTTTGTAAAAAATAAAATAAAATTACCAACAAGAGATAATATGGCTGAACTTACCAAAGCAATAATGAATTCCAATAGAACAGATATTCAAAAATATAATGATGCTAATATAAGAACCTCTGCAGAAATTGAAGAAAATAAAAAATAAAATATTTACAAATAATATCCCAGGTAGGTGATCCTACCTGGGAACTATTGTGCACATTACTTTTTTACCATTTATAATATTACTATTATTAAAATATTCAAGGTTTCTAGATGCAAATCCTGATGCATTTGCAAACATATTTTCCACATCATCAGATGGTAATTTAACATCATTAAATTCTACTATTTTACCAACTGCTCCATTACTTGGTGCGGCGCCATTCAATTCTACTTGTTCTCTCATAGTTATCTTATGAACTGGTACTGGCGAGAAAATATCTTCAACAAATTTAATGGTCTTACTAATATAAGGTAGATAACAAGTATGAAGATCATTATTAATATAATATCTACTTTTTACTCGTTGTATACCAAGATATCTATTATTATCTTTATCATATTCTGGAGCTATCAGACAAATCCAGTCACTATTCTCAAGAATAAGATTAGATTCACCAACATTAGCTCTGCCAATAAGTCTTACTAAATCTGCTTTATTCTTAATACGAGCTTCGTCTACAGAACTTGTTGCTGTTCTATTCAACTGAGAAGCTGTGATAACAGGAATATTTTTAAGCGTAGCAAATGTTTTAAATTCATTTATAACTGCACCTAATTGTAATCTTAAATCGCCACCAAATGCACCTTCAACTGAACGAATACGTTTCATATAGTCTTGAAGTATACATATAACTTCATATCCTTCATCTTCAAGATCTTCGGTTAATGTATAAAGATAGCTTGTATCTACAGATAAATTTGGTTTAAATTTAATAATAATATCAATAGGATCATCAGTTGTCATTCTTAAGTTACCTTGATTCTTAAGTATTTCAATTGCATCTTCCAAAGAATAATTGAGCATACCTGAACCAACACACATGCTAAATAATCTTTCTACAGATTCTTTAACACCATTTTCCATAACAAGCAATACAACACATGGTCTTTTTGTTGGATCAGCACATTGATAATTACGATTATATCTTTTAATCTGAATTGCCATATCGAGCAATGTACTAGATTTACCTTCACCAGGTAATCCTAATATGGTATAAACTCTACCGGCTTCAACACCGCCACCTGTTAATGCATTTAAAGCTTGTACACCAAACTGAAGTTTATTAGATGGTGATGATAACTGACGATACGTGTCCGTCATTGCTTCTATAAATGTATCTCCATCTAATGAGAATGTTATATCCTCAGCAGTATCAGCTTTAGATCTACGAAACTTAACTTGTAAAGCATTAACCCAATCTTCAATTTCTTTAACAACAGCCCCTCTATTAATATAGTCTGTTGCTTTAAATTTAGTTAATAGAGCTAATCCTTTATCTATATCATTATATATAATCGCATATTTAAGAGTTTCTGATACTGTATTATTAACCCACTGAACTTCATTATTATTAAGCTCAGAAAGTCCATCTATTTTTTCACCGCCAAGACCACCTGCGATTTGGCTTAATATCATATTTTTATTATTAAGGTTATGGGTTAATCTAGCATCTATACCTTTCATAATAAAATCTATTCTTGATAAACGTTCTTGATCACCATTATAATTATCCATATTCATAGTAAGAAACAAGTTTCTCATATTAATAACATTTCCTCTATGAATATTTCTATTTTCACTTACTATATAAGCACACATTAAGTCAAGTTCTGTAATATCAAACTTGACATCAATAACAAAATTTTGATTCTTTATAGGTGAACCAGGACCATATCTCTGCCTTCTATTTTCCATGGTTTCCCTCCTAACCTAGACTTGTGTATTTAAATGTCTAGGTTAATAATATAATTAAATTTATTTGGTATTATTCATCTTTATCCCAAGTGACATCTAAATTACCATGCATCGCCATTTTTCTCAATGTTTGTCTTTTTTGCCATTCTTCACATTCTGATTCTAGTAATTTTTGATATTCTTCACAACTTTCAATCATATTTCTAACTGTATTAATTTTTATATTAGTATATGAGTGATCATAATTTACTTTAACCCATGATATTAGTAAAAATCCTATGATGTAAATACCACAAAATATACCAATTGATTTTAAACATGGTAACCAGCCTTTAGTCACACTTATATAAATACTCGATATAACCATAAACCAAACTGCAATAGTTTTTATTGTACGAGTAAAGCATTCAAATAAAGCATAATTAGCTGCAAATTTAATATCTATATCAATAACTTTAGATGATATTTCTTTTTCGCATTCATCTATAGTTTTATAATAATAAATATTTCTCATTTCTATAAATCTCCTTCTAATAATTTAATTAATTCATCTGATGATATAAATTCGTAACCTTCATTTTGATTTACATACATTACGAATTTATCATAATCTGATATTTCATTATCAAGAATATAAGAATATTGGATATTCTGCTCTAAAATAGTTTGATCTATTTCTTGCATTTGTTTATCCTTTTTATCTAATTCTTGTAATTTTACATTGTTAGAGTTTCTAAAATAGTTTCTAACAATATTCATATTTTCATTAGCATTATTAAATTGAACTCTAATGTAATCTATTCCTTGTTCTTCCTTAATCCTTTTAATATAATCAATAATATCTTTAGGATCAGATTTAATCAAGTGATCAATATTGATAGTATTATAAATATAACTATCAATAGGAATTAGCTCAGTATAATGAGCTCTTTTATTTGGATTATAAAGAGTTACTAGAAATCCTTTTTCTTGTTCCTCTCCAAATCTAAATCTTAATGGACTTCCATTATAATAAGCATACTCCTGATAACATCCAGGAATATGATAATGTCCCATAAGAATAACCCCTGCACAATTACAAAATGAGTTAATTGAAAATACAGGAGCATGATTGCTTTTTAAAGTAGCAATTTCAGAACCTTTAAATGAATCTTTAAAAGTTCCATGCATTAAACAAATATCATATCTACCTGAATTAAATAATACTTCATTATATTCTTCTTCAGGTATACCATATCGTTCTGGAATGCATAAAATATTTAATCCTTTAACTTGTTCGAATTGTATTTTTTCTACGATCCTGACATCTAAGTTTGGATTATTCATGTAATGATAGAATAATGATAATTGACCATTATCATGACTTTGAGTTCCATCTACTATAATAAGTGTAGCATTTTTACTAGCACATAAATTAACAATATCATTTACCAATTGCATGGTATATGATATTATAGGATTATTACTCATAAATCTAGAATCAAATATATCTCCACATATTGCAAGTATATCAAAATCTAAATTTATTAATTTATCTATAAATTGTTGTTTTAGCTGAGTGTACATATAATGCGGATCTAAAGCCCCCATATGTATATCAGATATTGAGACAATTTTATATACGTCCTTATCCATAATATTCCTCAACTGTTCCACGTAGTGCAATTACATTATCAATTGTACCTACTAATCTTTTAAATACTTTTTCCATATCCATATTAGTAGTATCTATCATGCTGTGCACTGCACCAATAGTATTAACATCTTGTATATATAATCTAGAATAAGCATCATTAATCTTCTTATAATCTTCTATAGGAAGTACATCATGCTTATTTCTTTCATGTCCTTCGGCTGCAGCTCTCTCTATAGCAACCTTTGGATCGCATAATAATGTGAATTCTAATATATAACTAGAATCAATTATAGGTTTTTTAACCATACTTTCACACTGTTCGATAAATTTCATATTTCCATTTTTAAGTATTCCTTGATATACTTTAGTGGATTTAGCAAATCTATCTAATATTACCAAACATCCATCATTTAATGCAGGTAATAAATTATTATTTATATTAATATTTCTAGCGGCATTCATTAACAGAATTTCTGTAGTAGGATCCATTTCATTATAAAGAATCATATTACGAATATTTTCTGCTATTTCATTTCCGCCAGGTTCTCTAAAATATTTAGTATTATAACCTTTATCATTATAATATTCTACTAATTTTTTAGCTTGAGAAGTTTTTCCTGCCCCTTCTCCGCCTTCAAGTATTACTAATAAACCTTTAGTTATTTTTTTCATAATAAAATATCCTCCATATTTATATTTCATACTTATAATATATCATTATATCTTTATTTCGCTTTAAATTATATTCCAACATATTTGTAAAAGTTATTTGATAACTTTTATGTGATGGTAAGACCGTTGCAAGGTAAAATATTTGTTCATTTTTGTTCTCCGGTACGAACCCCAAGAGGTTAACTCCTCTTGGGGGTAGTATCATCAAAATTTTTTGTTTTTAAAATAATATGTAATTAATTCACATACTCCGTCCATTAAGCATGATGTAATAAACAAAAACTTTTCTTGATCGTAAATATCTATAAATTGATAATCGCCATCTATAAAAGTTATATATTCTTTTTCTGATTTTGTATTTTGACCTCTGCGTTCTATCTCAATATTAATTGTTCTAGATTCCTTAAGCAATACAAATCCTATGGTAAAAGAATCTTTTTGTTTATAAAACATACTACATGCTGTTGATCTAGTGTAACCCTTTGGCAGGGTTCCAGTGAATAAATGTAATGAATCATTGTTTCCATACATATACGTATTTCTAAGAATTCTAATGAATTCATCTATACGACACATCTGATCAAATGACGGGCTTAATTTTTTACATTTTTTAATAAGTTTTCTATAAGCTCTCCAAGCCTTGATATCAAATTTATGTTTTCGCATAATAATGGGCTTTATAAATTCATTAACATTATCCATCTTTATCACCTCTATTCTATTTCATTATTTTAATGCTTTATTAAATATATCTAGTAGCTTCGAAGATAATATCTAAATATATATTTTTTAAATCATCTGTTAATGGTTCCCATATTTTATTTATTATACTACTATTTTTAGTATTACGATAAATAGTATATGATATATTTTTATCTGTTATTTCAAATCTATTAGATTTTGGATAATAAGTAACTATAGATTCATTCTTATAACCATCAATTGTACAATACGTGCCCATATCTATATTTATAAAATTTATATCATATGTAACACCCCATACAGATTCAGATGGTAACTCTTTTAAACTAAGCAGGAAAGTAATAATATTATCAGAAGCATCAAATATATCTAAATTTAAAAATTTATTTATATTATTATTTAATAATTTATTTTCTTTATATATAGATACTATCTTCCATTTAGGTAACTGATTAATATGAATTTTACTTAAACATATGGCATGAATTAAATTCATAATATTCAACTAAAATACCTCCCAATTAAGATTTTTATATGCATTTTCTATATTTATAATATTATAATATGAATTAACAAGAGAGAGGAATGTATATTCACAGTCGTTAATATATTTTAAATGATCTGGGTTAGTGAAGTTTAAAACAAATTCATTATAAGAAACACTATTTTTTGATAATTGTAATATAATACATCCATCTATTTCTATACCAAGCTCATTACGAAGCATATAACGATATGCGGCTAATTGTAAAATATATTTAAAAGTAATATGATTACTAGTCTTATAATCTACTAAATATATTTTACCATTAATTTCATATAATCCATCTAATGTGCCGCCAAAATATTTGCATGCTAAAGATTTTTCATGGAAAATAACTCTTACGTTTGCTGCATTATTTATATCTGTAAACCATTTTAAAAATGATTGATATGCATTATAAGATTGATTTGGCATAGATGTAGCATCTGCTTCATAATTATCATTACTTAAAAAGTTATCTATGTTTTCATGAGCATGATGTCCTACGTTAGCTGCAGCATCTAAAGTTTTAGCATATGATTGATGCTTAAATCCTAAAGAATTAGCCCAATACATAAGTGAGTCTGAATGTATGCATTTTGAAAGTATTTTTGTAACTCTGGGTACAATTATACCATTATGAATATAGTCAGATTCTACATTTATAGGTGGCATTTTTTCTAATATTTTTACCATTTCATTCATTTGAACTATTATCCCCATAGCGTTTTTCAAATTCTTGAATTGCTTCTTTTGCAATTTCATCAATTGTGCCATATGGTATAAACCATATATTTTCTATAACATATTTAAGATTATTGTACACAATTTTTATTTCTTCACTATTTCCACTTTTTACAGTATCTCTTGATATATTACCTAATTCCACAACTACATCTTTATAGAACATTGGTCTTAGTAATAAGCTACTTAAAATTCTATTAATTACCCAAAGTTTACTAACTTGAATAGCGTTAATACCTTCAAGAGCATATAAGCTACCATATATTATCTGGCAGCATTCAATAACATGGCGATTTTCAAATGATAGCAATGTATCATTAGTTAAATCTTCAGTATCTTTAACTTTATCAATATATGATTTTACATTTGGAAGAGTCATCAAATACATACCGACTATAGCATTTGGATTTTCTATATTAAAGTTAATTTTATGAACAGGGCTTCCTGATTTGATTTTCTTTAAAAAATCATTATATTCGTCCATACTAAACTCTTGTTTATTATTTTCCATTTTTACACGCCTCCATTTTATATCATTTTTATATTAAATGTAGTTAACTTTTTATATTTTAAATATTCCAAAATAGCCAAAACATCTTATTAAATAATCATGCAGGAGGTGCTCCAAAATGGCAAAAACATACTCTCAAACATACTTATTTGGTCAGTATGGAGAATACGAAAAGAAAATATATGAATTTATTATCAATGCGGAACGCATTGATACTAAGAGTGCAGAATTTGATGATATACTTTATGATATTAAACGTAGAAAAATAAGCGACCATTTGGCAAAAATTATAACATCTGATAATGTTGTGGTTGCTATAAATCCTACAGGTAGAGCATTGCCTAAAGCATTTAAAGCTTTTGTTGCTGCCGATGTTAAAGATGGTAATAAAGTCAAAGTATTTATTGATGTTACAGAATGTGTAGTTTATAAAGATGGCGTTTATGTATGTAATAAATTAGATTGGCTTGTAAGTTATGTTATTAATGCTATGACAGCGTATATATACGTCAAGGCTGAAAATAAATTATTAGGTAACGCATCAGTTCTTAAAGATGGATGTGATGCATGGGTATCATGCTTCTCTTATATTATAGATAGAATGTATAAGATTAGCACAGTACCTCAGATTAAGCGTAGAGTTAATTACTTATCTGCTATATATTATCAAACTAATATAATGTGTAAAGATCTTAAAAAGTTTGAGGATTCTATCAAGGCTAATGCAATTAGAGTTTCAGGTATTGATTCTAAAGATGCTAGAGTTATGGATATGATGATAGAAGAAAAAGACTTTACAAATATTGATACATTTGTGAAAGCATTAGGTAGAGTAATTAATCTTAAAGATATTAAAACAAGTAATATTGTTTCATACTGGATGAATGCATTTGGACCTGGAACAGTATTTGCTTTAGAATATTTCCCTGCATTTTCTATGATGATGACAAATACATATGTTGGAGCATATATTGACCAGCAGATGACAATAGAAAAAGTAGCAGGGCAATCAATGATTAGATTTTCAAAAACAATTCTTCAGATAGGAGCTAGTGTATAATGGATAAATTGAGCGAAAAAATTATAAGTACGCTCAAGAGTAATACATATAACTCTGTTTATCAAAATACATTAGCAAAGCTACCTATTGTTATTACTGAAGAGGGTACTTATATTAATAAAATTGAGATTGATGGAGATTTATATTTTGCTGTAACTTCAGAAGATGGTTCAATAAAGGAAACTTATTCAAGCAATGAAATACAAGTTGATGTTAAAGATACAGTATTTACGGATTATAATCCTGATAATGTAGTTGCTTTAAATAAAATCAATATTGAAAAAGAACTTATCAGAAAATGTAGATTGGTTAATGTTGAAAAGTTCCATTATGATGATACTTGGTATAGCCATAGATGCTCTGTAGATAATAGAATAGAAAATTTTGGCATACTCCAAGTTGGTAATCTACCATTTAGATCTTTAGATAAATTGGTTAATAAAAAATCATTTATTTGTAGAATGGATCAACTTATATTTACTGGTATAATGCAACCATTTATGTTATTTATTAATCGTAAATTTGTAAATTGGAATAATATTGATATAGTATTTGATTGTGATGAATCTTATTTACTTATTCATGAGGATAAGTATGAATATAAGGATGAAGATGGTAATAAAAAGACTAAATATATATATAATTATTATGATCTTAAAGATGCTAATGATATGTATATGATTATTTTACCATATAGTGTAGAATTTGTTGGAACAGAGTCTGATGAAATATGGGACAAAAACTATGAAATGCTTTGTAGTTTCTTACAAGATTCTCTTCATCTTAATAATGATAATAAAATTGAAATTGAAGTACCTACAATGTATTCTATATATAAAAATCGTGGAATGGTTTATAATGTAGGTGCTTGGTTGTTTTCTCAACTTCATATGAATTATCTTGATTCATTATCAGAAATAAGAATTAAAAAGCTTAAAAATATAAATCTTGAAAGAAAGATATATGATGATAATGGAAATTTATTAGAAATTTATCGTACTAGATTTAATGCTATGGATAAAGATAGTTATGATATGGAAACTTATAATAAGATTTGTTATGGGGATAAATATCGTATTATTAATCATCCTACATTTAAATTTAATGATGATGGTATACTTGATTATGAAAACGGTACTAATATTTTAACAATATTAGATGAAAGTCTTAAAATTAAAAGAATTGTAAGAAAAGATAAAAAGATCATAATAAATCAGTCATCAGACAATGAGACTTTATTTAAAGAAAGTTTTATTGTATTTAAAAATGGAAAGTATTATCAAGAATGTGAATTTGATTATTATGATTCTAATATATTTACGATAAATAATGAAAACGAAGATACTTTAGATATAATTTCATTTATTCCTGATGATATTGAATATATAAGTAATCATAAAAATCATTTTATAAATAAAGATTTCTACGCTAATAAGATTTTAGATTATATACATGATAAATTTATTGAGCCAAAGACAGATGATGAAAGTAAGAAACGTATTAATGATATGGAAGAACTACTTAAAATATCATCAAATAATCTTAATTATTTATTCTTAGATTCGTATAAATATGAAGAAAATTTAAATAGTGGATTTAATTCAATAATGAATTATGATCCATTGTTGCTTAATGATTCAATAAAAACAAGTATTAGATCTAAGTCTATTCGTGGTTCTGAGGCTAATAAATATATTATTAAAGAAGCTCTTAAAGATTATGATAAAGACGGTAAATTATATAAACGAGATGCTTTAAAAATTACAAGATGCAAGTATACTGATCATGAATCATATGTACTTATATTTCTTAATGGTGAACTTATAGAAAATTATAGCGAAATGTATGTAACATCAAACTATTTTCTTTTACCATTAGATGAAGAGTTTAACAGTGATGATATTATTGAATTGCTCTATTTTACAGATTGTGACAATAATGAAATTCATTTTAATATTACTGATAATATGATTGCAAAATTAGAAGAATCTGATGATACTAAATTTGTAAAAACAGATTTGTTCAAAGAATATATCAAATCAGAAGATATAAAAATATTTGCAGATTATCCTAATAACTTAATTTATAAAGATCTTATAGAAAAAAATAATGATATTGCGTTTAATATTTCTTATAGAAATACTAATAAAGATTTATTAGTATTTAAAGATGAAATTGAAAATAAGAATAATAATCTTACAGCAGTATCATCTCGTAAATTTATTTATGAAAGACTCTATGTAGATCAAAAAGCATATAGAATTAAATTAGGAGAAAGATTTAGATATTGTGATAACCAAAAACAGTACATGCTATTTATTAATGGTCGTCGTATGGAAGATGATACATTTTTAATCACAATTCCTAAATACACTAGACCTTTCTGGGGTATGTTTTTATATACTGCAAAATTTGTAGAACCTGGTGATAGAATAGAAATATTCTATGTGCCCGAGGAATTAAATAATATAAATACTGAAGAGGTTGCACCTTCTACATTTAATATAGATGGTTATATTGAAACTGAGAAGGAGAATCTTAAAGTTCCATATACGGGTGATTTTTATCTTTATTTTGTTAATGGTAAAAAAATTCCTAATGATGATATAATACCAGTAGATTCTCATACAGTGAAATTAAAATCTAATCCAGGTTCTCTTTTAAAATTAAATATAAATCCAGTATATAGAGATATCAATAATAATATCGCAAAATATATGCAAAGTAGTTCAATATCTAAATATGACAAATTTATTGATATTATTAAAGAAAAATTTACTTATTATTGGTTGGATAGATTGTTTGATGCTCAAATTAAAATATCACAAAATCCAACTGAAGAAGAAGTAAATAAACTTAAAACTAATGTAGGTACTATTGCGCTTGTTAATGAAATTGTAAGAGATTTCTGGGTCACAGGCGGAGTTGAATACAATAAAATAGATGATAGCGGTAATGGATTTGTTATATATGATAAAGAGCATGATGATTCATTTATTTATGATTATAATTTAGATGAGTATATTAAAACTGATAATAACGGTAATATACTTTTACCTTCATTAGATGCTCCATTAGTTATAAATATTAAGAAAAATGATATTATTCTTGAATATATTGATACGTATAAGTATATGACAAATGAAGCTTATGGTATTAATATATTCGAGATAGGACGTGTTTTGGAAGGTATTAGATTTAAATGGAATTTTTCAGATCATATTGATGGCACTATTGGTGTAATAGAGCAATATGTAAATGATGAAAAAATAGATACAGAATCTAGAGTATATGATTATCCTGAAGATATTAAATCTAATATAAGTTTTAAATTCAAATTTAATACATTGCAATCTACTATAGAAAAGCAAGTAGATATTAAATTCTGTAATGGTATATATTATGGTATTATTGATGAGGATGAACTTCAGTATTATAGAAGAAAAAATATGCTTTCTCTAAATAATGCAATAGGAGTTGTACCAAAAAATAAAGAAATTCCATCAACTGCAGAGCTGGAAACAATTGAAGAACCTATAAGTATTCTTAAGATAAATAATGAGATTGTTGATGATATACGTATAATTAATTATAATATGGATATTATATATAACTATATAGCTTATTATATTAAAGAAGATGGTTCTTATGATTTTGAGAATCCAATAACCGATATTTATGCTATAAAAAATGAATATGCTTCAGGTAATATTGTTATATTTGATAGTGAAGGTAATCTTGTAAAACCAGAAGCAGTAATTATTGAAACTATAGAACCGTCTATTTATATATCAGAAGATAAATTACCAGAGATTATGTCTAAATTTGTAGGTAATAAAACTGATGGATACCATAGCGAAGTATTACTTCAAGATACAGCAGCTATAGACGATAATTACGTTATCGGAAATAATAATTATTTTATTTATGCATGTCCTAAGAGATTGGCATTTGATAATATCGGTAATATGCTAATAAGTTTCAATATGCCAGATATTACTGAAGATTTGATAAAAGATAATCTTGATGAGCATACTACTCCAGTATATACAAATGGCGATTTTGATGATCAAAATTTACTTATAAAACTTGATGAGTACAAAATGGAATATATGGGAGAATTTGAATATACTAATAGCTCTAATTATACTGAAACGTATGTTATGTGGAAATCTAATGGCTTCTTCACACGTGGGTATGAAGATCAAGAATTCAATATATCAGTCACAACAGATTATGATAATTCAAAAACTTCTAATAATCAAGTTAGATTAGTAAATACAGCATCTCTAGATGGCGCAAGCATAAATGATGATGTTGTATTCATTGATACATTCTTATTATAAAATAAAAAATAAAAAGAAATATATAACCCTAGGGAGTAATCCCTAGGGTTGTTATTTTATTCTTCTATTTCTTTCATTAATTTTTCAGCATTCTTTTTTAATATATCTTCACCATATACTTTTATATAATCAAATTCGCTATATCGTATACTTTCTTCTTTTTCTGGTAGGCTTATAGCCCAATTATAGATATCTTCAAGTCTTTTTTGTTGATTCCAATTATTGTATATCCATTCTATGAATTTATCTTCATCGTCTATACAACTAATATCTTCAGGAATATTATCTATAATATTATCGTAAATTTGAAATATTTCATTTTGTATACTTCTATTATCTATTGACCAAGTGTCTGGCAATGGATGTTCTTTTAATATATTAAAATCGTTCCATAAATAAAAGTAAATATATGGATAAGAAAATATTTCTAATGTAGTTTCATATGTATCTTTTTCTATATGACCTTCACATGAGAATGCAGTATAATAACCTTTAGAATTAAGTACTTCTACTATTTGGGCTATATTGATATCTAAAGGTATTTGCAATGAATGTTTACCACATCTTTTACAAGCTCCATGATATGATACACTAGTAGAAAAATAATCTAACTTGTCTAAAATATCTTCAGTTGTATTATCATGCGCTACTGAGATTCTTATTACATTTAAACATTCTGGACACATTAAAGCGATAGTGCCATTTTCAGCAAATGACTTATCGTTATTGTATTCCCATACACCTCTTTGTGATGATTCATAGTATTTAAATTCATTATTCATTATCAGATTCCTCTTCTTCTAAATTTTGAGTGATTATATCATTAAGTAAATCATCCACTTCTTCATATCTCATATATATTTCATTACCTACATCATGAAGATTTGATATATGTAAAAGCAATGGAATCATATCAAAATATTTTTGTGCTGCTTTGATTTCTTTCTTACTGCCATAATTATTAACTATCATTTTAAGTGTTTCAAGATAGCTAATTAAATTATTAGAAGATTTTATCATATCTTCTCTATCAATCTTAAGATTAATTTTAATACCACATATTGAACAAGTACCATCATATTCACTGTATTCATAATGTGTACATTTATTACGTTCAATATCAACATTGCTTGGTTTAAGTTTTTTAACATTGTACTTGATTTGATTAAATATTTTTCTCATAATTTTATCTCCTTTAGTTTTTATTACATTATTATATTATATTATTTAAATAAAATTTGAATGTTGTTACCCGTAGGGCGTTAACCCTACGGGCTTTATCAAGGAGGTGTAAAAATAGCTAACAAGTTATATTTTACTTTGTTGGAAAATAACCTATAATTTTTAAATAATTTCTAACTGAATTAGCGCATCTTCCGGTCTCTTTTGCTATCTTTGGAACTGTATATCCAAGCTCCCATAGCTCTATAAAATGCTCTATTTCAGTTTTAGTTATTCGATGTTTAATTTTTCTTTTAGTTTTAGTATGTTGCAAACGGAACCTAACATTGTTTGATTTAACATTTAACTCTTTAGCAATAGTAGCAATACTTTTATCACGAGTATCCATTTCATTCATTTCTATAACTTGCTCGTCAGTAAATTTATTTGAATAGCATGTACATTTTGCCGAAGATTTAATACGTTCTCTAATACATGCTCTGCTTCTATGCATTATTTTACTAATAAGACTTATAGAATATCCTTTACTACGCAATTCAAGAATTTCTTCTCTTTCTTTAATAGTAGTGAATTTGCGTCCTTTTGTTATAGAATTATAAACCTCAATAGGATCTACATCCAATTTTTCAGATATTTCCATTACAGAATATCCAACAGCATACAATTCTTTAGCCATCCGTTTATTGCAATTTTCTATTGCTCTATCGTATTTTTTTAATAGCTCCGTCATTTTAATTCTCCTCCATTTTAATAAATAAAATTATGACTTTATTAAAATGTCAGATATAAAAATGGTATTTTTAGATACTTTTAATCCAATTATAGATAATCATTACATTATCTTTAAATGAATCTTCTTTATTAATCTTTGCAAGCACGTCATAACCAGATGCTGCAAAATCAGCTTTAGTGATAAGTGCTTTAAGTGATGTTGAAATAACACCCTTAGGTCTACCAAATAAGCTAGAAAGATCATTAATAAGAGTATCATAGCTCTCATGCTTTTCAACTAATGTAGGAATTACAGTAATGCAGTTGTATCCAAGACTATCAGCACTAATACCCCAAAGATCAAGTTCGCTTTCTACAAAAGAGCATCCATCATCTATATAACAATCCTCTTCAGTGTCACCCTCATTACAATCTTCTACTACTTCTTCTTCAATAGGTAGCTCTTCATTAACAGCCTCTTCTTCTAAAAGAAGATGATTATCATCTGTGCCATTTAAAGTAGAATCTGTTTCCTCTTCATCCTTACAAGTGCATTCACACTCTCCATTACAACAGCAACACTCTTCTTTGGATTCCTCTACAATGGTATCTACTTCATCAAGTGTTACTACATTAGGATCTTCTTTTACAGTATTTTCTGTATGATCCTGCTTACAGAAAATAGATTTGAAAATTTCGATTAATTTCTTAATCATTGGAAATCCCTCCATAAAATAAAATAAATTATTTCTAAGAATGCTTGACCACATTCTCTAAATTTAATAATTTGTTTGTTTAGTAGTATTTTTATAATAATTATTTTAATGAAAATACTTCATATGGATCAATAGAAATCATTTCTAGTGTAGAGTCATGGAATGCTTTCATGGCACGATTCTTAACGCTACTCATCATAACCATACTTGTTAATCCAGCATTTTCAATACCAGCACGTCTAAATAAAGTACCAGCACAAGCTTCGCATATACATCCATCTTTAGTTCTTTTACATAAAGAAGAAAATCTCATATTTACAGTTTTACCTATGAGAGATGCCATATTTTCAGAAGTAATTTCTTCAATACTACCATTTGATTTAATGTAGTATGAATACATCCAGTTTTTAATATTTTTCTTATTTAATGTAACTTTAATTGTTCTATTAGTACCACAATCTGTATTAGGTATTACTTTAATATGCTGAGTTGCACGAGTGAATAATTTCTCATCATAACCACCATATCTTGTTTTCTGTGATCTAGAATATGGACCACCTACAGCGGCATCATTTGTCTTAGCAAAATCTTTAGGTTTTAAACCAGAAATGTAAGATGATCCAACGTAATCATATGAACCATCGGTTTTTCTAATTGAACCCTTAACAAGATACATATTCTTAAAGTTATTACCCCATGAAGAACGAGCACCGGAATTATACATATCTACAGATTCTGAATCTTTTAATTCATCTTTAGCAAAACTAATTAATTCTTTTTCTATATTTTTTATTGCTGTAAGATCTTTATTTTCAATACCTTCTTTATATTGTTTTTCTAACTCTTTCTTTTTCTGCTCTGCTTTATTTGTAAATAATAACATATCCATTGTATGTGATGGGCATATAGCAGAAGCGCAGCCCATTAATATTTGAGATTGTACTATAAATTCTTTTAATTGATCTACTGTAATCTTTTCTTCTAAAAGAGCATAAGAAAGTTTAGAATTTATATCACCATAAACGTCATCTGTTATTGGTTCATTTACATATCCGATTATATTTGAAAATGGTTCTATAAATGCTTTATTAAATACCCAAAGACCAATTGTGGTTTTAAATGAATTTTTATTCTTTTTAGAAGAACCATAATAACCCTTAGGGATATCTATGGTATCATAAGTATTAAATCTTGGACCATCGCCATAATCAGCAAACCAATCCATTATAAGAGATTTTTCACATGCTTTTTCATGAGTTAATTCCAGTATCTCTTTTACGTCATCTGGCTTTTGTATTTGTTTGCTAGAACGTTTTGTTGCCATATATATTACCTCCTATGAATCTTAATTTCATAATAATTTTACTAGAATGTCGCATGATTTTAAATATAGAAATTGCTTAAGTTTACGTCTTTATTTATCTCTTTACATAATTATACTAATTTATATAAGCGATAAATTTATATAAACTACTTTGGGTTTCAATTAATTTTATAGCTCTACAATTTAGTAAATTTCAAAAGAAAATATTTTAAAATGGAGGACGCATCAATGAATAATATTACTATTATTAAAAAAGATGGAACAAAACAACCATTCAATATAGATAAGGTTATTAAAGCTGTATCTAAATCTGCTGAAAGAGTAATGCATTCTTTTACTGAAGAAGAAATTGAAAAGCTTAAAAAGATTGTTATAGCTAAAGCTAAAGAAAAAGCAATATTGTTTGATAACGAAATTAATATTGCATCTATGCATTCTATAGCAGAATATGCTTTAGACCAAATCAATCCAGATATTGCAAGAAGCTATAGAGAATATAGAAATTATAAAGTAGACTTCTGTGAAATATTGGATTCTGTATATAGAAAATCACAAAGCATTCGTTATATAGGAGATGTATCTAATGCTAACACAGATTCTAGCATGGCATCAACTCAAAGATCACTTGTATATGGTCAGCTTAATAAGAAATTATATAAGAAATTCTTTCTTACTGTTGATGAAGTACAAGCTGCTAATGATGGATACATTTATATACATGATATGAAAGATAGATTAGATTCTATCAACTGCTGTCTTTGTGATATTGGTAATGTGCTTCGTGGTGGATTTGAAATGGGTAATGTATGGTATACAGAGCCTAAATCTCTTGATGTTGCATTCGACGTTATTTCAGATGTAACTATGTCAGCGGCTGCACAGCAGTATGGTGGATTTACAATACCTAGAGTAGATACAATTCTTGCGTATTATGCGGAAAAATCTTATGAATTATATTGTAAAGAATATCTCAAGATATTAATTGATCTTGGATTATACGAAGGAAATGGGGCAGAATTATCACATCATTTAGAAAAGAAAATGGATAAATATGCCACTAGAAAAGTATATAGAGATTTTGAACAAGGTTTCCAATCTTGGGAAATGGCATTTAATACTGTAGGTTCATCTCGTGGAGATTATCCTTTTATTACTATTAGCTTTGGCGTTGATACATCTCGTTGGGGAGTTATGGCGTCAGTAGCTGCTTTAAGAGTTCGTAAAGGCGGTCAGGGAAGAAAAGGTAGAAAGAAAGCTGTATTATTCCCTAAACTTACATTCTTATATGATGAGAATCTTCATGGTAAAGGAAAAGAATATGAGTTCATGTTTGATGAAGCAATAGAATGCTCAAAGAAAGCAATGTATCCTGATTACTTATCGCTCACAGGTGAGGGTTATATTCCTTCTATTTATAAAAAATATGGACAAGTTATATCTCTTATGGGATGTCGTGCATCTTTATCTCCTTGGTATGCTAAAGGTGGTATGAAACCTGCTGATGAGAATGATAAGCCTATATTTGAAGGAAGATGCAATCTTGGTGCTATCTCGCTTCACTTAAGTATGATATTAGCAAAATCAAGAGAAGAGAATAAAGATTTCTATGAAGTGCTTGATTATTATCTCGAACTTATTAGAAATTTACATAAAAGAACTTTTACTTATTTATCAGAAAAGAAAGCTAGTACAAACCCAATTCAGTTTATGCAGGGTGGTTTGTTAAATGGTTATCTTAAAGCAAATGAAAAAATTGGTGAATTATTAAGACCAATGACAATGAGTTTTGGTATTACTGGTTTAAATGAATTACAAGTTCTTTATAATGGTAAATCTATCTGTGAGGATGGACAGTTTGCTTTAGAAGTAATGCAGTATATTAATGATAAGGTTGCTGCTTTTAAAGAAGAAGATAATATACTTTATGCTATTTATGGAACCCCTGCGGAATCACTTTGTGGTCTTCAGATTGAACAATTTAGAAATAAATATGGTATAATCGAGGGTGTTTCTAGTAGAGAATATGTATCTAATTCATTCCATTGTGGTGTATGGGAAAATATCACACCTATCGAGAAACAAGATTATGAAGAAAGATTTTATAATTTGTTTAACGGTGGTAAAATTCAGTATTGTAGATATCCTATTAACTATAACACAGAAGCTATGAAAATCTTAGTTCGTAGAGGTATGGATAAAGGATTCTATGAGGGTGTAAATGAACAGTTATCTTATTGCGATGATTGTGGTCATGAAGAGCTTAATATGACTGAAGAATGCACTTGCTGTGGTTCAGAAAATCTTACAATTGAAGATAGAATGAACGGATATTTGGGATATACCAAAGTAAATGGAAAATCAAGATATAATAAAGCTAAACTCATTGAAATCAAGGAAAGAGTTAGCATGTAAAAGGAGGTATTATGATATGAATTATCATAGTATATTTCATGATGATATGAAAAATGGTACAGGTTTAAGAGTTGTACTATTTGTAAGTGGCTGTAGCCATAATTGTAGAGGGTGTCAAAATCCAGACACGCATGATTTTAAATCAGGAGAATTATTTGATAAGTCCGCAATGGACAGAATCAGAAAATACCTTGATCGTGATTATATAGACGGTATCACATTAACAGGTGGAGATCCTTTACATCCTGCAAATTTAGAGGAAATTGATGAACTTATTCATATGATAAGAGAAGAATTTCCTGATAAGACAATCTGGTTATATACTGGATATACTATAGAAGAAATTATGGAAAGAGAAAGTCTTTCTAAAATTGTTTCTGAAGTGGATGTTTTAGTTGATGGAAGATTTGATATAGAGTTACTTGATGCAAATTATCCATGGGCTGGAAGTACAAATCAGAGAGTAATTGATATAAAAGAAACTCTTAAAACATATCCTGAAATTGTCTTATTTAAAGAAGATGATGTAGAATCTAAAACTAATAAAATATTATTTGGCGAATAATAAATAGAGGGTGGAGTGATCCACCCTCTAGCACTTATTTTATTTTTTAATTGTATAATATAAATATGTAGAAATACAATATTTATAAAAAGGAGTAAATAAAATGAAAGAAATTAATATTAAAACTGATGGTAAAATTATTATGGCTTTTACTGATCCGGTAGATGGAGATGAAAATCCTTATAAATATTTTACCGATAATTTCACAGGTGAAGGAGTTCATGCATATCATATTTTTAACACTCCAAAAGAATTTGTAACTAAATGGTTAGAAATTTATAATAAACCTAATGGAATGTGGTATTGGGTTTTAGATGGAGATAAATGTATTTGTTCTGGAGCATGTGATCCTGATGATATACATATATTTAGAACACATTGGAATTTAATTATAAATTATAAAGTTAAATTATATGAAGGCAAAGATGAAATGATGCCATATGAAATAAATGTAACAGACGTATACAGCGAAGAAGATGCAAAACAAAAAGCAAAAGAAATTATTGCAGATATTGGTTATTTTGGTGCAATGACAAAGGAAGAAATAATAAAAAGACTTACTGTTAAAAATGTTACAGTAGGTGTTGTATAAAATAACTTAAATAGAGGGGAATCATACCCCTCTATTATTTTTTGATCAAAATTCATAATAATAATATATTATAAATAGGAATAATTAGAAATAATTTATTCAAATACAATTAAGTAAACTAATGAAAGGAGTTATGTGTCTATGTATAATCAAAATAAAACGGATTCTGGTGGTCCTAATATACGACTGCAGTATCCATATAATGACAAATTTGATTACGAAACATGTTTAGAGAGATTAGATCTTGATAAACAAAGGGAGCAAAATATTAGAACAGGCAGAGGTTTTATTATTTCGGCTCCTAAAGGTATTAAAAAGGATATCAAGAATCAAGACGGTATATTTTCTAGTCGTTATGGTTCAAATTCAATATCCGATGTAGACTCATTTAATGGACGTTATCGTTGTAGGTGCGGTATGAAGAGAGGCTCAATCAACCACGGTGAGCTTTGTGATGCTTGTAATACACGAGTACGTTTTGTGGATGACGATGTATCTATTAAAGGATACCTTGTATTAAAAGATAAATATTGGATTATTCATCCTAATATATATCGTTCTCTTGAAGGTTTTATTGGACCTGCAAGGCTTAATAGAATTATAGAACCTGAAGTTACTGTAGATTCTAATGGTGCTGTTGTAGAAAATACAATAGTAAAGAAAAAAGATGAACCATTTAGAGGTATAGGTTTAATAGAATTTCATGATAGATTTGATGAAATTATGGATTTCTATCTTACAAGATTTCCTAATAAAAAGCATTTCTATGATGACATAATGAGACACAAGGATATTGCATTTACCCATACAATCAGTGTGTATTCATCATTGTTAAGACCTTCTCGTTTGGATAATGGTTCTCTTAGATATGAAGCATGTAATGAGCAGTTTAATATGCTTGCTACATTGGTATATCAAGTTAATAACGATAAGCTTCATATAAATAGAAAAATAAAAGAAAAATATCAGCTTTTATATGATATTCAGTATCAATTAAATACTGTATACAACGAGCTAAAAGAGATCTTAGCCAAGAAGAAAGGTGACTTAAGAAGCTCTATTGGTGGTAGATATTCATTTAGTTCAAGATCGGTAATAAGACAAGATCCTTATCTTATGGCGGATCAAATTAAATTACCTTTCCATGGATTATGTGAATTATTACAACAGGTAATAATTAATATCTTGGTTAAAACTTATAACTTTAGCTATGCTGAAGCTTATAAGAAATGGTATAAAGCTCAGGTTACTGGAAATGATCAGGTTGTCTATGATATCATAGATGGTTTAATTAAAGATAATCCTGATGGTGGATTACCATTCATTATAAATAGAAATCCTACTATTAACTATGGTGGTATATTAGCTGTAAGATGTATTGGTATTAATATGGATTATACTATGAGTATTTCGTTATTGGTACTAAAGAGCCTTGCAGCTGACTTTGATGGTGATACACTTAACATCTTATTCTTATTGAATAAAGAGTTTATCCAAATGGCAGAGAATATTTTATCACCAAGACAAATGTTTATCAGTAGAAATGACGGAATGTGTAATGGAGATTTCATTCATTCACGTGACGTTATAATTAATGCTAACTCTATGAAAAATCTCTATCAGTATAAACCTGATGAGATTGCTAAGATTAAAGCATTACAAGCAATGGATTAATTATATAGGGTTAGTTTATCTAACCCTATAAATTTTATATTAAGGAGAACAAAAATATGAAAAAGAATAAGAAATTAAGCAATGCTGAATTAGATCAACTTATTGAAAATGTAGTAGACAAACTTGAAAAACAAGATGTTATTTATAAAGATGAAAATGATGTTATTCATCTTGTAGATAAAGATGGTATAAAATATACCAAGATTGATACTGGCGTAAAACAGGCAAATTCTGTTGGAGAATTTATTAAAATTTTAGAACAGCTTCCGCAAGATGCTGAGTTTGAATTGAATGGCATAGCTAAAGTAAAAACATCTGAAATGGGTTATCCTGAGGGAGATCTAACAATCACACCTATGTATAATGAAGATCTTCCAGAAATTCCTTTTGAAGATTGTGAAGAATGCTGTGGCGAATGCAAATGTGATGAAGCTGGTGATATAGATCAGTGTGAGAAAGAGTTTGCTGAATATTCAATGAAAAAATATCTCTATGGAGTAAATGAAACTGCGCCTGAGATTATTCATGGTATGAGACATAGTCCTGTAGATCAAATTATTTATCAAACAAAAGTATGTCATCCTAATGCACTTCAGCTTGATTATGAAGCAACAATGCTTGGCAATAATCAGTGTGCTATAATTGATGAAATGAGACATCATAACGCATATGTTGCCGAATGTATTGCTGAGATGACTCGTAGACAAGTATCAGCACTTCTTGAATATAATACTCAGGCAATGGCTAACTTTGCTGTGGCTACAAAGAAAGATATGTGTGTTATTGTAGATAAAGATACTGACGATTTTGAGGATTAATAAAATGAATTGTAATTTTCAAATTGGAGATATTGTTGAAGTAGCAGATAAAGTTGATACTGATATAACTACAATCGCAACAATTAAAATTATAGAACCAGATGCAGATTTACCAAATGTATTTTGGTTATATCTTTTAGCAAATGAGGAAGTTCTTAATACTAATATGCATCCTGTTGTTGGATACTATTGGGATATAATTGCTAGCGATAGTGAATATATTAGACTTCTTAGCAGAGCTACAATATCATAAATATTTAAATCTATTTATTAGAGGGAGGATTAACCTCCCTCTTTTATTTTTTATTAAATTATATAATAAATGTATATTATATAAATATAATAAAAGGAGGTGAAAATATTTATGAGTAACGTATTAGAAATTTGTACAGATGCAAGTATACGCACATTTCCTAATGGTAGAACATTTGGATGTGCTGGAGCTTTATGCATCACTACAATGGAACAAGATTATTTAGTATCGCAAGATACAACCAATAATAGATCTGAGCTCTTAGGAGTATATTTAGGTCTTAAATTGGGAAAACGTATTATGGATGAAAATCCTAATTACAAAAGTATGATTATTTATTCAGACAGTCAGTTTGCAATATTTGGATTGACAAAATGGATGGCTGGATGGATGAAATCAAAAGATACTAACGGAATAATTTATGGTTCTAATGGTAAACCTGTAAAGAACCAAGAGTTATTTATGTGTATCTTATCATTTATTACATCTAATCAAATTAAAGTTACATTTAGACATTGTTCTGGCCACGTTAGATACACCAGTACTAAGATGCTCAGACAAGCAAACGATGTTTATTATAGGTCTAATGGAGAATATCTACGTCCAGAAGATATTTTTAAATTAGCATATTATAATGACATTGTAGATACTACAACTAGAGAATATTTACAAACTATCAATCCTGATATATATCCAAAAATGGATTATTCAAATAATTATCAGATGATGGCAAAATATGTAGTTCCAAATAATTATACGAACTTTATAGGAGATTAAATGATGTATGAGAATATGCAAGGGATGATTCAAAATGGTGGATTTGGAACTTCTGGTCCAATGAACTTTCAAGGATTTAACCCCTATCAAAACAATATGATACCATTTGGAAACTATAATCAACCATCGGTACAACAGCCGTATCAGTATTATAATAATCCATATGGAAATCAACAACCACAAAATAATGGACTGGTATTTCAACCAGTCGGAGGTTATCAACAACCAAAAAATAATTACAATTATTATAATCCTTATGGAAATACATTTACTCCAACACCATACGGTTATAATTCATATGGTAATGCTTATAGCTATAATTATTATAATGGATATAGACCATATGCATCACCTGTTGCAATGCAACAATATCAAAATCAACAAATAGAATTGTTTAAAATGAAATATCGTTTAGCAAATCATTATGTTGGAAATGAGATTAATGAAGATTATCTTGATAAATTATGTAACCCTAATAATCAAATATATCAGAAATCTCAAGAACAAATAGCTGCAGAAGAAGAGCATAGATTTATGCAATATGTTTCTAATGTAGCATGTGGAATAATACAAGTTCCAAAATCTAATATACAACGTGAAGCAGATATGTTGAATCTAATGTCTTATAATTTACATCAAGCATTAGATAATCATTCATTATGTGAATTTTTAGAAGATGATCTTTGGAAGTTACAAAGAGAATTTTGGATTAGGGATAATCTTAAATTAAATGGTAATAGAGATCTTTCAACCACATATAATAGTAGTGATTATAATGAACTATTAAGGCTACACAATAGCTCTACAAGTCCATATGTAAGCGATTTACTTAATAATTCAAGATATGATAATAATCTTGACGATATAGAAATCGGTATGAAAATGGCATTTGATAGAGAACGAAGAAGGAAAGCAATATTAGAAGGTAAAGTTCCTGATTTCATTTCGTCGGACGAAACACAAAAACGTCGACATGAATGGACGCAGCAACTAATGAATCAAATTTATAGAAAAGGAGGAGGCGTATAATGTCTAGGGTATCTTTAATTGAACAACTCTATGCTCCTAAGAAGAAAAGTGCCCTGGAATTTGATTATGATAAATTATGGGCACCACCCATAAGATTCTTTTTATCGCAGCAGGATATTAATGAATTATATAAAATTGCTACTTCATTAAAATATAATGATAATATTGAAAAGAAGTACGAACTCATAGATGCAGTCATGAGGCCTCGTGGATTTAAACGTGGTAATTGCGGCACTAATAGAGTAGTTTATAATTTCTTAGAAGACACATCATTTTGTATGAAGATTGCACTTGATCGTGTAGGTATTAAAGATTCTCCAAGAGAATTTAAAAATCAAGAATTCTTTAAACCGTTTTGTTGCAAGATATTTGAAGTGGATCCAACTGGAGTTATAGCATGTGTAGAGCGTGTTAATCCAATATCCTCATTAGAGGAATTTATATCTGTTGCAGATGATATATTTAATATGATGGTAACTAAAATCATTGGAAAATATGTTGTAGATGATTTAGGTACTGAAAAGTTTATGAATTACGGAACTCGTTATAATGCTAATGGTACAGCATTTGGTCCCGTAGTTTTAGATTATCCGTATGCTTATGAATTAGACGGAGCTAAACTCCATTGTGCAAAGCCTGTTCTGATTGGAGATAAAGAATTTGCTTGTAATGGAGAAATTGATTATGATGCTGGCTTAAACAATCTAGTATGCAGTAAATGTGGACGAACTTATAGCGCTAGAGAGCTAGCAAGAGATGATTCAAATGTACTAAAATTCTATTCAGATGAAGATCGTGGTAGACTTAGGGCAAGAATCGTGAGAGAAGATGGAACGATTATAAAAGATAGTGGTCGTTCATCAAAAACATACATTACTAAAGAAGAATATGAGGAGGGCATTAGAATGTTCGAATTAAAAGACTTAGGTCCACGTCCGGTAGAAAAAACAATTAAAAATAAATATGTCCCGATGAAGAAACTTAGGGAACAATATCATTCAGAACTTCAACTTAAAGCTTATGAGGAAATGCAAAAAAGAAATGCAGAACCTTTTAATCCTGCAATGAAATCTGAATTTAGTCCTAGACCAGCAAAAAGAGCTGGTAAAAATGAATCTAAAGATAATACAATCATTGCAGATCCTATAGTAGCAACTGAAGAAAGAATTCAAAATGTTACAATAGCAGCAAGAGCAGAAGATGCTATCAATGAACAGGAATCTGAAATTGTAAAAGAAACAACTTTTGAAGAGGCTTTAGCTGAAGCTTTAGAAGCAGAACCTGATACGGTCGATGAAGATATGCCTTTAGAAGAAGCTATAAATAAAGCTTTAGAGGAAGCTGAAGACGATGATTCTGAAGATGAAGAGGGTACTGAGTATTATGAAGAGAATGATACTGTTGAAAATTCTGATGAGGAATCAGAAGAAGAGGAAGATGAAGAAACTGTTTCAGAAGATGAAGAATTTGAATCAAATAATTCAGATGAACAGAAAGGATTTGATGAAGAAATGGAAGCAGAAGTATTTCCTGAAATGAATAATGATAATATTATAGTTGGAGTAGACTTATCTAATGATGAGGAAGATTATTCTAATTATATTCCGCCTGAAGAAGAAGATGAAGAAGACTTTGAGGATGATGAAGACGATGAGTATTCTGAACTGTATGCATTTGATCGTAAAGCACAAAAACGCGACAATAAAAAACAGCAGAATAAATCCAAAAAGTTTAATAGTGGAGATATGAGCGATTATTAATTATTTATTGGAGGTGAATAGATATGTTTAATAATCATGCAATGTCTGTAGTTACAGACTTACGAATGTTAGGGCCTGAAATAAATAATAAAGATTTTATAGCTATTGCAGCGATTACAACAAATGATTATCCTAAATTGCCTAATATATATAATGCAAGCATATTAATTCCACCTACTGAAATTCTTATGCGTTGGGCAGATGGAGATCCGTATGTACTTCAAGCAAACTATCCTAATTATCTTAGAACTCAGACTCCTGATGATATGATAGTAGCATTAATTGCTCTTCTTACTCAAAAGAATGTGATATTATACATACCTGGAGATGAGTTTAATATATTTGGTCAAATGTTATTAGATCATATATATTTCAATTATGGTATTATATGTAATACCCCAACAACGCAATTTGCAATGGATCAAGCAAAGATACCATTTTTACTTTCTAGATTCTATATGATTGATGCTATGAATCCAGAAGATTATCTTTCAGCATATCCAGCAAATGCATTATTACCAGAGTTTGTTATAAATAAGCTTGCTGAAGAAATGAAACCGTTCCAACAACCTGTATCATTCCAACAGTATGCAGAATATTTTAACAAACTAAATGCTGCCAAAGGAACAACCATTGCCCATCCAGAGATGGTTAAGGTGGTGGAAAAATGATAGCATTTATGGATGATCCTAAGTATGCAGAATTAATCCGCTATAAATTTCCAGGAAGAGAGCCAGTTATATTAAATCTCTCTTCTTATTATAGCGGTCATATAAATATTGCTCATTTGATTACAAAGATCTCACCAATTAATAATACAGGTATGATGATGCCCGATTTTGTTAATTCTGTGGATTTTGATATTCAATATGCTTCGGCTGTATTAAATAATCCAGAGTTATTTGGATCTTTAATTAATATCATGCTTAGAGCTTATGAAGGATATTTAGTATGTATTCTGGTGCAAAGGGATCCATATAGAGATGCCGTTATGGAATCTTTAATTAAATTAATCCAGCAAAGATACGGATATAATTGTTGGATTATTGAAGATGCTGATGATATTGAAGTGATATCCGAACAAATGATGTTCCCTAACGGGCTTATTACGTTAGATGAGGATATTAAACAATACAATCAGATGTATTCTAAAGGTTTGGTAGGCAGTATACTGCCAAATATAAATCTTGAATAATTTTATAGGAGAGCCATAATAGGCTCTCCTAAATTATATTTTTTGGAGGTTAATATGAAAAGAATATTATCTAATATAGATGATAATAGGGATTGTAATAAATCTATGAATGAAATTATATATAGTGAAAATAATTATGCAGATTCAAAAGATATTAAAGTAAAAGAAGAATCTATAGAGATTAATTGTCCCATTAAGGTCGATGAGCAAATACTTAATATAGATTTATCAGTTCTTAATAATGAAGAAAAGATTCAATTTTATAATTTATTAAAGAAAATTCAACAACCTAAAGCATGGAAACCTAAAGCAGGTGAAAATTATTTTTATATTAATCAGCATGCTGAAGTTATGAATGGTAATTGGAGCAATGAATCTGTAGATATAGGTAGATATTCTATAGGTAATTGTTTTAAAACAGGAGAAGAAATTAAATTTACTATAGAAAAACTTAAAGTTGAGGCTGAAATAAGAAGATACATTGAAGCTAATGATACTGAAAAAATAGATTGGAATAATAGCAAACAGCATAAATGCTATTTAATTTATTTGCATATACACAATATGATTAGTGTAAAATATGCTAATACTACTATGATTCAAGGACCAATATATTTTTCTAAAAATATTAATGTTGATGATATGATTAAAACTATTGGTGCTGATAGAATTAAAAAATATCTTTTTGGAGTTGAATAATTATGGATAAATATACAAGTGCGATAAAAGAAAGAATAAAATTTATTCTTGAAGAAGATCCTGAAGTTAAACAAGTTTATGATAATAATGAAGGATGTTTTAAGAATATTATTATTCCAAGTATAATGGATTCTGATAATGAAATCCATACAATGATTAGCATTCTTGCAGCTCAGGCAGTTATGTATGATAGGCTTTTAAATAATATTGCTCAATATGGCGATAAAGAACTTATCAAGAAATGTAATGAGGATATACATAACGTATTTGCTCAAGAATAATTACACCTTTGACATTCTATTAATTATAGTACGGAGGTGTTAATTATGCTTACTCAAGCTAATATTGATGCTTTAATGAAAGAAATTCAAACTAATGGATATGCAGAAATATATTATGTAGCTCATATGATTGAAGGTCGTGAGACTAATACTTTGGATGAGCATACATATAAAAGTGTATCTGATTTTAAAGTAGTTAAAGTTAAAGTAGATAATATTAAAAATGCTTATATTGAATATTATAATTATAAGAAAAATCCTGATAATTATCATGAAGAATCTGAAGAATGCTATTATGATAAAAATACTAAATATATTCACTATTTTACAGTACCTAACGGCGAAACATCATATACTAAAGATTTTAATGCAAGAATACCTGCTATAATTTATGGTTATAGAAGAAAAATAGGAGACAGCGATGAAGCTATTATAGATCCTTCACCTGTAAAAGAAGTATACGTTAAAAAACCAGTATATGGTAATACGGTATATGATGAAAATGTAGATTTAATCAAAAATAATCTTGACTGGAAATATATTGATCTCGAAGGAACAGCAACTATAGATGATGATGAATATGGATTTGTGACATCTGATTGGTATATATTAAATCTGGTTAACTATCCTATGATTGAAAAACCATTAATTAATGTAAATCAATTTAGTTGTTATTTTATGTCAGAAAATGTGCCTAAAGGCCAGATAGATCCAGGTCTTATAAACGCATTTGATTATATTGAACAATTAAAAGCTTAATATTAATGGATAGGGTAAATCCCTATCCATTAAATTATCTAGAAAGGATGATTGATTATGATAGCAATAGCAGCAGTTGATGCAAATTGGGGAATAGGAAAAAATAATAAACTTTTATTCCGTCTTAAAGAAGATATGGAATTCTTTAAAAAAATGACAACTGGTAAAGTTGTTGTTATGGGTAGAAAAACATTTGAATCTCTGCCTAATGGTAAACCGCTTAAAAATAGATTAAATCTTGTCATTACATCTCAACCAAGAGAATCATATGATAACGTTATTTTCGGTACAATGGAAGAGATTCTTGAAGAGATTAAAAAACATCATACCAATGATGTATTTATTATTGGTGGTGAGTCAATCTATAAACAATTTATAGGCTTATGCGATATGGCTTATATAACACATGTGAATAAAGTGTATGATGCAGATGCCCATATGCCAAGATTACTTAATGAAGGTTTTAAATTTCATGATGTTATAGAATCTCATGTAATAGAAGATGATATTTATTGGCATATAGATAAATGGATTAGATACCCTATTTAATATTAAGGAGAAATCAACATGCAAAAAACCAAGAAATCAGTTGAAGTTACTAGAAAAGATTTAGATGAAATTATTATTGCATTTAATGCAGCGCATTTATATATGAAAGAAGCTAGCAAAAAAACTAATATTGCTTCTTTAAAGAAGCATTATATTAATGCAGCTAGAAAATATGAAAGACGTATGAATAAATGGATTATTAAACGCAATGATTTATTTGGAGGAATTTCGGCAAAAGAAATTATGGATAAATATTTGATAGTAAAATCTGAATTAACCAATAATTAAACCATAATTAATATTCTTAGGAGGTGAAGATATTATGTTATGGGATAAAGTTAATTATACAGCAGATATATCATATTTAACTAATATCTTCATTACTGAGTATGATATATCAAAATGCAACATAAATGTTTTATATACTAAAGGTATTATAGATAAATCTACTTATGATTATCTTTATAAAGCCGAACGTATGGTAAGACAGACATTTGTTGGTAAATTACAGAAGGATAATCCTAAGATTGCTAGAGCATTAAAAGATGGTATTATCGAAGCCAAGAAAATATTATTTGAAGCAAATGGTATTGAAGATAGAGATGTATTAAGTATCAAAAATGATGCTGTATTTCTAATCAATAAGAAACCAAAAATAACTAAATTTGGTTTAATAGAGTTTTTACCTAAAGGATTGTATACTTCATTCTTTAAATTTAGAGGTATTGAAGTATATTATTACTATAATAATGTGAATAAGATGGAATATATCGAAGTTAAAGGTATATCTGAAGAAAACCTAGCTAAGCATGAAGGATACTTTTTACAACTTCTTAAAGATGTATTTTATTCTATTCAAATTAATGGACCTGAAATATCACTTAGAATGATAAAAGATTTCTATATGGATTATATAACTAAAAAACTTCCTATAGAATATTATAGAAAGTTTGATACAGGTTCTAATTATCATTATATTTGTAATACAATGATCAATACAGGTTTTGAAGCAGAGTATGTGTCAGAACAATATAAAGATGTGATTGATATATCTTATAATTTAGATATATTAACACAATTACAAAGATACGTAGTTTCTATGTACTTTAATAAAAACAGATAATATTACCGTAGGGATTACTCCCTACGGTATATTTAATCTTATATTTTATTTTTTATTTACTTTATGGTCATTTTGTACATTAAACTGGATTACATATTCAAGTACTTTTGTGTAAATTTTTTCTCCAATAACTGCAGCTATTTGATTAGAATCATAAATAAGTGATAATTGTGAATACAATGTTGGTGATATTCTAGCTGGAACTAATTCACCTAAAGCAGTAGTAATTTCATTTTCTATTGTATTATTAATATAATATAATTGCTTTGGTGTAAGATTTATAGCAACATAATAATCAAGACATTCATCAATAATAAAATTAAGATGAGCTAATATATCCTGTTCTGAAAATTTAATCTTATACATTTCGATATCTCTATGCATAAGGTTTCTACTATTTAATACGTTAGCAAATTTTTTAGATATTATATAAACTGTATATAATGCTATAATTGCTATAATAATCCATATAATTTCAAATATTTTGTTCATTTTCCATGCTCCTTTTAGTCGTTTTTACATCTAGCAGTATGCATTATTTGTGATATTTCTGTAGATGTTTTTGCTTTTTTAATCCTATTAATCACTTCAGTGCCATAACAAAAATCTTTAGCAGCCCTAATAGCCTGTTTTCTATATTTGCTTAATTCATATTTTAAATTTTTTTCCGATTTTTCTGGTAATGGATTATATCTATTATCTATTGTACTAATTATATATGGGTTACTCATTTTTATCCACCTTCTTTTCTTCTTCATAATATTTTTGTATTCTTCTTATTTTGTCTTGCTTAATATGCAATACCTCATTACTATTAAGTTTAGGTAATGCATTAATATCTTGAAGATATTCAATAATAGATTGAAGTTCATAAAATTCTGTAACTATTTCATGTGCATGATCTTTTATAACTTTAGGATGGTGGCCTGTTAATTTAAATCTAATTGCTTTAGAGCAGGCTTTAATTATCTCACTGCATTCCTCCATAGCAACAATAAGCATATTTTTTGTTCTTCCGTTCATAATGACCTCCATTAATATTATTATATTATTGTAAATAATGTTGTTAAACATTAAAATAATGTAATATAAAGGAGGTTAAATTTCTATGATTGCATTTGAGAAAAATCCTGCTATCTTTGATCCAGGTAGCGAGTATTGTATTACTTTAGCAGCTACTAGAGGGTCATTAATAGATACTGATATATATTCTAGATTCATTTATTCATGCGAAAATAATTTTAGAAAACTTATTTTTTATAAAGGTTATAAGAGTTATCTTATGAATATGGGTTTTAATAGAGACCAAAATATGGCTAATATAACTGCTGAAATGGCAGATATACAATTGCATCATCATTTCCCAACTCTTAAGCAGGCAGCTATAATGATTACTGAGCATTTACTTAATACTAAAGGATGTGCGACTACATTTGAAGTTGTTCAACTTCTTGAGGAAGCTCATAGAAATCATTGGTTTTCTGTTATATTTTTATCTCAAACCCAGCATGAAGTATTTCATTCGGATCCTTCAAACTTTATATCATTAAAACAATGTGTTGGTAATGGATGGAAATTTATCGATAAATATATAGATGGAATGACATTAGATATCTCATTTAAGTTATTATTACAACTTAAATTAGAAGAGCAGTATGGAGAATCATTCTCTCCTAATCTTGTTAAAGCAAGAGAGCAGATCAAAGACTGGTCACTTAAAAATCCTATGTATTAAATATAAAGAGATAGGGGCAATCCCTATCTCAGTTTATTTTGCTAGCTGGTTGACATCTTATTAAATATTAAAGAAAGGGGTGTAAATTGTTATGATATTCCCTGAGAAGACTATTACAGATAATCCATTTGTGGATAATATATTGTATTATAGTAAACTCATAGCTCTTAATTGTACAATTAAAGATGAACAAGAAGCTTTATCTCAGGAAACGCCAGAAAGTTTAAGACGAAGAGAACTTCTAATAAGTTCTATAGAAAAAACTTCTACGTATGAGGTTTATGAATCGATTCCTGAAGAAATTCTTGAAAAATATGTTACTCCTGTAAGTAATATTGATATATATGCTAATAGCTTAGGCTCGTTACAAACATATATGAATTCATATAAAGTCAATGAGAGGAATGATATATTATCAAGGTTAAGCAATTTAGCAGCTAATATATATGCATCTCATTATGATATAATGATGAATCATTTATCTGAAATTGGCGATACTTGGATTGACGATAATAAAGAATTATTTGATAATTGTGTGAATGGTACTGCTAATTATAATAACTTATTCAAAGTAATACCATTTAAAACTAGATGTAATATTATTGGCACTTATATAAATAATTACGATAATACCAATATAGAAGATATTGCTAATGATTTATATTCATTTGAAGTTTATATTAATAATAGAAGCGATTCTTATATAAATGGTGAATTAAATAAAATCAGTAAAGCAATGAGAGATGTGTTTATTGGTCATTATACAATAATGAAGGATAGAGGATATCTTGAAAATGCTGTATCTGATTGGATACATTTCTTTGATGATGAAAATGCATATAAAAAGGCTATGAATGGAACAGCTACATATATGGATATGTATATGCTATTTCCAAATTATGCTATAATAGAATCTTTACTTGCTGTATTTGATGAAGATACTATACAAAATAACGGATTAGATAGAGATCCGGAATTATTAGATAATTATATTAAAAATATAGATCCAAATGGAGCTGTTAATGCATATAAACTTAATAAAGTTATGTCGGATAGATATTTAGAAAATTATAATATTTATCTAAATAGCATTTTATATTCAAAATGCTTAAATGGTACTACTGATTTTTATGAGCTTTATGATCATTTACCATTAGAGACTAGAAAAATAATACTCTCATCTATATTTGAAGAAAAAACAAATCTTCAAGAATATGCTGATTCTAAGAAATTATTTAATGCATATCTTAATACTCTTAATAGAGAAGAGAGAAATCGTATAAAAACGGCTATCACTGTTGATATGCAGAATTATTACCCTTCGCATCATGAAGAGCTTAATAATTATTATCGTACATTAATCGGACTTCCTCCATTAGATGATAATGGTAAAGTTATGGAAGATACATTAAAAAGTACATATGATGCTGAACATGATCAGAATATTTCGCTTACTCATAAAAAATTTATTGATCGACTTCCAGAAGGAGTATATCCAGAATCACACTGGAACCAAGAAATATATAAATTTGATGCATATGACATAGGTATATTAAATCAATATGGAATACTTGAAGACTGGCTAGTTGCATGTGGTTCAGATCTTAATAATCCGAGATATAAATATTTAAGATATCTTGGAGACGAAAAATTAGATTTATATACTTGCAGTAAAGCTATGAACTTTCAGCTTATTGGTATCCCGACAATAGATGATTCTGAATTTAAGCGTAAATTTACAGATACATATGTTGTAAATAGAGATTATATTATTAGAGCTGTATATTCAGAAGCACATAAATTCCAATCTGATTATTATGATAAATTTATTATAATATTTATACTTATAAATACTATAATGGACTGTCTTACTGGCATCACTGATCATATAATCAATAGAGAAGTATTTGATTCTCGTTGTATTAAATATTTATTTGAATCTTATGGAATTCCGTTTTATTCTGAAATACCTATAAAATATCAAAAAGCAATGTTAAAGAATCTTAATACTTTAATTAAGTTTAAATCAAGTACAAGAAACATGGTTGATATTTGTTCCTTATTTGGTTTTTCTGATGTAAGAGTATTTGGATATTATTTATTCAAACAGCGTTTGATAGATGATTCTACTGGAGAGTATAATTTAAAAGATAATATATATTATGATATATCTCAATTGTACGTTCGCCATGTAAATGGTGATGAAGTAGATTATAATGGAGTTAGATATTATAATTTACCTAAATATTTGAAATTATATCCCGTAGATGAAAATAAATATACAAAAACTATTAGTGTAGAATCAGAAAAAGATCCTGTAAGAATTTTAAATAATGATAGTATAAAGAATGTATATATACGTGAAAAAAGTGAAGATGATAAAGGTAATGATATATACGAATTTATACCTTTTAAAGATTCAAGCTATTTCACACAAATAAATGCTAATACTGCACCTGCAGAACTTAAATTTATAAAAGTTCCAATCGATGAGAACTTATCAGCATATAAGAATGATCCTGATTATATTGTGCCATATGATGAAGTAGTATATCAGGATGAGGGAAATACTTGGCATGGCGGTGAAGATTATAATGTATTATATAATAAATTACTTGACCATGAATTTAATGCCGTTAAAACCAAGTATATATCAGTAGAAACAGTTACAGATATGACAGAATTATCATTCCAAGTTTCATATTTTTACAATATGCTATTTGATAATATGTATTCTGAAGATAATCTTACTGTAGAAATACCTCATATTAAAATAGGTCATAAATTTAGATTTATGGATGTAGTATGTTATTTATTCTCTTTAATGTATTTATATAATGGATTAGAGGATAATATAATGTATTCTCCTACACAAATGCTTTATATTAAAGGATACGATTTTAATAATGATACAAATACTGTATTAAAAAATATATTTAATTATGCACAGAAAAACCCTGTTACAGATGAGGATATAGAAAACTATAAGCGTGAATTTAATATAAATGAAAGAATATCTGAAGATGGATATGATTATCGTAAAGCATTCGAGCATTGTAATATGAAAGCGTTTAATCTGGAATGCGATGTTGATAGATTAGAGACTTGGCTAAACAATAATTTCCAGATGTCTCTTGATGATTTTGTAGTACAAGATAATCCAGATCCAATGCAAGATATAACACTTAGAAGCTTTTTCTCACTTAATAACTCGTATTATCAAAAGAGTCTTTTCACTAGCGATAACTTATACCCTGTTCAATTTAATCAAAATATTAAATATGCTTTTGGATATGAATTATTAAAAAAGACTCCTATAGAAGATATTAATGATAATAAACATGAATATTTAGATAATAATACTGAAGTAATTACTGATTCTTCAGATACTATATATATTATGGATCATACCAAATATATTAGTAATAATAAGGGAGATTATGCTATATATTATAAATATAATCGTCAAGATGATGCATTTGAAAAATTTAATAATACAATTTATCATACAAATAAAGTATCTGGAGGATTGTATAATAGGCTTTTCAATGGTAAGATAGCAATAGCAGATAAAAATGATAATTATATTTTTGCAGCAGATGCTTATTTCATTAAAAAAGATAAAATATATGATGAAATCATTGATGAAGAATATTTTAGAGAAGATAATAATAAGCTTAGTGATTACGATAAGATATTTAAATTTGGCGAATATTATATTTATAAAGATGGTAAATGGGTTCTTGATGATGAAAATTGTTATGTGAAAATAACCCAAGGTACTGATGTAATTTATGATTTATTAAAAAATGCCGATAATTATGAAAATATTCTTGTTTTAGATGATGATAGTTATGTAAAAGATATAGATGGTCATTTTATAAGACTATCAGAAACAGATTTTTATAAAAAGAAAGAATCTGGTGAAGATTATAATGGCTATGTATATACAGAAGAAGATTGCTATATTAAATCTGCAAATAATAAGAAAACAGAATTTTTCGATCCAACAGTAAAACCTAGAGTGTATTATGAAAAACTTAGTGATTATTATAATAGGACTAATTATATTATATCTGATACATATTATATATTAAATAGTAATGGTGAATATGTAGCTCAATCTAATTTAATCGATCCAAATAATTGCTATTATAAAGATGAAAATAATGAATATCATCTTGTTATAGAATCATTATCAACAGTAAAAGAATATGATGCAGATAAATATAAAACAATTAGTTCTTTATTTATATTACAAAGCGATAATGATTATGTAGAATATACCAAAGATGGTGATATATATCTTAAGAAATTTGATATAAATAAAAGATATGTATATAATTCTGATTTTGAATATATTACCGTATTAAATAAGAACGATACCTATGATTCAAATAATATTATGGTAGTAATTTTTAATAAAGAACTTACTTCATATAAAGAAGATAATATAATAAACACTTCATATGATCCAGAAAAATCGGACGGCGTATGGGATGAGAATGATTGGTATTATTCTGATGATTATTTAGGTGAACATTCATGGTATTATAAAAATCCAAATGGAACCACTGTAGAACCAGAGGAAGAGGAAGAAAAAGATGCTGTAGGTTCTGGATTCTATATAAAGGCATCATCATATTTAGATGAAAATATTAAATTAATAGAAGGAAATAAATATTATTTATCTCTAGATATTAAAACTAATTTTACTGGAACCATTCAAATCGCATGTGTAGCAGATAATACAGTATGTGATGGTAAAGGATTATTTATCAATAGCCAAGCTAGAATATATTCTGTTAAGAAAGATGAAGAACAACATATTGATCAAATATTTATAGCTAATGATATAGAACAACCTAGATTAGTATTCTTAATTTATGATTATGAAGATAATCCTATTAATTTTGGTGATTTAATCGAAATTGGTAATATTAGATTCGTTGAATCTTATAATAATAATTATATAGCTCAGGATATTCCTTCTTATGATAGATTACAAGAGCTATATAGAACAAATGAATCTATATATAAATACCTTATTACTCTTATGGCTAATACAGATGATTTACGTACTTATAATATTTATAAGCATATATATGATTCTATGATGACTGCTAAATATAATAAAGAAGCATTTAAACTAGAAGAAGGTAGGTATGCAAAAACATATACTGATTTCTTAGAAACAAGAGATGCTGTATTATATGAAAAACTTTGCTATTTTAAATCACTCGACCCAGATGCATTGCGTAAGCAAGTTGCTGATAATATAGTTGAAGTTTCATATGCTATTGATGACTGTATTGATACATATTCATATGGTTATCTTTATTCATATTTCCCTGCGGTATCTGCATCATATATTCAGCAGTATATTATTAAGATTATTAACTTCTTTAAATCATGGAAAGTACATCTTTTAGGTATTAATACTGTATATAAATTTGATGATAAATTAGAGAATACTATAAAAATTCTTGAACGTCATCAAGAGCGTATAAGAATTGATGATGCTAAGGGTAATGTATTTATTTATGGTGGAGTTAAGATTAATCCTATGGATTCTATAACCATGAATGAAAATGGAGAAAAAGTATCGTATTCAGAGTTATTCCCTGATTTTGTTGAGCATTCACATAAATTAAATGATCATTATACTATACATGATAGAGTTAGAATTATATCTTCCACTGCAAATGGATTTGATCATTTCTATGATAGTGATAATGAATTAATGCTTAGATTGAATAATATAGAAACTAAGGTTTCTATTGATGAAAATAATAATCTTGTAATTAATTCAGATAAGTATAGTATTTCAGTTGAAGATAAGAATAAAGCTATATTGACAACTGATGAAAGTGATCATGAAGTATTTGGAATACAACGTATTGGTGAAATAAATTCTAATACAATTGATTTAACTAATTAAAATATTAGAGGCTATTATAAACTAATAGCCTCTATTCTTATATATAAGAATGGAGGTAACAACCAATGGATGAAATTAGATATCTTAAAGATTTTAATAGACCTAATGATGAATATAAAATGGGTAAGAATGGAATATTATTACCCACACAGCAAAGAGTAAACTCAAAGATTAATATTTATAATGAGCAAACTGGTGAATTAATTTTTGAGGGACATAATAAAACAGTTATTGCTGGTTCTGCTCTTACAGCAATGAAATTATTTGATCTTGATAGAAATGTTCTTGATAGAACTCCAACATACGATGAAGAATTAGATCTTGATAAAGGAGCTAATGGAACAACAGATGAACCAACTGTACTTATAACAAATGGTAATTCTACTATTGCAGAAATTCCTGATGAATGCCAGAGAAAGATTATTGGATTCTGTGTTGGCCAGGGTGGTGCAGGTTTAGATATATCGGATGTATTTGATGTAGCGTATTGTTCTCGTATAGAACCAAATATAAATACGATTATACCATTTAGATATCCATTAAGAAAAGATGATGTTGGCGTAAATGGAGTTAATGAAGATATTTATAAAGGCCGTTCTAACTTACCAAATAAAATTGATCCAACAATAGATAGAAATGCTTATTATTTTAAAACATTTTCTAATACTCCAGCATTAGTACAAAATTATGTAAATACAATTGGTACAGCTACAGAATCTGTAAATAAAGCTACAGTATATTCAGATTCTGCGCCTGCTGATAAAGCACAGTCTTATGTGGAACTTCATTTAAAGATTACTAAAGAAGATTGTAGAGAATTCTTTATCGCTCATACAGGTATCGAGAACGCAAAAATCAATCAGATATCTTTAGTATCTGCATGGACCAAGAAAGTTACACTTGAAGATACTAAAGATAATAAGGAAGTAGAATATTTCCAAGATATTAGACCTTTTAGTGTAATTAATATACCTAATGAGATTATTTCTAATCATGAAAAATCTCTTAGTATTGTATACTCACTTTACTTTTAAATAAGTTACCCGTAGGGAGTAATCCCTACGGGTATATTTTATTGTAAATAAAAATATGCTTTATAAATATCTATATGTGTGGCAGGTACATCAAAAGTTACAGTATATTCAGAGCCATTTAAAGTAAAACACTCTGTAACATCTTTACCAGTTTTCTCTTGAATTATACGATAAAGAGCGTAATCACCTTCTGGTACTTCTATTGTCGCAGATATACTACCTGGATAAATTACAGTATAATTTGTTTTGATATAATTTAAATGATTAATATCAGATACGTCCATGGTTCTAATCATATTTAAAATAATATCATCTTTTAATTTTGCGCCTGCAGATATTATAACTGTATCACTATCATCTGGATTAATTAAATCTTCTCCAATAGTAAGTCTTTCCACAAAATTAGGCACAACTTCAGCTTCCGTTATTTTATCTAATCTAATATCAAAATCTTCTGGTTCATAAAAATTATTCTGTGCCATCTGCATCACCTCCGCTAATCGTATTTATAGCTTTATCTAATTTTTCTGTTGATATATCACCTGTGATGCTATCAATAATACTACCACTTAAAGCATCAGTAACACCAAATGATTCAAATACAATACGTTCACCAAGTTCTGCACGCACAAATAGTGTAATTGTATTATTGCCATTATTAGAATAATCTAAGTTTTCAAATAATCTTATACCATTTCTATATACATTTATAATATCACCATCGCAATAATCAAGTCCGCTAAAATCTATCACTGTTTCTTGATCCAAACACGTATGTATCCATCTTAAAGGAAATATTTCATTTATACCACTTAATAATACCGCAGTTCCTTTAGATTGACCACCTGCTGGGTTTGATTCTATTTTAAATTTAACAACCTGATTTGATCTAAATCCTTTGTTAAGTTTGCCTCCATTAGGTGTTCTTATATCATAATAGTTATATGAATTCGTATCTTCTTTATATATGCCAAAAGATAAATCAATGCTATTAACTATTGCCTTTTTGGATGCCTTTATAGTAACAATAAACACATCTCCTACATTAGGTGATGTGTTTTTATTGATAAGTATTTCATTTTTATCATCATTATTATCACTTATATCAGCACAATAAAATACTGTTTGGTTATTAGCTTCAATAGCTTGAGATAGCTCGTCATGTAATCTTGCTACTGCTTTAGATGTAGCAACTGAATTGCTATTTGAAAGAATATAAGAATCAGATACCAATTCTAACTTACTAACTGGGATAGTATGATTTGCAATATTATTACCAGACATGAATTTTAAATTTGACCCTTCAGGATCTTCATTAGTGCTATCATAAACACTATTAAATATCCATACCAAATCAATACGTCTACCCTTTTCAATTGGTTCATCAAAAATTATGGTACCATGAGTATATTCATCTCCATTTGTAATTATTTCATATCTATCTCTAGCTATAAATGTAGTACCTATACGCAATTCAAGCATATCTTGATAATTAGGAAATAAATATTCAAATTCAAAATTATTATAATATTTATCATCTTTTGAAGTTCCACAGTCATTTATACCGGCACGTATATACGTGATAGCAAATCCTAATTTGGTCATATTATCAAGACGTTCTTGAATAGTATTACCTTGTGAATCATATACATTATCCGCTGAAGTCACAGGCAATTGTATATTACCATCAATGGTTTGTAATAATACATTTTTTGTTGTAGGATCTAATAATTTATCTTTATCATTATTATAATCAAACCCACTATTATCTTCAGCATGAGAAAAATTCCTATATATAAAACCAATAATATCTTTTAAATTTGTTGGTCCATCTATACCTTCTATTGAAAGGGTGAAATTATTAGCACTAATCTCTGGATTAAGATTTGCTGCTTCATTTATTATTTCTTGCGTTATATCTATATATTTTTTAGGATTACTATGATGAGTTATATAAATATGATAATTTTTATCTTCACCATAGTTAATCATAAGCTCATTACATTGGCTTAAATCACATTTTTCATAAGCAAGAGGTTTAAGAGGTATTCTACCATGCTCAAATTGATCATTTAAAGATGCCATTATTATTGTCCTCCTTTATAATTATTTCATTACAGAAATGTTCGGCTCCTATATTTGCGCTAGATTAACATTTAAATAAATATATAAGTTAGGAGGGATTATAATGGGATTAAAAGAAAAAATTGCTGCTCGTAAACATAAACGAGAAAAAATAAAACAAGAAAAAGAACAGAAAAGGTTTAATCAAAGACAAGAAGAAATGAATAAAACTTACAAAAATAAAAAGCAAAAAAGTGATTTTAAATCTCTTCTTGCTCGTCTTAAATTTGAGACTTATACTAAACGTCTTGTTGGTCTTGTTGTATTTGTAGGTTTAGTAGACTTGCAGCTTTCATACATTTTAGCATTTTTAGGAAAAGAACAGATTGCTGAATCATTATCTAATCAAATTTGCGTAACACTTTTAGGTACTGTATTAGTATATGTAATAAGAGCTCATTTTGATACAAAAGCAGAAAAGAATGACGAACTTATTAGATCTGGACTTATTGTAGATAAAAAGAAAAATGTAGTTATTCCTAAAGAAGTTATAGAAAACAAAATACAAGAAATTATAAATAATTCTGGATTAGCTGACCATATTAATGCAACATCTTGTGATACTGAAATGGAAACAGAGAATCCAGAGGATTCAAATTATGTTTAAAATATTTTTATAAAGGAGAATATTAATAATGGATAAAGATTTAATTAAATTACTTATTGAATTAGGTTTAGCTGTAGTAGCATTTATTTTAGGTAGATACATTCTTCCTAAATATAAAGGCAATATTCAAACTGCTGTATCACAGTTTGAGTTTATTTTAAAATACGCTGAATCATTCTGTGCATATGCAAGACAGTTCTTAACTACGTCTGGAGAAGAAAAGATGGATGAAGTTGTTAAGAAATTGAAAGAATTATGTGTTAAAGAAGGTATTCAGGTAGAAGAAGAAACTTTAAGAGCTATTGCACAAAAGGCATATGACGCAATGGTAGCTGCAGAAAATAAAGCTAAGATTGTTATAGAATCACCTGCTGCAATAGAAGAAGTTAAAACCTTTGAACCTGTAGAAGCTGAAACTACTGAAGAAAATAAATAATTAATTATAGGTAAGGGTTAGCGCCCTTACCTATATATTTAGGCCGGCTGAACATTCTTATAATATTTAGATAAAGGGAGGTAATTAATATGCCGTCTTTAGATACATTGATGAGTTATCATAGACTTAAAAAAGGTCCATTAGACGATAGTGAAATTTTTTCTTCTGTAAAAGATCTTATGAACTATTGCACTAATGGAGCTTGTTATAATGGACAACGAGTAGCTGTTGATAACGGTAATTTTATAGTTGAATATGTAATTAGAAATAATATTCCTATAATAGATATGAAGGGCTCAGAACCAATATTTAAATCTGGATTTAATTTTTCTGAAGATTCAAATACATCATATGGATTATTAGCATTTGAAGGCAAAGCAAGTAATATTATAAATAGTAATAATTTTATTTTTGATGAAGATAACCTTAATATACTTAGTCAATTAGAGATCTTTGCTGATGATGAAGAAAATATTAAATTTGCTATAAATGTAGGTAGCGACACTACATATATTAATCAAAGTACAGCTATTACTATAGATGAAATTATACAACTATTATCTAATGAATTGACTAATATTGCTGATTTATCAGTGAAAATTTATGTTAAAGCACAAGATTATTATAATGCTTTAAATAACTAAATGAGAGGAGTGAATAAATATGGCAGAATATAATCTCGGTCCTTTTAGAATTAGGCCTAGAGGTGAATATAAAAGTGACGAAACTTATAAATATCTTGATGTAGTATCATATAATGGTGGATCATATTTATGCACTAATAATGATATTATAGATGATATAGGATGTACAGGAGTAGAACCTACCAATTCTGCATACTGGATGCAACTTGCAAGCAAAGGTGAAACTGGTAAGTACGAAATAATGTATCATACTATAAAGAATTTAAATGAATTTAAAGATAGTGTATGGGATTTTAATGAAACAGATAAAATATATATAAATAATGATTTTACTGATATATTGGAAATTATAAATGTAAAACCTGGATATTGCGGTGCTATATTAACAAAAAATCGCAATTTAAAATTACCAATTAATAGTAATTTTTCAATGGATTTTAATTATGTAAATATAGTTGATGAAAATCAATATTATTTATATACATTTATATATGCAGATATGGGCGCTGGAGAAAAATTTATATGGAATAGGACTGTGATAAACAATGAATAGTCAAAGTATATATATGGATTCATTGAATCTACTTCATTTAAATAATCACACTCCAGTAAATAGAATATGTGATATTCATAAAAATCATAATGATTTTGTTAAAGATTTACAATATACAATAGGCAAACCAATATATAATATGGATGCCGGATTATATAAAATAATATTTGATGGTATTGAATATATTATTGATGTATATTTTAAATTAACAGAATCTAATTTTCTTATGATTAATAGTAAATATGATATCACTATTTATGTAGCTGGAAATCCATATCCTGTAATACCATATAAAATTAATAGTACTAATAATGGATCTTCTTATGAGATAAATACTGTTAATAGTGATATTGATACAGTTGTTATAAGTGGTGCTGAAAAAAGAATAGAATACCTTACATTCAGAAGTCAGCATGGTTCTGATAATGATATTGTAGAGATTCCATTAAAGTATTCTCTTGGTAAATTAAAAAATGGTCTTACAGATTATTTTATTATTAATACAGCACAGCAAACTGCCCATATAATATTAAATACTTATAAAGAAATGCTAACTAATGGATTAGATTATAATTACGTTGAAGAGCTTTCTGATAGAGTAGAAGCTAATACAAAAGATTATTATATATTCTTTATAAATCGTCAGATTATTAAAATAAGTGGTGATATTTACTGTACTGATTTTAAACCTACTACTTATAATAAGCTCATTAGTAATGAGACTATTACTGAAAATTATATTGCAACTGGAACTTATTTAAACAATAATGGTATATGGTTAAAAATAAAAAAATCATTATTTAATATTACTGATAAAGAATTGGAATATAATGGCACTGATATTATTGTTAATAGATTTAGAAAATGGATTAAAGGAAGAATGCAATCTAATCCAATTTATGTAGAATATGAATTATCTAATACTATTTTTAGCACAATTCTTATAGATGATTACCATATTAAAACATGGTATCCTAATACAACAATCTCATTAGAAAATAATTATGATTTTTCTATTTTTTATAAATCTCTAAAATCTGGAGGTGAAAATAATGCATTGGAATAATGGACGATTTCATGGCGTTGTTACAATACAAGATACATTAAATATAACAGATAATAGATATAATGCTATTACATATAAAGATGATATTACAAAACATGGCGTAGAAGGTGTTTGTACAGGAACTATTTTTGGAAATTATGATTGCACTGATAGTTATCTAGTTGGTTTAGGTGCAATTATTGCATCAAAAAATAATAAAACAGACTCACAAACTTCTAGATATATATCTCTTGATAAAAATAATGGCATAGCAATTACAAACTTGTATGCAGGTACAAACGCTGATGTGAATAAAAATATTTATATGAGAAGTAATTCTGGCTTTATACATCTTGCCGGCCAAAGTATTATAATAAATGATATCTGTAAATTGCGCAATGATTTAATAACAGAAGCAAATAAAATTGCTATTACTCATGATTATACTAGCACTACTTTTGGCGATGATTCAATTATCACTAATATTAATGGATCTAATGTAAATATTGCCGGTGATACCACTGTTACCGGTGATTACATATATCTTAATAAATCAGGAACAGAAAATTCAACTTATATCAAACTTGGTACTGACGCGATAGATGGTGCAAGCGATGGTATCGATATATCTACTAATGCGAATGAAAATATTCGTATTCAAAGTGGAAATAATATTAATTTAATGACAGATGGTGGACTAGTCAATATATCAAACAAAGCAATATCAAGCACCGATGAACATATAGCTATTAATCTTTATAAGAATTCAACTACTGATGCTGTAGTTACGACGTATGGTAATTACACTTCAGATGCTACTCGTCTTGCAGGTATTAATACAGGGCTTGTATCAAAAAATACAGCTACTGATGAAAATAATATTAGAAATATAATACTTAATCAAGATAATGGTATATCTATTATAAATAACGCACCAAGTGATGATACAACGTCAAATAAAAATATTTATATCGCTAGTAAAGCAGGTATTGCAAGTATTTCCAGCGGAGAATATGAAACTACTATTGATAATGGCGATGGCACTACTAGTATTATAACCAATCCTAAAAGACGTATTAGATTGGGTGACGGGGTGGCAGGAACAGAAAAAAATGGTATAGGTATTGTCACATATGATGATAACGAGCATATCACCATTAATAGTTCTAAAGGTACTTTAATCCTTGCAGGAAATAGCGGTGTTACTATTTCTGGCGGCGTAACAATTAATGGTAATGCTACATTAAATGATAGCTTAATAATTACATCTGATATATATGGGACAGATGATCCTTCAACCGCTATTACCAACCCAGTTGCTGGACAGCTTTATTTTAAAATTATTTCTTAATATTTAAAATTTTATATTAAGGAGGTGAGATAGTATGGGATATTATTATTTAACAGGTGATGAAAATAAAATATATAATAGGGATCCAGCAATAAAAGATGCCGGTTCTGCCGTATATACTCAACTTAAATTTCAGAATGGCGTTTTATATAATTCATCAAATGCAGCTATATCGAATAATACTATAAATATAACTCATGAAGGCAATAATTTCCCAATTACAATTGCAGTAGCTGCAAATGGAGTACTGACTATTACTTTTAATACTACAAGCAATAAATATTTTGGTGCTGAATATAATACTAATACAGGTGAATGGGCTTTATCTGGCGCTGTTGGTTATGAAATTGTAGGCGGTAATGGGACTAGAACAACTGAAGTAAAAACATTTTACTTTAATAATTACGGTTATAGTTATTCAGGAACAGGATCAAGAAGTTTTACTGTAAATTTAAATAACTATACTTCCCCTATAAAACTTAGGCTTTTATGTAACTTATGCGATGGTTATGGTTTCGATGGAACTATACACCCATCTCAATCATTTGTTACGTTAGATACAGGTGGAGGAGCCACTGCAACATGGGAAATTAGTACACATGAACATGTAAGCGCACCTGGTGTAAAATGTAATGATAGAACCAGTACAAGTATTACAGTTGGTGGTGGTACACATGTAAGAATGGTAAATAGTGATGGTGCTAATATTACTGGATATGATTGGGTCCCATCACCTAATACGTATACAGGATTGAAACCTTCTACGAGTTATTATTTTAAAACAGGCAATTCTTGCGATTGTGGTTCTTATATGGCAGTAAGTGGCCATGAACGAATATCAACCTTACCAGCTACACCATATTCTGAAGATACCACTCAGCACACAATAGAATTAGCTACTGGAAGAAATAATTATGTAAGAATGACAAATGCTAAAGGAAATACTGGTGATTGGGTTAAAGCTCCATATTTTTTTGAAGGTTTGGATGAATATAAAACATATTACTTTCAAGCTGGAGATTATTATGATGGATATGGTTACCTTGCTAGTGACGTTATACCTATAACAACTTTAGCTCATAAAGCAGTAGGAGTTCCTACTTTTTCTAATGTAAAAACCAAAACTATGACTATTACTGCTGGTGCTAATGGTACGTATGTAAAACGTGCAAATGCAGATGGTACTGAAATGGCAAATTGTAGTTGGCAAGCATCGCCATTTACTTATGATCAATTTGAGCCTAAAACAACTTATTATTTTATTTCTGGTTATAAGTGTAATGGGTGTGGAAAAATGATAAAAAGTGGGGTATCACATACTACTACAAAAGAAAGATTTACAGTAAATGATTGTAGTGATAAAGCATCCGTTTCAGCAACAACTTTAAAAGTTATACAAACTTGGAATGAAAAAGGATCAGAAGGAATATCATGTAAAATTACATGTAATAATAAAGAAAAAACAATATCTACTAATGGTGGTTATGCTGTATTTACAGGTTTAACTGCAGGTGGTACATATACAGTTAGCTATACAGTTACAGATGATGAAGGTAATACTTCTACAGGAAGTTATAATAAAACAACTAAGAAAGCATTTATTAATAATGATGCCGCACATCCCATAACTAAAACATCTAGAATTATTAGATTTTCTGGTAACTCTAATTATAGCAGTGACACAATGCAACTTGCTATAGATGATAAAGATTGGGTGAATGTGAATCAAAATACAACAACTGCAGCGTTGGATGGATTAACTCATAATACCAATCATACTTTAAAATGTAGAATAAAAGATTGTTATGCATATACTGATAAGGGTTTATTATCATCAATTAATGATAGTAATATTGATACGCTAACAATTAAAACCCACGAATTAACATTAATAGGATCTGTTATTGAACAACATCAACATTCATTAATTACATCATGGCAAGCTAAAGTTAATGGAGCTAATACGGATAAAGATGCTATAGACGGTACTTTATTTACTTTTGGAACTTTAACTACTACTGCATCATCGGCGACTGACTATCAAACTCCCAACGATAATAATGTCAGTCAACATTTAACAAGTAATCCAGCAACAACTGGAGTTTACTGGAGCTATAATGCAGATAAAAAAGAATATGAGTTAGATAGAAATATATATTCTAACAATCTTAAATGGTATTATTGTAAATATACCATTACAGCAAATATAACAGATGGATATAATACAGTGGCTGGTACTGTTGATGGATATACTACATTTCCATATTCTATAATATATGATGAAGTAACAAAAGAAGATGGTACAAAAACAATAGGACCTAAAAAAGCGATACCTTATATTTATAATGGATCTAATTGGGTTCCTGCGGTTGCCTTTGTTCATAATGGAACTAAATTTAAAGAATCTAACGGAGAGTAGAAATACTCTCCGTTAATTTTACGCGAATATGAGATGCTTTTACGGAGCAACATTATAGTAAATTAAATATTACGTATTCTAGGGAGGAGGCAATTTATGGATACAAATGCCCTTATAATATTATTGGTATCATTATTTATTATAGCTATAATAACAATAGCTGCAGCAGTGTTAGTTATTGCATCAAATAGAAAACTTATAACTACAAGTAATAGTAATAAGCAAGAACGCGAAACATTAAAAGCTCTAGCAGAACGAATAGTAGATAATTCTAATACAGATAAAAATAATCCTGGAAAGACATTTATGAATACCATGGTCAAACTTAGAACTGCTACTAAAGAAAATTGTATAGCTGCAATGAATGAAATAGATGCAGCAAGAATTGCAATATATCTTTTTCATAATGGTACTAAATCAACTCATGGTATGCATTTCTTTAAAATGTCATGCATGTGTGAAAAGGTAGCTATCGGCAGTGGTGTTAGAGAGCGTATGATGGAGCATACAAATATTCCTATAAATTTATTTGACGAAATGTTCGAAAAGCTCAATACTTATAATAGATATATTATCATGAATGATAAAAATGTTAATGATACTAGTCATAAAATCTTTATCTCTGCAGAAAAAATAAATTATGTGCAGCTTATTGCTATCTATGATATTGATAATAATATGCTTGGATTTATTTCTGCTGAAATGAGCACATCGTATTCAAAAGAAAGCGCCGATGAAGAAAAGAAAGTGCTTGATGGATTGTCTAAGCAGTTAACCCCTGTATTATCATTCTCAGAATATTTTAATGACCCATCTGTTACAATGTAATATTTTCAGCATGAGCGTTTTGCTCATGCTGTATATTATTGTGAATTTGACATTTTAATAAAATATTTAGGAGGTTTCAAATTATGTCTAAAATTTATTCTATAAATAATGAAGAAGTCCCTTCAATCGAATATATATCAGAAATAGTTAAAATGATTAGTGATGAGATTAAAACTCTCAATACAAATTTCAATGGATTTCCATCTATCAAAACTAATACAGAACAAATAAAAATAGATACTATAGAAAAACAAGATATAAATGCGTCATCTATTAAAACTGATCCTAGACATAGATTTATTAATGAAGCACTGTTGACCACATTTGTTAATAAACCGTCTAATTTTGAAATAGAACAATCTTTAGATGCAGTAAAGCAAGAGTTAAGAGAAGAGATTGAAAAGTCTTATATGAGAATTATAAATACTCCTAATGCTATTATTAAGCTTAGAGATATTTATACTATATTGAATAATGAAAATGCTATAAATGGTTTATTAGATACATTATCTTATAAAGTAACTATGGAAGATTTTAAAGAGCATAAAGATTCTTACGTTCATTTAAATAATAATGATCGTAAAGCACTTAATATTCTTCTTAAATGTGTTACAAATAATTTTGCAGATTGGAATGCAAAAGATGATGAAGTAAATGCTATAAAAAATAAACCAACCTCATTACCTGCAAATGGTGGTAATGCAGATACTATAGCAAATCATGGCATTAAAGAAGTAATCAATAGAGATGATGATGATTTAGTTGTTGGTGTATTTGGTTCAAATTATAGTAGTGATACATGTGATATTTATACTACAACTGGAGAGATTGATTCTGACTTATTTGCATCAGAATTATCTAATATCAATGGTGGTACTGTATTATTTAAGAAAGGATCGTATAGTATTGCTGATGTATATGCTCAATTCAATAAAAAAGAGCCTATTATATTTAGAGGTGTTAATTATAAATTATCAACTTTAGCTGTAAATGATTTAGTGATGAATAATACTACATTTAAAGATATTAAGATTAAAGATTCAAAAAGTGTTGTTATTGAATCTGAAGTAGATTTAGAAAATGTAATATTTGAAAATTGTAATATCATGATTAACAAATCAAATTGCTGCAATATTAAAAATTGTATATTTAACAATTGTAGTATTACAATACAAGGACCTATTACAAATAATATTATAAAATGTAATAGATATATTTATACTGCCCCTATAAAATATTTAGGTGGAAATAATATAATAACAGAAAATTTATAAACAATAGATATCCGATAGGGTTTACACCCTATCGGAATTCTTATCCAATTCTTTAATTAAAATAATTGTATCATTTACATACTTCATATCTACATATATACCTATAACGGTTCTTTCATTTACTATGCCATCTTCAATATGAGCAACCATTTTGCTCCAATCCATTTCATATTTAAGATGCTGAGAATTATTAAACATAATAAAATTAAGGAACACTGCAGGGCATATTGCAATTCTTTGAGTATAATCAAGTACCATTCCAATTTCTGTTCCAGCAAATAATTCTTTAAAATCAATATCTAATGGTTTCTTCAAATCAGTTTCATCTACAGCATATTCTGTTGATGTTAATAAAGCCCAATGATTTTGATCTTCTTCTGGTATAGTTGTTAATGAAGCTTGCATTATAGTTATAGCTGCATCATTAATACTAGGACCTGGAGTTAAGTATTTATGCTCACATCTTTCAGAATAATATGTATAACAATGTGGTGCTGTCATTTCAACTTCAACTGGAAATTCTATATTATAATTAGTTGTAATAGAATTATTTCTTTCACCATCATCCATAGAAGGCATCTCACTCTTAATATGAACAACACAATTTGGCACTCTAATAAAATATTCATTATTGCCAGTTGTACAACGAAGTTTATACATAAATGGTATTAATGAAAATCTATTAAGATAATTTAATACTTCTATAGGATTCTTAGGATTTCCGCTTTCAGTCAATTCAAATCCATTATCAAAAGCAATCTGTTTTATTATATCCTTTGGTACATGAATGTCCATATCTTTATTAAGAGTTTCTGTCCATCCAGCTCTATGTTTAACTTTAATAAATTCCATCATATCAAGCTGTTGTCCACGAGTATTTAATCTTATTTTATATGTGAAATTCATCTTAATAGTTTTAAATAATAATTGTAAATGCAATCCTTTATTATGTTGCACATCACTAAAGAATGTACCTTCAAAACGTGAGCGTCTTAACAATGTAGGTATTTCAGGATTACTATCTATCCATTCTCTATTATAAGAAGGATCAATATTTGGAACTATTGCTAATAATGGATTGGTTCTTTTCATTTTTTGATCCATAGTTGATAATTTTCTAAACTCATCAAAACTATGAGTGCCATCAACATATACCGAATTAAAATATTTTTCTGGATATTTATCTAAAAACCACTGTAACATAACCTCTGTACATACAGCAAATGCTTGTTGTTGAGATGGTAATATAACACTGGTTCTCATTAATCTAGGAGTCTTTTTAGTATATGCTTCATATGGATTAAACGGTCTTAAATTTTTATGTTGTAAAGCCATAAAAGATCCCTCCTTATTTAAATTTATTATTTCAATGTCAAGCCAAAAAAATAATAATAGTAAGGCGAAATAAGAGGTAGACTATTTATCTACCTCTTTATCGCATTCAGATTTAAGTAAATTTAATAAAGCATCATAACAAGCTTGTATAATCATTATTTTACAGCAGTTAAGTGTTTTACCATTAGAACGATTACCAAATAGTACTTTATTTACTTCTGTCTGATAGCATGCAAAATTATCAATAGCATATTTAAGATCATTTAGAGCAAGTTCAGATTTATCCATAGCATGATAATAAAGTTTTAAGTGATTTTTAATATAATCAATTTGAGCTTCATAGATATCATCAAAGTATTCTCTTAATATAGATCTAAAATAATTATATCTATTACCAGTTATTGCAGACGCAATATCTATTGATTGTATGCATGCATTTTTTACTATGGTTCGCATATGATCAATTATAAATGATATAGATTCTATAGTAAACATAAATACCTCTTAACTAGAACATCTAGCATTGCTCATTATGCTAGATATTTCATCTGTAGTTTTTGCTGCATTAATTTTATCAATTATATAATCATCATATCCAAAATCTTTAGCAATCGATATAGCATCTTTCCTATAGATTTTCAATCTAACAATTCTTTCGTGTTCTTCAATTGATATTTTATCTTTTGCCATTGTTGCTTCTCCTTATTATTTTACATTTGTTGCTTTATTAAATGCTTTAGTTATAGCATCGTAAATAATATCATTATCACGTAAATACATTTTATAAAGATCCCATTTATAATTATCGAGCATATGAGTGCCGATAATATCTCTAAATACCTCTATAAAATACTTATTGATATTAACTTCTGTATTTATAGAAAGTATTCTTTCTTTTTGTCTAGATTTGATCTGATATGCGAGAACATGCATATTATTATCATCCCTATTAATTGTAACTGTAAAGTCATAAACTACAGCTGTATTTTTAGGAAGATCTAATTCAGAAAATGAGTACTGATTGTCATCATTAATACAGCAAGAGCTTCTATTATAATCAGGATATAATCCTCTTATTTTACTTACATCTGTACCAACCAATGCAAATTTAGCAGATGCAATATGTTTGTTTTGTGTTGTGAAAATTTCGATTTTCATTTTAATTTCTCCTTAATATGAAATAAATATTTGATAAAGGGTTTACCTTTTACACTATTATAATATGCAAATAATATTTTAAAAAATGACAGACCAAGGGATTTCTCCCTTGGTCTACTAAATTTATTTATTTTATTTCTTATTAGGTTTACGCTTTACAGGGAAGCCTTTAGATTTAAGATCCTTAACAAGATCAGTAGCCTTACCAATCTTATCCATAACAGCATCTTTAGCTTTTGTACCCTTACAGCAAGCTTTCTCAATCATAGCATTAACTGAAGCTTCACTTTCAATAAGAAGACCAATGCTCTTAGCAGGAAGTTTATTAGCTTCAGCTACAACATCAAGAGCTTCAGCCATACTTCTAATTCCAGCATCTCTCATAAAAGGAGCTAAGAACTGAGATTCTGTGTAATAGCCCTCGCCGATCTGTACTACTGGTACCATTTCAACGGTAGCAGTATAGTTTGATTCTGCTTCTTCGATATCACCGTAAGCAGTTCTAACTTCAGATTCTCTTACAACACGAGCAGTATCAGGAAGATCGATTGCAGCACATTCTGCAAGAATGCTAAATGTATCTTTAATATATGGCATAATAAAATACCTCCTTTTAAATTTTACTTTGATGTTTTGTCTTTGACAATAACACACATGATTTTATTAGTGCCAGAAGGAGCATTAGATTTAATATCAGCGATATGATTTCTAATATCTCCTTTAATTCTATCATTTTCAGGAAGATTATAAGAACCATCAGCATTGACATATATTTTATGGTTATTAAATACTTCCATTCTTTTCTTATCAAGTTCTTCTTTAGTTGCTTGCTCTGCAGCATCTATAGCATCAAGAAGATCTGGATTTATATAATTATAATAAGATTCAATAAATGGTCTATAACCACCACGAATTTTATTAGTAGGGATAAACATATAAGAATTATGTACCATATCATGCACAGTTGCAGATAATGGTATTAATCCAACCCAAGATATGTAATGAAGATATAAAACTTCTTCTGCCACAGCATTAATATTTAAATCTTCATTCATAGCAGATCTTTTTCTAAATACAATTACACAAATATCATATAAAGTAAATGGCGAATGATGAATTTCAATTCTTACTTTAGATTCTGCTTTATTAGTAACATTTTCTAATACAGCACATTCATTCATTCCTTCAATATTACGTAAATATCCGATAAATTGTCTATATTCAAAAGAATTTCTTACAATTCTTTCAAGGTCTGCAATATATCTATCAAATGATTTTGAATCATTAAAATCATATGGTTCCGCATCATAATAGGGTAACTCTTTTATATCTAATATGGTTGTACCACCATCAGTATAAATAGTATCAATAGGATTTAATCCCTCAACATTCATCATATTAGATCACCTCCAATTACATGAATGTTCACCCTATTCGATTGAATTGCTTTATTTTAGCGTCATCGTATTTGATTCAGCTATAGAATCTAATGCAGTTTTTGTATCTTCTATAATATCTTTATTAGTAAATTTATCAATTATAGCTTTAGCTGCATCGCATGCTACATCAGTTTTTGATTTATTTGTGCTTTTAATATCAATTTGTCTGGAAGATACTTCTGATTTAAAATATATCACTCTTTTAGATGCTAACTTATAATACTTTGAAGGCATAAATACATATTCAGTTTTACATTTAGAGCATCTTGTTTCTAATGCATCTGGATTAGTTTTACTTCTATTAAATATAAATTTATCAGTAGAATCACATTCACTACAAGTAAATGTATTAATATCTATTACATCATCATCCACATTTAAATCATATATTTCATCATCTTCAATAATATTTGTAGGGGTTGTTTCATTAGTTATGGCTGTATGATCATGGTCTATAATATATTGATCATGCTGATGTAACTCTTTGATTTTATTTTTTAAAAATTGTAATTTTTGTTTGATGAGTTTATATTTAGTTTGAGGTATATATTTATATATGCATAAATATGTATTATGCTCTATATCTATAAATATTACATAAGATGCATTTTGTATTGATGTGATATGTATATAACCATCTTTATTAATATTAGATTTATATTTACCATCTGTATAAATAGCATCTGTAGACGCATAAAAACTTCTATCTATCTGTATAACTTCATCAAATACTTCATATTTATCAAATAAGTTACATAAATCATCAAGTGTTCGTACCATTCAATATATCCTCGCTTTGTAATTCTTCATCATCAATTTCTATTTGTTCATCTATATCTTCATAATGGATGGCTTCATCTGCTAAAGCGGAGAATCTTTCATAATGCTCTCTAAATATAGTATCTAAAGATTCATCATCTATATCACCAGCAATACTATCATCATCAGGTTGCTTGTATACAGGCTCAAAAACCACTTTTAATTTTTTAGGTTTTGGATTTTTAAATAATGTTTCATATATAGGATAGAATTTTGATTTAACAAAATCTTCATCATTTAAATCAGTTAAACAAGCTAATTCATATAAGGCATTTGAATAATAAGCATTATAACTAAATATCTTTATAAATTTAAGAATGTCTTTACCAGTAAATCCATTTGGTAATCTACTCATAATAATCTCTGGATCTGCATAAGTGTACTGAGTATCTTCTATATATTTTAATTTATCATAATTATCTGGAGCATGATTATGAAATTCGAATCTGCTTATAATACCATCTTTTATAAGATTTTTAAAATGCTTTGAATAGCAGTTATTAGCAATTTCATCTGAAATTTTATTTAATACATTATTTGATAAATTATCAATATGCATATAGATACTTTCCCATTCTTCAGGAGTTCCGCCAATAAGCAAATAATGCTTTTCATGTATAATTAATATTTCATCGCCATCTGGATCAAATCTACCAGTATTTTCTTCATATGATGAATGTAAAACTTTACTAATTATATCGCATACAGATGCATGTATTGCATCTTGAAGTTCTATAACGTGACTAAAATAATCTTTAGAAAATGAGAGAAGCATTATGAGATAATTTTCAGAATTCCATATTATATTAGAATAACAGTAAGAATCGGTATTTACTATTTTAATATTATTACCCTTAGGATTTTTTATATTTATATCACTAGAAACTTCTGATTCTGATTTTTTAAAAATCTTATTTAAAATATTTTTAATACTCATAAATATCTTCCCTTCTTATATTGCCACTTCAAGTTTAACCTGAGGATTAATCTTGGCAATTTCTTTAGCATCATATCCTTTAATAGTAATATCATCCATTGTAATATCATAGAAGTTTTTCTTTTCAGGATTAATAATAATCTCAGGATGCACTTCAATAGATTCTCTTTTAAGAATTTCTTTAGCAATTGGAATATGACGATCATAAATCTGAATATTCATCATAAAGTGTGTAAATATACCAGGTTCAAAACCAAAGTGATGAGCTACAAGCATATTAAATACAGCATACTGTGTTGGATTAATACCACTTGCTGCTGTAAGATAGTCACATGATCTTTGATAAAGAGAACTATCAAGATATGTTTTACCATCTTTACCATGACGAACCATAAATTGTGTTTGCATTGCACAAGGTTTAAGACCATGAGGTTTAAGTTGCTCTTGCGGATTCCAAAGTGTAAGAATATGATATCTACTATCAGGATTTTTAGCAATACTATCAAGAACATAACGATTCATAAGATCATGCTCTTTAACAATCTGACCATATGTAGCACCTATATTTCTATGACCATTTTCATCTACTCCAATTGACCAATCATCCCACCATGTAACACCATATTTATCTTTAAGAACTTCAAGATCTGAAGTCTGGTCTTGGTAAATCCAAAGGATTTCTTTAATACCACTTTTTACAGCTACAGGCCTAAGAGTCATTACAGGAAACTCACCTTTAGAAAGATCATACTGACACATTGCACCATTAATACTTAATGTATGAGCAGGGGTTCCATCTGCCCAATGAGGTCTAGGATTAATATCTTCACAGCCTTCATTTAAAATTTTTGTAAGAATTTCCTTACAATATTCATCTGCTTTATTTACGTATTTCATGTCATTTTTCTCCTTTATTATATTTAATTAAAAGTATTAATATTATTAAATTTGTACAAGTCGACGTCTATTTTTCACTATGGACATATGTGTAAAGTAAAGTAAATTGGAGGTTGGTAGCATGTCAGATATTACACGCGGTGTTTTAGGTCAAACTATCGATGGTGTTGTAGAATACTTCTATCCTAAGACTGAAGCCGATTTGGTTGAATGTAAAGATGGTAAAAATGTAGAAGAAAAAATAGAAGAATTGGAGTCAAAAATTAAGGAATTAGAAGAGAGAATACAAGCTCTCTAATCCGATAATTTTGAACAAAATAGTAAATCATTTTATATTGGGAGGTAGTATATTTGGAAACTAAAAAGGTTATATTAAATAAAAAAATAGACGGTACTAGATATAGAATTCTCCCCAAGACAAGTGCTGATATTGTTACTTTTGATGATGAAATGTCTGTTAAAGAAAAAATTTTATCTATGGAAGATAATATGGTATCTGTTGAATATGTTACTGAAACTATTGATAAAGCAGTAGAAAAATCAGTAGAAGAAACCGTAACAGAAACAATAGAAAAGACAGTAACTGATACAATAGAAGCAACGGTTTTTGATGGGGGTGAAATTTAAAACATGGCCGATATTAGATTTAAAAGAGGTACCGAACAAAGATGGCGTGAGCTTAATCTTTTATTAGAGAATGGCGAGCCTGGATTTGAATATGATACCGGTAAACTAAAAATAGGCGATGGTGTTCATAGATGGTTAGAGTTAGAATATGTAGGTTCACATGCTACAAGCAATATTGAATTTATTGAAAAATATGACGACCTTCCCAGAATTGGAACAGCTAATAAACTTTATGCTGTTGCTGAAGATAAATTAATTTATTTATGGAATACTACATCGCTTAAATATGAATCTTTTGGTAGTTCGGGATCTTTTGATCCCTCTATAATATCAAATATAAATGGAGGTACAGCAAATGGCTGAAATTAATACTAGTATTCAACTTCGTCATGATACTACAGAAAATTGGGAAACCAATAAGTCTAAGGTTCTTAAAGATGGCGAGGCTGGTGTTGAATTCCAAGAGTCAGGTAAAGTGGCTCTTAAAATTGGTCGCGATGGAAAAACATGGGATGAGCTTGATTATTTTGCAAGTGCCAACCCTGCTAAAGTATATCAGGTTGAGCTTGGTGAAAACGAGCTTGATATTGATGGTATTGAGCGTGTTGTTAATGGCGCAGAGCTTCAGTCAGGCGATTTAGCTATTGTTATGTCTGGTATCGCTGGTTCTGCTAAATCATATACTTCATACGTATATGATGGTGCTAACTGGACAGCTACAGATGGTAACTACAGCGCTGATAATGTTTATTTCAAAGATGACCTTACTGTAACTGCTGCTATTGGTACAGTTACTGCAGATGATATTTCTGATGGTAATGGCTCATACACACTTTCTGCAGGTGGTAAGAACATTGCTCAGGTTTTAGGTTCTCTCTTAGCTGAAGCTAAAGATCCTGATGTTGATCTTCCTTCAGTAACATTATCTGCATCTGGTGGTAGTGGTGAGGTTGGTACATCATATACTCTTCCCACAGCTACACTTAAAGTAGATGATGTAGGTAGTTATACTTATGGTTCTAAAGATGCTGCTGGTACTAAATATGGTGCTTTAGATACAGGTGTTGTTTTCGCTACAGGCGATATGACACTTTCTATTGGTGATAAGTCAGTATCTAATGAATCTGATTTAACAACTGACGGTAAAATTACTATTACTGCTGAGGATACAGCTTCTCTTTATACAGATACAGCTAAGTCTTATACATTTAAGGCTACTGCAGAATATACTGCTAGCGCAGATAGAGTTCCTGTAAATAACCTTGGTGATAAAGTTGAGTCTAAAAAGATTGGTGATGGATCTGTTACTATTGATGATAAGAAAGTAACATTCACTGGTTGGAGAAAAATGTTCATGGGCACTCTCACTGATACCAGTGCAGCATTAACTTCTGATGTGATTAGAGGTTTATCACTTGTTAGCAAACAGGCATCTAAGACAGCTCAGACTTTCACTGTTCCTGTTGGTGCTAAAAAGATTGTTGTTGCATTCCCGAATTCATTCTCTACTAAAGAGCCTGGTTTTGAATACTTTACAATGTCTTGGGAAGGTTTCTCTGGCTTCGTTTCTGCTGGTACTGTACAGGTTGCAGATGCTCGTGGCGGTGAGAATGGTTTAACTGCATACAACGTTTATACATTTACACATGCAAGTGCAACTGGTTTTGAGGCTGATACTCAATTCCGTGTTACACTTAAGTAATAAAGGAGGTAATGATTAATGGCTAAGAAATATGGTGAAAACTCTACAGTAGATTTTGCTGCTGGAAACTTAATGTCATTTGGTAAATCATTTTCAAGACTTAGCGGTCAGCCTCTTGACAAATCTGAAATTTGGTATAATGACCTTGAAGCTCTTAGAGCATACGCTCTTACAGATGCTGCATTCGTAGGTCAGAAAGTTGTTTATATTGATACAACTGCTAGCACTGTAACTCATTACAGCATTGAGCTTGATGGTTCTCTTAAAGAGATTGGTGTTAAGCCACTTGGCGATGCTGCATCAATTACAGTTAGTGAGGCCGGTGTTGTTAGTCTTAAGAATTTTGGTGTTGAGTATTATAGACTTCTTACTAGTGATGAGGAAGGTTATAAAGAAGGCGAAGCAACTTATGTTCTTCAGACTGTAGACGCTGATCATCCTTGGAAGAGTGGTCTTGTTCCGAGAGTACTTGATGGTGCTATCGCTTGGTATGAGCCTTCTAACGTAACTGTTGAGGGTCTTAATGATACAGTAGGTTCATTACAGACTTCAGTAGATGCTAATGAGCAGGCTATTGGTGCTCTTGAAACTGTAGTTGGCGATGCTACTTCTGGTCTTGTAAAAGAAGTTGCTGATAATAAGGCTGCTTTTGATGCTTTTGCTGAAGAGCATACTTACACTGATGATGATATCGATGCTAAAGTAGCTGGCGCTTTCCACTTCCGTGGTGATGCTGAGCTTGAAGTTGGCGAAGATGAAGCTTGGACAGGTAATCTTGTTAAAGATGGAGCTGTAATTGCTTCTCCTATAAATGGCGATGTATATCAGGTTGGCGAAGTAGAGTACGCTTATGATGGTTCTAAGTGGGTTAAGCTTGGTTTTACTCTTGATCTTACAGGTTATGCTACAAAGATTGAGCTTAATACTGCTAAGGAAGATCTCCAGGGTCAGGTAGATGATTTAGTAGATGCTGATGAGGCTCTTGCTGAAAAAGATACTGAGCTTGAAGGTTTAATTGGCGGTCTTCGTACAGATGTTGATGCTATCAATAATGAGACTTCTGGTGCTGTTGCAACTGCTAAGGCTTATACAGATGATGAAATCTCTAAACTTAATGTAAGTCAGTATGCAACAACTGAGGCTCTTGGTGAGACTAATGAAGCTGTAGCTGCTAATACTGGCTTGATTACAGAGCATAAGACTCTTCTTGATACAGTTAAGGCTACTGCAGATGCTGCTGCTACACAGACAGTTGTTAATGCTATAGATGAGAGACTTAAGACAGCTGAAGCTGGTGTTAGTACAAATGCTGGTAATATTACTACCAATACTAATGCTATTTCTGCTCTTCAGACATCACAGGCTACTCAGGATACAGCTATCGAGAAGAATAAGACAGACCTTGCCGATTTAACAAAAACTGTTGGTACAAACACATCAGATATATCTGGCATTAAAGGACAGATTACTTCTATTTCAGAAGCATCTAGTAAGAATACTTCAGATCTTGCTGCTCTTACAACTAGAGTAGATACAGCTGAAGGTACTATTGCTGGACATACAACAAGTATTGGCGATAATGCTACTGCTATAGCAGGTAATAAATCACTTATTGATGCTCTTACACCTAGAGTTACTGCTGTAGAGGGTAAAGTTACAACTCTTGAGTCTGATAATACAACTAATAAATCTGCTATCTCTGCTCTTCAGGGCTTAGTTGGTGTTAAGGCTGAAGGTGAAACTGCTGCTACTGGTCTTCATAAGGCTGTAGATGATTTGGCTGCTGTTGTTGATACTAAAGCTAACACTAACGATGTATATAGCAAGACTGCCGCAGATGAAGCTATTGCTGCTGCTGTAGCTGCTGTAGATCATCTTAAGAGAAAGATTGTTGAAGCTCTCCCTGAAGTTGCTTCTGCTGATGCTAATACCATTTACATGGTTAAAGATGCTGATGCTAAGGGTGATGATAAGTATAAGGAATACATGGTTATTGATGGTGCATTTGCTTGCATTGGCGATACAACTGTAGACCTTACAAATTACGTTCAGAAAGATGATACAACTTATACAACAGCTCTTCAGGATATTACTAATCTTAAGAATGTAGGTTCTCAGGCTAACGTACTTGAAGCTGTAAAAGTTAATGGTATAGCTCTTGAGATAACTGATAAGGCTGTTAACATCGGTATTGCTACAGATACTGTTCTTGGTGTTGTTCTTAGCAGCACTGCAGATAATAAAGTTTCTGTTGGTGCTGACGGTACAATGGAAGTTAATAAATTAAATGTAAATAAGCTTGTTCAGACTGAAGGCGAAGAGCTTATTCTCTTTGGCGGTACTTCTGCTAACTAATTAAAATAAATTATAGAGAGGGTAAATAAATACCCTCTCTATATTTTAAATATATAAATAAAAATAAATTAAAGGAGATATATTTAATATGGCTGAAAAGAAATTAAATACACGCATAGCCCTTAAAATTGATACACTTGAAGCGTGGGAGTCTTCCTCTTTACCTCTTAAGAAAGGCGAGGTTGCTCTTGCAACAACAACTCATGGTTCAAAGAATATAGTTCTTATGAAGGTTGCTGACACTGAAGGTCAGGTTTGGTCAGCTATTCCGGATTTCGTTTATGCTAGAGCTGCTGATGTTCTTGATGTATGTAAAGATGCTAACGATCTTACCGCATTTATCAATAACCTTATCAATGCTGCTAACTTTACAGATAATGATGCATTCAAAGCACTTGAGCAGGATGTTTCAGATAATGCTGATGCTATTGAAGTTCTCAATGGCACTGTAGATACTGCAGGTTCTGTTGCTAAAGCTATCAAGGATGCTATCGATGCTCTTGATCTTGCTAACACATATGCTGCTAAAGAGCATGATCATGTAGTTGCTGATATTACTGATTTTGATACTGCAGTAAAAGCTTATGGTTATGCTTTAGATTCAGAACTTGATGCGGTTGCTGAGGATCTTGGTGAGGAAGTAACTCGTGCTACACAGGCTGAAGAGGCTCTTGCTGGTCGTGTTAAGACTTTAGAAGATTCTAAAGATGCATATGTTGCTGCTGATACTGCTCTTAAGACAGAGCTTGCAGCTAGCATCAAATCTACAGATGACAAGATTACTGCATTCTTAAAGGATGCTGATATGACTGAGAAAGCTGTAGATACATTAGCAGAACTTCAGAATTATATTACAACTCATGGCAATGAAGCATCAGGCATGCTTGAAGATATTGCGGCTAACACCAAAGCTATTGGCGATGAAGTAACACGTGCTACAGGTGCTGAAGAAGCTCTTGCTGGTCGTGTTAAGACTTTAGAAGATCATAAAGATGATTATGTTGGTGCTGACACTGCTCTTAAATCAGAACTCGAAGGTAAAATCAATGCAATTGATAACCACTCACATGAGAACAAGACAGTTCTTGATGGTATTACAGCTGAGAAAGTTTCAGCTTGGGATGCTGCTGAGAAGAATGCAAAAGATTATGCTGATGGTCTTGCAGATAATTACGATGCTGCTGGTTCAGCTGCTGATGCTCTTCAGGATGCAAAAGACTACGCAGATGGTCTTGCTGGTAACTACGATGCTGCTGGTTCAGCTGCTGATGCTCTCGCTGATGCTAAAGAGTACGCTGATGGTTTAAAGACAACTATCGATGCTGCTTATGCTGCTGCTGATACAGCTACACTTAACAGTGCTAAAGCTTATGCTGATGGTCTTGCTGGCAATTATGATGCTGCTGGTTCGGCTGCTGATGCACTTCAGGATGCAAAAGACTACGCTGACGGTCTTGCTGGCAACTATGCTACAGCTGCACAGGGTACTAAGGCTGACACTGCACTTCAGAAGATTGAAACAACTGCTAATGGTGGTCTCGTTGTAACTAATAATAATAAGATTGATATCGACGATACTGTTACATTCGTATTTGATTGTGGTAATGCTACCGTTTAATAATATTTACATTATATTAAAAAAGAGGGATTATTAATTTAATCCCTCTTATCTATAAATTAGATATAAGATGATTTTGAAATGATAGATCGTCTAGTTCTCCAAATTTTGAAATGATAAATTAAAGGAGGCATTAAAATGAAAAAAATAAAAGTCCGTATGAGCCAAAAACATGACACCGAAGCTAATTGGTTAAAGGTGCCTACATTTATCCCTTCAGATGGAGAACTAATAATATACGACCCAGATGATAAAAATAAATATCCAAGAATGAAAGTTGGAGATAATAAGACTACTATAGTAAATCTTCCATTTATATCTGGTGCGGGTGAAATACTCTATAATGAAGATGGCGAAAAAATATTTCTAATGTAATATTATTAGATGTATTTATATGGGATTTATATTTTAATAAATTTTATTCGCCTAGAAAGATATAAATTCCCCTGTGAGAGCAATCTCACAGGGATTAATATTTACTTTAATTCAGAATATAAATCTATTAGGATTTCTTTAAATCCATTAGCATATACAGTAATTTTTGGTTCAATATAAACGCTATAATCGTTTATTTCAATTATTTTTTTCATTGAGCTAAATATAGTGTATGAATTAGAGTTGTTATTATTTATAATATTATAACAAATAATATTTAAATTATTATCATCATCTACTTTATATTCTATTCTTGTCTCTTTTTCATCATAATCAAATTTTATATTAATTACTATATCAGTATTTAACTCATAAGAGTCTTGTAATGTAATTATAAATTTTGATTCTCTATCATTTCTAACTACTGCACTTTTTGATAAAATTTTTTTATATTTGTTATCTACGATAACATCACATGATATAGAAGTATGTTCCATATTAAATATCTCCTTAAAATTATTTTATCTTAAAGTATGTAATATTTTAAAAATTAATAAATAAAAATTCCTAAAAAGGAGGGATATAAATTATGGCTGAAAAAACTATTAAAAGTAGATCAATACAAAAGCATGATATTGAAGCTAATTGGATCAAAGCCACTAATTTTATACCTAAACAAGGCGAAATTATTGTTTATGATATTGAAGTAGACGCTAATGGCAATAATTTGACTTTGCCATCTGGTAGAACTACTCCTTATACATATGAACGTTTTAAAATTGGTGATGGTAAAACTCTTGTAAGTTCATTACCTTTTGTTATGGAAAGTATCTCAGATGCTGAAATAGATGCTATTTGTGGTGCAACTATTTATGCAGCTAGCGAGGTGATCTTATAATGAGTGAATACGTTTTAACGCCTCTATCTACTTTAAAAACAGTTGCAAATACTGTTAAAGAAATTGTCGGAGTTGATGAAATTCCGTTAACCAAGATTGACCAGACAGTTGCATCTGCTGTTACTAAACCACCAGAAATTTCTGTAAATTCATCTAATGGTTTAATTACAGCTACTGCTGGATCATCATCTACATATCAACTTGCATTTCAACCTGCTAAAACTATTACACCTGCAGCAACATCACAAACTGCTGTATCTTCTGGTTATTATACTGGTGGCGCAGTTACTGTTGAAGGTGATAGTAATTTAATTGCTGATAATATTAAAAGTGGTGTTAGTATATTTGGTGTTAATGGAACTTATGAAGGTAGTGGTGGAGGTACGAACTCGGCAGATGAATTCATTACAAAAACTATAACAAGTTATAGTGGCAATGTTTCTTATGTTGCCAGTCAAGCATTCTACGGTTGTACTAATCTTACAACGATAAATATGCCATATTGTACCGAAATTAGAAGTAATGCATTTCAATATTGTACAAAACTTACAGATATAAGCATACCAGTTTGTACTTCAATTGGCGGCGGAGCATTTTATCAGTGTTTAAATCTTACAACTGTAAGTTTTCCGGCATGTACTTTGATTGGATATAGTGCATTTGCTTCTTGTTCAAATCTTACAACTATAAATCTTCCAACATGTAGGACAATTAGTGGTTATGCATTTGCTTCTTGTTCAAATCTTACTAATGTAAGTTTACCAGTTTGTACTAATATTAGTAATAATGCATTTCAATATTGTAAAAGTTTAACAGTAATAGATTTGCCTAATTGCGAACATTTTGATTCTCGTGCATTTTTAGGTTGTACTGGTTTAACTAGTATAAGCATACCAGTTGCCCGTGGTTTTGGATATAGTGCATTTCAAGGTTGTACAGGTTTAACAAGTATAAATCTACCTGCTTGTACAGGTTTAACTAAGTATGTATTTATGAATTGTACAAACCTTTCAACAATAAATATGCCTAATTGTACAGTAATATGGGATTATGCATTTTCTTCTTGTTTAGCTCTTACTAGTATGCATTTTAAAAAATATATAGGCATATGTTCTAATGCATTTTTAAATTGCGCTAATCTATCTCAAATATACTTAGAACATTCAACAATATGTGGCTTATCTAATTCAAATGCGTTTACAAATACTATGATTACATCCACTACAGGTTCAATATTTGTACCACCATTATTAGTAGATACATATAAATCTGCAACAAACTGGGCGTATTTTTCAAATATAATATTTGTTATGCATGGATTATATGACATAACTGAGAATACAATTTTAGTTAATAATACTAAAAACTTCACTATAACTACTGTATTTGATAGTATTCCAACGAATATTTCTATTACACCTTTAACTAATGAGTGTATATCTATATCTAATATACAAGCAAATACATCTAATATTACTTTTGATATAACATCTTATAATATTGAAGGAGAAGTAGAAATTGAAGTATGTGCTACTGAAAATGAAGAAATTTATAAAGATATTTTTACTATACAAATATTTAATCCTATTGGTAATTTAAATGAAAAAATAAATCCAAATTCTACTAAAATAATTAATATACCATTAAATTGTAATGGCATTACTCCAGATGATGTAAGTGTTATTTCAAATGATAATAGCTTACTTACAATATCTGATATTGTATACGATGCAGAAAATATTACTTTCCATATAACTTCTTATAATACAAAGGTGGGCGACAATATAGGAATTGATGTGTCTATTGTTTACAATGGTCGTATTTATAATAAAGCACTAACAATAGCAGCAGTGAATGAACCATATTATTTTATTGAAGATTTAGGTGATACTTATGGATTTATTATGAATTCTAATGGATATTATGTAAGTAATAATAAAGGAATTTCTAGATCTTACGCATTATGCAAGCTAAAAATTTTCGCTCCATATGATTGTACAATGTATCTTGATTGCATTAATTCAGGAGAAAATGATTATGATTATGGTATATTATCTAATCTTAATACCGAGTTATCATCATCACATTCAGCAGACAGTACTTCAAATGTTTATAAATCATTTAAAGGTTTATCAAGCACAAGTATACAGACAATATCTTATGCAATACCTGCTGGCGAACATTTTATTTATATAAAATTTATAAAAGACGGTAGTGGTAATAATAACTATGATTCATTACAATTTAAAGTAAGATTTGAATAAATTACTGTTTTAAAACGGAACAAAAGGAGAAAACAAAAATGAAATTACAAATATTAATCCCTCAATATAAAGAGACAGAAGATATAATCAAATCTCTTCTCGATAGTATTGAGGTTCAACAAAATATAGATTTAAAAAATGATATTGGCGTTATTATCGTCAATGATGGCACCGATATTCATCTTAGCCAAGAATTCTTTAAAAGATACTCATTTCCAATAGAGTATCATCTTAACGAGCATAAAGGTGTTTCAGCAACTCGTAATGCTTGTCTTGACCATGCAACAGCAGATTATGTTATGTTCTGTGATGCTGATGATATGTTCTACAATGCTTGTGGAATGTATATCATATTCCGTGAAATAGACAATGGTGGCTTTGATAGTTTAGTATCTGCTTTTATTGAAGAGTCACGCATTCCAGAAACAAAAGAGGTAGTATATATTAATCACGATATGGATTCTACCTTTGTTCATGGTAAGGTTCATCGTAGACAATATCTTATTGATAATAATATTAGATGGAATGATAATCTTACAATTCACGAAGACAGTTATTTCAACTGCCTATGCCAACGCTTGGCACGAGAATTAAAATACTCTCAAACATCATTCTATCTTTGGAAATGGCGTGATGCTTCAGTATGTCGCCATGACCCCAAGTATATTTTAAAAACTTACAATAATATGCTTGATAGTAACGATGCTTTGGTCGAACAGTTCCTAAATCGTCGCAGAAAAGAAGATGCTATGTTTTATGCAGTCGGCATGATTTATGATGCTTATTTTACTATGAATAAAGATGAGTGGTTAAATCAAGAGAATAAAGATTATCGCTATGCTACAGAAAAACGCTTTAAAGAATATTGGTTGAAATATAAAACCTTGCACGATGAAATTCCTAAAGATGTAAAAACACAGATTATTATGGGAATTAAAAATCGTATGTATGGTGAAGGTATGGTATTAGAAACACTTACCTTTAATGAATGGATTAAACAAGTGGAGGCAATGGTATGATAATAACTGAATCTTTAAATGATGGCGCTTTAATTAAACACTATAGTGATTCTGGATTTATGCTATTACAGAATGAAACTGGGGTAAAATATTCAGATCCTATAGATATTGTTCCTTGTCCTTATACATATACAGAAACAAATGAAAAAGTAGAATCTGAAGAAATAACAGATTCTAATGAAGAAATCACCGGTGATGAATTTCTTGATATGATTAAGGAGGTATTATAATGAAAAGAAGTGAAGCTAGAGCTTTTATAGATTCTTTAATTAATTTAAGAACCTCTGCAACAGATGCACAAGCTACTAATGCGCCTGCTGTATATCCTGAGTGGAAAACAGAAGTTGAGTATGCTGTTAATGATAGAGTTTTATATAATGATATTTTATATAAAGTTATTACTGCACATACTTCACAAGAAACTTGGACACCTGATACAGCAGTTAGTTTATTTGCAAAAGTTCTTATTCCTAATAATAATATTACTCCTGCATGGGAACAGCCTAATAGCACCAATCCTTATATGAATGGGGATAAAGTTACTCACAAAGATAAGACTTGGGTTTCTACAATAGATAACAATGTTTGGGAACCAGGTGTTTATGGCTGGAAAGAAGTATAAATTTTAAATATAATTCATCTTTAAATAAAGGAGGAATTAAAAAATATGTCTTTTTTAAATAAACAAGGCGTAGAACGACTATGGCAACATATAATTCTTAAACTTGGAAATAAAGTAGATAAAGTTGAAGGTAAGGGTTTATCTACAGAAGACTTTACTACAGAAGAAAAAACTAAATTAAGTAACCTCACTGAAGGCCAAATAAAAACAATAGATGGTCAATCAGTATTTTTAATGTGATAAAATAAAACTTTATAAAGGAGGTTAATCCTATATGGGACAACATAGAGTCGTATTGGCAAAGCAAATTAATGGACAGATAGAATATCTGTATCCAAAAACTTATGCCGATCAAATTATATTTAGCGATACAGATACAACAACTGTTAAAACTAAAATAGATGGTATTTTAGGTAATATTGCTAATCTTATCACTGCTGATACCAATATGCAAAAAGCTATTGATGAAAAAGTAGATAAGATTACTGGTAAGGGTTTATCTACTAACGATTATACAAATGATGAAAAAACTAAATTAGCTGGTATAGCAGCTGGAGCTAATAAAACTGTAGTAGATACAGAATTAAAATCAGATTCTACAAACCCTGTACAGAATAAAGTAATAGCTGCAGCAATTGCTGAATTAGCTGATGATCCTGATGTTTATGTACAGAATGATGAACCTACAGATGCTGAAGATGGTTCTATCTGGATTGATTTAGATGGTGAAGAATCTATAGGTTTAAATAATAAAATCGATATGCCTACAGATGAAACTGGCACTATATTAAAAGGTAGTGAGGGTCAAGTATTACAGGCTAATGGCGATGGTACAACTTCATGGGTTGATTATGTGCCTGCAGCAGTAGCTACAATAGACCTTAAAGGTGGTATAGATAACTGGACAGAATATCCTGTAGAAGGTTCAACTGCAACTCGTTACGGTCAGGTAGTTACAGTAAAAAATGCTACAATCACTCCAAATAGCTCAGTTGATTTACGTATCGACTCTGAGCAAGTAGCAATCTTTCATGAAAAATGTCTTGCTTTTGTTGCTGAAAATGAAGATGGAATAGTTACAGTATTTTGTGTTGGTCAAATTCCTCAAAATGATTACACTATCCAAGTTAAAGTTACTGAAGTGGCATAATAAAAAGGAGGATTTATAATGGCTATTTTAAAAGTAAAAAATAATGGTGCATGGGATAATATATTAGGAGTAGATACCTCCAATTTTGCAACTAAAATTCCAAAGTCTGCAGATAATAACGAACTTGATTTAAAAGATGTATATGATAAAATCCCAGTCATAGCACAAAATACTGTTAATCAAGCAGTATCAAATAGCACTTTTAGACTTAAGATCACTTATGATGACGGTACAGTTAAGCAGATTAAAGTGTTAGGAGCTGAAGTATAATGGCTGAAATTACTAATTTCGAAATTGTTGGTTCTAATAAATCAATAGCTAAAGTTGAAGCTTCTTTAGATAATGGTAGAACTTATGGAACTATTTGGGAAGCTGTTCAGCATACTTATACTTTGGTCCCAACAGAAGCAACTGATGTAAATGGTGATGGAACACAATATGCTTTAGAATATACTGCTACTGTTGAAAATATTGATAACTACTGGAATATTTATACACCTTTTGTTTTATATGAAGATGGTGTGGAAGTAGATACTAGTGATCTAGAACTTGAAGTAGAAGGTAAATTACCAATTATTCATCCAGATGGTTATTCAAATTATTTCGGTTATGTACCACCGGTAGGTGAATCGTATGTGTATGATGATATGTATTATATCGAAATTGAATACAAAGGCAAAACTATCAGATCCAATCCAATACAGATACAAATAAATGCTCCAATTGAGCTCTTATCAAGAGACGTATCTATTATTGGTAGTAGTATAAACTTAGAATATGATAGCTATGGATATGTATCTGAAACTTATGTAACACATGTAGCTACATATGAAAACATAGATTCTGATATGGAAATTTATTTCAAAGGAACAGAAGATGAAAATATGGATGGTATAACCATTGAAGATAGTGATGGTCATACTAGTATTCAGAGATGCTATCCATACGAATATATATCAGATACAGAATGCAAATGGAAACTTTTATTAAAGCATGATGGTTATTATGAAGGAACAGATTCTGTTAGCCGTGAAATAATTGTAAATATCCCATCATCTTCAACTTATAAATCAGTTACATTAATTATTAATGAATCTATATATTAAATTAATTAAGACTATAAAGGAGGTTAACTCTATATGGCTAAGATTATTGGTAATATAGTCGGTGTTCCTAACCCTATATCTGACTGGAATGAAACCGACGAGAATAAAGCAAGTTTTATTAAAAACAAACCGAATCTTAATTATTCAAATAGCGATCCTCTGCTTAAAGATGTCGGAGGAATTTTAGCAAATAATCATAAAGATGGATTTGATAATGTACCGATTAGTGATCTTATAACAGAATTATTATACCCATATACAAAACCTGTTATTAATTCATTCTCTTTAAATCCTGCTGACGGTGCTAAAGAAAAGAATGTTTCGTTAACTGTTAAATCAGCTACAGTTAAAGTAACCAAAAAGACTAAAGCAATTCAGTCAGTCAGTTTATATAAAGGCACTGCATTAGTAGAGACCAAAACTGATACTATAACTTCAGCTGGAACTACTCTTACATTTAATATCAATGAAACATTGAATGGTACGGCTGATTCAGTTTCATATACAGTAAAAGTATTAGAGGCCGGAGAAACTACTCCTGCTGTAACATCTACAAAAACTTATAATTTTGTATATCCATATTTATATGGAGTTGTTGCAAATGGAGCTTCAATTACTGCGGATCTTATATCAAAATTTACAGCAAAAGGTATTCGTGTTAAAGGTAATCATTCTTATGAATATACTACAAATAACACTTGTCCTGTAATTGCATATCCTAAATCATATGGTACATTAAGCTCAATTATAGATCCAAATAACTTTACACAAGATTGGGCACAACACATCGTTACAATTTCTGGTGTAGAATATTATGTATACGTTGGTGGCGCTGCCACTGCAACTGCCGCATATACATTTAATTATTAATAGGAGGTAAAATATAATGGGAAAAATATATAATAACCTCATAAATACAACTGCTGGCTTTAAATATAACGCTCAACAGCCATTAGATGATAGAGAAGTTGTTCAAAGCTTTTCAGATTTAGCAGGACTTATATCTGCTAATACTGCATATGAAGGTATGAAAGTCTACGTGGTAGATGATAAAAAATCATATGAATTAATAAATACAGAATGGAAAGCTTTAGCAACAGAAGATTATGTGAATACTGTAATTGGTAATTTAGACTTGGGTGATGGTACTAGTGGGGCTGTTGTAAATTCTGTATTATATACAGAGCAATCTTTAACAGAACCTCAGAAAGCTCAAGCTAGAACTAATATCGGTATTACTTTAGCTACTGATGAAGATGTATTAGAAATATTATCTGTTATTGGTGCTGTAATACCAGTGACAACTTCTGATGGTAAAATATTAACAAGCAATACTGGAGCAATATACACTTTATAATTTTTTAAGGAGAAACAAAAATGATAAATGTTATTATACCTGCATATAACTGTACTGCTACTTTAGGTAGAACTCTTAGTTCACTGGTAGCACAAACAGATCAGGATTTTATAGTCACTGTTGTAGATGATTGTTCTACTGAAGATATTAAATCTATAGTAGATGATTATAGTAATAAATTGAATATTAATTATATTCGTAATGAGAAAAATCTTGGATGTGGCATGTCACGTCAAGTTGGAATTGATAATACAACACAAGATTTTATAACTTTCTTAGATTCTGATGATATGTTTATGCCATATGCGGTAGAAACTTTTAATGAAGTTATTAAAGCAAATCCAAATACTGAATTTCTTCATACACATTTCTATGAACAAATTAAAATAAATGGTGAAGTTGCTTTAGTTTTAAGAGAAGATAATTTTACTGCATGTCATGGTAAATTATATAATGTATCATTACTAAGAAAATTTAATATAAGGAATTCTCCCGAAGTTAAATGGGCCGATGACTCATATTTCAATTCAATGTGTAATGCATTTATGAAGATAAGTACCATTAAAGTGATAACAATGTTATGGGCTTATAATGAGAATTCAGTTTTAAGAAAAAATGATAGCAATAGAGATAATAATAAAGTATATGATTTTCTCAATGCTATGTATTTATCAGTAAAATTCATCGTTGAAAATAACGGTGATTTAAAATTTATTAAACAAAATATACTTGATTTTCCAAATAGATTTAAAGATTTAAAAGGCAAAGAATTAGCCTTAATGAATAAAATATTAAATTACATAAGGAGGAAGTCATAATGGCTTACGAATATACAAAATTAAGTGAAGTAGAAATACTTGAATCTCCATCATCTCCTAATATTCTTGTTGAGGATAATGGTGAAATCGTGAGGGTTCCCTCATCTAATTTAACTACATCGGCTGCACAGGTGCAGGCTGACTGGAATGAGACTGACTCTGATAGCCCTGCTTTCATTCTTAATAAACCCGATTTAAGTTCATCTGGTGGTTCTGATTCTGGTGTTGAAACTATAAAATATTATTATGCTGGTCAATCAGATATAATAACTGTATATGCCGATGCTGATCATACTACAATATTAGATAGCGGAAATCTCTACAATAATTTTATTTCAGGTAAAAGAGTAATACTTATAGGTGAAAGTAGCACTTCAGATGTATTATCAGTTAGATATTATCAAACAACTTTTTCATACCACGTATATGCAACAATGTATCAGCCTCATAAAAGTAGAATACTTGATCTTGATCTTGGTTCTACTGATATTCCATTGGGACAGATTTCTACTGGTGAAGTAGATACTAATACAGTTATATACACTGGAGATAGTAGTGGTAGTTGCTCATTTAACGGACATTCGCAAATTAACCTTAGCGATCTGGTAGAAAATATTAATAATAATTCACGTATACTTATTAACTATTCAGATACAAATACAACTTGTAGTGTAATAGCAACTTATACATTATCAAGCGGAACCTCAGCAAGTATGGTATTATTAGAACCTGGAACTACTAACCTGAAAACTGTTACTATAGAATAATAAAATTGAGGTGATTTATTATGGCAAACAACAACTTAATTACAGTTGATGTTTTGACTTCAGTATTAAGTGCTTATAAAGAGTCATTATCTAATAATGACTCTTTATATACAATCGTTGAACCTCAGGACGATGATGTTCCTATGGTGTTTATTACTGGTTCTATTCCCACATCAAAAACATATGTAAATGGTGAGATAGAATACATCTCCAAAACATCAACTTTTAAAGCATATACAAAAATTAGACTTCAAGGAAGTTCTACTTTATCTCTTCCTAAGAAAAATTATACTATTAAATTATTTAGTGATAATAATCGTAGTAAATCTTTAAATAAAGATTTTAGAGATTGGGGAGCTAATGATACATTCACACTCAAGGCAGATTATAATGATATTCTCCATGCAAGAAATGTTGTAAGTTCTAGACTTTGGGGTAAAGTGGTAGCTAGTAGAAGTGATTATGATTCGCTTCCTGAAGGATTAAAAAATAGCCCTAATAATGGAGCTGTTAATGGTTTTCCTGTAAAGGTTTATATTAACGGCGAATATATTGGATTATATAATTTTGTAACTCATAAAGATGCAAAATTATTTGGTATGAATGAAAATAATCCTAATCATGCCGTACTTCAAGCTGAATTTAATGATAATGGTAACAGTTCGGTGCAAAATAATCCATGCAATTTTAATACTAATTGGGATGGTACAGATAAATACTGGAGTATAGAAGTTGGTAATGATGCAGCATATATTAAAGATAGATTTTATGAATTATATGAAAATGTGCATGGTGCCTATATAAATAATACTCCTGACGCCATTACAAGAAGTATAGATAAGCAGAGCTTGATAGATTATTATATCTTTCAGGATGTAATTTTAGGAACAGACGGTTTAGCTAAAAATATGCTTATAGTTACTTATGATTTAGATAAATGGTTTTTAAGTGCTTATGACTTAGATTCTACTTTTGATTTATCTTGGGAAGGAAAATTACTTAATTCTGCTAAAGTGGCATTATATGATAGTAATGTTATAAGAGATCCGTATTTAAATCATTATAGCATTCTTCCTAGAATTATTGGTAGATATTATTTTGAAGAATATGTAGAGAGATATATTGAACTCAGACAATCTGTATTAAGTGACTCTTCAATAATACAAGAATTTGAGAATTGCATCAATAATTATGGCGGAGAAGATGAGTATATTAAAGATACTATAGCTAATCCTAATATTCCTTTAGTTACTACAAATACTTTACAGTATTTAAGAACCTTTATTAAAGAACATCTTGCATATTTAGATTCTATATATCTTAGTTATTAAAGGAGGGGATTTAAATGGCTAAATATATTAAAACAGAAGAAGGATATAAGCTAGCCAGTGATTTTATTGGATCTGGCGGCGGTATCAAAGAGATTGAATCTGTAAATGATATTACTGATGTAGGTATTTATAAAACTGACAAAGAAGTATATTCTGCTAGTTATGATAAAATAGAATCGTACGTCCCAGTAGCAAAGGGTTTAACCACAAAGGTTGGATTTAAGATTGAAACATATCCATCATCCTCAACTAGTAATTATATACAGCTTAGAGATTCAAAGTTGGGTACGGCATGGATTGAAGTAGATGCTAACGGTATCTATATTACTGGAACTACGACATATAACGACGAGGATATGCATTATAGTGTATCAAGCAATAGTGAGATAACACTTGATTCTACTCCTGTGGATGTTGATGGTGTAATTTATCCATCACTTAAATCTTTAGGTATAATATATTTTGAAGTCATCGATATAACGATGGAAACAGATGCAGTAGTGCATATGTATGCAACCTCTACGTATTCTGATAGTCTTACTATTAATGAGATTAGAGGTGGTATGGGAATCGAAGGCGACAATTATAATTCTGAAATATTCAATGATCATTCAGAAGGAGCAGCCTTTGGCTCTTATGCACATTCAGAGGGTAGAACAACTCAGGCTGGCGCAAGAGCTTTTAGAGTACAATCTATTGATTATTCCACCAGAACATTTACACTTGATAGCACATCAGGATTGAAAAAAGATATGTATTGGTCTGCTCAAATCTATAATGGTGCAACAGCATTAAATGTTAATAGATACAGCAAGATTGAATCTATAAGTGGTAATACTGTTACGGTTGTATCAATGCCTGATAATTTTAATACAACTATTGTACCAATAGATGAGGTGCTTGATGGATTTGATAATGAAAATAATATTTTCTTCACTCCAGATAATCCTAAATTGGGAACACGTAATATAGGTTCTGCAGCACATTCTGAAGGTAGAAATACAGTAGCAGCTAGAAAAAATGCCCATGCGGAGGGTAATAAGTCAAAAGCCCTTGGACACTCTTCTCATGCTGAAAATACAAGTACAGTTTATGGTACTTATGCTCATGGTGAAGGTTCAAGTTATGTATATGGAAACTATGCTCACGGTGAAGGTGTAGATACATATGCTGTTGGTGAAGCATCTCATGCTCAAGGAAGAAAAAACATTGCATATAGCTATGACTGCTATGCAGGTGGAGGAAGTTCTGTTGGGTACACACACTTATTAAACAAGGGTCTTAATCCAACAGATAAAGATTCATGGACACAATTATGGACTAACGAAGAGCGTGATAGTTTAGAATTATTTAATGCAGCAGTAGGAAATAACTCATTTACTCAAGGTTCAAATAACTTAGTAACTGGTTTACGTGGTTCAGCCTTAGGTAAACAAAATCATGTTAGCGGTCAGGATGCAGTGGCAGTAGGTAGTTACAATACTGCAGCTGGTATGCATTCAGGTGCATTTGGTTATTCAAATGAAGTTAATACTGGTGAGTCTTTTGTAATAGGCCACTCTAATATTGTTAAATCGCCTTACAGATCTATTGCGATTGGTAATGGTAATGAACTTGTTTCGGCTACAACAGAAGGTACTATTATTCTTGGTCGTTATGGTTCAGACGTAGAACATCCTGAAGCTATTTTTCTTATAGGTAATGGTACTGCATCTAAGAAATCTAGTATTTTTGGTATTACTTCTAATAATGGTTTATTTCATGGTCCTGCTACTATAGTTACAGGACAATATTCTGGTGCATTAGGTTATACCAATAACGTTACAGGTGCACAAGCGTTTGCTATAGGTCATACTAATATAGTAGATCAGCATAAGGGTATTGCATTAGGTTTAGGTAATACATTATCTAATGTTGCAGGTGATGTTAGTAGAGCTGTTGTGGGTTATTATAATGATGATACTAACAAACCTTTATTTGCAGTTGGTAATGGTACTATCACCAAAGATAAAGAAACAGGTGAAATAACTAAATATAATCGTAGTAATGCTTTAGAATTAACTACCGCTGGAGAATTAAAAATTTCACGTTTGAATTCTGGTACTCATAGCACTAATACTGTATCAGGTACTGGAGTTGGTGTTATTGGCGCAAAAAACAATGTATCTAAAAATTACAGCACTGCAATAGGATACAATAATAAAATAACCGCAGGAGATACTCATTTTGTAGTTGGACACACAAATCAAATTGTAGCTGGATATAAACACGTAGCTCTTGGATTAGGAAATAAAATTGGTAACAAGGGAGCCGGAGTACAGGGTAGAGTTGCTGTTGGTCATTGGAATGATGATACTAATCAACCTATATTTGCAGTAGGTAATGGTACAGGTACTATTGATGTTAATGGCGAAATTACCAGCGAAAATCGCAGTAATGCCTTTGCAGTATTTGATGATGGTACCATTAAAGCTCATAAAAATGCTACAGTAGATTTAGAAATAACTTATACAGATGGAACAAAATCCACATACCATTTAGTGAAGTCGGAGGTGTAATAGCCTATGGCGCATGCTTATCCTAAGAGTTATCTAGAATATGGTACGAGCACCACTTTCATGCCAGACGATAGTTATGACTATATTGATTTTAAAATTGAAATTGATGATTTTTCATATAATTGTGGAAGCGGTAGTGGTGGTACTATTTATGTAACACCTAATGTTTATGTAGAAGAACTTGGTAGTGGAATTTGTATTAATAATTTTAATTCTAAAAGAGAGCAAACGGTAATAAATTTTACAGCTTATCGTAATGGATCACATCTAAAGTCTATGACGATAACTCTGGCTGCAAATCCAGATGGTTATTTAGATGAAGACTTTTCTTTATATGATACAAGTATAGATTATTTAAATACTAAAAGTATTTTTTATTTAAATAATACAGATATTTCTTTAAGTAAATTAGAAATTAAATTTGTTGATAGATTTACTAATGTATTAAGCAGCGGAAATGGTGTAATATATGAAGATGAAGACTTTACTGTTGAAAATGCAACTGGAAAGACTTTAGAAGTTACTAATAGAAATGAATCAACTCAAGATAAAAATATAACTGTAGAGCTTTATTATTATAGTGACAATGGTAAAATTCTAATAAATACAGCGACTTTAACATTGTCTGCTAATCAAAGTGGTAATGAACCATCAAATCCTTCTGATCCGTCAGATCCTTCTAACATATCAAGTGTTTTATTTGGTGGTAAAGATTTAACTAACGCATTATCTTTAAAACTTAATAATAAATCTGTAGCTAGTATTAAATTAGGCGGAGTTGTAATTTGGCCTTTAGTAAATACCAATTATGTAGCATCATTTTATAAAATAGAAACATATGGTGCTTCTAGTTCATATAATGAAACTACTAAAACTCTGTCACTTATATATGGAGAATCAACTATTAAAATTTATTTCAGTGGTAACTTACCAGAATATAATAGCATAAATTCAATATCGGATTTCTGTACAATTACTGCTTCGCCTTCTAATTTACTTAATCATATTGAATTTATACCTGAAGAAACCAATTGTTATAATATTTTAAATTATAATACTACTATAGATGATATATCTGGTACTTTATATTTCAACTTCAATCATCCAGATTACGAACCAAATATTTTAAGTTTAAATATAGTTGCAAAAGCAAGAACCCTAGTTAAAATATCTAAACCTACTTTAACCCGCTCAGATATATTTGAATACACAGGAAGCGTTATAAATATTGCCGATTATTATTCTGAAGAGGTTAAGAATACAGTGGATATAACTGGAAGATGTGAAGGAACCAGTCCAGGCGGTTATACTTACTATATAACACCAAAGGATGGTTATTGTTGGGAAGATGGTAGTACATCCCCAATAACGCAGTCTTTTGTAATACAAGAACCACATTATAATTATACTTTAACCTACGTACTTAATGATAACAGTGCAGACTTCTATTGGGATACTAATGATCCAAATCCTGGAACACCAGAAATATCAGCTTCCTTAGTAAGTGATTTTGATGTTTGGGATATAGGCTCAGCTGATATACAAGTTAATGGAAACTATGTAATGGCTTACAAATCAAGTGATGCTTGGGTGGAAGATGATTATGGTTCAGGCGCTTTAGATACTCCAAGCGGTCATTATAATACAGATCCAATGTATAATGTAGGAATTGAAGTGCGTGCAACTGATCCGAATGGAGGATCTCATGCAGAAACTATCTATTTAACTGCATATAGCACAAGATAGATTAATTAATATACTAAGATGGGTAATTTAAACCCATCTTAGTATTATAAAAATATATAAAGGAGGTCTTTATACAATGGGAATATTAAAAGTTAAAGATAAAGATGGAAATATAGTAAATCTTCCTGCAATTGGTAGTTCTATTAGTCATAAATGGAATGGTACAAAATTAACAGTGACTTCTAGTAGTGGCACAACAACTACTGATCTTCAAGGCGCACCTGGTAAAAATGGTAATGATTATGTTATAACTAGTGCTGATAAAGAAGAAATAGCTGGTATGGTTCAACGTTCGGTTGAAGAAGGAATTCCTAGTTATATTTTAGAATCAGCAGAAGATTTTGCTCATAAAGTACAAAGCAGACAAAGTGGAGATAGCTTTACTTTTGCGTTTTTAAGTGATGCACATATAACAAAAAGTAGACCATATACTATTACATCTGCTTTGCATGCAAAACAAGCTTTACAAATAATCAATAAGCGCATACCTTTAGATTTTATTATACATGGTGGCGATTATACTTGGGGAGAGGATTCCGAAGATAAAAATACAACCTATGATGATTTTGAATTATATCAAGAATTAATTGGTTCAGCCATACCAAATGTGCCAAATATTCATGTTATTGGTAATCATGATGATTTACCATATCAGCCAACAGGAAAAAGATTAACACAATCAGAAACTTTTGGTATTATCGGAAGAAAAAATTTATTAGCAAATGCCGTTTGTAATATGGGTAAAAACTATGGTTATGTAGATATAGATAATAGAAAAATAAGAATTATATATCTTGACACAGAAGATAAAAGATGTTTAAAAACCCCAGATGCTGCCAATGGAGAACATCCGGACAATAAATATTATTTTTTAAATATACATCATATATCTAAAGAACAGCTTGATTTTATAGCATCTAATGCATTAAATTTTGAAAGTAAGCTTCCTATTAAACCAGATGAAACAGATACAGAAGCAACAAAAAAATGGGATGAAGAATGCAAAAAAGAATTAGATAAATGGAGCATACTTTTTGTTTCGCATTGGGGTATAAATGGCCATGGGTATGATTGGTGGAAATATCCAAGAATTGGTACAAATGCAGATGGTAATCCTATATATGATGATTTTAGATGTAATATAGGTACAATCGGTAAAATGTTAGAAGCATATAAAAGAGGTAAAAGCTTTAAAGATGATATAGAACACATGAATGATGATGGTACATCTACATTAAAAAGTGCATCTTATGATTTTAGTGATAGAATTTATAGGGTACAAAATATTTTTGCCGCACATGGTGATTCACATAATATTGATCATGAATTAATAACAGGTGAAGTATTATCTATTGGTATTCCTAATGTTGTAAATGGTAGAGAAACTGTTAGTAGGGATGGAGTTAAATATACCAAAACTGCAGATACTGAAAATGGTACAGCATTTACTATTATTACTATAGATAGAGAAAATCAAAAAGTTTATGCTGATTGTTATGGCGCTGGCTATGATATGGAATTTAATAGTAATAGCATATTAGATATGGCCGGTATAATGAAAGATAAATATTTAGCATATCCATGGAATGATGTAGTGCAAGAAGATGGATCAATTAAAAAAGTTACACGTGTTGATATATATGATAAACCAGGATATAAAACTACTAATTATATACCTTTCCAACCTGGTGATGTTTTAAGAATTAAAGGTATTTCTATTAAAGACGATCTTGATAGAATTAATTTTTATAAATCTTATAACACTGCAAGTGTTAATGCACCAATATCGCATGTTACTGGACCAAATAGTTTAAAAAATCAGTTTTTTGAAGTAACTATTAGTGAGGATGGATATTCTTGCGAAATTCTATTATCAAATTCAGATAGTAGTTTTAAAAATAATGCACGCTATTTACGTATATGCTCTAGCGATATTAAAGATGATGCCATTATCACAATAAATAAAGAAATTACAGGATCTGAAGTTCCAGAAATTCCTGAAGACTCAACTACTGAAGAGCCTGAAAATCCTACTCCAGATGATACTAATACTATTTACTATACTACAGAAGGTATGCTTAGTAAGAGCAAAAATATTGGTTATATAAAGGGTTATTATTTAGGTGAAGGCGGTGGAGATGCTGATGCTCAATTAGCAATACCAGAAAATAATGCAACTTATTATGTAACTGGTTTTATTCCTTGCGTACAAAATGATGTATTGAGAATTAAAGGTATTACTTTTGATGATGCTTTAGATAGAATAGCTTTATATGGTAAAGATACAGATGGTAATTATATACCACTAAAACGTAGTTCTGGAGAGTATGATGCTATTTTTGCTCTTAATAAAGATGAAAATGATAACTATATAGATAATGGATTATTTAACACTTATAGTATTACTCCAAACGTAGAGAATGATATTATTACTATTGCTTTTAATGCGCCTACAGATATAGCAGCTGTACGTATTTGTGCAAGTTTAATTAATAATAATTCTACCGTAACTATCAATGAAAATATTGGTATAACTTATTATACCGAAGAAGGTATACTCAGTAAGAGTAACAATATAGGTTATAAACAAGGATATAGATTAGTAGATACTAAAGCTGGAAACCCTGAAGATTATGTAGATACTAATTATTTTGTAACAGGCTATATTCCTGTATCAAAAGGTGATAGTATTGTAATCAAGGGCATTAGTTTTAGCTCAGCTAATGATAGACTTGTTTGTTATACAGAAGAAAATGGTACTTATACTCGTCTTACTAGAACTTCAGATGGAAAAACTGTAGATGTTATTCTTCAGGCAAATGACTCTAATGGTATAGCAAGACACTTCGGTACAATGAAAACTGAAACTATTGACGGTGCTTCAGTTATAACTATACGCGTCACAGAAGGTAGCGAAGCTACTTCTAAGGGAGTAGAGTATATTCGTATTTGTTCATCAAGCATTAATAATACTTCTGTTATTACAGTTGCCCAGCCTCCTGTTCTTTATACCAACGAAGGTATACTTAGTGAGAGCAATAATATTGGATATAAATATGGTTATACGTTAGTTAATACTAAAAATAATAGCAATGATGAAGATTATATAGATGATACTCATTATATAACAGGTTATATCCCTTGTGTGAAAGGTAATACTATAACACTCAAAAATATTAGTTTCAGTGAATCTAGTGAAAGAATAGTTTGTTATACAGAAGAAAATGGCGTTTATACTCGTCTTTCACGTAGTACTGAATCTGATGCTATTATTTACGCAAATGATGATGGTGCTATAACAGGACATCTTGGTACTATTAGCAGAGATATAGATAATAATACTGTAACTATAAATGTTACAGGTGGTACAAATGGAACAACTAATTCAGTAGAGTATATCCGTATCTGCTCAAAGGATATTAATGAAAATTCTATTATAACTATTAATTAATATATTATTTAATAATATATTTAAATAATAAAAGGAGTTGAATAATAATGACTAATTTACCTATTAGCGGTGAATTCAAAGTAACTGCAACATTTGGACAGCAAGGAAAATACTGGGCCAATGGCCATAAAGGTTTAGATATTGTTTGTTCGAATAAAAAAATCTATGCGACATGTGATGGTACAGTTCGTGTAGTTGCTTATGATGCAAATGGTTGGGGGCAGTATGTATCTATTGGCGACGATAAAGGCAATAAACATCTTTTCTGCCATTTAGTAAAAGGTAGCGTAAAGGTAGTGGAAGGACAGAAAGTATCACGTACAACTGTTCTTGGTACAATGGGCACTACTGGTAATAGTACAGGCGTACATCTTCATTATCAGATTAATAACTCTAATAATACACCTATTAACCCATGTGATCATTTAGGTATTCCTAATGCTAAAGGTACTTATAATAGCAAAGATTTTCAGATCAGAGAATTATATAAAGATGATAAGAAGATTGCTTCTTGGGCTAAAGACGCTGTTTATAATCTTAAAGAAGTAAAGATTATGAATGGAGATACAGTTGGCAATTTTAATCCAACTAATAATATTACAAGACAGGAAATGGCTGTATTAGTTAATAGTTTATGTACTGTTAAAGGATATGCCTTCCCAGCTTCAACTGATCCTAATGCGTCTAAAAAATACGAAGACGATGCTACTATTGCAAGCTGGGCTAAGAAAGCTATATATGAATTAAAGAAAAAGAAACTCATGTCAGGTGATGGTACTAACTTTAATCCTAAAGCTAATATTACCCGTCAGGAAGCAGCAGTGCTTATTAATAATATTTATGCAAAACCAAATGCAGAAGCAGCAAAGTATGCTGATGATTCAAAGATTGCAAAATGGGCAAAAACAGCAGTTTATAATCTTAAACAAGCTGGTATAATGTCAGGTAAAGGATTTAATAAATTTGATCCTACAGGATATCTTACCAGACAGGAAGCTGCTGTACTTGTATCAGGTCTTATTAAGAAAAAATAATATTATTGGGGATGGTTTAATTACCATCCCCTTATTATTTTTAAATATATTTTATGAAAGAAGGTATGAATAATGACAAAAACAATTGGATTAGACGCAGGGCATGGTTTACATACTGCAGGTAAACAAACACCAAATGGAATCAAAGAATGGATTTTAAATGATAAGGTTAGAGATAAGGTGGTAGAAATGCTCTCAGGGTATGATGTGAATATTATTCATACTGATAATGACGAAGGGACTGTAGATGAAGCTCTTAGAACACGTGTTAATATTTATAAAAATATTAAAGTCGATGCATTTGTTTCAATACATCATAATGCTTATACTAGTAAATGGAATAATGCAACAGGCGTTGAAGTATTTACAGATAAAAATCCTACAAGTAAAGACAATGAACTTGCAAATTGTATATATAGTAGATTAGTAAAATTTACTGGCCTTAAAGGTAGGGGTATAAAAAGAGAAGCTTTTACTGTAATAAATCAAAATACTATTCCTGCTGTTTTAGTTGAAGGTGGGTTTATGGATAGTAATATAGATTATAAGGTTATCACTTCAGATTCTGGGCAAACTGCATATGCTAAAGCTGTGGCTGAAGGCTTAATAGAATTTTTAAATCTAAAAAAGAAAGTAAGTCTTACTAATAAATTATATAGGGTTCGTAAAACTTGGAATAATCCGTCCTCTCAAATAGGAGCATATTCTATTTTAGATAATGCTAAGAAAGCTTGTAAGAAAGGATATTCTGTATTTGATGATAATGGAAATATAGTATATTCAAATGCTTTAAAATCAAATGAAGAAATCGCTAAAGAAGTATTAGCAGGAAAATGGGGTAATGATCCTGATCGTAAAAACAAGCTTAAAGCTGCTGGATATGATCATAAAGCTATTCAAGCCATTGTAAATAAATTATATAAATAAAGCAAAAAATATAGCAAGGGCAATTAAGCCCTTGCTTATTCTTTTTTAATTAAAATTCATGAAAATCTACATGATCACAATTATCACATTCATATCTATATTTTGGTGGATAAGATGTAAGAACCATAGTTAAGTTTTTACGCACATTTCCTCCACATTTAGGGCATTTATATTTTGGTTCTGAAAATTCAACTTGCATATTTAAATTACTCTTAAATAAGTGAGCATGATTATTTATATATTCTTCTCTATCTGCTAAAGTAGCTTGAGGATAATCTCCAGTTAATATACAAGTACCTTCTAAATAAGTATCAGATACTGTTAATGAATTAGATATACCTTCAGTTATATTTATAGGTTCTTCTATTTTATCGGTACCTGTAATATCTTCATCATTAATAATTTCTTTTAATCTTTCATTTATTTTAATACCGCTATATAAATTAGGTGAAGTTCCAAAATGTACATGTTTATTATTAAATACACTAAATGCATAATGCATTAATCTCGCTACAACTCTTAAAGGTACTTTGCCAGTACAAGCTCCAAAAGCTGGTATTACAATTGCTTTAAGATGGCATGTTTTTGCTTTAGCTAAGCAAGCATACGTACAGTCATAAATTACACGAGGATCAATAATTTCTTCTGGTATTCTCATTGTAGGAGTATGTAAGATTACATGTTTACCATAGCATACTGCCATACATGAACCAACAGGTTGATAACCATAATATTTTGCATCTAATATTGTAAATACATTAGTCTGAGTCATTTCTCCTAAATATTCTATAATAGCTGCATCATATCCTCCGCTCATAACACCATAACTATTTGCAGGAGATACTATACCATCTATATCTTTATGAGTATCCATAAAATGCCTAAAATTATCGTTAACAATTTTAAGTTCAAATGTTTCATTAAATACTTTTTTCCATTCAGCCACCATATCAGGATTTTGATCTAATAAATAAATTTTCATGCTAAATTTCCTCTTTTCTTTAATTTTATTTAATTGTAAAAGATTACATATTTTTATAAATTAATTAAAGACAGATATTTGAAATAGCCAAACAATCTAATAAAAGGAAGGTGATATGATATGTCAATTAAAGTTCTTTCTAATATAGAACCAAAAAGACCAGATCTATATAAAGTTACTGATGGTGCATATGTTGGATACGAGAATGCAAAAATGGAAGGTGTAGATAATGTATCAGCTGCAATTGATAATATTTATGGTATTATTACAGCAGAGCCTACAATGGAATATCATGCAGATTATCCAGAAAAACAATATTGGGCTTTGGATGATACACCAATAATAAATTTTATCTATAAAACAACTATACCTGGTAAATATACTATAAGTGTTACTCGTAATGGTATAGCAATACCAATAGCTGATAAACAACGTAGTGGTAGTGGTACAATAAGTATACAGTTACCAAAAGCTACAACTCAAGGTCTATTTGCATATGAAGTATCTATTGTAGATGGAATGGGTAATATTAATTCACTTAAATATACATTTATTTATGGTGGAGTTACAATCAGTTCTGATTTTAATAATATTTTAAATAATAAAGTGTTTACTGTTGGAGATGATTTAACCTTTCCAATTAGTATATCATATGCGGAAGACGGTCAAAGAAATATTTCTTACTTTGTTTACGATTCTTCCGGTAAGGAAGTTAAAAAAGGTGTTAAAACTTTAGGCGATAAAGATGTAAATAATGAAACTATAGATACTGAATTTAAATTCACTAAAAAAGATTTATATACATTAAAATTAGAAGGTAATGTAAATAACGCATTATATTCAAACAAACTGGAATATTCATTTAATGTATTAAATCCTAATTCTATAGCTGTAAGCATTACACAATGGCCTAAAAATAATCCAACAACAGATGATGCAATTTCTATAGGATATCGTGTTATTACAAATATAGATGAATTAAAAGACAATAATGAATTATGCGCTATATTATCAATTTATAAAATAAATGATGATCTTACAGAAACAAGAATAAAATCGTTAACTACCCCACTTACTTCAGGCGATATTAAAATGTGGAATATTGGACGTATATCATCTGATGGTAATTATAAATTAAAACTTGAAGGTGGTATAAATGGCGGTAGTATCACAGATGATATTATAGTAGACTCCATTCTATACAATTTAAGTATAGGTAAAGGCGGTAGTTCAAACTATTTAAATGATAGCCATTTAATAGCTTATTTTGATGCTAATGAAATGGATAATGCTGATAAGGATCCATATATATGGGAATCATCTAAAAATTCTCAATACTATTTTAAATTACATGGATTGAATTATCAAACCAATGGATGGGTAACAGATGAAAATGGGCAAAAAATGTTATCATTTACAGGCGATTCATACGGCGAAATGAGATACAAGTATACAGATGATAAAGGTAAATTACAAGATGAAGCATATTGTCCTATGAATTATACTAATAACGGAAATACAATAGAAATATTATTCCGTAGTAAATGTATAGGTGAATTAGGCGCAAATGTTTTAACTTGTAGATATGGCAACTCTACTGCATCTGGCGGATATATTTTAAAATATGATAATGTATCTATTGCTACTGTAGGAGATGAAAATATATCAAGAGTTATTTCAGAAGATCGTTGGACGCATGTATGTTTTGTAATCGATAATGATATTAGAGCAGAAGTAATAAAAGATAAAGTTAATTTAGAAGATTTAAATACATTTAATAGCATGAAGATATATATTGATGGATGCTTATCTGCATGTAACAGCATTGGTGATTGGAAATTTGCTGGTAATAATGATGAATCTTCAGCAAAGCAATTGTTACTCAATGCTGCATATACAGGTTTAAATAGTTTTGGTGAATTCGGAACTTGTGATATTAAATTATTAAGAATATACGATAAAGCATTAACCTCTACAGAAGTTCTTGGTAATTATATTAGTAGTATAAGTGATATAGAAAAGAGAGTAGCAATACAAAATAAAAATAATATAGATTATGCTGATGTACCAGTCATTTATTTTATTAGAAATAAACAAGGCTATATTGGTGATACTGCTCCAGTAGAAAAAACATTTGCTACTTTAAATACCATTCAAAAGAAAGAAGGTTCTGGCCCTACATCAAAAAACTCATGGGTTAATTGTACCGTATGGTATAAGTACCATGATGATAGTGGTAACTGGTATACTGAAAAATATGAAGATGTAGATGTATATTTACAGGGTACATCTTCATTAAAATATGCTGTTAAAAATTATAAAATTAAATTATATAAAAATTCAACAATAGAAGAAACTGGCGAATATGATGAAAATGGCAATCCTATTATATTAAAAAAACACGGTGCAAAAAATAAAATAATACCACCTAATAAAGAAAATGATGCAACTTGGATTGTTCCGGATAGTACATATACTCTTAAATGTGATTATATGGAGCAATCTCATAAAAATAATACATGTACAGCCATTTTCTATGAAAATCTATTATCTGAAATTGTTAATACTGATGCAGTAAAAAATTATGGTGTTAATGATAAATATAGCGTTGCAAAACAACAAAAAACAACTTATTATGATGCTAATGGAGAAGAAATAACTGTAAATAAATTTAGAGATGCTATAAATGGTTTTCCAGTAATATTATATTATAATGATAATTATATAAATGATAATACAATCGATCTTAATGAAACAGATGATTATGGCGGAAATACACAAGACGTATATGCTGGAACTTATATGTTTAATGTAGATAAAGAAGGAAAACAATTAGGATTTGAAATAAATAGCGGTAGTAATACACCTTTAAGTTATACTGATGATGATGGGAATGAAGTAGTATTAGATGATATTACATATGATATACTTCCATGTGTATCATTTGAAGGTACTACCAATATCGATACAAATGGTGCATGTGGATTTTATGACTACGATTTATTATCAGAAGACGATAAAAAGGGATTTTCTGATAAATATGCTTATATAGGTGCGACATTTGAACCTAGATTTACTTATGTCGATGATTTAGAGAAAAAACTTGAAAAAAAATATAGAAATGAATTTATGTATGATGCTGAAGGTAATGAAACTAATGAGTATAAAACTTTAGTAGATGAAGTAATTGCTAAATTTGTTGAAGAGGGAAAAGAATATACCGAAGATGATTTACAAACCGCTATAGATGATGCAGTAAACAATATCGTAACCCAAATTGTGGATAATATAAAAAATCATGTAACTTTTGATAAAATGTACCAAACAATAAAATGGGTTAACGCAAATTGTAATAATGAGAAAAAGTTTAAAAATGAATTTAAAAATTATTTTAGTTTTACATATTGTTTGGCTTATTATTTACAAATGATGGTATTTGCTCAAATAGACAATGCTGGTAAAAACGCTATGTTTGATACCTGGGGCGGTGTATTTTATCCACGTCCATATGATATGGATACACAGATGGGATTTAATAATATAGGAGAAGATGTAATTATACCATCTGCAGAAATAAATTGTTATATGACTAAAGAGGAAATAACTGGTGATTTTAAATTATTTGCCTCTATTATTAGCGGATTGCCAGATGCGGATGGAAATGAATATGATCCAAATAAACATATAAGATTTAATTCATATAACACTCTTGTATCTAATTTATGGAATGCATTTGGTACATATTTCCATGAAGAAATAGCCAGTACGTATAAATATTTACGTGAAAAAGGAATATATAATGTAGATAATATATGTAGATTAGTAGATAGTTATACCACTGATATAATAGGGGAATCTTTTTATAATAAAGATGCAGTTTCTAAATACATAAATGTGAATAAATACCTATTTGCTTGTCAGGGAAATAGAAGTAGTAGATATCGTAATTTTCTAGAGCAACGTATTATATTTTTAGATACCGTATATAATTATGCTAAAAATAATTTAAATACAAATGCTGGTTTCCGTTCTGCTATAGTAAACGTTACAGGCGCTAATACTGGAGTGCTTGGTTTGACTACATATACGCCTCAATATGTTAATATACGTGTAGGTGAAGAATGTGAAATAACTGTGTACATAGATCAAGACAGTAAATATAACTTAAATGGTACTGTTTATAACGGCGCTTTATTAACATTACCATTTGCAGGCCCTGATATATCTGTTATTATTTCTGGAGCTGGAAATATAAAAACTATTGATCATACTGCAGCATTATACCTCAAATCGTACGAAATAGAAAATTGTACAAAATTAAATAATATAGCAATTACAAATTCTTCTATGCTGGAATCTATTAAAACATTATCTAATACTTATTTACGTAGCGTAAATTTAAGCGGTAATAGAAAATTAGTATCAGCTCTTACTTTGGCAGAATGTAAAAATCTTAAAGAAGTTGATATAAGCAATAGTGCTATATCAAGTATTTCTTTACCTGAAGGTGCTCCATTATCTTTAATAAATCTTAAAAATAGTAAAATAGGTTCATTAACTCTATCTGGATTACAATTTATTGATAATGATGGTTTGAATCTTGAAGGATGTAATAATTTAACAACTTTAAAAATTTCAAATTGTCCAAATATAACAGAATTGGATATATCAAGTTTAATAAATCTTCAGGAATTAGTAATTGATAATATGCCAGGATTAGAGACATTAGATTTATCTTCAAGTAAATTAAATACTTTTAATATTACAAATTGTAATAATTTAAAAGAACTTAAATTGGATGCTTGTTCTGGTAATGTGCTTAAAGACTTAAACTTGACTTCTTTGTATAGTTTGGAAAAATTATCTTTAAAAAATGCAACATGTTCTGACGGCATATTTATATCATTGCCGAAGTATATAAAAGAGTATGTTGATATGCCAAAAGACGAACAAGATAATCTAACTGAAGAAGAAAGAAAAGATTATTTATGGGGAGAGTCTTTAACCTATATAGATGTATCTGGTAGTAGTTTAAAAGAAATCAGATATGGTGGTCTTAAAAATGTAGATGATCCTGTTGCTGATATGACTCAATTAACTAATTTAGAACGTACTACATGGGATAATTATAGTAATACGTTCAATAATTGTGGTATGATTCAAAAAATTATTAATTTTAATATTAAAGGTAGTTTGAGTGAAACATTTAGATATTGTAAGAGCTTAACATATGTTTCAGGTACTGTTGTAGATTGTACGTCTTTGGCTAGTAGCTTTTATGATTGTGAAAATATTGATGAAATTAATTTAACTTTTACTGATCCAAGACCTACAAATGCAGATAGTATATTTTACGCATGTTTTAATTTACCTGTAAGCTACATGAATTCTATATTAGAAAGTAATACCACTATAACAAGTTTAAATAATGCATTTTATAAATGCTATAAAATAACAGGTGGTACAGTAGCTAAAGGCGGAATGCCAAATATAGCATGTTTACCAAAATTAAATTCAATGTATGGTGGATTTTTACGTTGCACTAATTTAAAATCAATACCGCAAGGATATCTTAATAATAATACTAAATTAACAAATCTAACTTATTGTTTTGGGGATTGTACTGCATTAGAATCAGTACCACATTCATTATTTAAAAATTGTACCGATCTTGAAGGATTAAGATCGTGCTTCACAGGATGCTCAGCATTATCATCATTTTTTGACAATGCAACTAATACGGAAATTAATCAGGAAGATTATAGTCCATATGATATTTTACCAGCACCTGTATCAGGCACTAATAAAATAACAAATATATCATTTTTATTTAGCGAATGTAAAAATTTACAATTTCCTACAAACAAAAATGGAACCACTTATTCTTTATATGATTTCTTTAAAAATGCTAAAAATTTAACTCTTGCCGAAGGAACATTTATAGGATGCGGAAAGTTAACAGAAATACCAAATGGTGTTTTAAAAGAAAATACTAAATTAATATCTATTATTGGTATATTTAAAGCCACTGGATTGGAAAGTTTGCCAACCAATTTATTTGGTAATAAAACAGGAACCCATACATCTTTAACAAATGCTTCAGGTATATTTGCTAATTGTTTAAATATGACAGGTATAGCTTATAAATCATTATTTACTGGGGCTGAAAATATAACATCATTAGGATATAATAGATCTAGTCAGGCAATAATAGATAGTGCTATGTATTTATATACACTTGGAATATTTGCAAATACTAAAATTAGTGGTTATGCATCTGATTTGTTGAGTGATTTATCAAGTTTAATAAATGTATCTTGCTTATTTGCTAAGGGTACTTTATCTAATTTTAAAGGTACTAAAGATAACCCACCAACATTTACTCCAAGTTCGACTCATAGCAATTCGAATGTACTTAATACTACTTATTTTATATCTGAAGAGAAAACAGTACTAACACGCTGGTCTGATCAATTATTTATAAATAATACCAATCTTAAATATGCTGATTATGTATTTGCTGGAAATACTGGAATGATTGGTTTTTGTGATGAAAATGGCAATGATACAAATGATGTACAATTGTTTTCAAAACAGGAAAACGATGAAGGTAAGTTTGTAAATAATACTGTAGAAAGTATAAATGGCATGTTCGCAGAGTGTTGTATTGCAAAAGAAGATACAGATGGAGACATAACGTATATTGGTTTGCAAACGCCAATCCATAATACTATCTTTAAAGATTTAACTGCACTTGAAGATGCAAAAGATGTATTTATGAATTGCTATGGCTTACCAGGTAAGCTTAATGCAGATATATTTGAAAATTGTCTATCTTTAGAAACAACAACAGGTATGTTTTATGGATGTAGTAATTTAGGTATAGATGATGATAGTAATTCTATATCTATATCAAATAAGATATTTGATTATTGCAGAGATTCATTAATAGATGTATCGTATATGTTTACACAATGTGGTTTTGCTGGTAGAATCGGAATAGGAAGTGCTCCAACAAAAGATCCTGAAACTAATGAAATTATATCTTATGATAATAAAGGACTGCTTGCAGAATGTACATCACTGGTATCTGCTAAGGCCATGTTTGCTTTATGTAAAAATCTTAAAGGGGCTATACCTCAAGATCTATTCTATACTAGAGATCTTACTAGATTATATAGTAGCTTAAATAATATATCATACTTATTTAGTGGTTGTTGCGGATTAGGTAGATTTTATGGAGAACCTGCAGTAATAATAGGTGGTAATCCAGCTGTTATATATGAAGATTATATCAACAATGATGGTGATGTGGAATATAGACTTATACCAAGTAACTGGTTATCTAAATGCCCTGCTATAGCAGATATATCATATTTATTCTGTAATATAGCTTCAAATAATAATATACCTCATATAAAAGAATCATCAGGTTTTAAAATAGATGATGATAATTATAGATTGGTACTTGATGAGTCCGTATTTTCAACTCAAATTTATATAACAAATGCTAAATTCGCATTTGCTAACATTAAGACATTAACAGGTAGTATTTCTAATGAATTTATGAAATATTGTTTATCTTTATTAAAGGATGTTTCATTTATATTTGCAAAAAATATTAATTTAGAATCTGTTGGTGGTACTAGTGATACTGCAGTATTCCAATTATATTCTACATCTGAAGGTACTAATAATATTAATACAGCATTAAAAAATATTTCATATGCTTTTTACAGATGCGCAAATTTAACAGGATATGCTCCAGATAAAGATAAATTTAGATTTAATACATTTACAGGTATGGTGTATAATTGTCCTAATATAACTAATAAATCTATTTATGAAGGTACACAATACAGCCAAGTACCAGAAGAGTTATGGTCTGATTACTTTATTAATAGATGTGATACTCATACATGCAATTTTTCAAGAGTATTTAATTAATACAATATTTATACCCATAGGGATTACTCCCTATGGGTATACTTTTTATTTTATTTGAAGGTTTTCAACTAATTCTAAACCAGGATAATCAGATCTATATACAGCGTATGTCAATGTTGTAGTAATATTAGTTGAATTTTCATCAGTTTTATTTATAATACTAACATCACCTAATTTATCTTTATCTTCTCTATTATCATTAGTTATTTCTTTAATTTTATTATTAGAATAATTAAATGATCCATTTTTTTTATTATACGATATAGTTATATCTACTACACCTATTAAATTAAAACCAGCTGGAAAATTATCATATATAAATGTAGCTACATCATTTTTATCTTTTAAAGGGTAACAAAAATAAATATAATTTCCCTCATCAGCATATATTGTCAGTGTCATTTCTCTATTAGGTTTAAGTTGGCTTATTGAATCAGGATTATTAGCAATAGGTTTAATAAAAGATTCAAAATTTTCAGCAGTACCATATAATATTCTGCTCATAACATTAATATTTTTATTAGATGTAGTAGTATTATTTTTATTATCTTTTATAGTAAGATGACATGTAGTATTATCTCTAATATTAAGTCCATTTGCTTTATAAGTTCCTTGTAAACCTGTAATATCAGGATAATAAGTATTATCACCAATTTTAAGCTCTATTTCTTTAGGTTCTCTATTAAATGAATAATTAAACGTAATAGAAGTAATTTGACCGCCCTTTTCTAAGCTAATAGGACTACCAGTAAATGCTGTAATTTTTGTAGGCTCACGAACCATTTCGCTCATTTCTTCTAATATTTCATCTATTTTTTGTTTTACAGTTATACCTTTTTCTTCATCATACCATACTGCGTTTGCACAAGTTTCAGGATGAATAAATTCACCATCTTTTTTAGCTATTGCAGCTTTTGCGATAATAGCCATAGTTATATCACCTCATAATTTATATTTTCCAGGAGAGATTTATTCTCTCCTGGAATAGTATATTTATTTTTTCATATCTTCTTCATAAATTTCATGTATTGTTGGCCATTTAACTTCAAGTATATCACAGCACTTACGCCATAATTCTATCATAAGTTTATTAAGCCCACCAACAAGAATTGGAGAACATATCATACGTCCATCTATAGCAGAACAAGAACTTATTGCATCAATAGGTTCATTAGGTCTAAAATCAGTATAAGGGGCATCTTCATTAGAATATAACGATTTAATAATATTCTTATTAGCATTAAGATTACTAATCTTATCTCCTACACTAAGCTTATCATGATATTCCATATAGATTTCTATTAATACACCGTCTACATGTTTAAGTTTACCAATAGGCGGAAGCACTCCGGCTTCAGTTAATTGAACTGTATCCGAGTTTGAGCAATCTTTAACTACTCTTTTAAGTCTATTAACATCACGTTCATAATCAGTAATAATCTTTTTCATACTATCGCTCATATTTTCATCTATTTCGCAAGTACGATAAATTTTAATATCTGAAATACGTCCGGTTACTTTAGACTTAATCACATTACGTCCAATTTCACTTACATCTCCATCCTCATCATTAAGATTCTTAAGAAGAATATTAGCATCTTTTTCATCAAATGCATTTTGGAATATTAGTATAGGATCTCCCTCTGTAATAGCTTGACCCTTTTTAGCTATAAATAAAATATTGGTAGATGCAGGAAGAACTTTATCTTTACATACTACAATATTAGAAGACATTGCTTCGGTTAACCATTCGCTACATACACCTGAATCTTCAAAGCCATCTTCTGTTGTCATAATAGCAACTTTAGTAAGACAGCCTAAGTTATACGCAACTTGACCTGAACCAACTCTATTTGAGAATGATTTATAATCATATGCTAATATCTGACCTTCTTTAACAGAACTTCCAACTTTAAGGTCTGTTTTTAATTGAAGTGTGATAAAGAAACCACCATCAGAGTTCTTCATAGTCTGTTGGTCTAGATTTATATATTCTTTAGTCTCATCCTTATACGTAACTATCATATATTTATCTGTAATCTCTGTTACTTTGCCAGACTTCTTGGCTTTATGACAATACATATCTGAAGTTAAATAAGGTAATGCAGCATCAGCACCTGTGGTAACAAGAAGCGGTGTACCATATTCAATAGGGGTTGTATGTTTAGAGGTCTGAACAAATGTCATATCATTACGGAACGGGTCATCAGAACTTACAGCATAAGGTGATAATGCTTCAGTCATACCAAGAGTATTAACAACATTCATTTCTTTCTCACCAGAACGTTTAAAATATCCTCTACCGCCTTCAATATTAGGATTGATAGTTGTCTGTCTATTAACACCAACTGTAGATGCGAAACCTGTAGATTGTGCAATAATATTTATCATACTATCATCATATCCACGTTTTTCAATCTTATATGCTCTTTCCTCATTCATACCAGTAACACCTTTGGTAGAAATCATATTCTTAGATTCTACTTCAAGAAGTGGTTGGAATATAGATAAGTCTGATGTCGTATTTTGTTGTAAAATAATATCAATCACAGCAGATTGTTTAATTGATATTGTTGCCTTTCTACCATGCTTATTCTGTAAAGCATAATCTTTATAAGCATCAGAAAGAACTCTATAAAACTGTGCAGCTATAACTTCATTAGTTCTATAACGATTAGTACTTAAATCAGTATGAGTTGCATACTTATTATCAACAAGAAGATTAGATGCATATATTAATGCTTCATGGTAATTATCAGGTAAATTATAATCTTTACAAATTTCTTTTGTAACTGGATCAAACATCAAATCTTTAAAGTTATCTAAACCGTCAGATTTAATTCTTCCACCGAAATTATCCAATATATTCACCCATGTCATTTTAGAGTTAATATCAGCAACAGAGTAATCTTCTGTATTACAATCTTTAAGACCATTCATAAGCATTAATGAAGAATAATTAATCTCATAATTAATATAACAATCGCTAAGTTTAATATAATCATATCCAAGATTTCTATTTTTCTTTTCAGAAATATCATATTTAATACCAGCAAGATCCATAGCTTTAGTTAAACCTAAATCATGAGCTAATATAACAATTATTGGAATATAAGTATTAAGAATCTTAGCTCTACTATAAGTAGATTTCTTAGCAGCACTTTGAGACTCAATTAACTCATTAAACTCTTTATCAAGAATAAGATTAATAATAAATTGGCTTAGAGTCAATCCATCTTCAGTTCCAGTATAATAAATTACTGTTCCGTCGCCTTTAACAGCTATAGGTAATCCCTTATTAGGATCTACGCCTTTAATAGCTCTAATCTCATCTTGATTAAAGTATATAGTTAGCGTATCTTTTATCATTTTATCATTAACTACAATTTTAGAATATGTATCTGCAAGATCTATATAGTCGATTGGTAATTCATACTTCTTAGAAATCTTACTATTATCACCAGTAGTTATAATAATATTTTTACCCTTATATTTTTTAAGAGCTTTATTTAAGATATCTGTATATGGGTTAGTTTTACCACTAGAAGTATAATAAGTAAATACAAAAAGTTTATTATAAAAAGAGCATATCTGTACAGTATCAGCATCTGTTTTAGATATAGGGATAAGTGGCATTTCTATAGAGAAAATCTTCTCATTACCACGAAGTCTCATAAATCTATCTTCTCTAAATTTAGGTATATCAAATTTAAGAGTAGAACGTTTACCAGAATAATCCTCACATTTTACAGTATATGTATAAACAGAATCTTCACTTGTAGAAGTATCTTCTTTTTGTATATCAAGAATACTTACAGGGAACTCTTTATTTACATCTGATAATGAATTAAGGCATTTTACAATATCAGCATCAAGATCATATTCTTTCTCGAAATTAACTGCTTTAAGATGCTTCCATTCATCATTAATAGTTTTGATAGGTAATGCTTTCTCTGGTAATTCTTTTACTTTATTAGATTCATTAACCATATCTTTAACAGATTTACCTTCAAAATTCTTTTCCATAAACTGATCTTGAGCTTTAACTATACGACTAGCTCTAGCAGCATTAATTCTTCTACCATCATCCGGATTATCTTGTAAATCAGATATAATTCTTTTTAAATCATTATCAGCTTCAACTTTATTAAGAACTTCTTCTTCATCCTTAGCATTTTGAGAAGCGTCAACAATCTTCTTAACCATCTCAGCTTTCTTAGCTTCTTTTTCTTTATCTACTTTTTCTTCAGGTTCAGATTCTTCTTCTTTATTAGCTATATCTTGTTTAATCTTTTCTGGTACATCATCAGCATTACCTGTAAGGCTATGAACAACAATACCTTTATTTGTTTCAAGCTTATTTATAATACTTGTAGCAATACCATTTGCAGAACTATCTGGTTCATCTGAATCATCAATAGTTTCATTTACATCATTAAGAACAGTAATAAATCTAATAAATTTAGTATAAGAATATTCATCAAGATTAGATGTATTTAATTTAAAATATCCATTTTTTCCAAAGAAAATAAAATCAATACCATTAAATACTTTAAGATCTTCTAAAGATAATCTCATCTTTTTATAGAATACAGAAAGAGGATTAAGATTCTTAGTATAATCAAATATTTTAGTATTCTCTTTACCACCCCATCCATATACGGGAACAAATACTGTCTTTTTAGTATATCCTGCTTTATCTATACGCTTATCTAATATAAAACGTCTAATAAATTCAAAATACATATCTACACTTTTAGTTATAGTAAATGTGTTGTTATTAAGATATACCTGATTATAATAATATAAATCAATAAAAGTATTAAGTGAATTATATCTATCATAAGAAGTATATGTTTTCTTTATCCAAGGATTTTCTCCTTTAACTCTTTTATATAAATTAAGAACTTCTTTATTATTACGAATACGATCATTATAAAGAAGATTTCTATATTTTGTATTATAACCTGTTGCTTCATTATAAATTTCTTCATCATAAAGCTCATTAAAGAAAATAATTTTATTACCTAGCTTACAATATACTTCATTAATAAGATCCTCATTAGGATTATCATAATTAAGCACATTTGTAGTTTCAGTAAATACTGTAGGTTGCTCGTTAATAAGTTGAGTGTAATCATTATGATCTATTTCTAATAATCTAGATTCATTATTAATAGTATACATAATATCTCTTTCAATGTAATAAGAAATAAATGAATTATTTTTATTGACACAAAACTTATTATTCATTAATTCTTTTGATATTTCGTAATTTGGAGTAAGTAACAAAATAGCAGAATTGTGCTTTTTATCTGTATAATCTATCGGTAAGTATACATTAGGCTTCTTATATAGCTTCATATACTTTAAATCATCAAAATAAAGCATAATTTTCGTCCTCCTTTTCAATATTATTAATTTGTTCAGTGGCTCTTAATATACGTATTTTGTATAATTTAAACATATGTAAAACAAAAGAATAAATATTATTAAGGGGTAATTATTATGAAAAAATATTTTTGTGCTTTATTTAAAAATTTACAGTTGCAAATTGCTGTACAAATATGGGCTAAAGATAGAGGAACAGCTCAATTAACTTTAATGGAAAATTATATAGCCAGTATAAAAAATAATCCTGATCTTAAAGATATTAAGATTGAAGCTAAATATACCAAGATATATGCAGTTGAAATTACAAACGATAAAGATTTTGTAACATATGATGATATTAAACGTATGATAGATGAAATAAAATTTATTAGAGGTGGAAGCGATGGCGAAAACTCATGATAAGAAGAGAGATTTTATTCAGTTATTAAGTATGATGAGTGATACTGAAATAAATGATTATATTAAAAGGCATGGCAAAGGTCCAAAACCTGTAGTCATGTGTGTTATAGTAGATAAAGAAAAAAATATACCATCGGAGGAAAATAAAAATGTTGCAGTATAAACGTCCTAAGAAAATTAAAGGTGCTAGAAAGAAAGCAAGAGAAGAGATGATTGAAAGATTATCACTTGCTTATCCTATGTACTTTGAAGGCAAAACAGAAAGAGAAGTAATTCTTCTTGTTGGTGCTTTTAAAGGTACTGGAATGGCCGATGATCAATTTCCTAGCTTCTGTATTTCATATGAAGCTAAAATGGAACAGAAATTAACAGAAGGAGCTTAATATGATAAAAGTTAATAATAAATCTACTTACGATATAAAAGTATATCATGTTAAAAATTGTAAAGTGTCTAACAAATATGATTTTACTGGATGCGTATTAAATGTAGACGATGAACCTATAATAGAATCTATTAAAAGAAAACTTGGTCTTAAAGGTCATATGCTTCTTTGCGAGATGACAAATGAAGGATTTGACTACGATATTGTTGATTTATTTAAAGTACCTTTATCAGAATTATCTCTTGGTGATATTTTATTATTAGATAGTAAAATAAAAGCCTAAACTCACGTAGATCGAATGTATAAAAATACACAGCGTAATACATTTAAGTAATAAATATTATTAGTCTGGGAGGACAAACTTATGGCAAATAAAGTATTAGAATTAGTAAAAGAAATTGATGAGACAAGATCTCAGCGTTCTGCATCTGCTAAAGATGAAATTAGAGTTATGAGAGCAATGCTCAATGATCCTGATTTTGTAGTTGATGTATACGGTAAAGGCGGAGTAATTGGTCAGTATTGTCCATACGAAGATGCTCATGCAATGGCCGCTAATATCATTAAGGGTGCTACAAAAATGAGCACTAAAGAAGCAGAACATCTTGCATCTACTTATGAATTCACTAAACAGGATGCAAATACGTTTATTAATATCTCTAAAGAGTTTATTAATACTTACGTAGAAACAGGTCGTAAACTTCCGTTAGGTGGAAGAGAGAAATCTAATATTTCACTTTCTAAGAAAGTTAAAGAAGAGAGAAGCAATAACTTTCCTAAGAAAGTTGGAGTTAATGATGATGGATCTGATAAATATGAGACATGTGGTGAGGGTACAATTCCGTCACATAACAGCTTGAGAGTACATTCATCATGCCCCTCATGGTTGAAATAATTTACTATTATTTAAGCATAAATTTAGGGTAAGGGTTAATTCCCTTACCCTATAAATTTTGCCTTAATTTAACGTAAATTGTAACTTCGGATATCTTTCTATACCTGAAACATATTAATAAATCTAACGAAAAATGAAAGGAGGATGAAGATTTATGGCAGTCAATTATTTGAAAAATGTTATGAAATCTGTTGCATATGCAGCTTCTGATACATTTGATAATCTTACTCCGGCTTTAAAAGAATTCAAGGAAACCAATAGGGATTTTACAACAGCTACTTATGCTACTTTAAAAAATCCAAAAGCCTTTGTTAAAAGACAAGTTAAAGCTGTACAAGAAAGCAAATTATATCAAGCAATCGAATACGGTGCAAGAAATATTGTTGAAGATCTTCGTACAGGTAATTTCTATAACAGAGAGCGTGAAGAACGTGATGAAGCTAAACTTGGCGGACTTGATGCTGATAGCTGGGATGATCTTTCAGAATTTGGTATAAGCGATAATTGGGAGAAAGATGTCAATAGTTCTAATGAAGGTATAACAGCTGGTGATAAAGCAGTAGTCAAATCTATTGAAAAGTCAAATCAAGCTGTAGCTAATACTACAGTTAATGCTATTATAGCAACATCAGATAGAGAAGTTGCAACTAGTAAAGCTAATGCTGGTATGGCTTATATTCAGAATGAAAGATTATTCGGTGGTTTGCATAAAGATATGACAATACTTGGCAATACTATGCATCAGATGTATAATCTTCAGGCCGCTTCATTACAAAATATAGATAAGAATTTATCTGATTACTTTACGCAGGAATCAAAACTTAACGTAGAACGTAATAAGATTTTAGCAGAAATGCTAGAATTGCAACGTAATATGTATAAGTCTGCTGATGAGAAAACTAAAGCAAATCAAAAACCCTCTACAAAATTACGTTGGGGGGATATCAATACTAATGGTATAATTGATATTAATAAATATTTTGAAGTAGTTAAGAAAAATATTAATAATGAATTAGCAGCACATATGCCTGCCGGCTTTGGCGGAGATGATGGTAATATGCTTGCTGCAATGATGACATCTCCACTAAAATTTGCAGTTCAATATGTCGTAGATGGTATTATTCCTGCTACGGTGAAACAAGCTTCTACAGAGCTTAATAATACTATTTCAGGTGTATTTGGTACTATCTTAAATCGTTTAAATAATGCTAAAGGTAAAAATGGTATCGCTGGATTTTTAGCTAAATTTTTAGGTGTTAATCTTGGAGTAAATGCAAATATTGATACGTCTAAATATGAAAAAGGACCTGTTCCATTTGACGGATTAACTCGTAAAGCTATTATAGATGTAATACCTGCTCATTTAAGACGTATCGAAGCCGCTATTACGGGTAGACCAGAAGAAGTATTTGATTATCAAAATGGTAAATGGGTTACCATGGATAGTATCAAAAAACAATATAAAAATATCAAAACCAATGCTGAAAAAAGTAGCACTGCAGATATTATTGATGAGATGTCTTCTGGTATAAAATCAGAACGTGCATCTATTGGTAAAGCAGATGGTTCAAGAGGCGAAAAAGATTTCGATAAAGCCATCGAAGAGTTTAGACAATATTTATATTTAGTCGGCGGAGATTTCAATCCAAGAGCATCTGCCTCTAAAAATGGTATTAATGCTAGCAATTTTCCAATGCTTAATAAATACTATGATAGAATTGTATCTGTATTTAAGAATACCAAAATAAGTACTAGGATGCAGATAGCTAATAGAGTTAATGATGCTAGAGAATCTGCTAATAGAATTTATAGAGGTGCAGAGACAGATCCTACAAATATCTATCAAACTTATTTTAGTTCACCAACAGCAGATACTCATGGTAAATGGAAAGATGATGGTAAGACTTTTGAAGCTTATAATCTTTTAAATAAAGAAGATAAGCGTGGAAATTCTGTTTATGATTACTTATATAATATCAATAGAGCTCTCATTACAATTGGTTCAAACGGAGGTGGATTTGGTACTGCGTCCGGTGTAAAAAATTCAAGCATATCTGCTGAATTATTTAAGGACTTTGAGCCAAAAAATAATCTAAATAAAAAAAGTAATGACGAATGGAAACAAAGACAAGCTGCAGACGCGAAAGCAATGGAATCAGCTAAAAAATTAATAGAAAAAGGTATTGCAGTAGATGGTTTACTTTATGAACAAGATCCTGAAAGATATTTGGAAATTGTTGGTAATTTATATGAAGCTCAATTTACAGATCGACAAATAATTGAATTACAAAATATTTCCAGTGAATCAGCACTTTCTAGATTTATGAATAAAAAAGTTTATAAAATAAATCCTAAAACTGCGAAAGAATTAGAAGAAGCTACAAAGAAAGCAGAAAAAGAATCTGAAAAAGGAACTCTGGAAACGGAAAAGAATAAATCATTTCTTAAGAAAGTCTCTGAAAAGATTGTTGGAGAGAAATCTATTTTAGGAGGCATAGCAAGTGCTTCTGCTGAATCATTTACAAATATTCTTACTACAGCTAATAGAGCAATCTATGACATGATGTTTAAGTATGAAATGGATGCTGATGGCGATGGTAATAAAAAACACTATAATGGATTTGTTGAGGCTTTAGTTGGAAAAGCCACTGACAGTTTTAAAGCTATCGGTGAAAGATTTAAGAAAGATATCATTGATCCTTTTAAAGAAAAATTTGGTATTGGCGATGATTTCAAAGATAGATTTAAAAATAGCCTTACTGATAAGGGCGCCAAATTATGGAAAACATTTAAAGATTCTAATAAATCTGTATATGGGCCTATATTGGATCAGATGAAAGTTGAACTTGGTATGAAGCAAGGCGAAACCAAAGCTCAGCAACATCGTGCTAATAATAGAAAATCAATAAATTCTAAAATATATAAAGTTAATAATGCTGAAAATATATATGATAATGAATTTTATGAAATTCTTAAAGATTATGGATTAAACCCAATAGATTTTGCAGATAATCCTGCAAAAGCAAAAGAAGCTATACTTCCTATTTTATATGCAGATTTATTGAAAAATACTAATGGGTTAAGAGAAACTAATAGAGATAAAAATACCATAGATAATGCATTTAAAGGTATGGCTTCAAATCCTGAAGAGATGAAGAAATTTGCTGATTCTATTGGATTTTCTATTAAAGGTAAAACCACTGATGAACAAATAGATTCTCTTAAAAGACGCTTTACTAAAATAATAGATAATGGCGAAGGTGAGAGAAGAAAACGTGAATCTGTATTAGGTATAAAAGGTGAAGAAGGAATCTCTGCAAGACAAAAATTTGCAGAAGAACTTGAATTTACCGGAAGCATAGAAGAAAAGCAAAAACAACTTGTTGCTCTTGCTAAGTATTATGGAGTACCTATTAAAGATATTTCTAAATATGATAATGACGATGCATTAAATAAATCATATATTAGAATTATTGAAAAGAATAATGCTAGAGGCACTATGGGTAGCCCCTTAGCCCCTGGCTCTGTATCATATGTTAATAATCATGAGTTTGCATTAACTCCAAGTGGTATGCATAGACTTCCCACTGGTAAGGTTAGATTTAGTGAACCAACTCATATTATAAACTCTGAGCAGTCTCATGCTCTTGGACTTATAAGTGGCCCAAAACGCACTAATGCTCAAGGATATGCTTTAGAAAAAGCTGCTGCTAGAGCTAATGGTGATACTATCGCTAGCCATGCTGATGGTACCAATATGAAAGTTGGCAAAGATGGTAATATGGATGCTAAAGAAATATTATCTGAAGCTAAGAAATTTATACCTGAGGCTGCAAGTGGTGGTCTTATAGGTGGTATTCTTTCTATGGTATTAGGATTAGCTGGCGGTCCTTTAGTTGGCGCTGCTCTTGGTGCCGGTGGTTCAATCTTAGCTAGCTCTGATACTCTTAAAGAAAAACTCTTTGGTAAAGCAGGAAAAGATGGAAAACGTGAAGGTGGTATTGTATCAAAAACCATCATGGATAAATTCCATAAATACTTCCCTGATATGACTAAATATGGTCTTGCTGGATTAATACCTGGTTTATTAACTCCTCTTGGTCCTATTGGCGGTATCATGGCTGGTGCTGCTTTTGGTTATTTAAAGAATAATGAAAAATTCACTAATAAATATTTTGGTGAAGAAGGCGCTTTCCATATTAAATCTAAAGATAAGAAAATTATAGAACAGTTAATGCCTGGAGCTGCTAAAGGCGCTGCTGCTGGTGCTATTGCTACATTATTATTACCGACTCCATTTGGTTTTCTTGGTAATGCTGTAATAGGTGCTGGTCTTGGTATGATGGCTTCTACTAATGATTTTAAAGATTTAATACTTGGTAAAGAAGTTGATGGAGAACGCATGGGTGGTATTGTAGGTGCGTTTAAAGATGCATTTAAACCATTCGCTGATTCTATGAAAGAAGCTGGAAGTAAATTAAAAGATTCTTTCGAAGCAAATATAATAGACCCATTAGGTAAACTTATAAAACCTGCTATTCATGCATTGCCTATAGCACTTGGTTCATTACCTAGACTTTTATCTAAAGCATTTGATAAATTCTTTGGTACTAGAATAGGCAGAACTATAGAAACTCGTGTTAAGGCTTTATTTAGTAAACCTGCTAAAGCATTAGGATGGGTTGGTAAGAAAGCAGCTGGATTAGGAAGTGGAATTATGTCATTAATCGGTGCTCCTATTAGGGGCGCTGGTGACAGGCTTAAAGCATACAATGTACGTCATGGGAACCTTATGGATGAAGATGCACGTGATATTGTAGGATGGATGGATACGCAACAGGAAAAGAAAAAGTTAGGCAAAAGAACTCCATTATTTAAAAATAGATATAAAGTATCTTCAACTTTAAGAGCTGTTGCTGGAATTGGCGAAGAAGGCGGTATGGATATAGAAACTGCTGAAAGTTTAATGCGTAATTTAGAACGTATGAATGATACTGAAGCCACTGCTCAAACCAGATTTAATAAAGAAAAAAAGAGCATTAATAACTTATTAACAAGCTATGAATATCGTGAAGGTAAAAAGATATCTGATAAAGCTGTTAAGAATATTCTTAAAGCTGCTAATAAAAAAGATTATGATGAAATATCTAAAATATTACAAAAAGAAGGTCTTTCTAAAGAAGAATTTAATACCTTCATGGAAAAGGGCGGTTTAAAATCTGCTGTTTCAAATGTTGCAGATGCTCAATTTAGATTGAAAAATATAAAAAATATTACAGATAAAGATGCTGGCAAAGCTGCAGAAGAGCAATTACGTGCTCTAGGAATTGATCCTAAAGATCTTAAATTAAATGATAAAAGATCAAGAGCCGAGGCTGCACAATTAATTAAAAATCAATTACAGTTAGTTAATCCTGATAAAGTATTAGATTATGAAACTAAACTTGAAACAGAGAATAATGAAAATATATCAACTATTACTGAAAAAGTTGGTAGTATTGATGAAGCATTTAAACAAATGCTTGATATTCTTAGAGGTAAAGATGATAAAGTTAAAACTAATCAAGAAAAAATTGAAAGCAAACTAAATAAAGGTATAAATGCAGCAGATGAAAAATATACCGAAACTCAGCAAAAAGCAGAAGAAAAAATTGCTGAAGTTTTAGGTAAAGGTGAAGTTGAACAGTTAAGCAAAGAAGCTAAAGATAATTTAACTAGAACTACTAAAAAACGTAAACGTATTAAATCTTATACAAAATTCGGAGTTAATGCTGCAAACGCAACTGCTGATGATTTTAAAAATGCTAGAAAAGCAACTTTCAATTTATTTAAAAGAATTCCTCAATACGTAGTACGTAGAATTACTCCTGAAGCTCATAAAGTTTTATCTAAATATACTGAAGCTAAAGCCAATAGAGTTAGTAAAGCATTAGGATCTAAATATATTAAGCATATGATTAAATATGGTAATTATAATATAGATCCAGAAACTTTAGAGGTATTGAGTGATACTGCATATACTAGAGATTTAAATACTATAGGCCCTGTTTTAGTTAGAGCATATGAAAGTGGATATGTTGAGGTTTATAAACGTTATCCGTCTATAAAAGCAATTGCTACTATGAGGGATAAAGATATTTATGAGATTACTAAAATAATAGGACATAAGAAACCAATAGAAGATAATATTAAAACAGCAACTATTAATACAGTTAATGCTGTGAAAAATTCACCTAAAGCAGTAAAAGATTATACTGCCAAAACAGTTCATAATGTTTCCGATAAGGTTCGTGGATATATTGATAATATGAAAGCCAATAGCGGAGTAGAAATAGTTGATGCTGATTTTGTAGATGATCAAGAAACTCCTTCAAATGCTTGGGGCACAGTATTAGCCACTATCGGTAAAACTGCTTTAAAAGGAGTTGGAGCTGCTGCTAAAGGCGCTGTAAAGTTAGCAGGAAAAGGTATTAAAGCCGTTGGTAAAGGTATTGGCAGCGGTGTTAAATCTTTATTTGCTGGAAAAGACGAAATGGCTGCTGCTACTAGCGGAGGATTTTTAGGTAATTTATTTAATAAACTTAAAAATCATAAATCTGACGATGGCGGCAATTTAAATGAAACAGATAGAGCCGGTGATGGTAAAGATGTTGTTCATGTTGGCGGCGGAGACTTTATTCAAGTTGAACGTGGTACTGACGGTAGTGTTCAGCCAGATACTCAAGATTCTAATACCAAAACAGTTTTAAATAAACTTAGTTTAAAAGAAAAAATGAATGAGAAGTTCCAAGCTGCACAAATGAAAGTTAACGAACTTATTCATAATACTTTTGACACTTCAAAAGAAAAAGGTTCAAAAGGTGGTAAATTAAGTTGGATTAGCCTTCTTTTAGGTGGTACTATATTAGCAAAATCAGGTATATTAAAAACATTATTTAATAATATTATAAAACCTGTATGGACTAATCATATTCAACCTTGGTTAAAGAATACAGCAGTTCCATGGTTTACAGATTTTTGGACCAATAAAGCTGTTCCTGCATTAGAAAAAACTGCAGGATACTTAATAGGCGAACTTATTAAGAAATTACCAGATGCAATTATACAATCATTCACAGCATTACCTAGAATTATTGGTGGTATTTTCGATGCATTTACAGGAAATAAAACCAATTCTGGCGGTAGCAATACAATAGATGCTAATTCAATATCTGAATCTAATGGTGGCGGTAATGTTAAAACCGGAATGACCGATGAAAATGGAAATGTTTTAACTACAAATGATATTGCTAATAATAATTTTGGGAAGATATACAATGCAGATGGTGTTGAAGGTACCGTTAATGAAGATGGCACAGTAACATTTAAAGATACTTCTTTTAAAGGATCTTCATATGTTAAAACTACTGCTAATGCAGCGGCTCATGGTTATGCTAAGGCAATGGCTAGAGGTAAAACAGCTAAATTAACAACTACTGCTTTGAATGCTTCTAAAAAATTATCTAAACGCAAAGGTCTTGTAACTAAAGCTGCTGGAGTAACTGGTCAGGCAATATATAAACCAACAACTATGAGTGAAAGTGCTGGTGCTGCTACTAGATCATTCTTAGATAAAAAAGTTGATGATGTTGCTTTAAAGATACTTGTTGATGCAGAAAATAAAGGTATTAAAGGTAAGGCTCTTGATGAGTTAACCGAACAGGTATTAACAAAAGGCGATGGTTCTAAAACATCTAAATTTGTACAAAAAATATCTGGTGCTAATGAAAACGGCCTTATTAATAAGGTTAAAAGAGGCATTGAAGGAGCAAAATCTAAAGTTAAATCGGTAGCTGATAAAGCTAAAAATATATTTAGTAAAGGCGCTAAAGAGTCTGTGGAGGAAACTGTTGAAAAGACAGTTGCAAAAGGTGCCGCACAAACTGCAGAAGCTATTGTTAGTACTGCTACAAAAACTGGAGCTAAAGAAGCTACAGATCAAGCAGGTAAAGCAGTTACAAAAGCTGCCGCAAAAGTTGCAGATGGTGCAGTAGATGCTGCTACAAAAAATAAAGGATTATTGGCTAAATTAGCAGCTAGAATGAAAGATGCTATAGCTAAACTTTGGGATAACTCTAAAGTACAAAAGGTTCTTTTAAAACTTGCTAAGGCTTTAGGCAAAACTAAGCCTGCGCAATTTGTAAAAGGTTTAAAAGAAAGCGTTGAAAAAATATTTAAAGAGGCTCTTGAAAAAGGTATTAAAAAAGCTGGTGCTTCTGTTGTTAAAAACGTACTTGGTAAAGTGCTTTGGTGGGTAATGCTTATAGCCGACTTCCTTAGTGGTATGGATAAAGCAGAATCTATACTTGGTGTTACCGAGACAACAATTATAGAAGAAGTAATTGCTGGTTTAATTAATGCTCTTTGTAATCTTTTAATTGTTCCTGCAATATTCCCTGGTGTTCCGTGGATTGCTAAATTCTTATTTAAGTTATTTGGACAAGATCTTGAAGAACGTCAGAAGAAAGCTGAAGAAGAAGCCAAGAAGTATAATGAAGAGAATGGTACTACTTTAACTACAGAAGAATATCTTGAACAGCAATATTCTGTACAAGGTAAAGCAAAGAAAGGTATTAAAGATTTCTGGAAAAAAATTACTGGTAAATCTAAGAATAAAAAGAAAAATAGTGATACCTCCCCTCCAAAATCTGTTGTTGCTTCAAATGCATCTGGTACATTAAATATATCAAGTGCAGGAGATGGAATAATAAGCGTTATAAGTGATAATCTTAATAATACTTATGATACAATTTCAGATTCAACAGCTACAATGAAAGACGATAAGAATTTAGAAAGAGTATTACAAAAATCTGCTGAAGGTAAAATTTCCATTTTATCTAAAGAATATTGGGAAAAGGGTATTAATAATAAAGATACGTCACTTAGTGGCACATTAAAGAAATCCTATGGTATGCTTACAAAACTTACCAATTTTCCAATATTGATGTTACAAAATATACTTAGTGGTATGACTGATTCTATAGTCGAAATAGGAGATACCTTATCTGGCGATAATAGTTTTTCTAATAATAAATCTAATAATAAATCTAATAATAAATCATTCCTTGGTAAAATAAAGAATTTTTTTAAAGGAATTATATCTAAAATTAAAGGTATATTTGGCAAAGGTACTGGAAGTTATAAGTATGGCAGAGGCGGTTATTCTAAACAAATAGATCCTTCCATCTCAAATGTAAGATTTAATAGTTCTGCAGATTCAGATTATCAAACTATTGGTGATTCTGGATGTGGTCCAGCTGCCGCTGTAAATGTGATGGAATCTATGTATGGTAGAGGAAATCCTGTTACTTCTGCTGCTAAATTTGCTCTTAGAGGTGGATACAAAGAAATTAATGGCGGTACTGAACCTGGATTCTTTGGTGATTATTTTGCTGCTAATGGATATAATTCTCATACTTCATATAATAAGAATCAAATTGAGAGAAACATTAGAAAAGGAATGCCTACTGTTATTATGGGTAGAGATCCTGGTGGAGTTTCTTCATCATCTCCATTCGGAAGCAATCCTCATTATGTAACTGTAACTGGTGTTGATAACAAAGGATATGCTATTGTGCAAGATCCAGAATCTAAGTATGATAATCAACGTTATCCTTTAAAAAATCTTATGAATAAGACTTCTCTTGGAGTATCAGCATATGGACGTAGTGCATGGGGTAGAGCAACTGATAATCTTTTTAATGATACAACAGACAAAGTTTGGTGGTATCTTAAAAATGAAATGGGATTAAGTGATGCAGGTGCTGCAGCCGTATTAGGTAATTTTAATCAGGAATCTAATGTTAATCCAATATTACTAGAATCTGGTAAATATAAAAATAATAATAAATATACCAATGAATCATATACTGCATTAGTTGATGATGGTTCAATTACTAGAAATCAGTTTATTAATGTACCAAGTTATAGAAATAAGGTAGGATATGGACTTGCTCAATGGACTTATTATACTAGAAGACAGGGATTATACGATCATGCTGTAGGCACAAATAAAGCATCTATTGGCGATCTTACATCTCAGCTTCAATATTTTAATAAAGAAATAAGCGGTTATCCAAAATTATTAGAATCATTAAAAACTGATGGGGACGTAGGCGCTTTAACAGAATCAATTTCTAATGAGTATCTTAAACCAGGCACACCAATGCTTGAAAATCGTAAGAGATTTGCAAATCAGTATTACGATAAGTATATGTGGTCAGAAGGAACAGCTATTGATAGTAATACATCATCTACTTCTACAACAAGCACTGATAAAAAATCCGATACGGCATCTAATGGCGAAGAAACCAGTTCAAATAGTATATTTGATTATCTTTCAAATGAACTTTCTGCATTAGGACCTATTAAAAATGCTAATGCTCTTAGTGAAGCTATAAATGGGTTATCAGATCTAACCAATTTTATTAAAGGATTTAATATGACTGGCACTAATATCACAGACTCTAATAGCACAACAACTGATACTAGTGGTAATACTACTTCAACTACTGGATATTCCAAGTATGTAGAAAATATCACTAAATATGCTAAAGAAGAGTTAGATCTTGGTGTACAGGAAGATCCTATGGGTACTAATAAAATTAAATATAATGATTGGTACTATGGTGGAGCAGATAAATATGGTGATGAAGCTGCGTGGTGTGGTGCATTTGTATCATGGATTGCAAATAAAGCCGGCGTTCCAACTAGTATTATACCAAAATATATTAATTGTAATGATGGATTAAATAAGTTAAAAACTAATGGAGCTACAATTATAACTGATCCGAAGAAGTCTCAGCCTGGAGATATTTTCTTTATAGACTATGCCGATGAAAATGGTAAAAGAAATGGAACTCCTAATCACACTGGTATTGTATATAAAAACAATTCCGATGGTACTCCTGTAACTATTGAAGGTAACTACGATAATAAAGTTGCATTAGTATCTCGTAGTTCAAACACTACAGATTATGCTGGTATTACATTAGCTCGTCCTAAATATGGTCAAGGTGGCGGTTCTAAACCTTTATCTAAGTATGGTCAATTTAAGGATTCTATGTATGGAACTGGTTCTAATTGTGCTGGTGTTAAATGCATAAGTTCTAATGGTTATAATAACCTTAGAAGCAAGCCTGCTGGTAATCCCGCATATACTAATTCAGGCACAGGTACTATTGTATATGGAATGGGTAATAACCATGATTATAGTAATTTAATTAATGCTATAATAAATATTTTAATGACTATAGCTGACAATACAGATAAGCTTAATACAATTGTGACAATATTGAATACTAAGCTCAATCTCAATATTAATGCTAATGATGTAAGTAACGCCACATCAAATAAACAATCATTAAAATCTAAACTTGCTAATGCTTTAAATGGTATTAATCAAGCACAGCATAGTACCGAAGATAATTCTATTAGTTCAATTATCACTGCAATGAATGCTATTGCATCTGAATAATTTAAATTAAAAGTTGTTTAGGCAGGTCTTTTTAGACCTGCCTAACAATTAAGTAAAATTATGATAAAGGTGGCGATTATAAATGAGTTGGAGTATACTTGGTAGAAGTACTTTTTTTGAAGTTATATATGAAGATGGAATTCCAATTATATGGATAGATAAAAGTGGTACTCTTAGCACCGGTAAATACGTACCTAAAGGTACAATATTAAAAATTGAAAAATTCGAATATGAACAAGTCAAACGTAAATATGGAAAGATAATAGAAGCATACGATACAAAATTTTCTAGAATTACAACATATGATGGTTATTTAATCCCTGCAGAAACTATTAGCGGCCTATATGCTGATTGGTTAGTTATGTCAGCTTTACGTGCATTAACTGATAAAGAAATTAATGAAATCAATAAACAAATTACTAATAATAATAGCGGAAATACTGGTAGTGGCGATAGTACCGGTAATACTGAACCAACTCCAACTTTAAAAAGATGGAACGATGATTTAATAAAAATAAAAGAATTTACTATAGTATCGCCAACTAAACTTTATTCTGCAAATAATGGTGCTCTTTCTAGCAGCCATAAAGTTACCATACCAAGTAGTCCTAGTGTAACTGTGACTGTAGAGTATGATGAAAAACTTGATGCTATGAAAATTACAGGCCCAAATACAGATAATGTAAAAAAATATCTAGGTTATTATATAAAGGATCCTGCTACAGTAGTTAAACCGACTCAAGCAACAGCTCAGACAACTACTGAAGCAAGACAAGAACAAATTAAAATACAAGCAGAAGCTGCAAAAGAAACAACAAAAGAAGAGAATGTAGTAACTGAAGAAATTGAAACTGATGAATCTTTTAATTCTTTCACTACTGAACTAATTAGCGCTAACGAATATGAAAAACAATTAAGTGAAGGTCTTGACATTAAAGATCTTAGAGGTATAATGGGCTTACCACACCAGTTTTTACCAGTGGCAGATCCAAGAATAACATCTTCTGCAGAAGGATCAAGTATTGGGGAAACTAATAAGTTTGGAAGGGTGTATTCTGAAAAGGTACTTAAACATATACCATTATTACTTATGACTCCAGGTGTTCCTAAATTTATGTCTCAATATAATAAAAAATCACGAGAGTCAATGTTAAGTGCAATTTTTAATAACGACGGTCTTGATAATTATGCTCCATTAAAGAAAAAATTTGGATTAGATGGAATTTTTGGTGAAAAAATGGGTAAATTTTATTCTTTAATGTTTGCATATACTGAATATTATTACTACGTAAATGCTATGCTTAGAGCCGCTGCAGTTTTCTTAGGAATAAGCGGAAAAACAATAGATGGTAAAAAAATAGCAGCCTTAAACTGGGAAGATCAAACTGGCACTATGAGTAATGATGTACTTTATGATAATAAGTTTAGTAAGTTTTTAAAACCATACGCTAATGCTGTAGCATTTTATGTTGATGCTGGGACAACAGTAGATGATTCTTTTAGCAATGGTACAACAGAATCTAGCCTTGTTGCTGGTACAGTTAATGGATTAAGTGATAGTGCTAGAGAGTATAACTTCCTTTTAGGTTCTGTTGGTAGTAGTATTGGATTTCAATATGATGCGCTACAACAACAAGAAGCCACTAATAAAATAAATGATGTTATAACTAATATAGATAAAGCCTTAGGAAAGACTGGTATATTTAGTCGTATTTTAGGCAATGGTACAGCTATACTTGCAGGTGGTAGAATCATATTCCCTGAGATATGGTCTGATTCATCATTCTCAAGATCTTATTCTTGTTCTATGAAATTAGTATCACCTAGCGGAGATAAACTCAGTGTATTTTGGAATATATTAGTTCCGATATATCATCTTCTTGCATTTACATTACCAAGAGAAGCTACTGATCAGGCATACTTTTCACCATTCTTAGTAAGAGCCTATTATAAAGGATTATTTAATGTAGATATGGGAATTGTAACATCTTTAAATATAACTAAGGGTGAAGAAGGAGAATGGACTCCTGATGGTATACCAACTGTAGCGAATATAAGTTTTGAAATAAAAGATCTTTATAATGGTATATATATGAGTAAGCAAAATAAAACAGGTGATGCTAGAGGTATATTGACTAATACAGCAGAATTAGATTATATAGCAAACTCATGTGGTATTAATATAAATGATCAAGAAATTGGTAGAATGATTAAATTAGGTGCTATTTATTTTGGTACTACTATAACAGATGCTATTTCATTAGGAATATTCACAAGAGTTGGTCAGTTCTTTAATCAAAAAATGAATAATATATTTGGTCGTTTTAAATAAATATTATATATATTACATATGAGTAAGTAGCGAAAGCTACTTACTCTTGTATTGTTGAGGTTTACTTATGAAGAACAAAAAACAAAAATTATTAGAATATGATTCTAAATATGGACATATTCCAAAAGATTATGAACAAAGATTAGAGTATTTATACCATACACTTAATATTGATGATAATAAATCAGATGAAATTATTCAAGCCAGAAATAATTTTATTTGTTCTACTTATTATCAAACAATTAGACTTGTTATATATGAGATACCTGAATATACCCCGAGACCAAGAGCCAGGTTAATACATCGTGCTGGTATTATAAATGCTGTTACTGGAGGTCATGATTTTATTCAAGTTTATTCAATTACAGGTAGACAGAATCGTGAATTTATGAAAATGTATACTAAAGAGAATTTACAAGAATTAGAACAGCTTCTTTGTACACCATGTGATATCGAATATAAAACATATTTTCCTACACCATCTTATTATAATAAAACACAAATATTTTTAGCAGAAATTGGTCTCGATAGACCAATTATTAAACCAGATTTTGATAATATTGAGAAATCATACAGTGACGCATTCACTGGTAATATTTGGATTGACGATATAATTGTAGTTGATGCTACAATTAGAAAATACTATTCTGTATTACCAAGAGTTGAAATTGATTTGAAATTTGCAAATCAATTATGTAATCATCACCAGTATAAAGCAATGATAAAGAGGAAGGATTTTACCGATGAAATGAAAGTAAATTATTTCGGAGGTAAATAGATGAGTAAACTTAAAGAAGCTTATGATATTAGAAAAGAATTAATTTCTAAAGATATCACTAAGCTTGGTAATATTCTTAAGAAAAATAATAATATAGAAACTATTAATATTAATCCTGACAATACAATATATTTAGAATCTGAATGCGGTATAGATTCTATAAAAAATACTTTAGATTTAAGTGTGCAAAAATTGGTGAATAGGAAAATTAATGCTCCTATAAATATGGTATATAATACATTACCTTTAACTAATAATACTTGTATTATTAGATTTTAAAAGTTATTAAAAACAAAAAGTATGCCCGTAGGGAGTAATCCCTACGGGTCTTTTCACGTTATTAATGTGTGTATATTTAGTTGTCGTACGTCTGGGTTTTGTAATATTAAATTGTAATTTTTGATAATGTATATTATATATAGTTAATAACGTGAACTATCTTTTAGAGATTGGTAAGATACTCATCTATGAATTCTTCATTTACATTAGCCATGTTAGTTGTATTTACCATCTCAAGCATAGTATATATTAATTGCGCAGAATTAACTATTCCATCCATATCTACTGCGCCTTCATGCATAAAATGAGACTTGAGAGCCTCATCTTTAAACACTGATGTTGTAAGAGCTTCAACCATATATCCAAATACAGAATTATCTCTAGTTGCTTTCTTCTCATTAATTTTACGTTTAGCTAAACTTAAATAAGATTCAGCTACTACATCATCACTACCATCAATAGCATGAACTTTATCCTGTGCGTGCTTAATAATTTCTTCATATTCAATCTTATTAGCAGTATTAGTATCAATGAAATTAGTAATAGCATCAGCAACTCTATCTTTAATAGCTTTAGCAGCATCAGCAGCATCAACATCTTCGAGCTCTTTATAAAAATCATCAACAGTATTCTGATCTAATGTTTCTCCACCTATTTGGCCCCAGTTTTCAACACTGTCGTCACAGCAATCAAAACCTTCAAGAACTCTATCATAATATTTCTTAGTAATTCTGCTAAACTCAGAGAGAATTAAATTCTTTGTAGCAAATGAATTAATAAGATTTCCAGCACCATTCTCAACAACAAATTTATTTACAAGGTTACGAGAAACTACTTTATCTCTTGAAGTCATTGGGAATCCTACTGATTCTTTATAAAGTTTATAAATACATTCTGCCATGAATGCTTCTTTAATTTTAGTCAATCTTTCAGATCTTGTTATAGATGAATTAATACGAGCTTCATTATATTCTTTTTGCTGCTCAAAATAAGCTTCACGCTCACGCTGTTCAGCAGTCTGTTCAGCAATAATTTTATCTTGTTCAGATGCAAGTAAATCAGCTTGCTGCTCACGATACATACGATCAAGTTGAGAAGCACTAAGAAGCATATTATCTGTAGCTTTATTCATATTATAAATCATTAGTTCGTACCTCCTTTATAGTCTTATTTAAATGTTTTGATATTTAATAAACTGCAATAGTTATATCTGCAGTACCATCTGCTGTAGTAGATATATTTAAAAATTCAGGGCAAATATCTGCACTAACTTGCTCATCAAGATATATATGCTGACAAGCAGCACCATAATTATTTACATCTAAGAATTCAAAATATGTTAATTGCTCTCTATAATTATTTGTAATAAGTGTAATAATATTAGGAATATGAAGTTCATTAATCTCATTAATATCTTCGATATATTCTTTAACATCAATGACAATATCATCACTTATATACTTATCTGCAGATGTGTTAGCTTCAAGAGCAAATTTCATTGATAATGCGACGTTATCAATATAATTAGTAACTTTAGTTGTATCTGCTAATTTAATCCAGCCTTCATATGGCGATGTAATATAACCCCATTGACCTTTAACTTTAGTTATATTAATTTGATCACCTATAGATAAAGTTCCAACAACATTAGTGTCTTCTTCGCTCTCAGTATTTTTAAACACTTTAAGTTTTTTAGTAATAACACGAACTTTATACTCTTGAGAAGATGGAATGCTATAATAAAACATTTTAGACGGTCCATATGTATTAAAGAATTTAAAATCTATATCGAAAGTATCTTCTAATATATATAAGCATTCTTCAATATATTTACGTCTTGTTTCAAGATCATATACAAAATCTTGTACAAGTTCTTCGGTATTAAGATAATCATTTTTTATCAAAGGAATTCTTTTGATAGCATAATTATATACATAACCACCATCTTCATTTACTTCATATAATGGTTTATATGATATAATTTCATTGCCATTGCTATCAAATCTTATAAATTTTTCACATTTAGGCGTATTATCAGAATCTAATAATGGTATCTGATCTACTGTAACAGTACTTCTCATCATAGAACTATAATCATAATAGAAATCAATACCGCCATCAACGGTCATTATATTACATAATGTATATCCAGTTAAATCTACAAAACTATAGTTTTCAATAACACTGATTGATTTTGGATCTTTAAGTAATGTTTCTTGCACAAAGTCAGAATATCTGTTAGTTCTAAGATATCTAAGTATAGCAGTTTCATCTTTTGATTCATTGCCATTAAACTCTTGAACTTTTTTAATATATTCCTCTTCACCTTGTATTATACTAATTACATTTAGTCTTATTATCTCACCATTATCAGTATATTCATAGTAAATATTATTTTTTAAGAAAGCGTCAATAACATCTTCTTTTGTTGGTAAAACATTATCAATACTAGTTCTATTATTTACTGTAGATTCATTTAATAATGTAACTTCAGTCTTAGTACCATTAACATTTTCTATTATAGTTCCAATATTAGTTCCAAGATCAGCAAGAATAAATATTTTAGCAAAAGTATTCTTATTCATATAACCATGTGAATTCTCTATACTACCTTTATGCTGTAATTCTTCATTGCCACAGTTATAAATTCCAGTAATATTTATACGATTATTTAAATCCATATAATCGTCTGTTCCCATATTAAATTTAAATGTATAAATAAATGATTTTGGATCATAGTCTGTTAGCTCTGCTTCAACGTATCTATACGGATGAGTTTCTGTTTCATCTGTATAAAGAACCATTACCATACGAATGTATACATCTTCTTTATTCCAAATAACTTCACCATTAGAATCATAAGTATGCTTAACTAATCCATAATCGGTATTAATATTATTCTGAGTCATAACGACTTCCATTGTATACTTATTATCTACTTCATGTGTGTTATCTTTATTAAATACATAACCACGCTTCCAATTCATATTAGTTGCAATGAATTGTAAATCAGATTCAGTATTAATATTATCAAAAGCAAATGTTTTATTATCATTCATTATAGTAAGAAAATATGAAGATATTAAATCATCATCAATAGTAATAGCAAATGGTGTAGTATATTCAAATACTCTAACCATATTACCATCTTTATTAACTATCATAGGATATGGATATTCTTCTTTATCTAATCCTTCTATTAAATTAGATGGTGGTATTATAGTAGCAAAATCATTATCTACATCTGTACCATGGTCATAATAATAAAACTTAGCTCCAGGTTTAATAACAAGATTATTATTACCAGAAAATCCTTCAAAATCAGTTTGTTTTATTCTTACATTTAGCGTATTAGTTGGATATACATTGCCATCTTTTCTCATAAGCATATATGTATAATACATACGCTCAAATTGATTATCTTTCTTTTTCTTAAAATATAATTTACATTCATCATCATTAATTGAATTAAAGAAATTATTAAGATCAGATGTGTTTATAATAGCCCCACGTGAAGATGCTTCTCTAGGAATTATTTTTCTAATATCTGCTATAGACTTTTTATCTCTACCTGTTGTTGATATACCATCTAATAACGGATATATATAAGCGTACATGCCGTTGTAATTATTATAAGTTTCTGATTTAAGGCTGATTTTAAAATTATTATTATAAGTGAAGTTACCACTAGCACCTTCAGATGTTTGTATATTAACCTTAACTACAGCATTCATTGACGGCATATATGAATCAGGTGAGAATAATACTCTTATAGTATTTTCATTAATAAAGCTGTAATAACACCAAGAACCATCTTGTATTGTATAATCTATAAGACCAGAATATACAGGGGTTAAGTGGGTGGTTACTCCATTTTCAATTACATCAACGTCAAATGCAGCTAACTGTCCTGTGAAGTCAAATGTAACTGCTTTATTTTCTATAGGGCTACTGGTAAGAATATTCTTTGATACTGTGGTTAGAGTAACCTGATGCAATCTTGCAGAGAATGCTACAAAATCAGTTCTATCTATAGTACATTGCATAACTGTAGTAATATATGGGTTTGTCATATCTGATATAGGATTACTTTGTTTAACCTCAGTAGTACCAGTTTTAAATAAATCATATATAGCAGTATATACGTATTTACCTTGAGGATTTTTTGTTCTTGTAAATATTACATCATAATCCAAATGAAATTCATGAGAACCAACCATTATTGGGCATTCTCTTGATAAAATAAATTTAGCTTTACCTGTGGTTTCATTTATCTCTGTAAAATTTGCTTCCATGTAAGTTATAGGTAAATATATCATCATGGTCATTACAGCAGGTTTAGCATATATATCAGAAATGCCAAGATTCATTGCATGATTAATAACATTTTTACTAAATTTAGCCCTTGTTGGTATTGTTTCATTAACATTTTCGGATATTACAACAAGAGAGTTTTGTAATGTTTGTGAGAACATTTCGTTCATATATCCGAATATACCAACTGTCGAGGAGGTATTATCAATATCAGTTATATTATCGTGTCTTACTTGATCTAAGAATTCTGTTATTTCATAAATATCAGTACTTAATATATTTTGATTATCTGTATTTGTATTAGTAGATGCCATATTTTAATATCCCTCCTTTAAATATTATTTGTCCATTTTAATTTATAAATTCGTGATTTTCCAGTGCCAGATTTACGTACATTTTGTAAATATTCTTCATCAGCAGTTGTCGGAACAATCACAGGCCATCTGACCCAGCTATTATCTACAGAAGATAAATCATAATTATAAGTATTTACAAAAGTAGGTCTTATAACATTACCATTAGAATCGACTTTATTTTTTGCAGGGGTTATTCTATTAAATTCACTTAAAATCATTGGATTATTATCCTCTACAAATTGAGCATGGAAAGATGCTGAATATTTAAATCCGTCATTTCCAGGATCTCCAAAATCATTTCTTGGCACATCTGTAAAAAAGCAACCTGTTAATTTAGCATAATATAAAATAGTCTCTCCATCACTGCCTATTAAGAATTTATAAATAGAAAATTGTTCTGATAGTATTTTATTTATTATATAATCTTCAAATGGTGAAACTTCTCCCATTTTAAGCATTCTTATATATTCATCATATGCTTTAAGTAAAGTATAAATTTCAAGTCGAGCAGTATCAGAAAAACTTAGTGAGAAATCATATCCATTATCTGATTTAAAACTATGACCCCTATATTGGATATTGACTCCCATAATATTAGAGGTGGATTCTCTAGATTCAGATGATATAGATGGCAAATCTAATTTAGAAGTTACAGCATTTGATAACAAATACATAAATGGATTTTTTACTCCATTTCTATCTTTTAAAGAATATTGTAACTGCTTTAAAGCGTCTCCATGCCTATTATCAGCATCGACAAAAAATGGAATTACTGATAATTCTTTTCTAAGTGTAGATTGACTATAAGATTTTCCATCATAAATCCATAAATCTGGTTTTGTGAAGAATAAAAATTCTCTACTTATTTGATCTGTATTATATGGATCTACATATCCAAATCTACTAAACTTATCATACCACTCAATATCATCTCTAGAAAATATTTTATTTGAAGCTAAAACTTTATCAAGATCATTAATCTTGATTTGTCTATAACTATCAGCATAATTTATTTTATTTTTATTTTTAGGATCACTTAATGGTTCCATAAAAGTATGTTGCGCCATATATTCTCACCTCTCTTATTAACTAATTATATCTATGTTTTGGGCATGTAAATATACCTAAACCTCTATAACAAAAGCAATTATAATTGCATAATATAATAGTAGAAACTTATGAAGAGATTGTAATTTACATAGCTTTTTACATTATATTTAAATCAAACCTGCACATTTATAGTTATTGAATTTAATTCAATTAAAGTTATTATCGAAAGGAATGATTTAAATATGGCTGAAAAATATTTGAAAACTGGAGCTCTTAACCCTGCTTGGTGTGACGAACAATATGTAGCACATCAAACTGAACGTATCATGGATGGATTGGAGGATTTTCTTAATGGTGATATAGATGCAAATCTTAGTTTAGATTTAGGAGATAATGTATCTTTAAATATATCTGGAAAAAGAACAAATAATAAATCCATGTGCGAATTAGTTGGAATTGACGAAAAAGATTACGAAGCAAAATTTAATTTCATCAAGCAGCATAGTGATAATCCAGAAGATTTAAAATTAGCTAGAGAGATTATTGGATTAAATACTTGATAAAGTATATATTTGGCTTAAAGCCACGTAAAACTACAATCTCTTTATTTTTTTGCTATAAAACATAATATTAAATATTGAAAGGAGGTCTATTAAGATGAATCAATGTCAACAGCTGCACGAAACTATTGTGCGAGACATTCTTGATGTTTTTGATAACGTTAAGAACTTTGATCAAATTGAATGGATTAGAAGTAGAAATAATGTAGGTTCGATTGCTAAAAGAGCAAGTAATTTAGTTTTAGTATTTCCTGTAATTTGCTCTACATCTATTAATATCCAAACCGCATCTATTATTACTAAAGCTATAGAACGTAAATGTGTTTCACTTTTACAGATTCTTTTTAGCTCAATGCAATTAACAAGCGTTGATAACATGTATGATTATCTCAGACAATTCCATAGCAATTTAGGTCTTAAAGGAAATCTTACCCTTGATGATTTTATAACTGTTATGGATAGAATGGTTGATGAGGGTGCTGCTCAAATTACAGACATGGAAGCATACCAAGCTGTTAAAGAAGATATGAAAAATATTAACTATCATCTTAGTACTGAAATTAATCCTACATCTATTAACGAGTACGTAATTCGTAAAGATATGTATGGCGATTCTCATGTAGTTAGAGAAGATTATAAGAGTTTTCTTAATAAAAAGATTAATACTGCTGTAGATTCTTCTCTTGCTAAACGCTCTGAAGAAATTTACAATGCATCTAAAAAAGTTGACAAACAGGTTGATTACTTTAGAAATCAACTTTCTACAGGTGAAATTAATAAAGCTAATGAGCTTATGCCTACAACAATGATTGTTAATTTTACTACTAAAGATGATAAAGGTTCTACATTTACAACTACTGGCGTAGTTGGTATTAAAGCTAAATTATATCCTGTAGATTCTATGGATATATGTAATCGTATTGCATCTAAATATAAAGATTCTAATGGTTTATTTAATCTTGTTAGAGCATCTACAAGAGAAATTTCTTTCTTTAGAGATCTTGCATTTGCTATAGATAAAGCTAAACTTGATGCTGTTATGATGGCTAAGGAATCTAATAATGCTAAGATATTTAAAGTTCTGGAACGTAGAGCAGCTAAAAATAGATTCTCTGCTTTACTTAAGAAAAATGATGCTTCTCCTATAACATCATTAATTCTTTCACAGGATGAAGTTGAATATCTTAAGAAATATAATTCATTAGATATGGAAAAATCATATGTAACTAGAAAGATTCTTGAGAATTATAACTTAATGGATATTGTTATAGCTGATGAATCTCTTGAAGTTGCTAAGTTTCTTTTTGATGATGGCGATGGTGTATTTGAGACATTATCGTTTGATTCACTTGAGAAAGAAGCTAAAGATTCTTCATACAAAAAAGTTGTTAATCTTATGAGTAGAATAAATCGCTAAGGAAGGAGGAAAGAAAGATGTATACTTATACGAGACCAGATCCTATAAAGGAATCTGATGCTTCGTTTACTGGATATATGGTAGATGAGACAAAAATGATTAAATCTTTTGATTATGCTTCTATATATCGTTCACAGCAATTTACTGAAGCTATGAAATATTTCGATAATGATGATACAATGACAAGAAATATTTTATTATCTGTAAATGAAGCTGATCAGAATCTTGTTATGACTTCATTAGCTAATAAGTTATATGGTCATATTACTGAAAAGGTAGATGAGATAGATTTTGGTACTATTCCTAATTCTAAAGGTGATATTACTAAGATTGATAATTATGAAAAACTTCTTGATTGCGTAAATATCATTTCAGATATTCTTCAGCAATATCATCAGGATACTACTCCTGTAGAGACTGTTAGTCTTGCTATACAGAATATGGTTGATAGAACAGATATGTTTGAGAAAGCATACAAACTTAACGTAGAAATGCCTATTATTATTTATAATACTATAGTACTTTCTATCGTAAGTGCTGTATCATATATGATTTCATCATGCATCGAATTTGTTAAGTTACCTGAAGATAAAGGCTTTGAAATTGCAATGGATAAAATTTCAGCAGTTAAAGTCAGAGACTCTATCTTATTTAACGATCTTAAGAAATTCAATAAGATGTGTGCTGATGGTTCTTTTGATAAAGCAATGGATTATGTAATGAAACAGAACGCTAATAATTTTGCTGGAGCTTCATTCGCATTTGGCGCTAGTTCAATTGTAGTTGCTCTTGGACTTTTATTACTTATAATCCCTGTTATTAGAGAACTTATATTCTTCTTCTATTATTCGAAAGCTAAAGTATCTGATTACTTTGATGCTCAATCATCTTTATTATTAATTAATGCTTATAATATTGAGAATAATTTATCTAGAGATGAAAAGACCAAGAAGCAGATATCAGGTAAACAACGTAAAGTTGCTGATGTATTTAAAAAGATTTCTAATACTCTTAAAGTTAATTTAAAGACTGGAGAAAAGAAATCTAGTGACGAAATTAATAAATTAGATAAACAGAAATTTAAGCATGATGAGGTATTAGATAAGATGCCTGATTCTTCTAATTCTGTATTATTCTAATTTTAATTAAATAAACATTCATATAAATTATATAAAGACACTTTTTACCTTACTTTTTACTTATAATAAAACTTTTTACTTTATTCCTTAAAAAATTTAAATCAAAAATAAATATTTGTAAGGAGGATTACAATAATGATTTTTAATAGTAATACAACATCACTTGGTGCTAATACTACTATTCCTATGGCTGAAGGCTATGACGCTCATTGCGGTGTAGGTTTAGCTCTCGTTGAGTCTGCTCGTAATGATTACTCAATGTTCAAAGCTATGATTCAGGCTGATTATAAAGAACTTGCTATTTGTAAAGAGTCAACTGGCGTTGTTATGGAGGGCGAAATTGCTGCTCTTCACGAGGCAGTTGGTGGCGGTATCTTCAAGAAGATCGTAGAGCTCTTCAAGAAGCTTGTTGCTAAAATTAAATCAATTTTCCACAATTTTGCTGCTAGACTTCAGGGTCTTTTCGGCAAGGATGCAGACCTCGTTAAGAAATATCAGACAGAGGTTCTTAGAAAGAGCAATATTAATAAGCTTGAAGTTAAATGGCGTAAAAAGGCTGATAACTTTGATTCAGTTGCATTTGATCTTATCGACCCCACTGCATTTGACGGTTATGCAAAAGCAAAGGGCGAAAATAAAGATATTGAAGGTTGGGCTGAAGACTCTTGGGAGCGTGTACAGTTCTTCCTTAAGAAATCTGGTATCGAGAAATGCGAATCAACAAGCGAAGTAGTAACTGAGTTTGTAAATAAGAATTTTGCTGATGAAGATACACTCACAATCGGTGATGTAGGCGGCGTTCGTGCAATCTGTGATTTCTTAAGTGGTTATTCTAAGAAATTTGATACAATGCAGAAAAATATCAATAAGTCTACTACAAATCTTGAGAAGATTGTTAAGTCTTATAACGATAAAGCTAGCGAAGTAGCTGAGAAGTCAAATGATAAGGGCGTAGCTAATGTTGATGGTAAGTTTGTATCGATTAATCAGGCTAATCATATTTATGATATGGCAGTTGCTTATCAGACAGCTGTTCTTGCTATTATGCAGGCTACTACTGACTGTGCTAAGATCGATTACAAACAGAACAAAGCTGCTTTCATGAAGGCTGTTACTGTAAGTGAGAAGAAGCTTGAAGAGTCAACACTTCTTGCTGCTGTAGCTGAGGCTGCTGAAGAGGAAGTTGAAGAGGTTCTTGCTGGCGCTCTTGAGAAGGAAGAAATTTCAGATGTAAGCGCAGCTTCTACAAATGTTAAGGATGCCGATGTTTCAGATGATCCTGATAAGCTTACTTATGGTCCTGATCAGTATACAGCTAACGCTAAGTTTGATGGTCCTGTTGATGGCGAGATCGATACAGACCCAAACAGCAAAGACTGTAAAGAAGAATCTGCTTTCTTCGGTAAATTATTCTATTAATTATAAATTATCCAATAAAGGAGGATACAGTAATGATTTTTAACGAGATGAAATCTAACACAGATTCTGATGTTATTGTTAATGAGAGCCCTTATGAACTTGGTATCGGCGGCGCTCTTATGCATGTATATGAAAATGAATGCAATTATAACGCTCTTATGAAAGCTGCTGCTCTCAGCGAGCTTAAATATTATAATGAAAATGGTGGCGACCTCTTTGTTCAGGAAGCTGGTGCATTCTCAGGTTTCTTAGCTAAGATTAAGGCATTCTTCCTCAAGGTTATTGAGAAGATTAAGAGCATTGCTCATAAGTTCATGGCTAAGGTTAATCAGTACACAATGTCTGATAAGGACTTTGTTAAGAAATACCAGACAGAAATCCTTAGACGTGATCTTAAGGATTTTGAATTCACTGGTTATAAATTCCCCAAATTCAATGCTGGCATTGAAAAAGATAATAAAGTATTAGTTAATGGTATTCCTGCTAAGGATGCAGATCAGGATACACTTAATGAAGTTATTGAGAAGAATCGTGGTAAAATCGTTGGTGGTTCTGCAATGACAGAGTCTGAGTATCGTGATGCTCTTAAAGAAAAATTATACGGTGATAAGGATTCATTCCCTGTAGTTATTCGTGAGCAGTTTGATATTATTACTAAAACTAAAGATGATATTAAAGCTGTTGAGGATGATAAGAAATCTATCATTAAAGCTATCGAGGATATCATCAAGGCTACTGAGAATACATGGAAAGCTGATAATAAAGCTCTTAACGATACAGTTAAAGATTTAAAGGATGACGTTAAAGAAGAGAAAGAGGCTGCTCTTAAGCTTCTTGATCATCAGGTTTATGTATGGAAAGCATACTCAAATGACTTGACTGTATACTTTGGTGCTAAGGCTAAGTCACTTGTTGACAGAAACCGTCAGGCTAAAGCTATCTGTGTTAAGGCTCTTTCATACAAAGCTAAGAATGAATCTGCTTCTGTAGAAGAGAGTGCTTATGGCAATATCTTTGCTGGCGTTGAGATTCTTTAATCTATAAATACTACTTTATTTAAATAAAAAGAATGGAGGGTGGGGTGACCCACTCTCCTACTCTTTAAAATAAAAAAATATAATGAAAGGAGTTTTATGGATATTATGTTTGAACCTACAAATACATTAGCGTCTGCTAATTTTGATATTCTTAAGGTTGATGCTGTAGAAGATCCCCTTATAAATGTAAATAAATTAGCGACTATGGATTTTGAAGAAAACTATACAGCTAAAGTTGTAGATTTTATTAATGAATGTAGAAATGAAATTACTGATAGAAAAATTTCTTTCTATAAGAGTTTAAATGAAGCAACGAATGAAAGAGCTGTACTTGAATCGTTCTCTGATTTCTTTACAGGTGTTAAAGATATTATCAATAAATTTATTAAGTTTCTTAAGAAGCTTGTAGATAGATTTGTTGCTACTTTAATGAAACTTGTGAAATCAGATAATTATATAAAGAAACATAAAGATTACTTTAATCATCTTTCAGATATGGAATTTGATTTTAAAGGATATGAATATACATTCAAGCCAAATGTTCCAATGCCTGAAGCTGCATTAGGGTTCAATAATTCTCTCTTTGATACACTTTATAGTAATGAAAAGAGACAACTTACAGTACAATCTGTAAAAGATTCTATTATTGGTATGGATCTTGAAAAGGATTATAATAAATTCCGTGGTAGAGTTTTAGGTAGAGATGAAGAGATTTATATTTCTGAATTCTCTGAAGAATTATTTAAAGAGTATCGTAATGGTAGCATGAGCACAGATAATATTACTGCTGATAATTCATATATTCGTAAATGTCTTAATAGATTCTTAGATTATAATAAAATGCTCAAAGAAATTACACATCAGCGTGATGAAATTATTAAGGCTTATGAAAGAGTACAGAAAGAAGTAGAAAATATTACTAAACGTAATACTGACTTAGATAAGCAGGCATTTTTATCTAGACTTCCTGCAGATAATATGATTACTGATATCGAAACTACTGCTGGTGGTACTTTAATGGCTGCCGAATTAATGACTCAGCTTGACGTATACGTACGTGCAAAGATTGATCAGATTCAGGAATATTCTAATATTCATCTTTTAGCATTTGGCGGTAAACTTGATGCTATGAAAGAATGTTTGAATCAAGACAGAAATGTCTTATACGTAGCATTACGTAAATCAAATGTACCTTTCGATAAGAAGGGTGGAAAGTAAAATGATTTTTTCATCTTATATAAATGAAGGTACATCACAAAATAAATCTAAAAACAATTCTAAAAGTAAATTAACTTATGATAGAACTGGTCTTTTAAAAGATGCAACTAGACTTGTTAAAAGTGAATTAGGTTCTACTATATTACCTCATACTACTTTTAGAATAGATAAAGAATATACCAAAACAGACTTTATTAAAGGTAAATGTGAGTTTATTACTATAGCTCACATAAGAAAATCTGCAGAACCATATATAGGCGATCAAAAAGAAAATGCTAAAGCTATTCTCGATATGTTAAATAGAAGCTGCGATAGTATAAATAAAAAATTACCTGATGGTTGTAGATTAATACCTAAATATAAAGGAAATCCTAGTAGTGATGAAGAATGGGATGGTTGGAATATAAATTTAACCGTTCCTAAAACTGGAAATGAATTTCTAAAAGAATCATATATAGGAGGTGACAAAGATTTGATATTTGAAGAGAATATTAAAGAATCTACTATCGATGAACCAGAAGTATTATCTTTCTCTGGTAATAATGGTGGAAGCTATATTCAGGATACTTTATATGAGTCTTACATTCAGGCTAAGATTGATGCTGAAGACCGTTTAGCTTTTGCTTTAAAAGAGTCTAGAATTATTTCTGAGTCTGATTATTCTAATATTAGAGTTCTTCAAGAAGCTAAAATGGGTGATAAGCTTAAAGCTAGATGGCATAAATTTGTTGCTTTCATAAAAAACATGTTTGCTAAATTTATGGAATCTATATCAAATATATTACTTAATGAAAAAAGTTATCTTGAAAAATATAAAGATATTATTCTTAAAAAGAAACCTAAAGATAATTTAGAATATTCATACACTGGAAATTATGAAGTTGGCGTTCAACGTATTATAGAACTTGAAGTGCCTTTATTTGAATATGAAAAATATAAAGATGCTCTTGAAGATGAGGGCGATGGCGCATTAGTTAATAAACTTATGAGTAACAAAACTGGATTTTCATATACAGATGGTGAAACTCTTGCCGAACAATTTAAAGGTTATTTTCTTAATTTGGACGATGGTCAAAAATCTGGTAAGTTCTCTGAACTTGCTGATAAAATGACTACAATGTATAATTTCTGTTATAACTTTAATAAAATTCAAGGTATTGTAAAAGCAGATACTGCAAAGATTGATGAGTCTACTAGACGCATTGAGAAAATGATTAATGATAATATCGCAAAGAATGCTCAAAATAACACTCAGAAACCGGATAATACAGGTGATGAAAATTCTGAAGGTGAAGGTAAAGAGCCTAAAGAAATGACTACTGTTACGCCTGAAAATGAATCTACAATAAATTCTTTTGCTAGAACTATTTTTACAGAAGAAGAAAAACCTCAGAAAGTTAATATAAAAACTACAACTGATGTTTCTAAAGCCGTTGGTAGCACTAGCAATATAAACAAAGATGATGAAAAAGGCGCTGCAGATAATGCTACTGGTGCTACTGAAGGTAAGAATTCTAATGATATTAAAAATGCTGCTGATAAATGGATTAGAGTATGCAGTGCACTCATAGGTGCTAAGCTGACTGCATGCCAACAAATAGCAGATGACTATATGAAAATTATTAGAGCTCATGTACGTTCATATGTAGGTTCTGGTAAAAAGAATAAAGAAGGAGATACTTCTGCGGCTAAAGGTGCAGAGTATAAAGATAAGGCTGCTGATGCAAAACAGAAAGCTGCTGATGCTCAAAAGAATCTAGATAAATCCCTCTAGAGGCAATTAAATTTTATAAATAAAACTAAAATAAACTAAAGTAAGCTGCTTACCCCTAGGGATCACTCCCTAGGGGTATATTTTATTTTTCTATTTTTTTAAGATTAATCATAGTTGCAAGATTGAACGCATCGTCTTCTCTCATAAAGCATTCACGTTTTCTATATACTAAGTAATCGCCATTATGATCTTTATAACTATTAATATGATTAATAGTGACTCTTTTATTTGGCGTAAATAAATCAGTATCTAAATCTGATTTCATTATATAGACTAAGAAGTTAGTACTATTTTTATCAGCAGCAATATTATCTAACATACCTTCATTATCATTAGCAAGTCTAACGCTAATATTTTTATCAGTAAGATATTTAGATTTATTTTTTAATGAAATTATTGATTCTCCACTACTGGTCTTGCCGGTTAATACAGTTTGGCTTTTATTGACAATAGTATTATCATAAATCTGCGTATTTGCATAGTTGACAGGTACCTGATAAGTTTTTGAGGTTCTATTAATAATTGTACCTATTTCATTAGCATTTGTTGCTAATACATCTTCTATCTCAATAATAACAGATGTGTATAATTCTCCAGGTTTCTTTATAGCTTTACCAGATGAAGATAATAAATAAGTAAAATTAAAATCTTGATAATATCTAAATGGAGTACTATAAAAAACTCTTATATTATTTAAAGCTATAAGTGCTTTTGTAACAGAATTTTCTTCTGGTAAAAATAACTGATTAATTACTTTAGAATCTCCAATTGGCTCCATAATAAGATTATTAAAATGACTCATTACTTGTCTTACTGGTTCTCCAATAGTTGTATTTTTTAATGTATAATTAAAACTCTTTTTATTATTATTAATATGATCAACACACATTAATCCAATCGATACAGTTACATATGTATTACTTAAATATGTATCAGCTGTCTCTTCTGTATAGTCTACAGAGTCATTACTATTTACATTTTTAGGTAAAAAATAAGTAAACTTTTTTCTAAAGCATTCTATTTCTTGTTTTTCATCTGTAAGATTATCAAACTTATTTAATGCTATCATAATTAAATTTTCATTACAATTTACTATCATATCATCTATTAATTTTTTATCTAAAGTAAGATTAGCATATAATACAGGCATGCAATTAACTTCATAATTATGATCTATAATAATAGACTTAATACTTTCATTTAATATATTAACGGATTTACCTCGTTTTTGATCTAAATATGCCATAGATATAGTATACCTATATTGAGTTGATCTAGTTTTATCTGCCATGTTAACACCTCCTAAGTATTACTAGCATGTCGTATACCATAAAAAATAAGAAAAAATCAAAAAAGAGCAGACGGGTGGATTTCTCCACCCATATTATAAAACACACAGCAATAAAATATTTATTTCTTAATTGAAATAAAGATACATTAATATTTTTGATAATTACGGCTATTATAAATGTAGTATATTTTATTACTGCGTACTTTAAATAATATTTAGATTGATATTAATAATGTATTCCAATATTTCAGATTAAATAGAAAAATAAATTTATTCTATTCATATTTATAATATATGTGTTAAAAATGATAAAAAGGCAAAAAATATAAGTGAGGTAATTAAACCTCACTTATGTTTATTTTTCTTTTTAGCTTCTCTTTCTTTCATATATTTCATAAATTCTTCATATTCCTGATCTGTTATTGCAGGATCTTTACGATCTTTATTTCTTACTACATATGCAGCGATGCATAAATAAAAAAGTAGTACTAATAAGATTATTGTTGCTATTATAGTCCTCATATGCTATTTACCTACCCTATGTATTTTAGCATGGTTCTACTTTAATATTATCGCATCTATTAACAATTTCGCATAATACAGAACCATTTTCTTTTTTCATATTTCTTACATATGTTTCCATTGCATTAACTTCATTAGTACCAACTACTGCTACAGGGTTAGACCATATTTGTGCTCCATTAATAGATTCATATTCACAAATCATATACATGGAACAATGTCTTAATTGTCCAACAAGATCTCTTGGCATAAGGCCATATAAATAATCCAATCCATAATTAACAACAGTCTGATTCACTAATGGTAATAAATTTTCAGGAATTTTAAATTTAAACTTTACTGCCATCTTTATCGCCTTCTTTTTCAAAATTATTAAGCCATGCTTTAATATATTCTAAAGTACATTTTTCTTCTCTAAATATCATCTCACGTTTATCATCTTTTAATTTTGAATTAGATACTGATTGGAATGTTATTTCAACAATCCAAATTTTACCATCTCTAGTATCACATGAGCATCTTACATATTTAACTATTTTACGATCTTGCTTATAGTTTTCATACATATTACGCCAACTATGTTTATCGTTAATATATTCTAATAATTCAGCATATTCTTTAGGTGTCATCATAATAACATATTCTCCGTTTCTATAATGAATTAAGATCTAATGGATTATCTGCAAAATATCTATTATTTATATCTTGCACTGTTTGTGGATCATTAAAATTAACCATCCATGTATAATCAATAGCTTCAGGCATTTGAGTATATAATAAATGCTGATAAATAATATCACAAGCATTATATCTAAATTTAAAATTTGTAGCATCAATATATTTAGATAATTCAGGCAATACCGTATACACATAGTCTGTATCAGCAGTATGTGAATTTAATATCTTACCATTCAATATAGCTTCATTTAAAATACGAATAGCTACAGTGCTACTTATAGCAGAATTTAGATTAAATTGTTTATTACCTGTAAGAGACATTAATAAACTAAGATGTTGCGGATTTATAGCATTAATATATTCTAAAGTTTTTGCTGATGATATATTAGAATAATATTGATATAAAATATTTCCACCAAATACTGGAAATGAAGTATCTTCTCCAATATGTTTTCTTGGTCTAAATACAGCAGTATTAGGTACCAATGCAGGTATTTGATAAGCGTACGTATTTTTAGTTATAATTATTGCAGGCACATTTGGATTTTTAAGTATATTATCATATACAAATAATGGAAACATTGATTTCTTATTTACAAGATATATATCTTCCATATATGCGACTAATATTTTAACCATTTCTAATTGAGATAAAATAAGTTCATTGTTTCTAGCATAATTTATAGTAGATTTAAAATCGTCTGTACTAAATCCATTATAAAATTGCTTATGATTATTAGTAGAGTTATCAGCATAAACAAGAAATATTCTAGTATACATATGATGATATCTTCTAAAATATCCTCTTAAATGAGCTGCTAAATTAATTACAGCTGATACTATGACATATTGTTTGTCTGCATAAATATCTTTACCATAAATTGGTTTTAGCATATCAAATATATCAACGTATATATCAATTGAATTAGATGGAGCACTATTAGCAAATGCTGCTCCTACTAATTCTTGTAATTTAGTATATTTAATATAATATCCAAATAAGATACTTTCTAAATTTTGTCTGATATCGTTTATACTGCGATTCTCATTCATTTATATCAGTCCTTTATTCTTCAGAATATGCAGATCCTAAAAGCTCTGAAGGATCATAGTATTCTTCTGACCCATCATCAGATTCTTCATCAGGATCATTAAGATGTTTCATAACATCATCATACTCATCTCTTTGAGAAACTGCTTTAATAATACGCTTAGTATTACCGTAACCCTGCTCTACAAGAACTGCAGATAATTCATCTGCACCATCATCAGATAGTGTAACGCCTTTCATAGCACGTTCTTGTCCATCTTGGTAGTTCCATTTTCTTAAATCAAGTTTAGGTTCTCTACCATTCCAACTTACTTTACGAAGATTAAGACTTGAATTACCAGCTTCTTCAATAATAAAATCAAAACCTTCTTGGATATCCATAGTAAATTCTTTATTATTATCTTTTGCCATAGTTATTTTCCTCTCAATAAATTATTTATTATATTGTAATTTGATATTTATTTTCAAAAAATAAAAGATATAGGGGTGGGTATAACCCACCCCATCTTTCAACAAATGAGATTAGCTGTACATCTGTACGCCGAGATACTGCTGCGGAACAGGATTCTCTTTCATAAAGATTGCTTCGATAGCTGCTGAATCGAACTGCTCAATATTCATAACAAAGCTGCCGTCAGCAAGACCTTTAATGAAGCGTACTTCATAACGAGCTTCTGATCTGTAGTTGGTATCACCAGATTCATTTGCTACGGTTTTGGTAATAATATCGCGTCCATAAATTTCCTGAACAAGACGACGAATATCAAAACCTGATACACGGACCAAAATACGATCTGTGTTGTAAGCTCTATGGAAAGGATCAGTTACAGGAATATGAACTTCGCTAAGAACTTCTGCATTTCCCCAAACCTTATTATTGTTAGGAAGATTTGCATTCTTACCACCAAACATAAACTTTGATAAGAGAAGCTTGGTTTCATTGTTCAAAGTGAATGCCTTGCCAGCGCGGCGGTTCTGTGTTACCTGCATACGCTCATAGAGATTACCTTTGCCACTAACAGGATCGATAAGTGAATCAAGATTCATGATCTTACCTGCGGGAAGTGACTCTGTGTTGCGCTCAAAGAATAAATCAACAGCAATCTGACCATTGGGTAAAAGACGCATATTGCATCCCTTAACTTCGTGGAATGTCTGTTTGAAATAAGCGCAGATTTTTCTGCTAAGATCAGCAGAATTCACTCTGGTTGTCTTTCCGAATGCTTCGAAAGTTTCAGGCTGCCATTTAAGTGCCTCTGTACCATCAAAGCCATTTCCGTACTCAACGGGGTTCTTTGTGTTGTTGTTTGTAATTTCTCCTTCAGAAACTACATTTGTGAAGATTGTGTTTTCGGTTGCCATAAAGCATTTACCTCCGATATAAAAATATTTTTTATATAAACCGAGTTCTTCATACTCGGGATATATTAAGTTAATTATATAGATATTATTTATCTATATGCACATTAATAGTATACAATTATTTCTTAGTTTACGCAGTTGTAAATTTATATTAATGAGTTAATCCAAATGATTCTAATACCTGCATATCATCAGCATTGTCTGCATAGTATCCATCTATTTCATATGCAATAAGATAAATTTTATTTTCAGAATCACATACAACTACATGTTGCACATTTACAATTTTAGATATATCAATATCTTTATCATACTTGATAACTCTTATATTAGAAATATATCTTCTAATCATATCCTGTAAACGTTCTTTTTGTTTTTCATTTAATATGATATCACCGTTAGAATTATAAGATTCTTTACCGAGAACTATAGGGAAATCAATTTGAGTTATATTAAAAATAGATTTATAATTTCCAATAAAATCATTTTCTTCCCAAAGCTGTTCAAGACTTTCTGTAGTTCCATTAATCATATCAGCCATTGTAGATTTTATAGATAATAATGTATTATCTATTTTCTTCTTAAGCTTTTTAGGGATGCATTCTAACATATCACTCTCTGAATCATCAAGATAAACAGCTATTGAAAACTGTTCTTCAATTTCTTCAAATGTCATAAATTCAGCCATTTCTTCTTTAGATGAATTAACCATAGTTGCACATTCACCAATGAAAATATTACCAAATTCATTTTGTGAAATATTCTTAAATTTAGAATATATATTTTGTCTAAGAATTAATGCAGGCTCCTGTGTTCCCATTGTAATATCTGTAGCTCTATTTACACAGAAATAAACGTCTTTTACTTCAGTACCATCAAAATCAGGTTCTTTAGTAATCATTATATTTAAAAACGCATCGGGAGTAATTCTTATATATTTATCAGTCAATTCTTGACCAGATAAAATAAATTTTTCATCTGAACCAATCTCTTTTAAAGCATACATATCTGCATCTTTAAATTTAGTAATTCTTCTTACTTTAAGCTCGTCATTTTCAAAAATTTGATATTTAGTTCCTATAATTTGCATATATATCATCCTTTCGTTAAATTAATAATTAGTTCTATAATTAATATAATTATATTTTATAGCGTGAACATTATTGTAAATAGATGTGCAATTAATTTGAACCTCCTTAAAATAATAATCGTTAAATGGTCCCATGGGAGAAATCCCATGGGATACATTTTGTTTTTATCATTATTATAGTATATGCTTAATTACACTTTTAAGATATATTTAACTATGTCTTTAAGTTTCAATAACGTTCCAGATTTAACTTCAACTGTGTGCGGATAGAATACAGAATTTTCATAATATTCACTAAAATTAAATTTAGGTTCTTTTTTAAGAATAAAATTAAGATATTTTTTAAAATCGTTAAGAACTCTAGCTCTGGTTTTTATATTTTTTTCTTTATTAAATAGATATTTATTATGATAGAGTCTACGCTCAAGAATATAATTCATATAATATAATCTAGCCAATTCATATTTTATTCCATCTATATTATTAGATTTTTCATACTCTAATAATAATTTATGTGATGATGAATATTCTGCATCAAAATCAACAAATGTATTTGTTAATAAAGCATCACCATCTTTATTAAACTGAATTGGTAATTTGGCTTCAATTAATACAGGATAAGTAAAATCATCTATAAGATTTGAATTTTCTTTGAATGATTTAGATTTTCTACTCATTCTATTAATATAATTAATAATTTTATTAGCTTTAAAATTCTTTACGACACCATCAAATGTTTTATAAATTTTTCCATTAGTTTTTGACGCTCTGTATAAATCAGCTGGTACAACATGAGAAGAATTCTTCTTTGTGATATCTACATTTGCTAATTTAAGTAAAGAATCTACAAACTGAGAGCAAATCATAGATGTATTAAAATTAAAATTTATATTCTTAAATGGTAATGCTAATATATTAAGTACACTATATGTAGTATCGCTTACATTATTAGCAAGCATCTTAATTCTTTCTGAAATCTTTTTATGATCTTCTTCTTTAACAAAAAATGAAAATACTGCAAGACGATTATCTTTTGGATATTTATTAATATCCTCTATAGAAAATCCACCTTTATTATGCCCATTAGATAAATTAAATGAATATAAATTATTAAAATCATTATTAAGACATATAGCTGAATGCGAAAATTCACTGTTAGTTACTTTAGATATAGCATCTGAAAATGGCGATTTACCTTTAACTAAAACTATATGAACCGGTTTTTTATTATCGCTAGCGCTTTCAGTAATAATTTCATTTGTTAAATTTGAAGCTTCAACTAAAGATGTTATATCAAGCGAAAGAATATTTTTATATTTTTCTTGGTATATATTTTCAATACGTTTTATAGCTTTAATTTTATTTTCAGTAGTATAATCAACTTCTGGATTCCATCCTAGATCAATTATAGCTTGTTTAATACTATTAATCTCATCAGGATCTTCTGTATTCTTAAGTCTTGTAGTTAAGTCAATTATCTTTTTATTCCAACTTCTTGGTTCAAATTGCGTAGCAGTTGCTTCTCTATAAAATTCTTGAGCCTCTCCAGAAAAAGTTCCTAAAGCATCCATTTCAGCTTTAATTCTAGCAATTTCATCTGGATCTGTAGTTGCTCTAAGTTGGTCTTCAAGATCTTCTATATTATGATAGATACTTCTTCCATCATATGCATTTTCAGAATAGTATCCTTTAAATTCAGATATTTCGTCAGGAGTGAAATATGGAGCTATAGTATAAGGCCATTTGAATGTATTTTCTTTAACTATGCTTTCTTCTATCTTATTCAGTGCAAAATTAGTATATAGCTTTGTAGTACTTTGCTCTGTAATAGATGCTGATTCATTAATACCATCTACAAATGATAAAAAATTTAAAGCCTCATATATAGTCTCTGGTCTATGGTATTCAGTCTTAGGATGTGCTTGTTTAAAAGACTCTATTAAAACTTGTTGTTCATTGTTCATAGTTTTCCTCCTTTCTTAATCATAATACAGAATTGATCATTTGTTTTGTTATAAAGTTTTGTTCTTCTATAGAAGTAGTTCGTATATTCTTTTCTGTATTTAGAATATAGAAACCTGTAATATCTTCTTTGAGTGTAAGATATTTTTTATCGCCAATTAAACTTTTAACGTATTCATTGGGTATTACATCTACACCAGTATAATTTTCATCTATAGTTTCCATAAATGAATCATATACTGAAGCTAATTTTGTTAATTCAGCTTCTTTAATAGCAGCAAAATCAACCTTCTTAAAATTAGGATCAAAATCAATTTGATCTTCACTTAACATTGGTTTGCCTGTAAGTGCTGTATAGAAGAAAGTATTATCAACAGTTTTCTTATTGTAATAAGCTTCTTCTATTTTTTTAATTAAACGCTTATCACCAATAAATTCATATTCTTCTATAATCATATCTTTTATAGCAGATGAATTAATTATCTCCAGATTAGCATCTTCATTAATAACTAAGTATTTATCAGATACAAGATCTGTTGCTAATGCATAACGCTTAGCACTTATAAGCTCTCCACAGTCATTACACATTTTAAGTATAAATGGTTTATGAATACCAACAATTGGATTCATAGCAGCCATAGACCATTCATTTATACTAGATTCAGATAAATACTTATTAACTTGAGTGGTTTCTGGAATCTCGATATTATATCTATCTGCAGCGTGTTTAATACGTTTAGCAAGAGCTTTTTTCTTTGACTCTTCAGCATGACCAAAAAGTTTAATTGCGCTCATTATATGCTTTTTAGAATCAAGAGGGTATTTTCTATCTTCTGGAATGCCAAATTCATTATCTTTAAGATTATCTCTTGATGTTTCAAGATTAATATCTAAATCTTCTATATCACGATAAGCAGCAGATTCACCAATTTGGGTCCAGTCAGATCTTTTATTTTCTTTAACTAATTTATCTTGATGCAGAACAATATAATCTAAAGTAACAGGTTTATTATCATACCATAATGGATATACGTTAACATTACGTGAACCATCACAAGTATTATATTCTTTCATATTATGGATATGACCATGTACATTAAGAATATTTTCTGGCATTAAGTCCATATTTATAGGTTTGTGAGTAAATACAAAATCATCCCAATCAAGCCTATCATATACATATTTAAATCCGCATCCTGTGAAATAGTCTTCTCCCAGCATAACATCATGATTACCAAGTATTAATATTTTAATTCCTGGGATTGAAGCCATAAGTTTTTGGGATTCCTTTTTATCTTCCTCGTTAGCATACCTAAAAGATATATCTCCTAAATACATGAATACATCATCTGACTTAATATTGTTTTTACACCATGATAATATTTCTTGAGTATTTACATAATTATGCTCTTTCTTATAATGATTTTTAAAAAAGTGCCAATCAGATGATAAAAATATTCTTTTAGGATCTGCGTTATATAATACCTCTTGTACATCGACTAAAGTACGTGTCTCTAATGGCATACCTAGTTCATCAGTTTGATCACTAAATACACTTAAGTCTTTATTATCCATTAGTATACCTCCTTTATATTGGTATTAATTAAGTGTTCAAGCATGTGATTTTGAACAAAAAATAATTAATCTTGTGTTTTATAGTGGTTGGATTACTCCAACCACTATAAATATTACGCAAAGAATCCTGATATATCTTCCCATATTATAGAATATGTGCTTTGCAATATATTAAATATACTAATATTATTCCATATTACAATAAGAATCTCATCTCCCAGATATCTTTTTTCTGGTTCACCAGAAGATATAAAATCCATAAGCTTATCCCTATTGCTGAATTTTAATTCAGTTCTTTTGCCATTACAATCGCGTACAATTATTATGATTTCTTTTTCATCCATTATTACTACCCCTTTAGTAAAGCAAATATATTTATTATATTCAAAATATCACCATTTATTTCTAACCCTAATGATACTGCTAGATCAGATGATACTTCACTATAATTTTTATTCCATGATAATACATTTAAAGATGATAATTTTAATATACTATTAGTATTACTAACTGGATATCTTACAACTATAAATTGATCTTTTTTAATACATTCTGAATATATCTTTTTTGGTAATACTATGGTTTTGTCTGAAAGTTCTGAATTTTCTAACACTGATGAAGCAAATCCCCTTTTACTCATAACGGCGCTCCTTTTGGATCCCTATAAGATTTTCTTTTTTGAAATTATCTTTTTTATATTTTTCTATTGCATTTTGAATATATTCTTCAGATGCATTAAATCCTACTCCAGGTATATGCATGAAATCTTTAATGCCATTTTTAATATATTTTATAGGAATATAATAATCACAATCAGAATCATTTACGCCTTCGATATCATAAGGTATGTTATCATGCATGTAAACCATATGGCCATATGGAGCACACCAGTATATTTCTCCATCATTAAACATATTTTTTAGTATCATTGCAAAATGATAACAATAACCTGCTCTAAATTGGCTTATCATTGCTTCTTCCCTATCAATACCATGATGATATACAAAATTGGCAATAAAATAAAGAATCTGTTTATTAGCTTTTGGTTCAAATCTTAAACTTCTTTGTACAAAAGATATTATTGCTAATTCATTAAGATTAATTTCTTTACCAATAAGATCTTTAAATATTACTGCAAGTTTATAAAATAAAGCTGTACCATCTTTATTATATTCCGCTCCAATAATTTTGCCAGATCCATTTACTGTAATAGAACCAATAGTCCATCTTTTAGTTCTAACTGAAAACATAACCCACGATTTATCATCACATAGTTTAAATTTTTCAGGTAATTTATGAAGCACTATATAACAACCAGAATCTATATAGGCTTCTTTATATACTGAATCTATTATATCTGTGATGCCCTCGCAGGTATACATTATTTTTCCACGCATCAATTTTCCAGGAACTTGGTTAAATATTAACATTTTATTTCTCCTTAAGCAATTTTTCTCTTTCAAGATAAAGCCCATATTCATTAGTAAGATTATGCTCGGTGAAATCAACTAAACCATTTTTAGTAAGAAGATCAATAGTTCGTTTTTGAAATCTATTAACTCCATGACATTTAGAACCTATATAAAAATCATACCATACTGCAATAAGGCCATATTTATCAATTAAGAAAGATAATGGCGAGCACCACATAGGTATACTATTAGAAAGTTCTTCTCTTGTTTTATTTTCTTTTTCCATCACATATTTTAATACTGTTTCTTGATGTGATGGTCTGCATAATATAATGCTTCCTGTTGGAGTTATCATAATCTCACAATAACAAATAAATTTATCTGGATTCTTTTTAGTATATTCTATGAATTCTAATATACTCATGCTTTCCATAATAAAAATACAATAGATGGGAACAATTAAGCTCCCATCCATTTTACCTTTCTTAAGATTTAATCTATGTAAAATCTATGGCCATCTTCTTCGGCAACCATAGTAAGGTTTCTACTATGCCATGAATCTCCAATACACGATTCAAAATACAATGCAGGGGTTATAGGTTCTGCTGCATTAAGAACTGTATATACTGCATCATAGCATGCCTGGTTAGGCTGAACTCTTTCCCATCTACCATTAGATGTAGGTGTAAACTGGTTTCTTTGGAATATTACTCCATATACTGTATTGGGAAATTCATTTCTTCCCTCTACTCTATTTAAAACGACTTGAGCTACAAGCTCTTTGCATCGTTGACTTTCTCCCTCAACTTCTGCCATAACTATTCTGGCAAGAAGATAAATATCATCATCTGAATATCTGTATGAATTTGTAGAAGTTACAGGAGCCTCTTCAACAACAGTCGGTGCTTCTTCTTTTACCTCTTCAACTATAATTGGCTCTTCTTCTATAATTTCTACAGGCTCAGATATGGTTTCAGATACTTCCACAATAGTTTCTTCCTCAACTACCAATTCTTCACTAGGCGTTGTTTCTATTGCACTAGAAGTTCCTTTAAGTTTAAATAATGAATCATTTATTGTTAATCCAGTAATTTTTGGCTCTATACCTGTTCTATCAGAACCAAACATCATATGATCAAATACATTTAGGTTATCTAATGCGCTCATATCATTAACTGTAACAGTATCATTTTTAGGGCTGTTTAATGCTGTAGCCCTAATATCAAGTATGGATGTTTTTATACATGTCACCATTAATACTACTGTAAGAATTACTGCTGTGATATTATAAATATTTAACTTTTTCATTTGTCTTATCTCCTTATTACTTTGAATCTGGCTCTTTTACATACCCTATTGGATTTCCATCTAGATCTACAACTTCTATACCATTAGTAAGTATTCCGAGCTTTTTACATTTATTATAATCTTGTACTTTATAGATTACGCCGTTATTAGGATCATAGTAATCTGCATTAAATTCTTTTGCGTATTCAAAAATATCCATTATGACCTCCTTAATTTTTAGTTAGGATATTAGTATAGTTATAATTATTTACCTGTGGAACCCATTCCTCCATGGCGGTCTTCTTTTTCAGTATCAGAATCATTTTCTGCTAAAAAGAATTGTCTTAAAATGCCTTGAGCGAATTTATCTCCAGGATTTATTATAACTTTCTTTTCATCTCTAGGATCACATGAAAGTTTAATCTTAATATGACCTTCATTATCTGCTTCAAAATAGTCATTATCGATAATGCCTACAGTATTATCTAAATGAACTCTATACTTAAAGCCCATGCTAGATCTCGGATAAACACTTAAATCATAACCGTCTTGTAAGAATACACATCTAATTCCGGTAGGGATTAGATAACTCTTTTTTCTTTTGAGTTCAATAGGTCTGAATCCTGTATAAACGAAATCATAACCAGAACTTCTTTTAGTAGATCTTTCAGGTAATTTTATAGTATCATATGCTACCTGAATTTCGCTATCATCATTACCTAAACCTGCATCGATATATGATTGCTTAAATTCTTCAAAAGATACTTTTTCAAATCTAGCAACAACTTTAATATTAGATTTTGTATTTTTAATTTCTAATGCCTCTGGTTCTCCATCTAAAACCATATCTATGATTTCTTCATGAGTCATACCATTTTTAATATAATGATGCACGAAATTATGTCCTTTATTAAGAACTCTACAGAGGTCTGCATCATTTTTCCATGTTATAGCACGATACGTATGACCATTCTGATTAGTATCCCCGTCAAGAACTTTATCTATGATTTCATCATGAGTCATACCTTTCTTAGTATGGTATGCTACATAACTATATCCCTTACCTAATTTTTTAGATAAGTCTGTATCTGACTCCCAGCTTATTCCTCTATAACTGTGTTTGCTTTTATTTAACATTATTTTTATTTCTCCTTCTTTATTTTATCTTCGTCTAATACTTGATCTATAATTTGTTCATATGATTTATTTGTTCTTTTTCTATGTTCGTTTACATAGCTATTTCGTTTGCCAAGTTTTATAGATAATTCTTTATCAGATTCCCAAGTAATACCACGGTATTCATTAGGTTTATAATCTAATACTTGATCTATAATTTGTTCATATGATAAGCCTTTAGATTTGTATAAA